TACTCCTCCTAACCCACGTGGGTTAGGAGGAGTATAACGGATTACCAGTTATCGATTGGGCCGTAGAAGCCAGTGTACACAGCAACAGCTTTGTCGATATCGCGTTGTGTTTCTGCCGCCATCTGCCGAGCAGTAAAAGAATCCGCCGGATTCTCCAACTGAGGGACAAGATCGACAAAACACTTTTTAGTGAACTCAAGCTGCTCGATGTGCTTGAGCATTTTGAGTTTCCTGTCCAGGTCAATGGCCTTTTGGCTACGGCAGTATACCGCAGGCTTGTTCTGGAAAAGTGGAAGGACTTGTCCCATGATTATTCTCCATAGTTTCAGGGGTCAGAGCGACCCCTGATAATTGAGTTGCTTACTGCGTAGCTTTTGGCTGATCGTAGACAATGCCGCGGTGGGTGATACGACCACCTTCTGCATGAACCTTGTCGACGAACTCTTGCGGCATAGGTGGAATTGTGTCTACGATGTTCTCAGGAGCAGAGGCCAACAGCGCAGTTGCTTTTTCAAGACCTTGTTTGTATTCCATGGTAAATCTCCAATAGTTAAGGTTAACGAGCAGAACTTTGTATACGTGCGTAGGCTTTGTTAACGAGGTAGTCTTTGAGGGGCTTTAACAACTGAACCCTTTCAAAGTCAAGAACCGTGCTACGCCTGTCCTGCATTACTGCATGTATAACGTTGCGAATACTCTCGATCCGATCCCAGATTTGATCCAGGGTTTCTTTTCGATAGTCTTCAATGTTGACGACCTTACCCATAACCGTCACCGATACTGGAAAGTGGTGTCGAGTGTGATGCGGATCAGTTGACGGTTGGTATCCTGACTGACCACATGACCTTCATGAACAAAGGTCGAGTTACCCAGGTAAACAACGTTTTCCTGGAGCCAGAAACTTTCCATCTTGCCTAACTGATCACGCAGGTGCTCACAGTCACCGCCATGACCAGCTGCGCCGTCAACAGTTCCGAGGAACCCTTCACAAGCAACAAAGCTGCTTGCCATTACAACACCACCCAGTTCGGATTGGTATTGCAGGCGGTGCTGATCTTCGGTCAGCATGCGGCCAGGAGTGCCATTGAGCCAGCCGCCACTGCTGCCCCAACTGAACAGGTAGTTGCCGTCAATATGCACGCCGCCACGACGGAGCTTGGTGTCCTTCTTGAGGAATTGCTCGTCGATGGTGATGTAGAAGCCGGTATGCTCCGGGATACCTGCCTGGCTGAGCATACCGTTCACGATATCGTGATAGGCTTCTGGAACACCTTCCAGCGGATGGCCGACCAGATTACGTGCCATGTAGACATGGGCGCCCGAGAACTCTGGGAAAGTGATTTGGCCTACAGCGCGTGCTTTGGAATGGAGTTGCATGTTCTTCTCCTTAGTGAATAGAACGCGATTGATTAGCGGTGGCTTTCTTCATGGCCGCAGTCACCAAACTGTTGGTGTAATTGTGATCTTCGTTCATGAGTTTGAGCAGAGATGGACTGGCCTTAACCAGGTCACTCATTTCCATCTCGAAACGACCGCCTTTGAGAATGCGGAGGATACCGAGCTGGTGACCGATCTCGGTACTGGCGAATTCGATGAAGTCGCCTTCGTTGCATTGGGTGATAGCCAGCTGCAACATGCGAGGCATTGCAGTGTCAAAATAGTTGTAGTAACGAACCATAATGACTTCTTTGGATTTGCCACGATACATGGTGGCTACAACGCGACGACGGGTAACAGTGTTGTTTGCAGTGCTCATAAAGGAATCCTCTAAACGTTAGTGAAAGACTTATTGTCTTAATCACATTGGTAATATAGGTCCAAAAAAGAATGTATCTTAAAAAATAAACCTCCGCCCAATAAAGGGCAGAGGCTTTACATCACGCCAGTCCGTAGGCGATCATGATCTTCTCTACCACCAAGTACCAACCCCAGGGGAAGAAGATGACCGAGAAGAGGGTGCTCCAGAAACCCTTGGCTAACACCCACCCGGCAACCCACATGACCATGAAGATCATGAAGGACGCCAGACCTGCCCACGTGATACGTGTCTTAGGTTCTACCACTTCATCATTTTCCACACATTGCTCCTTATTGCCTTAGTCGTAATCGCAGCGAACCTGGAAGTAAACAAGTGCTTCTTCTTCCGGCAAGATGTGAATTGCAACCTCGGCCAGATGACCAATAAGACCCGTCGCACATTTATCCGGATCGGTCTTACGTTTCTTTTTTGGATACAAGTCTACACCTGGAGCAAGAACGAATTGCTTGTGGAACTCACGGTCTTGCTGGATCCGTGAGTTCAGTTCCATGTTACCAAAGATGGCCTTGGCTTTACGATGGATTGCGTCACGAAGAAGCGCCCCACTCAACACCGCTGTTTCACTTGCCATACGCCATACTCCTTTATATTTAAGTGTGACGAGGTTTCGGTTGTTGAACCCCGTCGAAGAAAGTACTTTGAACTTTGGTGCCTTTCATGATCGCCACCACAGACTTCTTCACCATAACGGTGATTGCCTGTGCCAACATCGCAAGCAGATCAGCGTCACGTGCCCAGAAGAGGATCTCGCTGTGCCCGGATGTTCTGACCGCCAAATGGTAGTCAGTGAACGCTTCTTCAACTTTCTGACCTGGTAAGATACGCAACCCCAGAAGGTTAAAGTCCGTCGCTCGACCGTACGTGACGATGCCGCCAATTCTGCTAACGACCAGATCGTCATAAGGAAGAACCTGCTCCTCATTATGAGCGAATCGATCGAGAGAACCAGGGGCATAGAGTTTCCCCTCATGTGCTGGCTCGGCCAACAGCGATACCAGTCGCTCGACACTGTCCACAACAACTTCAATGTTGATGAAGGTGTCAAACAGCTGGTTCATGACCGGAACCAGATCGTGCTTCTCCTTCACGTACAAATGTGCCATCACGCTTTCATCCTGGTGTTCGGTCAGATCTACCCGGATGCAGAAGTAATCGTCGTGATTACCCTCGTACTCTGGAAGCTCTTCCTCTTCCCCCATTAGTTCCAACAACTTGAGGGAACGACGTTCGCCGATCACTTGAACGCCAGCGTACTCTCGATAAACGGCGCCTTGCTCGTACCGATACGGATCAGCACGACGTTGGTACTCCAGAGCGGTTAACGTATCCAACCACTCTTGCGCCTGTTCCAGCGACAAGCCGTTGATCAGCAGGTTGTCATACACGCTGAAGTCTTTCTGAGCTTTGTCGATGAACTCCTTCGCGTAACGCCGCTCAGTAAAGAAACGGCCCTTCTCAAAGAAGTAGCCCTTTGGAGCATTGGAATCGCCTTCGTCTTGGAAGACGGCAAAGAAATCCATTCCCCCATGCTTACACTTAAGCGTGGTCTTAACCAGGTAGTTAAGGATAGGGCTGTCGCTGGTACCGTTCGCCTCTTCAACGAGGAAGAACATGTCTTTGTGAGCATTCAGCTTATTCATCATTGTCTTTATTCCTTTAAGCAGCTACTGGTATTGCGCGGTAGCCGTATTCTGGTGTGCCGGGTTCACCCTTGCGAGAATGGCCCCAGATCAAGTGTTCGAAGTAACGATCTGCGTGACTTCTTTGTACGAAGAACCGTGTGTTACTTTTATCAGGCCCTTCCATGAAAACCACAAAGTGATCACCCAGTTGACAGAGCTTTATAACTGGAGGCCACTCCAGGGTACCGGGATGTAACAGTTCTGCTTTGATCAGCTGCCTGTTCAATTCCACCATGGGCTGGTGTTTATCAAACACGGGGTCGTTTACATACTCCCACCACCGCCCACGGGCTTTCATTGCATCGTGAATCTGTACGCGCATACGGAGATCATTTATCTGATCCCAGCGCTCGGTGGACTCACGATTGCTAACGAAAGCTGTTAACGCTGTATCAACTTCTTCCACATTCCTGTAGCTATCAGGAAAGTAGAGATCACCATGATGCCAAAACAAAAGCTTCAGTAATCGCTTCTGTTTCATGGCTACTCCTTAGGACTGATAATGAACTCGTTATCAGCGCCCTTACGGATGACCCAACCATTCTCGGCTGCCAGCTTGTCAGCCCGTTCGCGAAACTTCATCGAATCCAGTACAGCTTGTTCACGAGCCGCAACAGTTCTGAGCTGAGGCATGTAAGCCATGCAGTCAAGACCTTGTTGCAGTAGAGTTTGAATCTCGGTGATCTTCTGCTCAATCACACCGGGATGGTAATTGAAAGGTTTGGATTCGGTCTTTGCTTTGTACTGAACGGCATTGAGGAACTTGCCATTCACTTCGTCCTTGGGCTTCAAACGAACACACTGATGACCGTTTGCATCGATGTAGGTCCCTACAGCAACATGATCAGGGAACCCCAGCTTACGAGCTTTGTGCTCGCCGAGACTAACTACTTCTCCCATTACCTTCTCCTAGATGGGTTTCTTGCGCGCGGAATACTCAAGCATGACTCGCACGTCAATCCGATGTTTATTAAAGTGCGCAACCAACAGCTTTTCACAGCCGCGAGTCATCGCGTACACAGTTGGAACATTAAAGCTTTTGTACTCGTACTTGCTTTTGTAAGGTCGAAAGCAAACCTTTAATTTGATCAGAACATCCTGATCTGCGATGAACAGCCCGCCGTTAAGTTTGCTAATGCCTAAAAAGACTTTACCACCTTGACTACCGTCCATCGCATTACCTCGCTAGTGCAAAGGTCCGATCAAAGCAGCGATTCCAATCGCAATGAAAGGACCGAACACCTGAATCAAGAAAATGATCAGTGCTTGCCTGTTAACACGTCTTCTGGCCATAGAGCCTCCTCAGAACTTGGAACGTTCGATCTGTTCCTGGGTCATACCAATGTAGAACTTATCAATGGTTTGATGTGGGTTCTCCACCGCACCATTGCGCCAGGTCTGCTGCCAGCAACCGCCAGGACCCGCACCTACCCAGCGACCACCGCCTACCTTGGAGAACTCAAGACCCAGCTGCGCAATGTCGGCCATATCCAATACGTGGATGATGATCTTGCGACCACTGGTCTCGCTGAGCTCTACATCCAGTCTGTAGTCGAACAGGAAAGGCGGAATCGTGTCCATTACCACGTACGGCAACTTGAGCATGTCGAGGTACCAGTCCTCAGCAATGAACGGCAAACCATTGAGGTTACCAGCAACCAATGGGCCATAGTTCACGTCGATCCCGTCTTCGTTAGCACGGATAACGACTTTAGCTTTCTTTTGTTCGGTAGTCATAAATGCCCCTGCTAATTTTTAAAAAGAAATGGGTTTACAAGTAAATAATGTAGGTTTGAGTTTTATTATAACTTAATAGGTTTGGCTATTATATTTTACTTTTGATTTTATGCTCCAAGCCCCCTGACCCCACTGTGGAACTAAATATGGCCTTTCCAAACGAACAACTGTTTTTGGACAGGTTTATCGCTTATAACCAAGACCGCTATAAGGATGAACCGACCTTCGTAAATGCACTCACAGCCCTGACCCTCGGCCAAGTCACTTTCTCGAATTTCCGTAAAGCGGACAATGCGGGCATCATCACTTACCTGGTCGATGTTGATTCACCGTCCCTTTTCACAGGAGTCGACCAGAAGTATCAGCCGGCTGACTACACTGCCAATGGACCGGCTAACCTGATTGAACCCACACCGCTGGCCCTTGCTGATCTTCAGGCAAAAACGGTACAGGGCATTTACCTTCTGTCAGGAGAGGGTGATAGTGTGTCGGGGGCAGTTTTGGTGAGTAAGGGTTCCAAAGACGCTGCAACAGTGCTGCAAATCATCAAGAACAGCTGCAAGTATGTGCTGGCTGATGAAGAAATCTCGATTGATCAACCGGTGACTTTGGTTACCATCGATTCACATACCGTTGTAGGTACTCTGACGATTGTTGAAAGTAACGGTGGTGTTATCACTGACGCTATCCACGACGGCACGTATCTGCACGACGGGACTCTTACCTACCAGTAAGGACCTACATCTTTAAACTCATTTCCTGAAGGGACGAGTCATGCCTACAAACATCACTGAAGAAAGTGTATTCCCCCAAGACATCCCCCTTATCGATCAAGGGGAACCCGTCCGTGGCGGTCCTGATGGCCCGGACAACCGTGCCCCTATTCTCCTGGCTAACCGTACCCGTTACCTCTACGACCAGTTCCTGGCTCTGGTGGTTAACGGTCTGAACGTTATCGGTCGTATCACCCAGGCTGAATTGGATGCTCTCCCAACCGAAAGCCTGGGCAAAGGCGACGCCTACTTTGTTGAAGGCTCGCTGCAAGTATGGAACGCCGTTGAATGGGTAAGCTCGGGTTCCCTGTTGGGTCCTCGTGGTATCACCCTGCTGGGTACCTGGCCAGATAACCAGGCCCTGCCGGATCACACCCTGAACGAAGTGGGTGACGCGTATGTCTGGAAGAGCGACATCTGGCTGCTCATTCCTCAACCTGACGGCTGGGTCACTATCGGTCTGAAAGGTGACGACGGCAGGAGCGCCTACGAGGTTGCGGTAGCCAACGGCGAAACCGGTACTGAACCTCAGTGGCTGGCCAAGCTGGTGGGTGAATCCGCTTACCAAACGGCCAAACGCCTGGACCCTACCATCGGTACCGAAGCAGAATGGATTGCCAGCCTGCAAGGTAAGGATGGCGAGGTCGGTAACATCAAGGTTATCGGTCGTCTGAATTCTCAGGCTGAGCTGGATGCCATTCCTACTGAAGGTCTGGCCAACGGTACGGCTTACTTCGTAGAAGGCGCGCTGTTTATCTGGAACAGCACTGAGTGGGTCGATTCTGGTAGCCTGTTGGGCGACCGCGGTCTGACACTGCTGGGTACCTGGCCTTCGGGTCAAGCGTTGCCGGATCCAAGCATCAACGCTGTTGGTGATGCATACCTGTGGAAGAGCGATCTCTGGATCCTGATCCCTGGCGGTGCGGGTAATGATCCAGAAACACCAGTATGGTCTTCGCTGGGTCTGGAAGGTCCTGCTGGTCAAAGTGCTTATGAGATCGCCGTCGAAGATGGCTTCTCGGGTACTAAGCCTCAATGGCTGGCAAGCCTGGTCGGTAAGGATAACTACCAACTCTGGTTGCAGGCCGGCAACGCTGGCACGCTGCAAGACTTCCTGAATACCCTGAAGTCCACTGAACCTGGTCCTCCGGGCAACGAAGGTCCTGCGCGGTCTCCTTTCGAAGTCAAGGGTTCTCAGCCATCTGAAGCCGCTCTGCCGACGCCGGGTGTTGCAACTGAAGCCTGGTATGTCGGTAGTCACCTGTACGTCTGGGTGACCGATGAAGCCCAATACGTTGACCTCGGTTCGGTTGGTGGTCTGTCCGCCTACGAACTGGCTGTGGAAGACGGTTTCTCCGGTACTCTGCAACAGTGGCTGGTTTCCCTCAAGTCGACTGTACCAGGTCCGGATGGTCCTCGCGGTAAGAACCTGACTGTTAAAGGCACCGTGGCCAACGCTGCTCAACTGGGCAACATCGTAAACCCAGAAGAGCAAGACGGCTACGTCACCAATGACGATGGCCACCTGCACATTCTCACCGAAGGCGTGTGGGAAGACGTAGGTCCATTCCGCGGTCAATCGACGTATCAACTGTGGCTGGCTCAAGGTCACAGCGGTTCCGAGAATGAGTTCCTGGTCAGCCTTAAAGGCACCAACGGCACTAACGGTACCAACATCATCATCAAAGGTTCGGTTTCGACCTTTACTGAACTGACCGCTACACCTGCCGAGCAAGATGTTTACTCGGTACGTGACACCAATACCCTCTACGCTTATGTAGGTGGTGGCTGGATCCCTCTGGGGTCTTTCAAAGGTGAAGACGGGCAGAACGGTAACGATGGTGCAAATGGTTCCTCGATTACCATCATCAAGGTACTGACACCAGAAGACGCCACTCCACCGGATGCTGCGGCTAACCCAGGTAAGGCTTACGTTGACCTGGACAAACGCATTCGGCTGTCTATCGGTGGTGAGTGGGTTGATGGTGGTGCCGTAGGCGCGCCTGGCGACAAAGGCCCGATGGGTACCGGTATCAAGCTGCGTGGTGTGGTGGCTGGTCCTACTTACCTGCCAACTACCTCTGTTGCTGAAGAAGGCGATGGTTACTTCACCGCCAACGACAAGATGCTCTATGTCCTGACCGATGGTGCGTGGGCCGGTCCTTTCGATATCACTGGTCTGCCTGGTCCTCAAGGTAAAGACGGTGAGAAAGGTGACGCGGGTACGTCGATCAACATCCTCGGTGCGTACAACACTCTGGGTGATCTGGCAACTGCTCACCCTACAGGCAACCTGGGTGACGGTTATCTGGTTGGTAACAACCTGGCCATCTGGACGACTGCCGATGGTGGTAAGTGGATCGACATCGGTCTGGTTCGTGGTCCTCAGGGTATCCAGGGTGTTCCTGGCCCTCAGGGCATTGGCAAGAAAGGCGACAAGGGTGATAAAGGTTCGTCCTGGATTACTCTGCCTGCCGGCCAAGATGCTCCGGGTGCTGGCTTCACCGGTAACATCGGTGACTGGGCTGTATCGGACAGCTTCAAGGTCTACTACAAAACGGCGGATCGCGGTTGGGTCTACTGGGGTCAGCTGGTTGCGGGTGATGTCAACTCGCCAGAGGTGTCTGTTGGTAAGGTTGTCCGCCTCGGTAACGAGTGGGTACCTCTGCTGGTAGACGAAGCGCCGAACATGGTTGACGGTAAGCTGTACGTTCGCCAATTGGTTGACGGCAGTACCACCAACGAAGGTGAGTGGGTTGAGCTGGTATTCCCACCTCAAATCAACGAACCACCGGCTGATGGCAATCCGTACATGCGTCTGCGCCTGAATGGGCAGCTGCTCGGTGACTGGGCGGTTTATACCCCTCCTACACTGGCTAGCCTGGGCGGTGTTGCTCTTACAGAGCTGGGCGTTTCGGTTGCTACCCTCGTTAACGGCACCATCCCGGCAGGTCAACTGCCGAGCTATGTCGATGACGTGTTGGAGTTCGCTAACCAAGCGGCTTTCCCGGCTACAGGTGAATCTGGCAAAATCTACATCGCGCTCAACACCAACGCGCAATACCGTTGGTCGGGTTCGACGTATGTAGGGCTGGTAGCTTCTCCAGGTACCTCGGACGCTGTTGTAGAGGGCACCACTAACCTCTACTTCACGCAAGCACGGGTTCGTTCGACTACGCTGACTGGCTTCAGCCTGGCAACCGCCACCGCTGTTGTAGCCGCTGATACTGTCATCACAGCCTTCGGTAAGCTGCAAGCCCAGATCAACGCCTTCGTACCTGGCTTTGCTGACGTACCGACTGATACCAACCTGTACCTGCGTAAAGGTGACCACACGTGGGTTGTCTACACGCCGGTTACTCCTGGTATCTCCGGCCCAGCTGGTGGTAACGACAACAAGACCTACGTCTACAAGAACAACGGCTGGATTGAATTCAACCAGTACGATCTGGCTATCCGGACTATTTCGGCAACGGCTACGATCGATGCATTGGTTGATCAGTTCATCGTTGTGACGAACACCGGCGCTACAGCCAAAACCATTACCTTGGGCGACGGACCAAAATCCCCTGCCCGAGCCAAAGTGCTGGTGATGAAAATCAACGGTGCAGCGGGGGTAATTACCTTTGCTCCTACGGGTGCGACAGCGCTGGTCTGGAACGGTGGTTCGCCACCAGCTCTGACTGGTAGCCGTACCTACATCACCTTCACCTGGGATGGTGTGGAGTGGACGGGCGCAGCGGGTGCCGTAGTTCCTTAACCACTTAGTGCAGGGGATCTCCTTCGGGGTGATCCCCTTGCGCTGCTTTTCCTTTTAAAGGATCAAACCATGATCGAAGCAATGCTTGGATTAGGATATAAACAGGGAGCTAACGACAATTCGGACATACCCTTTCCAGCTGGAACACCGTATAAAGGAATAACAGGGTCTGCCGACTTTGTTTACGGGGACGCCCTGGCTACCCTGGTGGGATTGTCAGCAGGGGTTGCGATGAACGTCGATAGCGGCTGGCTCCATTTCATCGAAGATTCTGGTCTCGAGCTGTACATTGCCAAGAAACCTATTCGTGCAGCTGCAACGTACGAACAGATCATGGCTGCAACAAGCAACGGGGCAAAAGAAATCACCGTCAGGGGCGAAGTGTACATTGTCCGAATGATGACGGGTGCTATTTCTACCGCAGCAGCGGCAGTGCCTTCCAACGCCGGCGGCGAGTGGAACCGTTACATGTACGCCATTTATGACAACACGGATCGTGTCGGTATCGAATCCGCTCCTATTTGGGGTAATTACACAAGAACAATGTTGGGGTTAGGTGCTCCTGGTGGTGCTGACCTTAGCGACGGTGTATTTACCGTTTGTGCTGAAAGTTTGACTAACGGTTACTGCTTGCGCGGTAACGACTGGCAGAACTCCAGCGGCAACCACCCAATCATGGGTATCTGGAATATGCCGGCCAATAACCCACAAGGGTATTACGGTTGGCGCCCAGTGCTGGTAAAGAAATCCAGCATTCCACCAAGTCCTTTTAAGGGTGAGGTCGCCGGTGCAGATCTGATCACGGCAAGCGCATTGGCAACTGCATTGGGTATCACGGGTACAGTTTTGGTTGACCCTAACCCGAACTGGTTGAAGTTTATTGATAATGGCAAGACGTTCTACATCGCTAAGAAACCGATGCGGACGGCGGTACTGTGGGAAACCCTCGATGCTATCGGTGCTATTAAAGGTACCAAAACACTTAACATCGGCGGTAACATTTACAAAGTCCGCGTAATGACGGGTGGTAACGCAGATCCGGCGTCTTCGGGTGGTGGTGAGTATAACGCCTACTTTGGACGTGTAACTGTGAACTACACCGGTCCAGCATCTGATCGATGGGCGAACTACAGCAACACTGATGTTTACTGGAACGGCGGTACTGCCAACGGCGAGCTGACGCTCTGCCAAGAAAAGTACTCAACCAACGGTCCTCTAACTCGAGGTTATCCAGGGTTCAATGGTTTGTGGTATCAGGCTCCTGGATCCACTCACGGTGGTTACGGCTGGCGTCCGGTATTGGAACTCGTCGGACCTGCTTAAAGAGGGAAGTATCATGATTGAAACGCTGCTCTCCACGGGGGGCCAACAAATTTACATCGGCGATTCTGGGCCTGGTCCTAAGACTCTAATTGCCGGTGATGCAACCCTAGGTTACTTTGGTGAGGTAACCGATCTTCAGCTGTTTACACCTGCTCAGGTTGCTGGGCAGGCTGGCTTGTATCTGGGGACGGACAACCCCACTGCGGTCGCTGCGGCTAACGGTAACATGTGGCTGAAGTTCATTTGGAACGGTAAAGTCATTTTCATTGCGAAGATGCCTTTCCGTAGCAACATCTCCTGGGCTGATCTTTATGCCGCCGGTCTGGTATACGGAACTCGGGATAACGGTAAGTATCCGTTGGCAACTCCAAAGTTCCAATACATCCAGATGCCGAAGTATGAAGGTCAGAAGTTGTGGGTTCTGAAACCACGTCTACCGACAGGTTACCCAGCTGATCCTACTACGGGAGGCAACATCTTCACTGGGGAATGGAACCAACTGTTTGGTCGTACCGTTAACGATTCGAACGGCGGAGTAGGTGCACCCAAGTTTGCAAACTTTACCTACGCGGCTACTGGTCTGTCCCCATCGTCCAGTCCAGACACCATTGTGCAAGAAACCATCACGTCTAATGTCAACCAATGCATTGTTCGTGGTGACGGTACCTCTGGTCAAATCTTGGCTATGGCCAGAACCATACTTAAGACGGATAAACTTTCTGGCTCAAGTAGCATTCATGGCTGGCGTCCGGTATTGGAACTTATTCCTGATACCGTGGCTAAAGATCCGTACGCACTCCGTTATAACTCGGTCGGTCCTTTCGCCCCTGTCATCAACGATGTACGGCAATGGTCTTTGGGCGCCATACGCCCAGCCAATCCTCGTCAACAACTCTGGCAATACCAATTGCCGCAGGTCACCTACAGCTTTGCCGACTTGGCCCTAAAACCTATCGGCATCAAAGGAACCAACGAGTCCTCCACGCTCAAGGCCTTCACCATCTCTGGGTCTTACGTCGCTTAAGGAATGAAATATGGATACGGTACTAAACTGGACGAACCTGAACGCCCCAGGTACGTTCACCACAAAGATTTACCGAGGCACCTCGCCACTTGACCGCTCCAACCTGGCTAACCCCATTGCTACGTTGAGCGCAGGCGAGAGCACGTACACCGATACCACTACTGTTCGTGGTACGACGTATTACTACGTGTTTGAAACCACCCTGACCGCAAACGGGGATAAGCAAAGTTCCAACAACATCCCAATCGTTGCAAACCCTCGTAAAGGCCCCGGCCCAGTAGCGGTTACGATTGGCGATTTCAGTTACGGTTACTTCGGCACAGTTACGTCGGGTGAGTTGATTAACACCAACGACTTGCGTGCCGCAGTGGGTCTGACCGTAGGTTCGGTTAACCAACAGGGCCCTATCTGGCATAAATGGATTCGTAACGGCAAAGTACTCTTTGTTCCTAACGGTCCTTTGTGCGGTAACATCAGTTGGAAAACCCTTTACGACCTGGGTCTGGTCTTCGGTGTGGACGGCCCTGGTCCGTACAACGCCGGCGCCAACGTTAACCAAAGTGCCAAGGTTACCATCGGTGGCGATCAGTTCCGTGTTCGCTGCATGACGGGGTTTGATGACACCCTGACACGTTTCCCCGCAACTCCGTCAGTTACGGAACCAACTGAACTCTGGCCAAACGAATGGAATGACATTATCTATCCGTTGTCGATGTACTGTCCAGACCTTCAGCGCATGGCTAACGTTCAGCAGGCGACCGTTGCTGACTTGGGCATGGCGCTGACAGGCGTAACTCTCGGTTCCATTATTCAGGAACGTGTGTCGGCTGTAGCGGCCTCTAACAACCTGTTGCGGGGTAACACAACGGCGAACCGTACGGGTATTGCCAACCGTGGTATCGCAACGTACAACGGCCTTAATTATGGCTGGTGGCCAGTACTCGAACTGATCGATAGTTAAGGAGTCCTTATGTCGATTAAAATCGATTGGCCTGCGATGACGGTAGATGGTCTGACGCTGTATTGGTCGGACACTCCGTTTACGTGGGCTGCTCTACCCGCTACAAAGGTTGTGTTGAGCCCTACCGACGTGACTTATACAGATACCACGGTTGCGGATCGAAGTGTTCGTTACTACATGCTGGAGGCCGTTAAAGCAGGCGCAACGACGCAATACAGCCAATGCATGTTGTACGGTAACTTCTCCAAAACGGGACCTGGTAACAATACCGTTCTCCGGGGCGACTGGAACGCCGGGTATATGGGGTTTGTCCCCGTTGCCCAGCTGTTTACTATCTCTGGTCTCAGATCCGCTTTATCGATCACGAACCAGATAGGTAGTGCTCCCGCTGATAACACGATGACGGGTTGGTACAAGTTTGTCTTTAAAGGCAAGATCTTGTTCTTCCCCAACGCCATCTTTACAGCAACGGGGACAGCGACGTGGTCTCAGATCTACAACCAAGGTTTGGTGTATGGAGTAGACGGCCCTGGTGCCGCTCCATTCAACCTGACCACGGTAGGGGCGAGCCCGAACATCCCGACCACGGTTAACCAGAAAAGAGTGGTAACGGTAGGCAGTGACAGCTTCCTAGTGCGCTGCCCTAAAAACAGCACCCTGGCGACAGACCAGAACGTACCAGATCGCACCACCTTTAAAGGCAGTGAATGGTGTGAACTGATGTGCTCCCTGACCACGTCTATTCTGGCCGCTGACGTTCCATTGCTGCAACCAAACAAATGGGGTGATGCAACTGGGGTTCCTTATCCGTTGACTGCCACCCAACACTTCAACTCTACAAACAACTGGTCGGTTAGCAACAGCAACTGGTCAGACGTTTTCGCGCGGGCCATCACAGGTGCCGCATCGGGGTCCTGGATTTCCTGGGTACCTGTTCTTGAATACATCCCGGCTTAACGGAGGGTTAAATGCCCATCAAGCTTGATTGGACCGACCCTAACACGGCGGATGACTACACGATCTACCGTTCCGCTTCACCGATTGCTGATGCGTCGCTTCCTGCGTCGTTGGCGGTTGTCCCTGCCGGAACGTTGACCTACACGGATAACACCGTAGTACGTAATCAACTGTACTACTACCGGGTAGCTTCTCGTAAGGGAACCGATGTGGCGCTGACCCCTAACAAGGCGTTGGCCTACATGCCTTATACTGGCCCGGGCCCACAGACTCTGCTTCGTGGTGACTGGAACTTTGGTTACTTCGGCAAGATGCCGATGTCTGACCTGTTCTCGGCACAAGAATGCAAAGTGTTTGCGGGTGGCTTTGCCGCCACTGTGACAGAGAACACCGACGCCACCTTGGGTTGGTTGAAGTTCGTGTATAAAGGAAAAATTATCTATATCGCTAGCCAGGCGCTGTTCAGCACACTGACCTGGGAGCAACTGTATCGAGCTGGTGTGATCTACGGTAACTTCCCTAGCACTGACTGGGCGCCGTATGCCAAGACCACGTTTGGTACCATTGCACAGGGTAAGGTCGTTAACCGTGGCGATAACGCCTTTGTTATGCGGGTCCCTACTTCTCGTGCGGTAATGGCAAGCACCAGCGCTGTGGCGGCTGACCAGATTGGCGGCGAGTATGACTTGATTCTCTCCTACGCGTTCCAGGCTCGTAACTATCCTGACACGCTAGGGCTCAAGCAATTGGACGATATCGCCAACGCCAGTTGGATTACGTTCTCTACCGACCTGCAAAGCAGCACTTGCATTAACCGAGGCAGCGGCGCCAACCCTGATCTCCTGAACGTCAGCCTGAACGCTAGTGCCACTCACTCACTTCACGGCTGGCGGCCTCTTTTCGAACTCATCCTTTAAGGAAACGTTTATGACCACAGTAACTCGCACCACCCGTCTGATTCATTCTGATTCGGGCGCGTACCCAATTTACTTGGCTGACATGCCCAAGTATCAACCGAACACTTGCTTCGGACCAACCGTTGATTCGGACCTGCTTTTCGAACTGGGTTTTGAAGTTGTCGAAGACACTCCCGCTCCTGCCGGTGATGTGGTCACTGAGGGCGCTCCAGAGCTGCGTGACGGCCATTGGTACCAAACCTGGGTAGTGCGTTCCTACAGCGAAGTAGAAGCCGCAGGCCAGCTCCAGGACCGTAAGACAACGCTTGCTGCTCAAGCCGAGTCGTTGCGTATTGCTGCGTTCGCCAAGGGGTTCCCTTACCAGTTCAGCGAAGACACCATCTACCACGTACAGGTGCGCGCTTCTGACCGCGGCAACATTTCCGACTTGCGTACCATCGCCAAGGAAATGATTGCAGCCAACCAGGAGATGTCGTTCCCGTTCCGTGTGTTCGAAAACGTTTCGGTATCACTCACTGCACCAGAAATGGTTGCTCTGGCTGACAGAACGTTCCAACAGGTTGTTGCTGGCTACAACGTGTCGTGGGCGTACAAAGACGCCATCGCCAATGCCGCTACCATTGAAGATCTCCCGGTAGCCCCCGCGGAATACTTCTCGTTGTAAACACCACCGCCTCCCCTTCCATGAGGGGGAGGCATCCATTCCAGGAGGACGTTGATGAGCACATTTACACGGTTCAGCGCTGAAGAACAACTGCGTTACAACAAAACTGCGAGTGTACTCAACGGTAAAGACCTGTGGGATACCGTACCGGGTTTTCGCTACTACATCGGGTCTGAAAACTCTACCCGTTGGGTTGACGTAGAAACCGGATTCCAAACCGACGGAGCGACAATCCCCCGGTTGTTGTGGTGGTTACTTCCTCCTATTGGTGAATACACTCAGAACACCACCCTCCACGACAAGCTTTGCACCACGTACTGCATCACCGAATTAGTGAACGGTGTCGAAACTCAAGTTGCTGTAACACGCAAAGAGATCGACGCCATTCTGAAAGAATCCATGGACGTTAGCAGCGTTACTCCATGGAAAAAGAAAACAATCATGTTGGGTGTAAATCTGTACCGACTGGTTAAGAATCCAACTCAACCTAAGCCTGTGGCCTTGGCCGCATAGGGTATCCGTTACCCCCTCCTGGTCCGCAAAGGCCAGGAGGGGGTATAGTCGACATTAATCAATAAGTTCCAACACAGGACGCCAACCGCGATACTGATCACCGAGATTGCTGTTCACACCATTCTGGATAGAGGTCCAGCTGGTTCCATTGTTATTCGTCTCGCCACCGCCGTTACGCTGTATGTATGTGCTGCTAAGACCTTCTTGGCAAATCACACAACAGCCGTTACTGGCTATGGTCAGTCCTAACTCTGCTAATGTGTAAGAACCCAAGACTGGCGGTGTCTCGCTGGCAGGATTCAAAGCACAGAGACGATAGATAAACCGGTTGTATTCACTATCGGAACACCCCCCAGGGTCATCACCCAACTGTCCTGCCCAAGCAGCTCCCGTCCCCGTCATCAATCGAACCAGATAATTATGTCCGTCTTTTGTGACGATCTTGTTTTGCTCCCGGGTTCTGATGCCTAGACCATCAATCATGTTCCACGTTAGCCCAATACGGATGGCCTTCTGTGGGATGTAGATGACCCGACCATCTTTGCTTAGTTTAAACCAGTCGGTGGTGTCGTTGATCAAAGTCCCCATTGAGCCCGCACCTACGGCAGTTGCTAACTCGCCGCCAGTAAAGAAGGATCCGGCTGGAACAGAACCAAACAGCCCATTGGTGTCATCGCCCGTAGTAAGTGTAGTGGGGCCCGGGCCTCCTCCACTGGCTATTTTCTTCACTGTAGATAATAAAGCTTCGTTCATAACTAAAATCTCGCGTTGGTTGTCATACGATCCAAAACAAAAAATAAAGAATAGGCTAACTACTCTCACCCTTTGTGGGGTGAGAGTAGTTATAGCCGTTTAGAGGTTCAACTCTGCTTCGAGCCCTTCGACGACTTCTTCGAGGGTGTCACCCTCAATGTCATGTCTGCTGTCGTCGAAGGACCCGTACCACTTCTCCTCCACCGGATCATACTCCAGTGTAAGCCCTATCCCCTGCTTAGAGCACTCGCGAGTGATTTCATTGAGGCGTTCCTCTACCGTCATTTCTACTACTGGCATGCTTTGTCCCCTCTACATAGCTGCTGGCGTTTTTGTTTCAAGCGTAAGATTGTGGTTACACCTTAGATGCAAGGATGTGAACCATTGGGTGCGTGTACAACGGAACCAACATTTCTTTGTCGTGAACACGGAAGAACATCAAAGAACCGCTGAGACCCTCGGTACGCTCCAGCTCTACGTGGAGAAACAGGTTGTGCCACCGGCCACTCAGGGTAGCTTTGTATTCAGTAGCCCCCTGATCAAAATACTTGATGAAGAATTCACTGACCAGGTTGTAATAGTTGATCGACACTTCACGATCATCCATCACGAGTTTCTTGAACAGCGTTTCGATAGCTTCTTCTACCGAATGGGATGGTTGTTCAATCAGGTAAGCAGTACCGCCACGGCTGGGCGTGCCCGACACAATGTAAGAGGTCTGATGCCCATGAGAGGACATGTACAGTTGTTGACCATTGTCGAGACGGAAAAGGGCGGTCATGTGGTACTTGATTTGAGCGTTAGACATTTTGAAGCCTCTTTGCTTATTTGCGCAGCAAGCCAACAAGCGGGTGATCCGCCAGGGGTACTGCGACAGGTTGGGAACCAGCGATGGTGACCTTAACGGCTCGTTTGCCAATTTCAGGTAACCATTCAAACAATACTTGTTTCTTTACACCGCGCCAGAAGCCTTCTGTGGCACGTACAACGGGTTGCTCTTCTATCTGGTTGAAGTACCAGATGAAAAGGAAGCTGATGCGGTTATAGAGCCCTATGGACGGCATACGCCCATCTAGCACTAACGCCTCAAACAAATGTTCCCAAGCTTCCTCGAAGGTAGCCGAAGAACCTTGAAGCACATACGTATCACGACGACCTGTCATGGTAGTCCAGTAGTAACGAGTGTAATGCCCGTCACTCATGGCAATCAGGTTACCGTGAGCACTTTGTGTAACGCCGTAGAACTGGATCGGTTCACGGAGACCGTGGCGAATCAAGATCGTGTGTTGCCGTTGACTCCAGTGTACTGAGCGAGTAATGATCTCTCCATTTTCACGTGAAACTTTGAACTGAGCTTCTCCTGCATTTCGCAGGGGGAAGTCGTTGGTGTAACACAACCCTTTAGAAATCATCCTTTACTCCTTCTTTACTTCTGCGGTTCTCACAGTTATGCCATACGGGTCCCTTACCTGAACAACATTTGGGTCAAAGGCGATATAAGCACCCATGCCTTCAGTTTGGTAGGTATATCGCTCTGGAAGTTCTTTGGTAAGCGACGAAACATGCTTATCAGATAAAGGACCACCCACCACCGGCGCAACCTTAACGGCAAGCTTACCCAGTTCAGAACGCCCAACAACCTCGTGAGCAATATAGAACGTAGGCCGCACATCCAAACCTCGTGGCGCGGGTGCTTGAGATTTAACCCAAACAATCTGACCCACGTGGTTGACAACCAGATCGATGACAAGCTCACGCAGTCGGCGGTATTCGGCCGCGTTCTTTGCAACCTGAACTTGACGTTCCTCGTGGAGAGGTTTGTTGTACTTCTGCACATGACGTCGGATTTTAGCCAGACGCGAGATAACACTATTAGGACTGCCCTTTATAGGAGAGTCCTGCTCTGAGTTACGTGCATGGGTTGCGGCCATACTGTACAGCTCGTCATACATCTCACGAGCCATAACGACCTGGTGCCTGTCTTTGTTCTCTTTCATTACTGGATAGCCTCCATGGCGAGAACTTCCTTTTTGCACAACGTCAACGCACCCTGCAACATGCCAGGAAGGTCAATGTGCATGAAGGTATAGAAGCCGATGGGGGTGTTCGGGTAGAAAGACAACTCGAAGACCTCGTTGCGATCAACCATCTGCTGACCAAGCCCAGGTGTTATTTCGGCATCGCCGTCTTCATCTGCTTCGAAGCGATCTGGGTTCATGACGAGAAGATCGCGCAAATACTCCTTGGCGTTCATGTCATAGACGTCGCACTGTTTCTCTATGTCCCAGTGTTTGGCCTTGAACGGGTTGATCTCCAGCGTAACCGAACACTTCGCGGTAGCGATGAGCTCATTCAGGATAGCAGTCCAATTAACACCGTCAACAGCCCAGGCCACACAACCCTTAACACCCACCTCGGTTGCTACGATGTATGCCGATTCCAGCACCTTGTCAAGGGAAGCGCCGATGAAACAGAGTTCATCTTCGCCCGCCTCTGGGTTATTAGGGACGATTTCAACCTGAATCAAGGTGTTGGTGGCAATCATCTCTGCCCGAACTTCGGGAGTAATTGCTGCAACGGCAAAGGGCTTGAATTTAGCCATGTGCTTCAGCCGTTCTTCCACCGTATCGTAAACGTCGCGGTGATCGTTGGCGTTTATTTCGATCTTGCCTTTGCAGATAGCGTACAGCAAACGCAGGTAATCAGTTTTCTGTTCCATTTTCTTATTCCTTTAGTCTTGACATAAACATGTCGCTTTCATCTTTACGGAAAGTCAACTCAGACAACTCCTTGATATCTTCCTCAGTGAGTTTGCCCAACTTGACCGCCCCATTAAGAAGCCTACGGCCCATGTCGAGACGAGCAAGCTCCATCCCGATATGTTCCTTTGCACGATCGTTATCCGTGATTGTTTTGAAGTAGCGCTCATTCTTACCGTCTTTATAAGCCCTGGTAAGTTCGCCATCAATGTAAACGAGCAGTGCCGGTATTTTGTCCACCGTTACTCCCCTTTAAGGTCGATGACCTCGCGTAGATCAATAGGAACATGACCGTATTCAGGAATCACCGCGCCTGCACGGCGATGGGTTGGGATGCGACCGTTGTCGCAGGCGCAGTTCAGATCGCCGAACTGAACAGGATCTTCCATGCTCGCGGCAACGATGTAATTACCCTGGTTGAGCAGAAGCGTGTAGCGCTCATAGTCGGTAAGCTTTTCTAACCCGTCATTACAGCGCGGGTAGTAAAAGAAACCGGGTAACACCAAAAGTTCGTTGTTTGTATTACGAGCCATTATTTATTTCCTTATAGTTACACAGGTTACCAGTAACGGCTAATTGCAGTTAGCGTGTCTTCAGATTCCCTGTCATTTTGATAATTGGTCATGGAAATAACTTCCAGTAACCGCCACAGGTTTTTCACCTGTTCTTCGTGCTCGGCATTTTGCGGTGGCATCGTCTGGAGAAGTGTCAAAGAGACCTTAGCACGGTCTTGCTTTTTATCCTCTACCACACCAGCTTTAACTGCATGGATCACGATGTCATGTTGGGTGTAAAACACATCGGCCGTTTTACGGTCGTCACTCCAATCAATCGTAACCCCGTAGCTATCGACGCGATACTTCCGATAATTAGGAAGTGCCCGGAGGATAGAAAACGTTAGCGCCAAGATCTGTTCGGAAACAATCACGATGTTCCCTCCTTAACAACTTCACGCTCTGGATGCAAACGCGCCATTGCGTATTCCTTCGGCAGTCCCAACTTCTCACAGGCCTCAAGGATCGACGCCTCGCCACCGCACTCAGCGTACGTATCCAGGATATAGTTCCAGATAGTGGTACGCTGGGACCGCTGACGTTGCAGAGACAGTTCCAGATGACGGGACAGCCAGCGGATGCGCTCTTTACCACCCATGACCGCAGCGATCTTCGAGTAGTACTCTTTCCCGACTTCCATATGGGCCAGCATCAACCGCATGTCTTCTTCTTTACTGATGTCACCCTGCATAAACACCAGGTTGGCGATCTCGTCATCAGTAAGCTTGCCGAGGCACAGGCTTGCACGATCCTGATTAACCAACTCAGGGAAGTCATCCTGCTCACCTTTAGCAAACCAGTTAGAAGACGGAGTGCTACCAATACCGGAGTTAAGCTCGGTAAGGCCGAGTTCTTTCAGCAAGTTGCCCCGCGCATTACGCTTAGCGAACTCCATGGTTCTGGCCAGATCTTCTTCGGTGTACTTCAGCGCATGATTAACCGGAACCATACTGCGTCCTTTGTTAGGGTTAGGCGGATTGTTCGGATTACGCTGACCGCTCTTGTTACTCTGCCCCATTACTTATCTCCATTTGGGTTAACCCAGGGTTCGATGATCAGGCCGCTGGGAACGGTTTTCGATTTGATGACAACAGTACCAATACCCGGAACGGTTTTCAGGGTGGTATAAACATCAGGACCGTTCATTTTAATTTCCTGAACGATCTGTTCGATTTCTTCCTTGAAATTATTCTCAGGCATCCCATTTTCCTTCGTCAGTAAGTTTGTCATGTTTAGAACCAGGGAACGGCGGGGCTACGTAGCGAACGTAAACATCATTCCGTCCTACCCCCGCCAACTTCTTCATTGCATCATCGTTCCACACCATCAACTGGATGGCCCAGGCGATTGCTTTACGCGTAGGGATCACAGTACGACGATCCCGTTCGAACTCCCGTTCGATGAAAGCAGGTTGCACTTTCATCGGTTGAGGAGACAGGAAGGCTTCGATAGCCTTGGAAATTTCAGGAGGCATGGTCTTGCCAGCTCCTTTATTCAGCTTGGCAACGATCCTGTCCTTGAACTGGTTTGTCTCCAGCGCGGATAGGTCAGTAATCGAATCGCAGTCGATATCGGGCTTCGCTACAATCAAGCCTTCTTCAGTACCACCGGCGGCGCGGTTGTTAACTTCGTGGATACGAAGATTGTGAATGATGCGACCACCCACGTAGATCAAACCCTCCCACCAGTAAATACATTCTGGCTTGTAAGGGTTGTAGTAAGACTTGACGTGAGGCACGGCCGACGCGTAGTCCTCTGGATTGGATTTGTACCCACGACGACCGTGGTCAATATGACCGACCGTTCCAACGTTCACTACTTTTCCCACGATATTCTCCTCGCAAATATGGTAAAGCCGTTGTATCCACTCACGTGACTCTTCGAGATTAGGCTCTTCGTAAGAAACGCGACCGGTGTACTGCAAGATGCGTTCTACCGTTCTGTCATCCTCACCAATCTCGAGCTTAAAGATGTTGCCAAAGGCGCCCTTTAGTCTCATTTGCAGAAGTCCTTATAAGCGACCATCGTTGTATTCTTCTCAGACGCGAACAAATAAAGCTCGGCAGGCTTCATCGGCTGAGTACCCTTGTCACTGGTCCAGATGTTCATGCGCCACCATTTACCTTTAGGCGGCTTAGGAGCAGTTTCCACTTCCACCTCGGCGACTTTCAGTACCTTGTCAGCTATCGCCATTTCTTCCGGCGAAGCATCTTCATTCCGAGGAGACAAACCAAAGATCGAAAACTCCTGGCCATTTGCACTGACTATGGTACTTTCCCGCACAGTACTTTCCAGCGTCATGTGGATACCGAACAATGACTTGTAGCCATAGTCGTAATAACGCATGCCGGTGATCGTACCGTTGCCGAAAGGAGCAGAGCAGGTCTTTGGTACGGTGTAACGCCCAGATACCACTTGGGTAGGTATCCACTTGTACAGACCGTAACCGATAACACCCAGGATCAACAAGAACAGAATGCGACGGAACCAGGCATTACGACGCTTACGACGCAGATCAGTTTTCACCCTCTTCAAGGCATCGAGCGCTTTGAAAGCCGCATTACTTTCCTCATTGCCGAAGTTGGTCAAAGCCCCTTCCAGCAATACAGCAACATCATCCAGAGAAGGATGTTCTTTGCTGTCAGCCAGGAGATCGCGCTGGTGCATACGGATGCGTTGCTCTTCCAACTGATCAACCGAACGTGGCGTACCGGAAGCCATACACAATACAGCGTTGAGATCACCGTTCTGCCTGCGCCATTGTTCGAAAGTACCACCGTAACCAGCTCTGACATCCTCGAGATAATGTTCCTTTCGGAGTTTATCCGACACGCTGGGCTCAGGAGACTCTACCGCTTCCTTTACACCCACGCACTGTTCTTCAGGCGTCCGGCTGTAGGGTATCCAGCTATTGGTTGTGTTACGCACCCAGTCCTGACCACGCCAGGTCATTACGTCGCCGATGTTACTTACGAAGGGCAAGAACTCAGGCAGTTTGTCATAAGCACCTGGATACTCACCTACATAGTTGATCTCACCGCGCTCCCAATCACGAGGTCCGGAATTGAACGACACGAGATTAGCAGTCCTATCGGGAAGGGCTTCCACATTACCGTAGTCCTTCCAGACGCCTTCCTCGGTGACCGCCCAGAAGTGTTTTCCGCGCAAGCAACAATCGCCAGGCTCGATACCTTCTTCTGGTAGCGCGTGGTCATGTGGGAAGCTTCCCTTCATGTTGAAGCTCATGACCTTCGTCGGCTCAGGTGGGGTATTACGCCCAAGCAAGTCCGCAATAGCGCCGACGTTCTCGTACAGCTCACGTTCCTTGTTCCAGGTAAAAACATAACCGTCCATGAGGTTACCAGCAAGCTTACTGGCATGCGGGTTGATCAGCAGCATCTCTTCTTCGGAGAAGGTTTTACCAACAGGCCCGGGGATGAAAGTGGCCTCTTTATTGATTGGTGTATTCATTTGGAACTCCTTGTTAATGGTCTTTACAAAGTTACAGCGGTACAAATAAAAAAGAAACTATAAACCCCCAGGCTCGACTGCCTGGGGGTTTATAGCGAATCACTTAGACTCCAGCACGAGTTCTAAGGAACGGCAGGTAAACTTCTTTACTTCTGTCCGCACTGGTCAACTTGATCGCAGAGTGCGTTCTCAGTTTGTTGAAGCTGCGGTTGAAGGTCAGGTGATACCACACGCCATCCAAGGCGAAGGTTGCGAAAGGAAGCCGCGATTTATCAAACAGCTCTCCGAACAACCGAGGGTATTCGTAACTGAAAAACTCGTTGATAAGCTCTGTAGTCTCAGCACCTACTTGGCAGCCCAGAAAGGATTGGTCGCGGGTCAACCAACGGAGCTCTGCAAACTTACCTGCGGCTTTCTCGTTGATATCGATGTTGTTTAACAGTCGACCGGAAGGAAATGAACTGCTATTGCTAATTTCCGTCAAGCAATCGATCGCGTAGACGAACTCTTGCAACTTCCTGACGTCGGGGATGAACTTCAGGAAGGTATCAACAAACTCTACGTTCAAGATATACTTGAAATAACCCAGGCGTTTGCTTTCCAGCACCTGAGCGTAATTAGTTGTCAGTCCATCGATAACCTCCATCTTTCTTAATGCTTCACTCATGATGTTTCCCTATTTACTTAACGTGGAGGACCACAATTAATGATCGTCTTTGATACACATAGGTAATATAGATCTGAAGGGCTCCTCATCTTAAATTTACATGTACAGACCGATCGCTGCGCCGATTACAACGGCAATAAAGCTCAATACCCAGATCAGTCTGTAGGTCTTGCGACGACGTTTGAGTTGCTGCTTGCGGATGGGATCCTCCACCATACGGGCTACCCAGTCGTCATTCTTTTTGAGTAGGTCTTTTGGATCAATCATTTCGTTTGACCTTTAACGAATGACCGGTACGACGACGAGCAAACGGCAGATTGATCATCTGGCGTGTATCCAGGTTGGTGAAGTGGAAGATAAACAGTTTACTTTCCGGAATGATCTCATTGAACTCGATCGAATACCGGACGTTATCCACCTTCAACTCCAGCTCGTCGATCCCCATTCTTTCCAGAATGAAATGGAACGTTTCGATGTAACGACGATTGAAGAACTCTGCCAGATGTTTCTTTACCGCTGGAGCAGGCAGGTTGATCTTCCAGGTCTTGTTGTTCGTAGCGCGGAACAACTGATCGAACAGGAAGAACGACTCCAGTTTGTAATGCTCGAGGTCGACTGTCATCAATGTGCAGTCAACCGGACAGTCTGGCATATCTACCATTTCTGTCAGATGATCAACACCGTACACGATTTCACGCAATACGGTTTTCATAACCCCCAGGCTATGGAAATGGTCCACAAAGGACGGATCCAGTGCGCGGCATACCAGTGCGTACTCTTCATCGTCCATCGGAATAGGTGCTGCGATCGCTGCTTGTAGTTGTGCGGTCATGGATAAAACTCCTTGATACAAATGACCTTTTATCGGGTGTAGATAATAGTCGTGAGGGTGATATTAAATTATTACTGGCATCAAGCAGCCATAAAGCCTACCGCGGGAATAACCCCAACGGTAGGCTTTACTAGAGCAGCTCAACCCAGTGGGTTAAACTTCAGGTGCGTCTTGATCAACAGTCAGGAGACCGTAGTCAGTCGGCGGGATCACTTTGACCGGTACTGCGCCTTTCACCCATTCCAGGTTGCCCTTGAAGGTAGAACCGACCAGCACCACGAAGGTTTGGCCATCCGTGTAGTCGATCGACGGAATAGCGTACTTCAGGCCTGCGTTGATGATTGCTGCGATTGCAGCTTCTTCACCACCATCGGCGATGTCGGAAGCAATCACCACACCAACGAGGGTGTTGGCGCCATCAACGTAGGAATACAGACCGGCTTCGGTTTGCGCTTCCAGTTCGTTGATGTCGGCCAGCGGTGTAACGTTCTTCAGGGTGTAAAGCCCCAAAGTCTTCGAAGCGTCAGCCGGGGTCCACGATTGCAGTGGATCACAGCGGAAGTTGCGACCAGCAGAAGCGATGGTCATGTTGAAGGTGCCGTCGCCAGCATCGACAGGAGTGCCGAGTTGGAGATCGGTTTCTTTCAATCCGATGAACAACGCAAGATAATCTGCGTCGTCGGCGTAGCGCTGCTTGTTGAACTTGACAAAACGTTCAACGAACAACGCCATGTGCGTCTTAGCGGCCATAAACTTTCTCCAGAAAAGGAACAAAACCGAGCGTAATAACACTCGGCATAGTATCCTCCTGGCTTATATCACATGAACAGACTCAAAGTTATAGATACGATGAGAGCCGCCGCGCATGCTTTATACGACTCCATGCCCACAACCAATACAAAGAAAGATACGAGTATTGAGCTGATAATCAGAAATGGACTCTGCTGCATAATGCCCAGAATAATCCAGCCTAAGAAACAAACCGCGCCTGGACCAAATAGAAGACTTCTGAATTGTGCTGTCATGTTGCTCCCTTAAGCAAAAAAGAAGGGGATCCGAAGATCCCCAAACTCACTTGCCTGTTACGATTGGATTTTAACCGCCGACAGCTTGTCCCCGATCAGAACGCTATCGAGGCTCGCCAGGATCTTGGCCGTTTGCATACCACCCCGCAGAGCAGTGATCGATGCATAGGCCGTATCGAAGATACCCAACTCAGTCGGAGTACCAGTACTGTTATCGCGCAGGTTGGTTACGATGAATGGACGAGGTTCATCCATATCAAGTACCCGACCGGTGATCCCACTGCGGATAGCGCGCTCTTTTGCCTGTTGGTTACGCGAGTCGTTCGGCAGTATCAGTTCGCCTTGCAGCAGCATGTACTGGGAGAAGATCACTTCTTCCATCACTTCAATGATCTTCTTGAACTCTGGATCTTCCTCTTCTTCATCGGACAGATCGTTGAGTGCAAATACACCCGCAGTAATCAACGCAGTACCGACGCCCGGCAGGATACCGTTCTCCAACGCCGACTTGACAGCTTTCGATACGTCTTCGAAACGGTCGATGCGTTCCTTGATCTCGGACTGAGTTTCGCCACCGACGAACACGGTAACCAGCTCGCCCTTAAGGTCACGGATACGCTTCTCGTTGAAACGTGCACGAACACTGAAACGTTCACCACGCTCGTAACTGTTCAGCTCCTTCTCGATCGATGCTACTTGCTCGTCGATACGGAAACGAGTGGCCTCGATCTGAGGTTCGAAGATCGAACGAACGGAACCGATATGAAGAGTTTCCAGGCAAATCGTGGTTTCGACGTTAACGACGTCGGAGAACACTTTCACCATCGGTGCATTCAACAGCACGGAGATATCCTGCATCAGCAGAGTACCGACCGAGCCACCGAAGTTGGTTTGTGCGCAGATGAACGCCTGGCGCTTCAGTTGGTTGTTGACTTGCAGGATGATGCTGTTGATTGGGTTGTCGAAAGAACGAGCAATCAACAGGACCGGCTGTGGATTAACTTCGATCAGTTTAGCCAGGATTGGACCGAGGACGTGGGACTCCATGTTGCGGACGTTGTCGTCGATCACAATCGCGCGGAATCCAGTGAAGTCGGACGTCGAGCCGTTGCCGTTCTTCGAGAAGGATGGGTTGCTGTATGACAGCGCTACTGGCAGACCGTTGCTACGAACAATCTGGTCATCACCGCCCAGGCCTTCCTTGAGCTCGATCTCAGGGTATCGGCCGCCAGCATCGAGATAGATACTAGTAATGACCGCCGCGAGCTTCTCATCGCCGTTAGAGGACGTTAGAGCCAGGTTAAACAGGTCCTCACTGTCGTTGTCGACTTTCACCGACAAACGGATAAGTTGGTCAATGATTTTGTTACCCAGTTTGTCGATGAACTTGCGTTCACGATAACGAGGGAACTGAGCGTACAGGCGATACAGTTCTGCGGTCAGCAGGATGGTGGTGGTGGTGCCGTCACCGCATTCGTCATCGGTCTTGATTGCCGGTTCCAGAATGATGCGGTTAACAGCTTCTTCGAACGGGTTGGCAAACTTCAGCGACTTGGCGACTGTTACGCCGTCTTTGGTCACTTTAACACTGGTGCCGACTGTAATGGCGGACAGCTTACCGTTTGGACCCATGGTCGCTACAACGGCGTCACGGACATCCGTCATCACATCCTCAACAACATCTTGAGTATCGCGACGTTGCAAATCACCGTAACGGCTGCTGTTGTTAGAAAGCTGCATGTACATGGGTGAATCTCCATAGCTGGGTTTGGATATACTGATGGTGCTTACGGTTTAATAATGTAGGTTTGAAAGTCTTTTAGCTTTGTGGGCTTTCCAACTCACGAGCAAAGAACTTCCGCAATTCTTGGATTGCTTTAACCCCTTTACCCGCCGCTTTAGCAAAATCTTCAATTGACTTCAGCGCGTTGGTGTAGTTGGCTTCGAAGTGTTGTTTACCTTTGTCATCCAACCAACCCTCTGGATACCAGTGGATGGTTTTGTGGCAGTCGGCGATAGCCAGTTGTCCAGACCCATCTTCGTAGATCGTGGAGCTGATATAGCCGGTAAACGGAGTGTCTGCTTTATTCAACCAGACTTTATCGTTGATCGTTTTCTTGGCCGGGGTCTTACGACGAGCTTTGAGCTCCTTTACGAAGAAGTCGAACTTCTCCTTGACCAAGGCCAATTTCTTTTCCATCTCAAACAGCCCATGGTCGTTTAAGACGGGATGTAAGCGGATACGACTGGTGTTCATGCCGAAATTGAAGAAACCCTCCCAGATGTAATCATACTCAGGCTCAGCCTTCTTCTTTTTGCCTGTGGTAGGTTTCATCCGCGGTACGACGTCGAAACCGTAGTGATAAACGGCTAAGTCGTCTTTATAACTCCCCGATAAGAAGTCTTTCCCCAACACCGTGATGCGATCAAACGCAACGGTCCCATCTTTATGGTTTTCCACTTAATAAACTCCCTATCTAAACAAAAAATAAAACCTCCCTAGTAAGCCTGTTGGCCCGACTTACTAGGGAGGATGTTGCTCTTTACGAACGCCTGTGCTGGTAAATAACCGCGAGACCTTTCTCGATCCTCATCTCGAACTCGCTGTCAGTATCGAAACGTTTGGGATGAGTCAGATCAATGGTTACCCGCAGCCAAGGGTATTCTACTTCAACCTTGGTAAGTTCGCCGATAACATGTTTACGCCACAGGCGGTCCCACCAACTGCTATTCGCCTTCAGGAAGTACTGTTTGGAAAAACCAGTAAAGGCTTCGATGGATTTCGTCAATGGCAGGTGCTTTGGCGCGTAGAAGGACAACGACACCGTGCCCATGACTAACCGCCCTTACGGACGAGGTAGAAGACGTTCTCGAACTGCTGGAAGCGCATCTCGTAATTCTTGAAGCATTGGTCGACGTCCAGGACGGCTTCCATTTTCTTGCCCAGGTTGAACACCTGCTTGACTTTGCAGATCACGTTGTCCTGGGTGATCTTGCGGTCAGGCTTGTCTTCACCGTCGCTACGAACCACGTGCAGCCCGGTTTCTTTCAGTTGGGCGTTCAGTTTCTTGAACACGTCCAGGCCGAGCTTTTGTTGGATCTTTACCGTTGCCATTTACTTGGCTTCCTTTGTTAAGGTAAGGTGGATTGTTAGCCGGGGAAGTCCGCACCGAAATCGGCTGGACCTGACTCACTGGGTTTGGCATGTGGATTAGGTACGGCAGGATCGCCGTCGAAATCTGTGTTGGGGCTGTCGTAGTGGAGTTCGGGGTTACGCCCAGACAACTCGATGCCGGCTGTAGGTTTGTCGCCATCGAAGTCGAGAACCTGAGCGATGCCATCCAGAACCCGTTCGATGTCAGCCGACGGCTGGTAATCGTCATGACCCATCTCTTTGTACATGACCGCCCCACAAGCACACGTCTTGATGAAGGCAGCCGGAGTAGCAGAGATGATCGGATACGTCATGACGTAGATGGCTTTGTCTTTGAAGTGCACGATCGCCGTAGCCACCCCCAAAGAGAAAGAACGCATGTCGCAATTCTCGTACAGGCCACGATCAACCAGCTTCTGGTACTTCTCTTTGATACGTTTGTCGCGCGCTTCCCCATGACGACGGAAACGATTCTGGGTGACCTCAACAGGTTCATGGAAGATATAATCACCTTCTTTCATCTTGAGGTCGGCTGGATTACCTTGCGCACGGTCAGTCATGAATTCAGTAACAGGTGGCAGACCGGGAACAGCTTCAAATGGTTTGGTGCTCATCGCAACGCTTCCTTGAGTTCGTAGAGATAGTTGATTCCTGAGAGGCCGAATGCAATAAGCACCAGCCAGCTCAGGATATAAACCGCGCATACAGCCTTGCGAGGACCGGCACTCAAACCCTCGATTTTACTCCAGGGGATATAAGTGCCGAGCGCCGCTAAAGCAAATGCCAGCAAGAGAATGATGTCGCGGAGCATTAATGCTGCTCCTCGTCCGGAAAGATGACGTCATCATCGTCGTCATCGTCATCGATAATGTCGGTGCCTTCGTCTGGTTCAATAGGTTCGAAGATCGGGTCGTCATAAACGTCGATGTCATCGTCATCGAGCAGTTCGTCTACACCGTCGTCTTCACGCGACATGTGTGCTTTGTTGTCGTTCATTTCAGCCTCCAATTTATCGGCTTCCATGTCGCGTTCATCCCGCTCTAGTCTCGCTTTATGAGCGGGGAGTTCTTTACAAATGTTGCACACGAAAATACGATTGCGTTCTCGCGGCAGTTCTTCGCAGAAATAAGGGATATAGCTGATCCCCTCATTCCTGGGTGTTTCCATACAACAGTCCTCACAGTCCACGGGTTCCGTTTTACGGTTTTCCAGGAACTGCTCGTAGCAGATCTTGCACATCAGGTAATGCTCAGAGCCAAAGCTATCGGCTTCACCCGAAAAGCCATGTGCTTGATCCCCATCTTCCAGGTGTTCACAGTTACCGCCTTCACAGACGGAACCATCCTGGATAAATCCAACACAGCGGTCACTACGACCGTGCACGTACCAGTTCATGTTTATTCCTTGTTAAGATGTAGCACCTGTGGAAAGCCAATAGGTTCAACCGGATTGTCTTCCAGAAATTGTTGGACCTCAGCAGCCACAGATCCACCCGGCTGCATTTGAGTCATCATCCGGCTGTAATGCTCTACCCATGCACGAGGAACCTTGTCCAGCACTGGTCTTTTCAACAACTCCTCGTGCTCCCGTATTAGGGGAAGAAACAACAGTTGTTGATTAACCGCACCTGGGTGATCAATCCAGAACTGGATCAACGCCGGATACTTGTGAGGCTCCCTTGCAATCAAAACAAAAGGAATCCCACCACCCCACACCCACTGACGGGATACTTCTTGTAACTTGATCGGATCAATCTCACTAAGAAGATTGACGTGCAGCAGAACATTAGCGATGCTCTTACCCAACCGCCGAGTCAGTTCATCTTCCAGGTAATCCGGGAAGTGATGAGAGAACTCATCTTTGACATCGGCGGTAGTCATGTGCTTGCGAATGCGAGCCTGGCCAAGGAGCAGCCAGGATTCATCATCACGATTGGTGGGCGACAGCGATATTTCGATTTGGTGTTCGTACTTACCGCCCTTACGTTGCAGCACACGACTAACATTACGCCAGTAACTGCACTTAACAATCCAATCCTTATTACGACTGATCATGCCCCACCCCTCAGCGCTTGACGGACAGTTCGTCGAAGTAAGCCAGAACGCCAGCTTTGTCATCAGGGTGGTACGTGAGTGGTCGCTGACCGTGCTGATCGAGCGGCTCGCCGAGAGGACCCAGGTAGATCTGGAAGCCCTGCAACTTCAGGTAGTAGATACGCACCTTGCTGTCGCCGATGTGACCTTCCAGGAACGCATTGCCCAGGACATACATGTAACGGAAGTCCGCTTCTTGCCCGAAGACAGTGCCGCTGACACGACGGCTGGCGACGTATTTCTCTTTGTCCCAGACGTTTTCCGAATCAGTGATGTAGCTCAGGAACTTCCCCAGTTCGCCAGAACGCTCGAGTTGAGAAGTGCCTTCCAGATGCTTGGTCGAATACAATTGTTCTTTACTCACAGTAACCCCCGATGCCGCTTCGGCAATACGTTTGGCAGTTTCGCCGTATGCAAGGAATTTTGACACGCTGGCTTTAACCATTGTGTCCCAGTCAACAGGCCGTTGAAACGGGTAGCCGTCAGCCTGAAACTTTTTCCAGGCTTCCTCGCCGATGGCGATAATCTCACCTTGGATAGTCTGATCCAAAGAAGGCTCGAGAACACTTTCCTCCACAGGTTTGGCGTAACCACTCCAAGGATAGCAGACGTGTACTTCCCGATGGCTAAGACCAGGCATGCCACCACGAGGATCCATGATCAGTTCCATCGCGGTAGTGAACTCCACTACCACAACAGGAGACCCAGGAGTTTCCGTGAACTTCAGCAGATCAACGCGGCCATTGATCGTGACCAGCTTTAAAAGTGGGTTAGTCATGTTGGATATAATCTCCTGGGATATTGGCGGTAAGCAGTTTGTTCAGTTCGTCATCACCCGTTTGGTGAACGGTTACCGGACGCGGTCTGAAATCCCCCGCATCAGGTTTAAACGGTTCAACCACAACGACTGGGTCGTCATGCTGGAACGTAAACCGAACCAAACTCGGTTCTCCACAAACCAGCATACTGACGAGGAAAGTACCGTTAGCCATTACCGCCGCCCTCAGTGTAAGGTTTGTGGATTGCCATCAGGCGTTGCTTCCCGACGCGCTCTGATCTCTGCCAGTTCTTTCTCCGCCTGGCCGGGTTTGTTGAAGGCCTGGTTAAGCGCACCGATCGTCGGGTAACCATCAGCACGTGCTTTCTCAGCCCACAAGATTTGGACTACTCGGCAGAACTCATCGATACCGATGCTGTCAGCGAGACTGTGGACCAAATGGGCGTTGTTCTTGTCGAACTCGTGAGTCATGTGCCAATCAGACCGATCAGTGGCGATCTGTTGGATACGACCGCACGCCCACCACTCGAGCAAAGCTTTGATGGCTGGAACATGTTGCAGACCTTCCAAGGATGCCAGATCAGCATCCAAGTCACCTTGATAATAAAGTCCCATTACGACACCTCAAAAAGTAAACAGCGGTTGAGACGGGTCAACCTTACGACGAAGAGAGGCTTTAGAAGCCACTACCTCTTCGCGTACAGTTGCCTTTGTCTCACAGTCGGTGAACACGGACTTATCAGCAAACAAGTCGTCAGTATCTTCCTTTATCAGGCTGATACCAATTTCCTGTTTGCCCTGCTCATTCTTGTACACGTAGAGCAGCTTATTACTGTCGGGTTGGACGTACGTAGTCGCCAACCCATCCATGTCCACCAGTTTTGGATCGGACTTCTTGAACACTTCGTTACCGAACTTAACTTCATCCTTGCTGACCTCGAAGATACTGATCAGGGGAAGAAGATTCATTCGGTGGAAGTTCTCACTCTTGTCTGTGTAGCCGTATTGACCACACATCAGAGTTTCGTCAGCCTGTACAACGCCGGCCAACAACATCAAAATCAGTAATCCCTTACGCATTAGTGCTTTCCTTTCAACAGTTGAGCTACGGGTGCTTTTTCTACATCACGCAGGTGTTCGCGCAGAACGTCGATCATCGAAACGATCTTGAGCTGGAACAAACGGAAAGAATGTTCCCCACCCAGCGGCAGACGAATCTCCAGGTCATACAGACCTTTGCCGAAGATCATGCAGCTAACGCTTTTGTTCATCCATGCAGCATGAACCATCAGCGGATTTTCTTCACACAGTACCCGGTTAAAGATTGGGTGACCGTGGTGTTGGATTGGTTGAGTCGAACCGTTAACAAAGTCCAGGTCCAGTACCCAGCGCTGCATCTCTTCCAGGATATCGATGATTTCCAGGATAGAGCTTTCGTACTCACTGATCGCCTTGCTTACGCCGATCAGATCATTGCCCAGCGCTTTAACTGTCATGTAGCGAGACAGTTTACCCTGGGAACCAAAATCAATGCTCACACGAAAGATAATCTCGCCATCTTTGGTATGGATACCAGTGCTTTCACCTACCACGTTACGGTTAGCGAAAGCGTCAAGCAGTTTACGGTTGCGGAAAAGACTAGCCATGATAAAACTCCATTAGTTTCAGAAACCCGAGTGGTTCCTGTTAAGTGGGTGTAGCGCTAAGAAAGGGCGGAGAAAATCCCCGCCCAGTTTTACAACGGGTGTTAGTTGTCGATCTGGTGTTGCAGGCCGGACACGTCGCCTTGCAGGCTGAGGTTGTCGGATTGCAGTTGCTTGATACGTTCGGCGGCTACCTTTACGAAATCGTTCAGGGTAAAGCCGATGAAGCGTTGATCATCGCGTTCAGACAGCGGGTAGCCCTTGATGATCCAGTCCAGGGATTCCGACAAATCATCGGAATCCATTTCACGCAGGACGGTGAGGTCTTTCTCTACCGCATTACCGCCGATCGAATCGGTGATGATAAACTTCGGCAGGGGTCGACCGGTAACGTCCAGACGCTCCGGAGAATCGTCAGGTTTCACCAGACTCTTCTCAGCAGGGGTTGTCGCAGAAACCACACCCGGCCACTCGCCGCGACGCAGACCGCCACCTTCAGTGATCATGCGGTTGAGAACTTCATTACCCGTAGGCAAAATCGCTTTCTCACTGGAGGTATTGCCCGGAAGAAGATCCGCCAACCCGGTTACGCCGTTTTCGAACTCGCCGGCAATAGATACCGACATGCGTTGTTCGGTAATGCCTACCGCACGATCTGCGTAACCTTCGTACGCACTTTTCGGAAGGTCGGCAAACATTGAAGGTACTTTACCGCGCGTTCCTTCGGGCTCCCTTCCAACAACCAGCAGGTTCCCGTTGCGTGTGCATTTGTAAAACGCCTGATCACCATTCCGATCGTAGGCGATGTGCAGCACGGAATCGTCGCTGGTGATGTGGGTGCGATGAAGCGTATCACCTTCTTCCAGCTGTGGTGGGGTAACGACATAACCTTCAGGAACAGGCTTCCCGCTCAGCGAGTTCCAGATAGACCGCACCTTGTCTTTCGGCAAACCGTTGGCGTCCTTTTCAGGGAATACCATTGGGTCGTTGTTGCGGTACAGGTACAGCAACGCTTCCAGGTCCTGAGGCTCGAAATAGCCGTCCATCATGAAGCTGCGCACACCGGGTTGGCGAACGAAGTTCTGGCGGAGAATACCGGACCGTTCCAGAACAGCTTTGGCTTCAACCACAGAGTTGAACGTTTCAGCCATTGGCGAGGGCTTGTACGGTTCAGCCAACTTCTGATGGATGGGTTTCATGTTCTCCATCATGACGGCAGTAGCATACGACGTCGTATTAGGAGCTGCGAAGATGGTCGAGTCGATGTCAGTCACTTCCTGACCAGGAGTCAGAACCTGCATGAGCTGGTTGACGTCGACGTTTTCCCACCCGCCAGTAACCCCGGCGCCCTCGATGAACGAGCCGTATTTTTCCTTGGCCAGTTCAATCAGCTTTTCAGCGCGACGGATGAACAGGATGGCCTCCAGGCCCTCGACGTCGATTTCCAATTCATTTTCGCGGTGCTGACCACGATCGATTACCGCACGAGCTTCCGCAATGGTGTTGAAACGCGAACCGGTGGTATTCGGATCACGCTGCATCATGGTGTGGATCGCCGACTTCACCGCTTCCGAACGCACGCCCACGAACTCTGAATACACGGCGTCCACCTGTTGCATGATCTCGCGGCCTTTGATGTAGCCGGTGCCAGCAGGTTCGTTAAACACTTCCTCGTACCAGTCGCACCAATCAGGGTTGACCGTTACGACGCCGCCGTTGTCGCCCAGCATTGCGAGTTGTGGCATAGCGGGTACATTATGCAATTTCAAAGACATTGTCGTTCTCCCATTAAGAACAGTGGTTGTAATTCATACGAATAATGTAGATCTGAAAAACACTGTAAGTTAACGAACCTTACGAGCACCTTTCATAATCAACGGACTTTCAGTGAATTCGAAACCCAAACGACGGTAAAAGCTTAAAGCTCTGGTGTTACCCTTATAGCAATCTACCGTTAATTCCTGTAACGGATATCGACTTTGCAACCAGCCTATCAAGAGTTCGCCCACTCCCTTACTGCGCGCATCCTCTACAACGAACAACGCGGCTATGGCGTAAGGTGATCCCTTGTCGATCATCATCAAGCCTACAGGCCTGTTATCCATGTAACAGATAACGGCTGTTTCAACCATAACCAATACCTCCTCCACGACTATCGCCATGTCGTGAGGATTATCGGGAACGTCTACATCTGCTACGGTTGCTTCAAAACAAATCAGTCCTTCAAATAACGATAAAAGGTCTTGCATGGCAATGGTTGGTATCTGCGCCATTGGGTATTCGCGGATAACGAGATATCCCACGTTAATCATTATTAATCCCCCAAGCGGTATATTAAATTGAGCCCGCAGTAGTAATAAAAATTTACCGAAATAGAAAAAGAAAGGTATAACCCACAGACACCCTAAGGCATCTGTGGGTTATTTAGGCAGAGATTACTGCTTACGTTTGCACTGGCCCAGGACTACCAGATCTTTGATCGGAGAGTCCGTAACGTCGACGCGTTCCTTCGGATCTTTGTCGGTGATGAAGGTGTAAACCATGAAATACAAAGCACCCGGCACTTCGGAGCGTTTCATAAGGACAGTATGGTTGTCGGACCCCATGTTACCGCCGTAACCGATCAGCCCGTTACTGAGCTTCAGCGTGTCTTTGAAAGCCTGACCGGATTTGATAACGAAGCCTTCTTGATTCTCCAGGACGGTGGTCTTGGCGTAGATGGCGTCGTTATCCGTCAGCTTGCCGTCAGCCTGAACGGTGTTGCGGGTGAACGCTTCGCAGACGAACTTCTTTTCCTTGTCGTTCACGTTGTACGTTGGACTGTTGACGTTGGTGTTGGCAACGGCGAACAGCGGAGCGACAACAAATGCCAGAGCGATGAGGGAAATCAAAACAAACCCGATTTTCTTGATTGCTTTCATGCAGTGTATCTCCTGATTATTTTTGGGCTACTTCTTTACTTTCTTGATGACGCAGAGCCGGGAACCGATCATGATGAAGTCGCCTTTTCGAGGCGTCACCTCTTCCGTAACATTACCAACCCGGTCGCCCCAACTACAGCAATTACGACCACTTGGTGGTGGTAACTCCTTTTCAGCGAGAGCCAACACAGGGTTTACATCAGGTGTAGGGTTGCCGCCTGAGCCAGTCGAGAATGACCCACCGAAAGAGCCTTGCGAATAGCTGTTAATCAACCCGCCGAAGACTGGACGCAACTCACCGGTATCCTCCCACGCCGATACCGGAGTCTTTCTGATTTTCAGAGCCTTGGCCTTCTTGTCGAATGCAGCCAGAGCACCTTCGAAATGGTCGTTAGGAGTGACCAGCCCGTTTTGCAAGAAGGTAACGTTGCGCTTTACTTGCTCGTAAGCATCACGCAGAATGCCTTCCGCTGCATACACATAACGAGCCAGCCCGATGTTCTCAGCATTCGGCGTCGCGATGATCTTGGTTTCTGGGTTAAACAGCTTATCGAACACGGCCATGCGGTCTGCTTGGCGTTGTTGTTTATTGTTCATAGTCCTACTCCGTTTGGAAATAAAGCATAAGCTGGTGGTGGGGATTGATCTTTTTAAATGTTTTTGGAGGCTCTGGTACTGAAGGTTCCTGTTTAGGTTCCTTGGCCTCCAAGATCAGTCGTTTACCTACAGACTTTGCGATGTTACCCGATACCCTGTGTTTAGCACGATACCAGTCAACCCAGTCAGGGTTGAGTTTACCCTTGACTGAAATGACGGGTTCTCCACGGAGCAGCACTTTATTGCGCCACTCCATGTGTTCGAGCCTACCTGGACTGAACATGGGAGAACCCTCGTTACTTACACGCAGAAGTGATACGTGCTGTTCGTTTTCTTGTTGGTGGCTTTCAGAACACGAGCGTACACGCCGCTGGTGGAGAACTTCTGGTTGTCGTGATACGAGAGCACGAAATCAGTTTGCGGCTCAGTAATCCGTGCACGCTTCCACAGCCCTTCGTGGTTGAGGAGACCGTCGGCGATGATTGCGCCCAACTGACTTTCTTTCCAACGGCCTTGTACCGTGGAAGTGATAGCCTTCTGCAATGCCGGCGACAAGGTGTAGCCCAGGTAACGGGTTTGTTTCTTGTCACCTTCCCATTCAGCACGCAGAGCGTGGATGTTGGTCCACGGGGTGTAGATGTAGGTGTCGATACCCTTCGGCAGTTGTTCCAGGAGCGCGAAGAACTCGACAAGAGTCGATGCTTTGCTCTGGAGCGATTCCATTGGGATACCGGCGTAGTGCAGTCGTTCGAAGGTCTTCAGACCCTCGTAGCCGGCGTTGATGACGTCCTGGAACTCAACGTGGGGGTAGACCTCGATCAGTCCCTGCATCGCCTCAGGATCGTTTACAGCCACCTTGAGCTTGTCTGCCAGGCGCTCGCCGCCGGTGGTATCGATCAGCAACTTGCAGAGGTCTTTGAGCTCTTCGATGTCGTACTTCGATTTCTTCGACAGCTCTACCCCGGCCAGGAGGATCTTCTCCTGTTGGTTCAACTCACGCGGTTTGTACGACTTGACCGCATTGACACGACGAGCTTCTTGCTTGGTTACGAACAGTTGATTAGAAGACATGGAAACATCCTTTTTAAGAAATAAAGTATTGCATTATGTTGCTACGTGGATAATGTAGACGTGAAACAAGCTACAACTTAATCAGGGTCTTCGCTATTAACACGCATGCCCAATTCCATCAAGACTTGATAGTGATCGGATACGTGGACAGTAAACTGACAGCTTTTGCCATCCTTGTCGAAGTAAAGATGAACGATTTCTTCAATCCCTCCTTTGGTATCCGAAACGACCGTAAAGAGGGCTTGGGCGAGTGCAATCAGATCCATAGACCCGCGGGTTTCCAACCACTCTGCAACCTTCTTCTTGCGTTCTTTTTCCAGCGTTGCTTGTTCAGCGGACATATGTCCTCCTAGAGATGTTTGTTACTGTCATAGACAACATAATGCTCGAAGTCGTCAACCCCCTCAGGTGAAAAAGAAGTAGTAGATCGCCAACCCGGCCAAATAGATCCAGGCAATCATCACGATACCAAACGCAAAGATAAAAGCGAGCCTTGCTTCATCACGTTCGATGTTGTTTTTCATGTGGCGATAAACATTCTTTCTCATGTATTCGAGATGCGCAGGAACGTACAGTCTGTGATACCAGAACACGTAGACAAAAGCGATAAAACCAATAACGTAAATTTTCATTAACTACGGCCCTTCTTTTTCTTTTGTGGATATGAGCGTTGTGGGCGAGCAGAAAATTTGGTAACTGCTTCGGTAAAGGTTCCCTTGATACCTTTAACCAGGTTAGCCATCACCATACTGGCACCCTGATGAGTACCAACCAAGAGGATGTTCTTGCTCATGTCTTCGTGTTGCTGAGACCCGATCGATGCAACGATTTCGCTGATTTCTTTACTCATTATTATTCCCCTAAGTACTTTTACGACCTTTCTTGGCCTTTCTTGCGTAAGAGGAGGGCCGGCGGACGGTAGTGGCTTTAGCCTCGATAGCCATAGCACGAAGCTTAACGTCGCTAACCATCGCCCTGATAGCACCAGCCGCGATACCAACGCCAAGGACGAGCACTTGCTTAGCTTTCTCCTCGACAACGGTCTGTAGCACTTCTTCTACTTCTTTGTTCATGACTATCTCCTAGAGGTAAAGACCTTTGTCTTCCTGAGCCTTAGCAGGGTCGGCCAGAGGTACAGGTTGACGAGGACGGATCTGCTTGCGGATACCCGGCGGTTTACGAGCCAGGCACCACATCGGATCGGTTGGCATTGGAATCGTGTTATCCTGCTTGATTGCTGACATGACCTTCCCCTTTGAATTCTGCGGCTACTTGAACCGCTGCGTTGTTGACTTTAAGCCACGTCTCCGCGGCGGTCTCATGAAGAATCTGCCAGCGTACAATCCAGACCGGGTACCAGGGTTGGTTAGGGGTACCTCGCAATGTAATATCTTTCTTATATTGCAGTACCAGACTAACCGCCTGTTTTTCGGTCTCGAGGGTTTCTTTAAGCAGTTCGTAAAAACGGTAGACTGCTTTAGGATCTCGCACCCCAAACATCATGGAGCCAACAGCTCGTGGCTTTTGAGGAGTGGGGTGACCCTGGCAGGAGAAGATCGTGACCAGTTCGTCAAGTTTGTTGAGTAACAACATGGAGAGGGTAATCTCCACGTCGACCATTTTGGGATCGTTGATACGCTCAACGCATTTATCCCAACGTTCCTTGAGACGCCGGAACGCGTCTTCAGACATCAAGTGCATGAGCCGGCTCCTTAAAGAACTGTTTTGGTTACACGGGTAATGCGGATTTCCATAGGGAAGAGAGGTTCCTCCTCACCACGGTAGTTGCGCCACTGATCTTCAGTACCGATGGACCAGGTCAACCCAACACGACTTTCAGCGCTAGGGAAGAGTTTCTCCACCACGCGACGACCACATGCATTGATGCAGGAATCGACGGTTTGATTCGGGGTAGACCGCGAATACCACTCCAGCCACGCCTTGCTGAGAATGCGGATGGAACGGGTACCGAAGTTACGCACCTCGAAAGCATCTGGTTCAGGACCATCACCGACGCGATAGCATTGCACCTGTGCTTTGAGATCATCGAAGCGATCTTTGTTATCCTTGACGAAAGTTTCGATATCACGGGTGGAGAAATCACCCAGCCCCAGGGTACCCTCGAACTGCTTCAGACGCGGCAGCATGAAGCTCAGTCGTTCAGCGCCGGCACGCAGGTTAAGGATATCGCGTTCGTCTAGGCCCAGCTTTTCTGCCGAGTGAGTGACAAAGCTTTCGATGACGTTGGCGATACCCTCAGTGGGGACGTCCGGATGAATCAGTTCTCGCCAGGTCAGCGGATCGCGATCATGGATCCAGCCCATGTGGTTTTCATCGAGCGGTGGCTCGTCACTACGGGGCGTGCGCTCGAGTACTTCCAGGAGCTTGGGGTTCTCGAACACTTGGAGGCTGTAGCGATTTTCGTAGGCTTTCAGACGAACAGCCATGTAGTTGAAACGCTCGACCAGCGTTCTGATGTCGCTGATCAATGCCGCAGGGACTCGCTTACCGCCGAGTACCTTCAGCCATTCTTCTTCCACCATCTTTGGAAGATCCTGGTCGAACAGGGTTTCCATCATTTCGTGATGTTTGAAACGCGCCAGACGAGACGCTTCCTCTTCCAGTTGAGTAGCGGTAGTTACATTAGCCAGACTCATAATTATTACCCCTTCAATTCCATCACTAGTTTACGGTAGAGACCACTGAACCCGAACACGGGGAACAACAGCATCTTACCGTCCAAACGTACTTTGCCGTTTTCCTTCATCCATTCCTTAGCCAGGGACTCCATGATCTCGAGTTCCTGCTGGAAGTCCCACTTGTCGCTTTTACGCAACCACTTCTTGTTGGCCACTACTGTAACGGGATACAGCACGCGATTAACAAACAGAATACCGTGATGACCCTCAGCGATAAACTCAGGAATCAAAACGGAATAATCGTCGTGCTGCTTAAAGCATTCCCGCAAGTATGCATCCGGTCGAGAAGAGCGTTGGATGGAGTTCAGGATACCTTCAACCAGGTAACGTTTCTGACCTGGTTCTTTGGACAACTGCACTGCCATCGACTTCAATTTCTTGAGGTTCTTTGGCCAGTTGTCCTTGTAGTACTGAAGAATAACCGCTTCGTCAGCAAAGGGGTCTTCGTACGCCCCCTCAGGTATCTGTTGCATATAACCTACCCGTAATACGAAATGTCTTCACGAACGCCTTTGTCGAGGCAGTACACAACAATGTCCAGGAACTGCGACAGTTGATCACGACCGAACACGTTAAAGTCGCTGAAGAACGTATTGAACGTATACGAGATATCGCGTTCGCCATCGTGACGAGCCCTGACGGTACCAGGGTCCTTGAAGAGCCGTACATAACCCATCTGCCGCATGTTGGGAACGGTGGTAACGACTTCTAACAACAGCATTTTCTTCTCTTGGTAGAAGACTTCCGTAACCATCAGCTTGTAGCGGTTATCCTCTTCAAAACCGAGGGTGATATCAAGACCACTAAGACGCACCCCATGCCGTTCTTTGAATTCGCTGAAATACTTCATCAGCTTTTCCATGTCGGCGCAGATCTTCACTTCGGAGGTATAGAGCCGGTATTCAACAGGCGTTGCGTCACGGGTGTACCACGAAGTGATCGTATCAAAGAAGTCCCGATAGTTGTTGTCATCATGACCAACTTCACCCCGGGCATTCGCCATTTTCATGCGATACGCAAGCCCAGCAGAGTTTGGCGACAGGGCACGTTCAGCTGGGTCGACCAACACACCACCTGGATACCAGGAGTTCAACCAATTGCTGATTGGCTGGTTATCGTTCTCGACAAGCTCGATTTGCAGCTTATCATTGAAGGAAGTGAGTGGGTCAAAGGTGAAATGGATATCCTCCTGGTTGTTGGGCATATTGATCGCCTTACCTTCCCAGGCAGGGTCGAAGACCTTTAAGGGTCGGATCAGATGATCAGTCACCTTCTTCAAGAAATCTTCGTCAGCAGCCGGCTGAGTGTTGTAATGCCGACCCGTGATATGCTTGTCCCAAGGCATTTTACCGAGGCCGCCGCCACGTACTGTCAGCAACGAGATATCCAGTGCATCTTTAACCGACGGATCAATTACTTTATCCAGGTCAATAACCGGCAGCATTGGAAACTCCGCCATCAGTTTGAGCAATGGATTCTCTTCAACACGTTTCAACGCCCCATCGCGCATAGCTTCTACCCGTGGGAGATTAGCGCGACGTTGTTCCTCGCGTTCACGAAGAACGAGCGCGCCTTTAGGACTTACCCCGAACGTTCTTTTCTTTTTCATGAAAACGTTTTCCTTTCTTTGTGATTTCGAGAATATCCAAGGTAGGACCGGTGTGACCAAAACGAACTTCTTCAGCCACCCGCTTCACCATGTCCGTGACTTGCTCATCAGAGCCGCCAGGACCAAAGCGTTTTTCCATATCGATCTTCATAACAGCTCCTAATTAAAAGCCCGCCCAGAAAGTGTCGAGCAAGGTATCCAGCTGCTCCCGATCGAACCCCTCATATCCGGTAAACTCACCGACGACCTCACCGCCCCGCTGTCGGATGGTAACCAGCTTGTAAGTGATTTTCGGGTTAGTTTGATGGCCCTGCACGATAACGATCGATTCGCTCAGAGGACCCGGCATCAGCAGATAAGGTACAGCTACATAATCCTTATCTGCCCTGTAACGCCAGATCGGGTAAGCGATACCCGGCAGATCCATGATCTTCTTCCACCAGTAATGACACCACTGCCCCTGATCATGCAGTGTGAGACCACCCAAGTCGCGTTCCTTCTCTGCAATCAGGACTGCTTCATCTGGACTGATACCAGTAGTCTTGGCTGTCTGCAACACCCAGCGCAGGCTGATCTGGCGAGTATCGCCAATGAACATTGTGGGTGCTGGATCAAAGACTGGATAATCCGGATCCTGAATTTCACCGCGCAGTCGAACAATAAGCTTCAGACCTTCACTTGATGTAGTGTCAGAACCAAAGCACGGAGGACAGTGCAGAGGGTTGGCATCCGGATTCTTAGCGCGCCAGTGTTCGAAATGACGGTTCCAACGTTTTTCCTTACGCCAATCCGGCCAGCTCCACAGGTGGTGGTTAAAGCCGCCGCTCCCAGGGTACTCGTTATCAGCACGGACCACAGAACTGAACACGCTGGGTTCGTCTTCATCCGGAATATAGAAAGGGGTATCTTTATTCATTGCTCGAATCCTTGGTCAAATGGTCAGCGAGTTTACCCCAGAGTTCTTCCCGCAAAGGACGATCGGCCAGGGGGTTCTTCCAATGAACAAACCGATTGCTTTTGATGTCGTACTTCACATCGGACGGCTCGAAATTGTTCATCAGCATTTCGATGGTGGGGGTAGACAGATTAACCTCCACCAGAGCCAGCACGCCATGTTTAGGATCATCAGGATCGGTAATCCCCAGAGTGGCAAACTCCTCCGCTGACGCAACCGGTACGGGCTTAACGACATACTCTTTGCCCGAATCAAGCGTGAGGGTGATACTACTTGCCATACGGTCTAGTAATGCTTTGTTCATTGGACACCTCGGTAGTTGTGTTTAATCCTTCTCAGAATCGCCCTGGTTGCATTTTGGACACTTAGTCGTCTGATAGAGCGCGGGACCACTTGACAGCCCCATAACGAGCATATAGAGCTCATCGTTGGCCATATCAGGATTATCCCTGATGAGTCCTTTGATTCGCTCCATCTCGATATCCTGCCACGTCCTGCCAAGCATCTCCGCAGACAGTTTGGAGTAATCCAGTACTGCGCCAGGGAAGACATGACGATGGGCCGGTGGCAGATGAAGATTCATTGCGCGTATATCGTCGAACACTTGACCTGGTTTGCTATGACTGTAATCCATTGCTTTGAACAAGTCTGCTAACGTGTTTGGCGTTTCGGCTTTATCTGGCGGACCACACTCCAGATCACCCGGCCCACGCTTCTCAGGCGGTGTAGACCCGTTATCACCGCCGCTACGAGTAATGCTAATGCTGTCAATATGAAGGATGCGACGTTTCTTTTCATCTTCGGACATAATGACTACCCCATACTTTCCATTTCTTTATCCCGGTCTTCGCGGGTTCTTTCATCCAAAACAATGAAAGCCCGCCCACACTTGCACTTGGTATCAGTTTTGACATTAAAGCCATAAGCCGACACCAACACAGCACGACCTTTAGCCAACGGCTGGATGCACTGAGAACGACCCTGATCGGCGAACTTGACCTTACGCAACGTATCAATGACACTAATGCCGAAGAAACTGTGCGTGTAGTCGTCGATGAACTCTTCAATAGCAGCCATCGCATGTTCTCTATTCAACCCCTCAAGCATCTTCTCCAGGCGCTTACCAACAATCTCCGCAACCTCGTAACTAAACTGAGGTTTATCATCCATTATTCTGTTGCTCCCGCAATTCAGGGTTCAACAAATACTGGAGTTCGAGATTGTCACGTGCCTCGTCCTCTTTCTTCCAGTGTGGCAACAACTCATTCCACAGCCGGTCGCTGAGTTTGTGAGTGGTCTCGTAAGGAATACCGGAGAACCCGAAGTCAGCAAACAACGTAATACGGCAGGTTACCTTGCGACGACGTTCTTTGATCATCCAGTATTGCAGAGCCTTGTCGATGATGTCGCTTTCATCGTCTTGGGTCCACTTACCGGTCTTATCCGCATTCAGCCACTTCTCGTTGGTATCGAGACTGAAACCGAACACTTCAGGACCCATCATGATCATGCCGTGGTTACCCTCGGCGATCAGACGAGCCATGATAGCCGGGTAGGCGGCGAGATCACGGAAAGCGTGACGCATGAACTTAACCGGGTCAGCAGAACGCGCCAGGGTGTCACACAGGCTCTTCTGGATCCAGGTTGGCAACTGAGGACGAATACGTTCATTCATCTTCTTCAGTTTCTTGGGATTGGTCGTAAAGTTACGCTGGAACCAATCCAGTACATGCAGCTCCTGGTTAAAAGGAGACAGTGTTTCATCAAATACGTAATCCATTCTGTCCTCCATCTCAGAGACAAATTTCGCGGCACATCCCGCTAAAGCCAAAGTTGTCAAATAGGACAATCTTGCCATGGAAGTGTTTCAACCCCTGATCGGCCATCCATTGTTTCATAACCTCGTCCTGGATATCAGCTTCCTGGTCGGGGTTCCAAAGATCATTAGCACGCAGCCATTTTTCATTGGCTTTGATCTCGACGCCGAAGATGGTGTTCTTCTTGTCGACGATCATGCCGTGCGCACCATCAGCAATCAGAGCGGGAACGACTTGTTTCCACTCGTCCATCATTTTGAAGAAATCCCGCAGCATGTTGACCGGATCAACAGCGTCGAGGATGTTCTGCAACAAACCCTTCTGGATGAACGGCGGCTGATCGTTCCAAATACGAACCGCCATTTTGCACAGCTTCTTAGGATTGGTAGTGAAGTTATTTTTGAAATACTCCAGTACCTGGTTTTCTTGCTCGATAGGAGACAAAGCTGCTTCGATTTCAATTGGATCCATGATTGTTATTCCTTGACTGAATAAAAAGAAAGGGGCCGCAGGAATTACCCTACAGCCCGGTTGCTACTTAGTAGAAGTCAACTGGCAACTTCTGTGGCATGTGTGTGGCACGAGCAATACCCGCAATACCCGCCTTTGGGTGCTCAGGATCGATTTCCGAAGGGAGCAGAATCCAGTTGCTAAACGAGCCATAAGCTGACGCCAAGTAAGTCTGATCGACGTCCAGAGGCCCGCCAACAAATAGAATCACCTTGTCTTGACCTAACAACTCAAGCACTTTGGGCTCTTCGTGGTTAGCCAACGCAAAGGCGATCTCTTCCATCATGACGTCGATAGCACGACCGCTGCCAGGACGGTGTTTATCCAAGGTGTTGGCTATCTGACCGATAAGTTCACGAGTTCTGTCACGAGGGCTGATACTCGATTTGTCGACGGTATAGACAGCGTTAAACGGCACGTTCGGATACCACGTCCAAGCGCCGGTACGAGAATGACGAGCATAGCGCCCGCTCGTTACCGCCGGTTGGAAATACGTGTCCTGGCTGAACATACCCCCTTGTGGGTTGCGGAAGGCATACGGCTGGTTGAATATATCCGGACCATAGTTGTGAACACGGCTGTGGATGTGGTCGTACATGTGGTTGAACCCAGGCATACCCGGAATACCGCGATGCATGCGATCAGCGCCCAGACGCAGCTGGACCAACTTGAGCAGATCCATACCTTGCGGCAGTTGGTGGCGAGGAGCATTTTCAGGGAACGGCACTACTTGCGTCAGCGCATAGTGGTTCAACAACTCGATCAGCATGTCGCTATTGACATGTAGCCACTGATCTTGAGGATGCAGGCTCTGCTGGTTAAGCTGAGCGCCACCGTAGTAACCGAATTGGCCGCCCGCATATGCACCGAAAGAGTCAGCTGGCCGATCAGCTTGTTTGTTAACAGCAATGGCGATGAGGTGGAACCCTTTGCCTGCCAAGCAGTATTGATACGCACCGAGAGTATCCTGGTCCAGATCCCCCAATACCAGGTAAAACGCCATCGGTGGTCGAGGGTTACCGAAGATGCCTGCAACGTCGCGGTTGTTAGCCCCCGCGCTGTATTCAACCTTGAACTCGTCGAAGACATCCTTTTCGCGATCACTAAAATTCTCGTAAGCCGGATTGTTTTTGACGCATGCGTCAATCTTCGGAATGTCGAAACCCCCATGGGCGTTCATGAATGGGACCAAAGAAATATTGACATACTCTTTGATGGTGGCGATAGGGTTCACACCAACACGGAAATCCACGCGTTGAATGGAATAGGAGTACAACTTATTCCACTTGTACTCATTCCATTTGACCATAGTCCAGTTTTCGCCAGCAACCGGCTCTTTCCAGACCAGGTCTACAGTCGCACGGTTATGTGGGTCAAACGCCTCAACCATGAGCTTGATTTCTGGATTAGAGGTAATGTCGTTAATAAAAGACCGAATGACACGCCCATGTTCGCCACCGAACTGCTTCAGAAAGTTCTCGTGGAGCTTTTCCACGTTGAACACAATTCGGTTGTTACCGTCGACCTCGATAAAGCGGTTCAGATTAAAAGTCAGCATTGCTTGCTTATCCTGTTCGATTTGTTTGGGGATGTAGGCAACATGGAACAACTGGTCGAATTTAGGATTGCCCTTCAGATAACAAACACAGGCCTCACGAACACCAGTGTTGTCGAAACTGAAGTTGTTGAAATCTTTGCCCCGACCGAGGATCAAAAAGCACTGTTCTCGGTCATAAACGTGAGCGTTAACGATTTCGTTACCGATCAGGGTGAGTGAGGATTGAAGATGGAACTGATTTTTACCCATCAGTTCTTCCAGAGCCTCTACAACGGAAACCTGATGATCTTCCCAGAACCTGCGGCTTTCAGCAATCCACTTTTTGGGATCGGTGAAGTAAGGAACGAGGTCGATTACTTTAAGATTAGCCACGAGGGGTGTACTCCTTTACTTGTTCAGCGACAGTTAGACCCAGACGAGTAATCTGAGCGAAGTTGAGGTCAGGTTTCTGGGTGTTCTTGAAGTAGACCACCCAGGCCATAGACACATGACCGTATTTGGTGAGAACTTTGGGGATACCGCGAGGGCCGATTTCCGCCAGACGTTCTGCGGAACACTGTTGGAGTTGGGTCAGCATGTTGTTGCCGACGTTCTCGACTTGTTCCTTGGTGAGCAGGCCGCGATGGTAGTTGGTGGTGTACAGCACCCAGTACGGGTTGAGTCGTTCTTCATCACCTTCTACAAACAGCGATGGCTCATCAGGCTCATCGAACTGCGCTTGGCCACGACGATTACCGGCACCGTCATCGACAACCGGCTGTTTGTCACTGGCCAGACTCAGAATCTCCTCGATCGACATCCCGGCACAGCCGAACACTTTCTCGTAGGCGGCCAGCCGATTACGCATTCCTGCGAGTTCAGCAGATTCAACATGAATGGGATGCCGGAACGCGATGGTGTACACGCTGTTGACCCAGCTGCTGGAATACCCGTGATGGCTATCACTCAGCTTGCCGTCGACGCCAGCGTTGTAATCCAAGATCAGATCAACGTTCCAGGACCGTTTCAGGCGATTGGCAATAAACAACGCCGATGATTCACCGTCGCCATCGCGTGCCGGAGTACTCAGGTCCCAGATCAGCTTGCCTTTGATCTCTTCCACTTTCGCTGGAGAGAGACCGTGGGTTAACGCTGTATGACAGATGGCGACAATATCGAAACGCGCATCCTGTCGATTGCAATGATCACGCAGATTGATTTTCAGCATGTTACTTACCTGTCTCTAAGAATGGATAAAGGAACCAACCGTCACCTTCAAAGGGTTCAGTAATGGCTGGAACCAGGAGAGATGATTTACGGAAGGCATAACCTTTCATATGCCCTATTACGAAATCGATTCGGTACCCCAACGCCAGCCACTCATTTATTTTGGCTTCAGCACCAGAATCGATAATGTTCTTCAGCAGGGCTTCCCGAGCCGGAGTGGTTTTTGACCGAGGTGGTCTCGAACCCAGCAACACAAACCGACCAAGACGCCGCATGTTGACTTTCTTGTCAGAACCCACTATCGCATTGATAATCAGATACCTGACACGTAACAGACTCGATCGCTCAACGGTCATTTTACTTACCCCTGGCTACCATGCAGATACCGCAAGGTTTTGCCGGCACTGTACATGTGGATTTCGGTGGCAACCGTTTGATGTACGGTATCGATGGTGATATCACGATAAACTTCGTTGTAGTTCCAGAACAGGAAATCGCCTGGGGTAACGTCGCGAACACCGTCGGTAAAGCGGATGTAGAACGGATAGCAATCGCCACGGCGGATCATCATGGCCGACATAGTGCCGTGTTCGATTTTGCCCAAACAAATAATACGGCAGTCGCTGTAATCCGGTTTGTACTCCACGAACACGTTCTTGATAAGGAGATTGTATTTATGGTAGTACGGCGAACTGTGATGGAAGTCGTTAACGGCGAGCTGATCCATCAGGGACAGAACTTTGTTAGCAAAATCTCCCCGTGGGGTCTCGGTGCGGTCTCGGCAGAAGGCATCGCGCAGGTGGTGTTGCAAAGCATCCATGAAGGAGCGATTTTCGAGCGGTTCGAAACAGAGGACCAGGTTCTGGTCGCGATCAGCTTGTGGAACCAGCGGAGCATTGTGGTCGGCAAACTCCATACGTCTGCTCACCGTTGCCAGCATCTGTTTGGCGTTCTCCGACAGATTGGCCCAGTCGATCAGCTGGTTCAATTGCTGAGACAGGTCATAATCAGAGAGCATTGCGAAATCTTTACGGCCGTTGTATTCACGCATTTTCTTTTTCCTTCTCAGTTGATTTGACGTCAAGTCCATCTTGGTCGCCAATCTTTCTCAGACGGCGAGCATAAACACCAGTTTCTGTGCTTTTGAAGTAACCTTTCTGTAGCGTCCAACACCAAAGATCGTCACCGCTTACTATCCACCCATCTTCAGCGATAGTGCGGTAGTGGCTGCCGTTGTATGACAGATGTGGTGACCCAGCAGGAACAAACTTCTCAAGCGTTACACACCGCCCCATATTGTTGATTTCAATATTGGGATCACAACTTACAATCAGACAAAGATCCCCTTCTTTCAGGTTCTGTTTATCCATGTTTATTTCCTAGATAGTCAGATTGCGACGAGTTACTTCGTCGAGTACCAATTGCTTTTCTTCTTTACCGAACGTTACCATTACTGCCGTGCGTGTATAGTTGAACGTGTAGGTACCACCCAACATACGCGCCATGCTTACAATCTCGTGATCCTTGACATACCGTTGTAGGTAGTCAAGTAGGAACAATTCACGTTTAATACGTTCCTGCTCTTTCTTACTAATAAACGGCAATACCTGGCCCATGTTACATCCTAATAATGTAGGTTTCAAAAATTAAAAGGAAGTGTGAACGGTACTACTTCCTTGGCATGCCAAGGAAGTAGTAACCGCTATCCCCAGATCCAATTAAGGATCGCCTTTAGTAAGTTGCCTTTGGATTGCGGCGCAACACCCTTGATGTAACGTTGATAGTCTGCACTGCCATTGCTGGAGTACATGCTAGCAGGGAGGGGGTTGGCATGACGACGTTTTCCGACCACGGGTAAAATCCTTTTATTGCGGGTAAGGGATAAGATGAGCGCAGCAGTAAAACAATGTTAGGCTGCGTTCATGTAGCGGTTGTTCACTTTAAGCTTTGGGAGGAAGGCGAGATCCTCGGCAGCCAGTTCACGGATCTCAGATGGCTTCACCAGAGCGAAGTCGCTGATGATCTCACCGCGGAAGTTGGTCTTGTGAACCAGGTCTTCAGCAGTTACGATCCAGCCACCTTCATTACCAGCAGTGAAGTAGCTGTCGTAGTGGAACACGGTATTGCCGGGTTGTACATAGGCCACCAGCTCAACCATGCGGTTGGCGTTGGGGTTTTCTTCGTTTGCCACAATAACTTTATCGCGGACTTTAAATTCGTTGTTCATTTTGTTCCCTCAAAATAGGTTAATTAGGTTGTTATACAAAAGGGGTTTGTGCAAATAAGAAATAAGGGGATCCGGAGATCCCCCTTACAGCTACGGCAGGTTACAGGCCGAAGAAGCCGACCTGGCCTTGTTGTGGGGCAGGCAGAACTTCGATCGCAGCAGGAACCACTTCAGCGGTACCCATGTTGATCAGGCTGTTGCCAGGCAGCAGGCTGCGACCCAGGGCCGAACCTGCGCCACCCAGGGCCAGACCGATCATGCCGCCGACCACGTAACGACCGAATTGGCTTTCGACGTGCTCGTCGACTTGTTCACCGGCGAAGAACGCGCCGACGGAACCTGCCAGAGTACCGATTGCCGAACCAGCGGTCAGACCACCGCGAGCGAACATTTCCATGCCGCCGCCGATCACTGCGCTACCGGCTGCAATCCAGCTGGTGCGAACGCCTTCGTCACGATCACCCATCAGGCTGAAACGCGACTTGTCGGCGTAGTGAGCATCGTCTTTCGGCTGGTTGGCTGCACACCAGCGCATGAAGCCGTGAACAGCTTGGCTGCCTTCTTCTTCGCCCAGGTTGTCGCTGAAGGTGATGAAGTTTTCGTCGAACGACGTGGCTTTGTCAGCGGCCAGCAGGAAGGCGTCCCACTTGGCGGTCAGCTCAGGGGAGGTAGCCAGGTAAGCGATCCAGGCAGCAGCGCGCTGTTCTGGGGTGGTGCGGCCGACGGCGATCATGGCGACTTCGAAACCCTGTACGGATTGGGCGGTGTCGTTGTTCATGTTGGCTTGTGCGTTCATGGTGTTGTCATCCTGTTCGTTTGCGTTGGAGGTGGTTTGACCGTTGTGGTCAGGAGCAGTGGTGGTCGACTGGGAAGTCGATTGTTGGTGAGCGTGATCGGCAGTCAGCTTGGGCTCCACGAAGGAAGCTTCATTTGGCTGGCCGCCGACGTTGACCTGGGAGACGCCGTTCAGTTCTTGAACTTTGACCGGGCCGGTATCACCTGGGACAAACTCACCAGCTTTCTTGATCTGGTTGAAAGTCCATTTGGTGCCGAGCTGGTTGTTCACCAGTTGCAGCACCACTTGACGATCCCGGGTAGGAACCTGGGATTGGTCCAGCATCACCGATTTCACATAGGCCATTTGAGTGGCCTCCGGTGCACTTTCAGTACGAAGGTTGGAGACTACCGCTACCAGCATGGATGCGGTGTTTTCAACTTGTACGTTCTTAGTGTTCATAGCGGTACTCCTTTCAAGTGAGGTTAGATCATTCGTCATTGCGAATAATCTTTATTGAATAATCACACAGGTAATATAGACATGAAATCGACTGTATCTTAAATTTACCCGTTAGTGTTTAGTAGCGTTCAAAATGCCCCGGGTAATGTACTCGGAGCTATTGCCAGCATCGGAAGGTTCATGATGTACTGCGATCAGGCCGCAGGACACTACAACGCAAATCAGACCTACAAGCACGAAGGCAGCTTTCATTATGTTTCTCCCAAAGAGAAGTATGTTGTTTATACACACGAATAATGTAGCCTTGAAATAAGCTGTAAGTTAAAATGCAAAAAATAAAGGTAGCCTACTCCTACTCCCCGTAAAGGGAGTAGGAGTAGTACCGGGTTACTTCTTCTTGGGTTTCTTGATGCCGAACTGTTCGTTGTGGAAGATCAACGTACGGCCACCCCAATCAGCGAACGCATGGTTGATGGCGAGGATGTCGTGTTTATCGAAATCATACTTCAACGACATGTGGAACAAAGGTGTTCCGTACGAATGCACGTAACCCTCATCTTTCAACCGGCGGAACTCTTCCAGCATATCAGTGCTGGTAAGATGAAACACCATGCCATCACCCAGGGTTTCCAAGGAGATAACGTTCGCCTTGAATTCCTTAGATGGAGGCATCAGGTTGCACAGCGGTTTGTCGATGTCACGCTTATCGTAAACCATCGTGCAGTGCAGCTCGTGCTTAGCTTCCGGAGAAACACCCGCCAACACCATAGCGTTGATGATGTCCGCCTGTAGCTCTGGTTTAAGCTGCACGCTCACATAACTGTAATCGAGTTCCATTGTGGTTAGTCCTTGATACGTTTAACTTCCACGCGTACCATGGTCTTACCGGAACCGACGCGTGGCCTCAAACGATGGCAGGCGTCTTTAACTGCTTCGTAAAGCGCCTCATTGCCTGGGACTGGACACAGGGTACCTTCGTCCGAGATAGCAAACACATATTCGCTTTCCATACCTGGTTTCCTTAATTCATCAATGGGCGGATGAAGAATTCTTCCACCTCTTTACCTTCTGCAAAAGGAACGTTATCGTCTTCGGCTACAGAAGCCCGGATGATAAAGCCGTTACGTACTTCAATGCGCAGTTTGGTAAACTCTGGTTTACCGGTATCGCGGCAGACATACACCAAAGGCCCGCCCATAACACCCAGAACGGTTTCCAACATCCGGGTATCAACTGCGTCTGCTACATCCTTACCGATTTCCTTATAACGCCAGACACCGGCATAACGAAAGAACTTAACTGCCTTGTTTTTCATTTGAAGATCCCAGCAATTGCTTTGAGTTCAGTTTTGAGGCTGTACATCATGTAGCCGCAGGTTCCCTTGATCTTCTCCCAGACGGTGTAATCAAGCACCTCATGGCTGCGAGCAAAGCGCTTGTCGTCATAAGCGATCGTGAAACCGGACGCGTCTTTATGACCGCCACCACCAAAGTACTCGGCGATAAGCGATACATCGAAGTCAGTGTCTTTCTGACAACGAATGGAATACTTACGCCCGCCAGGCAGATCCATGTAGATCAGCGCGAACGGGGCGTTTGCAGAAAGGAGGTGACCCAGGTCAGACGCAAAGAAGATGTTAGCGTTGACCACAGGTACTTCATAGCCCATGCATTTCATCGTGCGGGTGTTCAGGGCTACTCGCGAACAATCCTGCTGATGTTTACGCAACAGTATTTTGCCTTCATGAATAAGGTCCAATGGATCAGTATTCATCAACGCATCGAACTGCTCGACGTTGAAAGGATACGAGAACGCCGCGGTTACCCAGTTATTGGTCTCTGGGTATTTGAACTTCCACAGGTCACGATCTTCAACGTACAACAAACCTTGTGGCGGAGGAGTATGGTTGAAATACTTCCAGGCCAGCATTGCCCCCGAATGGCTCTCGTCTACCACAAAGAGTCCTTCGAGGTTTTTCTTCGCCGACGTGTGGTGATCCAGTACCACCACATCATGGGCACGACGCAGCATGTCTTCCATGAGAGGGCGAGGATAACTGAAATCCACTACGTAAACCACCTTGCCATCTACGTCGGGCATCTTGTCTTTGTAGTTCGCGGCAACGAGTTCGATCTCAATGCCCATGTTCTTGAAGTGACGCCAAACGACCCAAGCCGCTCCGATGCCATCCAGGCAGTCTTTGTGGTAGATACACAAGACCGGCTTAAATTCCATATCAGTTCCCATTACCCCTAGCCCCCAATGATAGTTAATCGTTGTTTTCTTCTTCGTGAAGCGACGCCATGTATTCCTGGTGACTGGCTTCGGCTCTGTGGTTGAGGTCAGTCATTTCCACGTTGTCCTGGTGCTCTTTAGATCGCTCGCAAACAGCACAAACCATAACAGGGTAATCACTCAGCTCTGGAAGTTGGTAGGGGATAAACTCCGTCCCCGCGTTATCTTCCATTACGAATTTACAAATGTAGCACTGTTCGCTCATTTGATCACCCCATGAAACCTTCATCAGTTTCAGTTGGATTATTAGCGGCAGCTACAGCCAGTTTATCCGCCAGTTCGTTATCTGGTACACCAGTGTGCCCACGTACCCAGAAGAACTTAACCTTGTTAGCTTTCAGCAAAGGCTGAATGCGTTGCCAGAGGTCTTTGTTCTTAATAGGCTGTTGGGTCTTCCAGGCGATCCAATTGCTACGCGCCCAACCACTCAGCCACTTAGTAGCCGAATTGATCACGTACATCGAATCGGTCGTAACTTCAAAGACTGTACCTGGCTTGGCGAACTCCTCCAATGCAACAATAACCGCTAGCAACTCCATACGGTTGTTAGTTGTGCGGTAGTAACCCTTCGAGAGTGTGACAACCTCGTCTCCGCATCTCGCTACAATCCCATAACCTCCAGGACCTGGGTTACCCAGCGCACTGCCATCCGTATGCACCTTGTAGGTAATAGGGGGTTGTTTTTTACTCATGGTAATCTCTTAAACCTGCCCTACTGTTAATAGGGCAGGCTACTAGCTAAGGGTTAGAAAGGACGAGGTCTAAAGTCATCATCGTAATCCTCGCGATGAATCTCGCCGGTGACCACACGAGCGGTACGCACGGTGCTGTCGAGCATTTTGACCACACGCAGACGCGAACGCAGCGACTGCACTACATAATGGATCAAGTTGGACACCACTGGGTCCTTCATGTCCGGATCGAGCGGGTTGTGATACGAAGAGCCACGCAACACTGCGCGTACGGCGGCATCGGTTTCTTCCAGCGTTGCATCCACATCCAGTTCGACTGGTTTGTGGTAGCCGGTGCCGAGAACGACCTTCTTCACACTTTCACGACGCATGAAGAGATGGTCGAACGGCAGATCGACCTTCAGCGTACTGAACTTGTTTGGAATGTACACCGGACGCTCGCCCAGCGATTCGTCGGTCATGCGCGTATTAACGATCAGTACCGAACCCGTCGACGGAATGTAGGTCCGTTCCAGATTAGCGAACTTCAGATCCGCCACATTGCCCTTGATGGTCGAATCCTTGATGGTGCAGGTATCGGCGCGGAATGTTTCGGTGGTCTTGATGTTGCTGTTATCGATGGCGCAGTCACGCAGATACAGCGAGTCAACCAGCACCGAATTGTAGACGGTAGACCGGCTGATATGCGACCACTTCAGCTTCTGACGGTGCCCGCTGTCGCGATCCAGCCACGGTGCCTTATGGTCGGTATAACGAGGACGAGAGCTGACCGTAGACTGGCTGAATACACAGCCACGTGTCGACTGATTCTCGAGCATTACGTCGCCGAGGAAGGTGTCGTGGGTACTGTCGGAGTTGATCAGCACCACCTGGTTAGACCCCTGAGACGGACGAACATTAGCACCAAAGCCAGCGCGGCCAATATCGAAGCTCTGGATATCAACCGACGATTTGTCATCGAGCAGGAACTGCACAACAAACCCGTCAATTTCGACGAGGAAGTGCGAGAACGTACGCGGTGTGGCGGGGGTCGTCAGCGTCGGTGTGGTGTGGAGCCAGAAGGTCTGTCCGCTATTCGTCTGGATGCGGTAGGATTCGGGGATATCGGTCTGGGACGGTTCAATCAGAACGCCCTTGACCATTACCCACGGAGTCTTCAGAGCGGCCAGCTCTTCTTTGGTGTGATACTTGGGCGTGAACGAGCCGCCGAACTTATCGAGGTTCCATTCATTGGCAACGGCCGGCAGTTCGGACTTGATCTTGTCGACAGCCTGTTCGACGGTCATCACCTGCTTGAGGGGTTTGCCGGACACGCTGGAGTTAACGATCTTCACAGATTTAGGCTGATCGCCAGGAACCGCTTTACCTTTGTCGGCAGCTTTTTCAGCCGGCTTAGGCGTTTTGTCCATTTGCTTGGGTGCTGGTACTGCTTTGAGATCAGGTGCATTTGCTTTCTTTTCGGTTGCGGTGGTCATGAGTTGCGTCCCTTATTTGCGGTTATTGATCTGGTCGACCAAATCTTCAATACTGGAAACCCTGGCAATAGTTACCATAGGGATACCCAGCGCGGTTGCTTTTAACTGTTTCTTCTCTCCTGGTTTCTCCCCCACTAGGAGCAACTGGCAGTCTTTGGTGAGGTTATCCACCAACTCGATACCCACCAGTTCCAGGGAGTCCTTCAAGCCTTCACGAGCAAGGCCCACTTCGCCGGTGATACAAATCTTTTGTTCGGTTGCTTCCTCCTTGTAAAACGGATAAACCCTTTTGAATAACCGGTTTGCGTTATTCAAAATAGCGTCCGTCTCCATAGCTCTGGCAATTGGATCAGCGAGCTTGTTACCAAACCCTTTGATCTTTTTCAGGTTATCCTTATTGCTCAGCCAGTGGATGATTTCTTCCGGGAAAGGACGAACACCGGCCTGGTTCATGGCCGTAGCAAGTTTCTTGGCGCGGATGACTTCAATACCCGGCAAACCCATCGCGAAGATAGCCTTGTGCATGGGTATGTGGTCGACCTTGCGAATGTTGTCCCAGATAGACGCATGGATATACGTCGGCTCCAAGAACAGGATATCCGCTGGATACTCGATGTCTTCTCGCTCGATCAGCTCAGACAACAAGACTGGACCTAGGCCGTCAATATCGAGACAACCCCGGCTGACAAACGACAGGCAACGGTTCAGCAACTGACTCGGACATTCCGCTACGTTATCACAGTAAAGGAATGCGCTAGCATCACTGGTCTTGAGTCGCAGAGTGGTTCCACAACTCGGACAGGTATCCGGTGCTTTAACACGCTCTCCTGCTCCAGGATCAACGACACGATGCACCCGGGGGATAACATCGTTATTGCGACGAACGGCCAGGGTCGAGTCCTCACGCAGTCCTAAGGCCATGAACTGGTGATAGTTATCAATGCTTGCTCGACTACAGGTCACTCCACCTACCTTAACCGGATGATAGATGATCGTTGGGTTAACGCGCCCTGTCTTACCTGTCTTCCAGATAGTGGTGTCGTAAGCCGCTTCGACTTCTTCATCCGGATACTTGTAAGCGATACCCCAGTTAGGGTACTTGTTGGTCTCCCCCAAGCGGTCTTGTTCGGCAAAGCTGTTGACCTTACCAACCACCCCGTCTGTTGGCAGATATAGATCGCGTTCACCGCTCTTCAGATCTTCCAGGGACAACACAGGAGCCACATCGAAACCAGCCTCACGCCAAACAGTGCGTAAGTCCATGTAGAGCTCACAATCAAACCGCTCGCTGGAACCATAAGCAAAGAACTTCAACTTACCAATGGTTTCAGGATTCTGGTTACCGCGACTGGTGCGCACCCATCCACTTGCCGCATTACGCGGAGTGACCATCGGCTTCTCTACAGCCTCGTTATAGGCGAGGAAGTCAGCAAATGGCAATACCGCTTCACCCCGAATAGAAAACGTCTCAGGGAAGTGCATAGGAAGCGTCAGAGGCACATTGCTAAACAGGTTGGCCGAGTGAGTGACATCCTCACCGAACAACCCATCTCGACGTGTACACATCCGAAACAGCTTACGGTTCTCATACAGCAGATCCAACGCTAAACCATCCAGCTTCAGTTCGTAGATAACGATTGTGCCGGGCGGGAGTTTGTCGCGCCATTTATCCAGGGCCTCAATGCTCAATGCCTTTTTCAGACTGAGCATTGGCTCTTTGAACTCGACCAGCTCTAGGGCCGTAATGGGGTTGGCCATGGTAACTGGGGCTTCGTCCCCCACCAAGTGACGAGCAATGTCCGGATAGAGCTCTGTCAGTTCTTCGAACCGCAATACCTTCTTGTCGAACTCAGCGTTTGGGATGGGTTCCTTGTTCTGCATATGGAACTCAGTGTTGAGACGAGCAATCTCGTCATGGAGCGCTTTCATCTCCTCATAGGCATTCATAGTTCATTCCTCTTGTCCAGCAGTTCTTGAGCCTGGTGAATAACGCGACCATTGTTGCAGAAGCCGCAACTCTCCCGCTGGCATTCATTACAGATGACTCTGTCGTTCTTAACGCTGAGATCCTCTTGCTCCAGCAATATGCTGAGCCGGATCTGAGTGATCTCTTTCTCATTTGGGTGGTCATCCCAACCCAGTAACCGATCCACCCATTTCCACGGACCGGTCATCATTTCAAGCAAAAACAAAAAACAGAAGATACCCAATAGTGTTGGAATAATAGCGGTCATTGCTGTTACCTAAAAACCAAAACGCGCTATAAAGGATTAGGCACTGGGGAGTTACCCACCAATGCCTAATCAGTCAGGATGCAACCTTGTTACGCGTAGCCATGATGTCGTTCAGGATCTGGATATCGCGGAAGTCTTTCAACTTCTGTTTCGGTGGCCGAGCTGGATCGATGTAACTGGTGCGCTTCTGTAGCAGCAGCGCCAGTTCACCGAATACTTCTACGCCGTTTTCCAGGGTACGACTTTCGAAGTAGCGATTGCGGAGACGGACGTAGATGGGAGTGTCCGGGATTTGTACCACCACATCGCGCAGCGGGTGTATCAGTACTTTTTGATCTTCGGCCAGACGATCAAAGTACGGCGAATCGACCCACACGTTAATAGCACGCGCTTCATTACGGATCTTCATCAGAACCATTGCCGCACTACCGCCAACGCAGATGCTGTCGAGGGGGATTTTGTATTGGTCGGTCAGGACGGCCAGTTGTTGCACGATGCGGTCATTGGCAGCCTGCCATACGTCTACTTCAAGTTTAAACATGATGCTTTCCTAAACAGCTTTAGCGGTGAATTTATTGCCCATACGTGCGATGCCTTCAAGCAACGACACTTCGACTTGATCGCGTACCAACTTACCGACATCACGACCTGGTGTTTTAATCAGTTCACGTCGTTGATTAATCAACTCACGGGGACTGTACGTCCATACGCCTTCGATGCAGACTTTCCCACGGTCTTCATCCAATACGTGCAGATCGATATGCTCAGCGTAAACAACCCGCGCATTGAAACCTTCTTCTTCGATGACGGTTTTGGTGGTTGCTGCCCATTTGAATACACCTGGCAGCACGTCAACGTCGAGGTCGTTGGTTTCATCGCGGATGCCCATCATTACAGCAGCGGCTCCAGCGCTCAGTACTACGTTGTGTGCGTTCTCTCCCAGCTCACGAACCAACGCTCTGTACTGCACAATCACGTCGTCCTTTTTCATGACCTATACCCGATTGGAAGTTAATTAAGTTGGAACTTAAGTTCCGCAGATTGGCAAACAACTGCGTGATATCCAGTGGATTCACGTTCTTTCTTATAAAGCCAGAGAATGGCGATTTCAAAACAAAGTCTTCAAAAGCATGGCGGAGAAACTCACGCCCATATAGAGCATTTTCGCTCCAGCGTTTAGGACGCGCCATAAACGTCTGTTGAGATACGGAGGATACGGGCCTCCGATCTAGAATTATCAGCGGTCCGTCGCTGGAGAACCGTTTCCCGATCAAGAAATACAGCCTGTTATTATCCTTAACAAGACCCAGCTCGACCTGAACCTTTTGTCCAGCCAACGCGAAGTGCGCCATCACTGGTTCAAAAGGTTCGGTGAACTGATCAGGATCTTTGCTAAAGAACCTTAGTACATTCATATTGCTCTCAATGCAGGGTAGCTTGTGCATTCGCCAGGTAACGGGCGATGTTTTCAACGGTGGCCATGTCCTGAGCGGAGGCCATCAGGTTCAGCATGTGGTAGGACACCACAGTAGTGCCAGTAGCGTCGAAGGTCAGAACAGCCTGGTTCATGCCATCGAAGTTGATGATAGCGGTTTTGCCGCTGATGTCGTAGTTGTAGGTCACCACCGCAACCCCAAGACCGAGGTTGTTAGGCGAGTAAGACCCGTCGAGGTTTTGCATGATTGGGATCTGTGCGCTTTGCATGATCGTTATCTCTTCCAGAAGTATGTAAGCTGTCATAAACAGAGGCTTGCAGTACGAATACACCTAAAAGAGATAACAACAAGCGTTATCTCTACCACTTAGTAATATAGGTTTAAATTACTATTGAGTGCTGGTTGACCTCACCCGGGAGGGTAAGACCTTCGTACCGCAAGGCGATGATGTTAGGGTCACGGAAGACCCCGAGTTGATTGAAGTAATGGGACACCAAGAACAGTTGGCGGGCGTCGTTACTCTGTGTGTATTCCTCCACAAAGTTAAAGAACCTGCCGCGTTTGATTTCGTCCAGAAACGGACCCACTTCATCCATGATTAAGGGGAGTGGAAACCCGAGGTACCCCAGTAACACAAAGCGAAATGCCCAATCCAAAATGTCCTGTTCGCCGCCGCTGCAATCTGCCACGTCCGGTGTAGGGTTTTTCTCACCCTTGACCACAGGAAAGCGATATGTCAGATCACCGTTCTCTTTGCTGCACGGTTTGATATACAGCGGGGTATTCCAGATCTTGTTAACCACGGCATTCATGTTGCCACAGATGGCACTGATGAAATCACTCATCAACTTACCGATCAAACCCTTGTTAGGGCAGAGACCATCCATGAGCACTTCGACAATGGTTAACCGGCGTTTCAAGCGGTCGATGTCAGCTGAAATGGATTGAACCACCGCTGTCAGGGACTTGCTCTTGATGATCGAGGTCATGTAGTGTTCTTTGTCCGTGGTCAGTTCACTGATGCGCTGATCCACAGCTGCACGCAGATTTACCTTACCCTCGCACTCTAAACCTTGCAGGATCTCGAACCGCAATTGCTCTAACCGCCTTAAATCCTCCCCATAGGTTTGAATGCCCCGCAAGGTATTACTGAGGGCATCAATCTTGGCTCGGTAGAAGAGGATTTTGTTGTTAACATCCACGAGCTCTTTTTCTGTGGTACTGACGTAAATGGCAACGTCCAATACCTTATTACGGTCCAGGAGGGCTATCCGTGCGTCCAGAAGCTTTTCTTCTTCCGCCAGGGTGTTGCGGTAGCCTAGGAGTTCAGCTTTGCGGCTAACAAGCTCCAGAGCGTTCTGCAACCGAGGACTGGCATGACGGCCTACTTCAAACTGTTTGATCAGTTCTGGTAGAATCCTGACGTGGTTGTTCTCACGGATAAAGGTAAACAACTGGTTCATCGAAATAAACCATTCCGCGTCGTTATCCAATTTCTCTTTGAGTTCGTCCCGTTCCTTTTCCAACTTCTCAATCTTCTTGATCGAGTACTCAATGTTGGATTTCAGGTTCGCCAGTTTCTGAGGTGTCATCCCCAACTTGAACTCATGCGTGCAGTCTGGACACTCAACGGTTTCCGCCTGTTCATAATGCTCCAACTGGTGCTTCATGTTGGCGAGGTCGTTGGTAAAGCTCTTTAACTCAGTCCCGACTACTTCCATGCGTTTCTGATAATCCTTGTACTGGTTACCTGTAAGCTCCTGAGTGCTCGCAGGTGTCACGCGATCCAGGAAAGGCATCAGTGCAGGGATGATCTGCGCTAACCCGTCCAGCGGGTTCTCAGGGTCGTTAAAGACCGGGTATTGCTTGAGACTCTGCTCGATCACTTCCAGCTTGATCAAGGTCTCAGCGATATCACCCTTAACGTGCTTGGTCTGTGCTTTAAACGCATCCGGATCTTTGAGGAACTCTTCCAATCCTTCCAGCATACCAGCGTGTTCGCTGATCACACCTTGCAGCACGTTGGCTTTATCCCGATAGCCTTCCAGAATACGACGAGACGTGTCGATCGCGTCGATGTACTCTCGCTTGCTCTGCCATACACCACTCAGCTTATTCGCAAGCAACTGATCGGTCAGTTGGTCGAGTTCCAGTTTCTTACGAGCGGTCTCTGGATTAAGCTTAACAGACTCCAAACTACCGCGCAGCAACAAGGACTGCTTCAGTTCTTCTTCCACACCCTTAACACGGCGTTCGAGTTCTTCTACACCGCACTCGTTGATGTAGGAGAGCTTACGGTTCTCCTCGGTGTAACGCCCGATCTGATTCTTGATCGCCGCCTTCAGTTCGTTACGTGCAGACTTCAGTCGGTTATAAACACCCAGTGCATAATCCGTGTTGTTCGGATAGATCTGCATCAGGATATCTTTACGGCGACTTGCCGACATGGCAGATAGACGATCCGCAATACGGATACCGCTAATCACCTTGACCAGGCCGTTGTCTAAACCGAAGTGGTTTTCACACAGTTCTTTCTGCGAGCTGTAAGTACCGTTCTTGTTAAGTTCTTCCCCGTCATCTATCTTGAAACTGTGGCCGTTCCCGATGCCGGTGTACGAATCCATCGTGTAGACCTTGCTACCTACCTTCCACTGAACAAACTTGCGTCCGTTCTCGTAATTGCCGTTCTCAGGTGGCAGCGGATTCATTTCCTTAAGGATCGAACTTTTACCCACCCCGTTCAGGGAGATAAAGAGGTTGATCATATGTTCGGTGTCAAGTTCCACTTTATGAATATTGCTACTCAAGAGCGGAACATAGTTCTCTAGAATTAATTTAAGTAGCATAACGAATTCTTTTTTAAGAAAATTTGAAGGGTCTACAGAATAGGACGTCAAGTATGAACATAATGCACTGCATTGGTATTGGTGTGGTCGCAGCGACCAAAGATACCAATACCGATCAGATCTTCGTTTACCTCCCAAGTCTGTTTCCCAACGCTGATGGTCGTATCAGCGCTAACCCTCAGCAGAAAGAAAGAACGAGCCTCAACGCTCAAGGGGAGCAGGTTAAGAGTAACCTGATGCACAGTAACGTTCTTCCCGCCACTTGGAAGAACATGACCGACAGCAACCGTACCAGCTCTCCTGACGTACGGGAAGGCAGTAAGGTAGCTATCTACCAGGTACCCGGTCAGAACAAGCTGTACTGGACGCTGGACGGTGTTAACACCGAGACCATGCGACTGGAGACGGTGTTCTACAATTGGAGTGCATCGCCAGAGGTTAGCGAGAACACCCCTAACGACATCAACAACACCTACCAGATGAAGATCTCAACCCACGAAGGGTTGATGGCTTTGCGGACGTCCCAAGCCAATGGTGAGAAGGTAGCCTTTGACATCCAGATCAATGCGATGGATGGGGTGATGACCTTCGGGGGTAGCGAACAGGGGTATATCGTCTGGGATGAGTTGAATCACACCTTCACTTATTCCAATGCCGATGGTGCGGTCTTCAAGATTGACAAGAAGACCATGACGGTGTTCATGCCTCTGTTGCTCCAACTGTTTGCAACGGAAGGTATCAACATCAAGACCAAGCTGCTTCAGTTGCAAGCTGATCAGATTGACGCTGATGTAAAACTGACACGCTGGAAAGGCGATTGGGAACACACGGGTAATACAACCCAAACGGGCAACTACGATCAGGAAGGTGATTTCACTCAACAGGGTGATTACGATCAAACGGGTGATACTAACCGTACTGGTAACTCCACCAGCACGGGTCTTGTCAAAGGTCTCACCGATGTTCAGACCGCAACTGTCAGCCTGAACCTCCACACACATATTGGTGTGGAAAGTGGCGACGGTACTTCTGGCGCACCAGTTGGTGGGGGTTAACAACCTTACTACCCCTACAGCCTTGCGGGGCTGTAGGGGTAGGGGTTATTTACGTCTTCACGTCGCGTCGAGTAAAGAACTGGTTGACACCCTGTCCGCCGTTATCGGCAAAGTAAGGAATCGCGGAACCATGTCGTGTCGCGCTGATGGATTTACTGTCCATCACGATGTAGTTCTTTTGCAGCACCAGGATACCGTTGGTTGCAATACCAAACATCACCTCGTTGTTAGCTGGCTGACGAACCACCGTGGAAGCGATCGCAATCAGCGTAGTGCCGAGGCGTTGCAGGTAGCAGTAGTAAGTACCAGTGGTCCCTACCTTAACCGCATAGTCGCGATCCAAGATCGTGGTACGGCCGTTCAACACCACACGAGCACCAGCTGGTAAACGCACCCAACCGGTTTCGTTAACGTTGAAAGGATCGACCTTTCCTGGACCGCCGCCTACTTCAGTCATCAATGTAGCAAAACGACTGTTGCCCGGCAGATGCTGGTAAACACCTTTACCCGCCAAGAGCAGTGGGGGATAGATCTCATCAACCGTGTCGAAAGCATCCGTACGCTGATACAGACGCGCCTTGTTGACAGTCCCATTAACAAACGATGGGGTCGACGTGGTAAAGCCATTGACGGTGAAGCTCAGATCGCCGTAGACATTACCGAAAGCACGTGTCACCACTACCTGGAAGGTGTTGGTGTTAACCTGCACAGCCAGGAGGTCCGAGTAGGTTAGCCAGACGTCGTCACCCGAAGCGGAAGAACGGTTACCCGTCATTGCCGGTTGATTGCCCGGGGTTACCTGATACAGCTTCAGACCGCCTGTAGCGGTAAAGTCCAGGGTAGCCGTAGAACCCGACACAGCCAGACCTACTACTGCCGCTTCCGCATAGCAGAGACCATCACTGATCACCAGTAGCGCACGACCAGGCGTCAGACCAAAGACCTGGATCTGTGGCGAACGCAATGCTGGGTCTTGCAGTGGGTTGGCAATGGCTGCACGTGGCATAACACTACCACTCGCTGCCTTGATCGCCATGACGCTACCAATGGCCAGAGCTACAGGCGCACCCACAGTCAGGATGTGGTTAGAGAACTGGAAAGAACTCCGACCGACAAAGTGGTTGTTCTCGTTAAACACCAGCGCAGAAGCAGCAACGCCGGCACCCGACTGATTCACATACACCGACATACTGGCTGGCATGTCTGCCATGTTTTCGTTGTCGTCAATCGAGTCTGGCAAACGGATCCCAAAGGTGCCATCCCCGCTCTGTGTACTGACAATGCTGTCAGATACCCAGCCAAACTCCTGCCAACCGAAACGACCTGTTTTAGCATTCGCTCCGTATACCAGGAAAGACGACTGACCGCCACCGTTGGTAAACGGCACGATACGCTCAGGCAGCAAACCAAAGGCTGCATGACGGCTAGGAGCATAGATCTCCGGCACTGCCAGCTTAGGGTCGACCGTAGGGCGGTTAGCCAGCAGGAAGTCCTTGATACCTTTGTAAGCAGTAGCGAAGCGTTTAACCCGCATGCCGTTCTTGGTGGAGCAAGCTTTAACCATCTCACCAGAAGCCAACATTGCGCCTGGGTATTGCACCAAGTTCAACAAGTCGTAACGGTTGCCGTCTTTAAACCAGTTGGACTGACCTACCGGCAGCAGGTCAGCGCCCAAGGTGTCCTTGGTACGAGTTCCCAATTGACGGAAGGTTGCGGTGCCGCCAGCGCCAAGACTGCCAGGAATCACAGACTCGATAAAGCTGAACACCAGGTTACGAGAAACCGCACCCAAGGTTACCTGCACCGACACGGCCACGTGCATGTAGATCTCAGCATTGACCACGTTCCAGAACAGAGTGGTGACCACACCATGACTGCCACCGGCCAGAGTCATCACTGCACCAGCGGGTAGATTCACGTACTTCGCCAAATCAATGGATTGACTGCCGTTGGCTGGGGCGTTGTAAGCGGCTGTATCCATGCGATCGAACAACGCCTGGTAGCTGGAGTTAACCAGGTCGACCAGTGTCGGGTCCGTGGTGGAGTTGGCCACGTAGAAGAACTTGTGGTTCAACGTCAGCACAGTACCTGCATACGAACTCGATACTGCTAAGCCTTTATAGACTGTAGCCGCAAAGAGGTTGAACAGCAGGTAGTTGAAATTACCCCCCGCCATGCCCAGCGAGTTCTTGTACTGGTAGATCTGCCTGTCAGCCAATGGCTTAAAGAAGACCGCAGAGCCATCAGCGGCGCTACACCCTACCGTGTTCCAGGAGGACGTCAGGAAGTTGGTACTGAGTCCCGTGATCTCACCCAGCTTAGAACCTTTGGAACCACCCAGCGGCATACTGGTAAAGATCGACTGATTCTGATACTGAGCAGGATCAGAGTACGGCGAGAAGATCAGTCGGTCTGTGTTCAACAACATACCTGCTTTCTTGCTGGCACCAAAGTAGCGAACCGGCTCCACCCGAGTAGGCGTAGGAATAGGGTATTGATCGGGATAAAAGAACGACGCAAACTGATACAGGTCGTTCAGCTGGTAGTCCGACAATACAAACGACGCGTTGTTAGCCACCAGGGAAGCTTTGGCACCCTCTGGGGTTACAAAGGCTTGTACTGGTGCCAGGTCGATCTGTTCTTGCTTGGTAGCCGTCCGGAAGTTATCCTTCTTGCTCAGGCCAATCGACTTCTTGGTCTCGCCGTGTTGTGCGCCACGGGAAGCCAAGTGTGCGTCGATTGGGATGGAGACCGTGTTAACGAACACATCGACACCATCTCCAATGGCTTCCAGCTTTTCTGCGTTGTTGCGGTTGAATTCTTCCGTGGCCACTCGAATGGCGTAAGTGAGCTGATTGAACTTCTTGATCACCTCACCAAACCGAGGTGCGGGGTTTTCGATGAATGGCGGTTCCCCACCCAAAATAATCATAGCCACTCTCCGTTGAAATAGGGGGACCGAAGTCCCCCCGGATGTGTTAAGGCAACAGCTCGCCCTGACGAAGGAATACAAACAAGCCTTCGTCTTGAGGGTAGCCCGTGGACATAGGGATGGTCCCACCTTCACGGGTATAGCTCAGCAGCAGATCGCCCACCATAAACGGTTGTTCGCGAGTGATGGTCAAGATCTGTTTATCGTTGGTAACGATGGTCGCTACCCGCAACATGGAGCCGCTCTTGCGAAGCGGTACTGCCGACAACAGATACTTAGGTGTTTCATCCTCGATTGTTGCGTACATGTAAAACGTTTTGTTCTGCGGAGCAGGGTCAATATCCCGAAGGTCGATCGTCCCACCCTGAATCGAGTAAGCCGTTCCGTTGATCATCATCCGAATGTTGTCTTGGATAAACAACAACCAACCAATCTCCGGATATACCGACGTAGGGACGATATAACCGACCCCAGACCTCGCATGAATCGCAGCACCACCACCCGTGAACTGATACGGGAACAGGGTTTGGGTAATTAACTTACCGTCAAAACCGTCCTGGTTAGTGATACTGACATCTGTCATCCCAACACCCGGCCACATCACGGCAACGTCACCCCGATCACGAGCAAGAGACCCGATTGCCATGTTCTCGATCTGGCTGTTGCCCAGGTTCAGGTCGAAAATAGCAATAGGAACTTGACGAGAAGTGGCCACCACGTGCTCATGTCCAGACACCATCGAGATCTTCAGGTTGTTACCATCCCGATAACCCGACAGTAATGGCTTAGCAACGTAGATAGTGTCTAGCTTCTGCCACTGCTCGTATCCTTGTAGTACTGCCCATGGACACGTAGAAACATCAGCCGGAGCAGACGCCCAGTTAAAGCTGGTGATGAGGTACACACCAGGGTGGTTAGCATTCGGGGCTTCCACAACAGGAACACCGATCAACAACCGAGACCGGAAACGAGCCGTGCCTTCTACAATCCAGTTGACCATGACTACCGAGTGATTCAACCCACGGAACATCCCGCCGTTCTCGGCACCCAAATGGTTAATCGTGAATGCCCATTTACTGGCATTCCCGGTCAACGCTCTGATCTGATCAATAACGTTCTGCCGGAAACCATAGAAACTGGTTGCCGAGTAGGTCGCTACCTTGTTGATCGTGTCCAGTGCTTTGGTGTACGTCCGTGGGAATGAAACCAGCACGTTACCACTCGCTGGCGCTCGCAGTTCTGGGCATTGCGGCAGATGCTGACTTGCCGGATACAGACTTGAGTAGGCGCAGAAGCTTGCCGACCCACTGCCCTGATCCACACCAGCTGCGGCCAATTCAGCACCACTACCAGTAATCCCCAACATGCCGTCAACACGCGTCAGGTTGGTTGAGTAAATCTCGGTGGTAAGGGGACGTGAGTAGATGTTTGCACCTAAGGTCAAGTTGTTGACGCCGTCTCTGACTGCGTAGCCACCACTTACCTTGCGGAAGAACACCTTACGGATCAGATCTGGTGTTGACATATCCGCCGCGCAGAATACTTCGCCATCAGCTTCAAACGTCATGGCCGTCGTGTAAACACCATTCTTGGTCGCTGGCTGCACCGAAGGGGTGTGGAGCACATTACGCTCAACCTGAGTGGTATCGCTGTCCAACAGTCGAGACATCCATTGTTCGGCGCTAGTAATACCCTTCATTTTGACGATGTTCAGTCGGCATGGGAACTCAGCCGCACCCTCAAATACACACGTCGACACCATTTCACCTGTTGCCAACATTACAGTTGATGGCTGTTGATAAGCAACCAACTGGTTGTAGAGGTGTCGATATTGACGGATGTATGCTTCGCCGTCACTCACTGAGAAGTTAAGCGAGATTGCTGGACTCTTACCCTGTCTGGACATTACTCCTGTGGCAGGATTGAAGAGATAGAACATCTCAGTAATTCCCGGTAGGATCTGAACAAACAACGGATCTACCGGACGGTCATAATAGACCATGTGGAAGTACTGAAGTGTGTGGAAGTAGTAGTTACCACCCCCACCGGTTTGCGGCCACGACAGGTTCAAGTCTCGACGCAGAATCGACAGCCAGGTAATAGGCTGTTGCATCGTGAAGCGACCGAATCTAACAATCTGCCCGTTACCGTCTTTGAAGACTTGTTGCGCTTGATAGTCCAGCACACCGTTGTATTGAGTACCGTCCCAGTCCTGGTAGGTCAGTGGAATAGCTTCCCATGCCACCCCCAATCCATTGACAACATCCGCTGTTCTCACACGGTAGAAGCGACTTTTAGGCACACCACCCTCTGCCACGTACGCCTGCACCAACACCAGGTAAGTACCCATGTGGTGAATGGTGGCTTGGTCGTTGTGGCCAAACACGGTAGCATTACCGTAGGGCGAACCGAAGTATGCGTTGACAGCACTCATGTCGCAACGGACGTAAGCGTGGCCACCCGGATCAAACGAACCGTTGGTTAAGCAGATAAACCAGTCGTTGGTTCCCGCTACACCCGTCATGATCACCTTGTTGCCACTACCCGCAATAATGCGGTCAACATCGATCCCCAATGCAGTGAGCGCTGGTGGACGATACTTGTAGTTACTGTAGGTGACCCGGATGCTGTCCTTGTTGTAATCCTCAACCACTGAAAAATACAAACCCTTAGTCCGGCCGTCGTTGTGGTTAGACAACACCATCATCAGGCCGCTTGGTTCCAGGCAGATACCCGAACATTCAGTTTGCTGACCCATCCCTTCAAACGAACCACTGATGTTTGGAGGCAGGAAAGATTCGCCACTATACGAGCTGATCGGGAAGATACCCGCCAGCATCGCCTTATCGGTGTCTGGGACGTAGCTCTTCGCCAGGGCTACCACGCCATGGGGTGTACTGAGAACGTCGCTCCTGACACCTGCCAGGTCCTCTGCAAGGGTGGCAGTGTGGTAGTTGTCATGGTTACCCATGTCAATGTCGAACGCGTCAGCCCCGTGCGGGTTGTTGTAGTTCTTGTCATGCGCTTGCAGCCTGATCAGTTGTTGATCACGTGCAGCATACAACTTGTTGTAGGCGTCTTCTACCGCAGCAGTCAACTTGTCATCGAAGTCAGGATCCCGAGTACTGCGGATGCCCTCCAGCTCAGCGAAGAAGTACGTGAAATCATACCAATCCATGATTTCAGTTTTGATGTTGTGCGTGTGGTACTCTGGTGGCAGGGTAGGTGGTACGTAGAACACCTTGCTCCAAGGGATCGGAGTTTTACCCTTGTGCATCTGGTCCAGCCAGTCTTGCAGATCGTTACGGGGTACGAACCAGGCCCCGATACTCTGGTAGTCAACGGTGATGAAGTCGTTGCCGGCCAGGATAGCGTCAGAGACACGGATAAAGGAACAAATAGAACGACCGGTGATCTCGCAGAAAGGAACGAACTCACCTTCTACGTAGTAGTCACGATCACGGGTGAGAATACCACCCGCTTGGTTACGAACCACGAGCAAGCCAGGTTCGTTAAAGAAAGGGGACCCGTTAGGAATGGTCCAGTTCAAGGTTTTATCCTTGAGTGGGATCTTCTCACCGGGAATGGTGTTGACAGGATTTTCACCACGGATGTCGAACACTAAGAGCGGAATGGAATCCATCACTTTAACCTTATTCAAAAGAGAGGACGCCAGGGAGGAATACTCCCCGGCTATCCGGACCTAAGTTTTAAGGAAGGATTTCACTCTGGTAGAACCAAGGGATTTGTCCTTCCTCGACGACCAAACCAGACGACGCTGGAATGGAGTTACCGCGTTTCAGCTCACTGATGCGATGGCCGTTCATGGCAATCACGTTGTACCGGTCAATGGTGAGAATCTGACTGGCGTTCGTGGTGACCTTGCCGACCCACAGTTGGTACTGACTTTCCAACCGCTTCAGAGTAGTGACCTCATACTGCGCCACACCGTCCCTGAGGAACGCATAAATGTAAAACGTTTTGTTCTGCGGAGCAGAATCGATGTCACGCAAGTCAATGGAGCCGGCCGGGATTACAAATGGCCGACCATTGAAGATCACGTTGATAGCGGTTTTGAAGAAGATGATCCAACCTGTTTGTGGATAAACCGAACCCACCACCGCGTTGTTAACCGGACCTGCCTGAATCAGCGCGGCCCCACCTGTGGATTCAGCCCAGCCAAAGGAACGACTGATGCCGTTATCCGGAGTAATGCAGACCGACGGTGTGGAGGTGCTCGTTTCCTGTCTGGTGTTACTACTCCAACGCCGAGTGTTTCGATCGTTGTAGGTAAAAATCCAGTCAAGAACAAACTGATCGCCCGCCGTAAACGACATTATCCCGGAACCCATGTAGACCTGCAACGCATTGCCGTTCAGATAATACCGGCAACGCATTGGGCAGTGCATCGACGATGCTGTCTCATAGTCGTAGGTGGAACCATAGATACGCTGACTTTCATAAACCGCCTGACCGGGACCAATGCCATGAACGATATCGAGCACGGTAAATCCGGTAACCTGCCAACGCCCGTTAACAGCAGCATAGGTAGGCTGGATGGTCATGAACGTCGAGTACAGTGTGTTGATATCAGCGCCGCCCGTAGGTGCGTACTGAACCGACACACAGACCGGCAGCCAACCGGCTCGAGCCGACATCGAGGAATAGGTCGGATCACAGATCGAAATGAACTTGAACCGTGTAGCCATCCCGGTGAATTGGATCTGACCCAGCAGTGCATTGACGATGTTCTCTTGGTAGAGGATCTCGAGAGTAGGAACAATGGTTACCGTCCCATCTGCTTCAATGCGGTTGTTGTGGTTGGCAACCAAGAGAACGTCATTTGGGTTAGCCGTGTTAGCAGGCCAAGCGGTTCCCACTCGCGTTCTGTCTAAGTGCTTGGTCTGAGAGTTCATGCAGAACGCACCATCCCCCACATCCACCCCATACTGCGTCAGATAAGGTGTAGCGAACACTACCGTCGCCATCCCCATGCCTGGCAGTGCGTTCACCGGCCGGATATCACCGGTCAGAGGACGAGAAACTACCTGCCCCACAATGAGGTTGGTAACCTCCGGTCGCACTGCAAAACGACCCGCGATGGTTTTGAAGAACAGCTTCGAATAGATCTGCTGGTTGCGACCACCGGCAACGTAGAACTCACCCGTTGGAACATAGGCTTGAGCCCGTGGGTTTGTCGACGATGCCAACGGGCTGGTAAGAACCTCGTTCCAGGATTTCTGAGTGAAATCTTTAGCCACCCCCCACAGTCTAGAGATTGTGGTGTGTCGGTTGTGAGAACCCGGTGGAACACCTACCAACCCTAACCGCGGGAACCCTGCATAACCTGGAGAACCTGAGGCCGCATAGCGACCATCCGCGAGCACGTTACCACCTTGCCCGGCGTACAGGAATACCGAGTTGTACATGAACTGGTTTTGCTCGTAACCTACTGCCGGAGAAGGTTTAGAGAAGTCAACCGGGAAAATGGCTGTCTTGGACGTCAGACTCATCACGCCCGTATTAGGGTCGAAGTTATAATTCAACTCCGGCACATAACTGAACTGGGTGTTGAGCGTTGCCCCGGTTAGCGCGGCGTAGAACGCCGACACGAACTTCATTGCAAACTGACCTGGTACCGATGGGTTCTCCGCCACCAGAGTAATGGCCGAACGATAGAAACCGATCATGCCGTTAGATCCCTGAACAAACGGGAAGAGGCATTTAGCCACGTTACCGTTACCGTCCAGAATCTTGTCGCACCAGCGGAAGTATGGTGAGTTGTTCCACTGTACGCCTTCAGCATCCTGGAATGTCACGTTCTGACGAGTCGCAGTTACTGGGGTCTGTGCCTTAACGCTGGCCAAAGGAACGCGGTAGAAGAACTTGAACCGCATGTCAAAGGTGAGGTTAGGACTCGCAACGGGTGTTCCCGTAGACGCACTGTGGAAGACGTAGATCCACTGCCCGATTAATGCGATGCTAATAAACGGGAAGAGCTGGCTAACCTTCAACGAACCTGGGTTGCTGGAAATGGCGTTAACCAGCGGTCTCAGGTCAATCGGAGAGTACACGTGTTTCGCCGGATCCAAGGAGCCGTTGGTTACCCCGATGTAGTACAGTTCTTTAACGTTGTCGCCCACCAGGATAACGTCTTCACCACTACCCTGTGCAATCAAGTTCACGCTAGCACCGTCGATGTTGATACGGGCATGGTTGTACTTGTAGCCGGTGTACAGCAGTTGGCCATTGGGACCATCGGAATCTGTCAGGACCGAGTAGTACAAGCCTGTGGTGCGTCCGTCGAAACGGTTCCACAGAAAAGCCATCGAGCCGTCCGACTCCAGCGTGATCCCAGCCGTTTCACTGAACCCACCGAAGCCTTCAAACGAGCCGTCGATGTTGGCGGGAATGAAGTTGGTGTTACCAAAACGAGAGATAGGCAACAGACCGGTCTTCAGGTATTGCGAGCTATCGAAACCAAAGGTCTCGATAATGGTTTCCAACCCTTGAGGGGTCAGGTGCATATCGCTGCGCGCCTGCAACACGTTACCGCTGGTGGCGGTTTCGTAGTTGTCAACCTTTTCCAGTCCAACTTGCAAAGCCGTCAAACCGTGTTCGTTGTTGGTCCGCATGTGACGGGTCAAGAACTCGGTCAGCATATCACTGTAGACGGTGATGTAGTGAGTCAGCAGGTCGTAGAAGTGGTCGATACGGATCTGCGTTGGTTCGCGACCGTTCGCTGCTTTCATGGCCAGGTAAAGGTCCATGACTTCCAGCGTATCCTGCCAGCACACAACCGTACGGATCAGGCTATGGCTGTGCAGGTGCGGTGGGAACACCACAGGTTTGTTCTTGAGGTTCTCCCAGAACACTGGACGATCGTCATTAACAGCCGAGAAAATCATTTGCAGCAGGCGGTTGTCAATTAACGAGTATTCCCCAACGACGTGATAATCAAGCAGCACGTCGGTGAGGTCCGGATCCAGCAGCTCAATGAAGCAGGCTACGGATTGACCGGCCAGATCAGTCAGGCGCGGCATGATGCTGAAGATCTGGTAATGCACGCCCATGTCCAGAGGTTGGCCATTGGGTGCTTTAACTGCCAACGAGTCGACAAAGAACGGTGCGTGGTCAGGAACAATGATCCGAGACCAAATACCTGCTGGTGTGGACTTGGGCTCATCCAGGATTTTGTTTTCCGGATTAAGCCCTTCAAGGTCCTCTTGATATTCACGGACAATAGGGAATTGCATATCCAGTTCCTTAGTTAAGGTTCAGGGTACCGTTCGCCAGTTGGCGGAATGCCTCTTTCAGGACATCGACGGTAACGATAAGGTTGGCACTGTTGCCGTTGAGATCTGTCTTCTCAGCAGCGGCCATGTTCGGGGTCAACGGAAGCCCGATGTCGGATTTCTGGGCCAAGTGAGCTTCGATCAGCGGCAGCTCGATATGTTCTTCCAACAGCGACTTCAGGGTGACACTTTGGCTGTTGTCAGTGACCGCCAGGATGAGACTCTTTATCTGAGTCATCATCTCGTAGTAGTCATAAGTCTGATCGACAGGGTGGTCATGTGGATCAGGCGGGAAGTCCACCGGAATAGTAACCGGATCGAGGTCCGCCCAGTCCGCCACACGAGGCGAGTTAACGATGTTGGCCACCAGCTCTGCAAACGCCACTTCGTTCAGTGTAAACGGTCCGCCGATGGTGTCGTACTTCGGTAGCAGCACATCACCAGCCTGCGGACGCAGCATGATAATGGAGCCGAAGACGTTACGGTTATAGCCCGGTACTGCCGCACCGTTCTGTTGAACGTACCCGCCGATGAACTTGTCGAAGGAGTGGGCGAAGCAGTAGTCGTAACCCAGGATCAGTGGTGTATTGCTGCCCTGACGAAACAGTTGGAAGTTACGGCTGAAGAAAGGAGCTGCACGTGGTACAAATTCCGCCCGTCCAGCAGCAAAGTCACCGGTCTTGATGACTTCGTCGGTGATGCGGTTGTTGATGTTTTGCTGGAAGGGGTTCCAATCATAAACAATGTTGGCCATTTCAAAGCTCCTAGGCGCAATAAAAAAGGGCATCTTATGACCTGCCCCACATAGTGATACCGGCCTCTACAGTAGCCTGTAGGGGCTAGTTTTTTCATAGAATCGCAAGGAGTCTAGCCCAATGTATACGTATAAAAGGGCGGTCGGTATCAGCCGGTCGGTCCCAAGAGGAGAAGAGCTTTTAGATATCAGTGCGGTTCAAACAAAGGACCTTTTCACCCAGTTTGATAAACTGATCATCGTGATTCATGATGAGTTGGCTTTTCAGGATGTAGCTCTGGATGCTTCTTACTATCAGAATCAACTCACTTCCTTCACTGGAGTGATTCAGGATTGGTTGACTGCTAACGCCAGCGTCCCACTGATTACTTCCAACGATCTTCCAGGTTCCGAGTACCGTTTCGCGACCTATCACGACATCCAGTACAAATGGTTTTCTCTGCTGCCAGGTGATGCCAACCGCGGTGACGACCATCAAGAACACCTGACCGTTCATAACGCCAAAGACATCCGGGTAACTAAAACCGATGGCTCTGCGGTGGATTACAAGAAGCTCGTTAACCGTACCCTGTGGACCGTTAACAACCACCTGGTGCGAGCAGTTGAAGGTAACGAGTGCGTCTACTTGCTGAACGCCGGTAAGCACTTCAACGTCAGCGACAACATTCACGTTGGCAACATCAACTTCAACACCGTGTCTGAACTGACCTGCTACCCGATCACCAAAGAGATGATCCAGTACGAAGGCCACGATACCTATCGCTTCCTGCACATTACCTCGCCGGTGTCCTTTAAAGGCAAGACAGTATGGGCATCGATTGGCGGTCGTCTGTACCTCAACGATATCTTGCAGGTACGCGGTGAGAACTCTGCGGCAATCAACACTGAAATGGTGGATTGGTTCTCGCGGATCTTTGATTCGAAAGACTTTATCGATCTGTCCTCAATTATCGATAAAGAACGTCAAGTTGTATCTGACGATTTCTTCAGTACTGAAGAGTTCTTCACCAAGCTTCTAACCGACCCTTCAAGCTTCTTGATTGTGTTGGACAACCCTCATCTCTACACAGAGGTTAAACCGCTGGTTGTTTACCAGTATCCCTTCACGTACCACACCGGAGAAACCCGACCGCTTCCGTTCCTTACAGGCGGTGGGCTTATCCCTAAGTACTTCACGCGCAAGATCATCAACAGGAGACTGCTTGACCTAGACATTGGTACTCAACGGAAATACGTCAACGAAACAACCGGGCCCTATAACGAAGGTCATCTCTTCCACGGGTATACAAACCGGTACAAACCGAGTGCTCTTCACACAGGGTATTTTCTTTACATACGTGGTCTGATTCAAGAGGACTAAACCACATGGGTGCGGAGATCAAAGACATGTTCTTCACGGATAAGCTGAGAAGTATTGTCAGCACGCTGTTTATGCTGATACTCATCGCGCTGGTTGGACTCACCTGGGCTTTCCCTCGCCAGACCTCCAGCAATCTCGATGAGAAGTCGCTGTCCACTCTCCAGGAAGTCAGCAAGCAGCTCAAGAACGCTGCTGACAATTTTGAACGCCAGGCAAACGAATCGGTCCAACTCAGGGAAACCTTAAGCCGAACGTATGACCTGCAAAAAGGTGATCGTGATGATGTTTACGATGAAATTATGCGGCGCTATGGGTTGGATCCCGCCAAAATGGAAGTCAAAGGGAAAGGTTACGCAGGTAATTCTCCTCCTTCTACTATCATTAATGTCGGGGTGCTCCCACCAGACGACAGTAAACGAAGCTCAGACGTACCTGCAAGCTCAGGCAATCCAGGTCGAGATCGACAGCTACCGCATGCAGCTGGAAAGAACTCGAGCGGATCTGACAGCGGTGATGCCCCAGCTCCAAAAGGTGGAACCGAATCCCCCCATTAGTCTTACCGCGCCTCTGACAGCCTTTCTTGACGACAACGATTGCCTCAAGGCAACCGACAAGAAATATTGTTACCAGTTAACTGTAACCCAGCTGATCTTGACGACACAAAAGCTGGACCAACAGAACCTGGAGAACTGGGCTGCCAAACAAACGATTGCACAGTTGGTATCGAATATCAACTTTATCATCTCCGGGTTGGAGAAAAAGAGTGACTCCCTGAAGCCCGATGGGGTAAAGGCAGCTATTCAGAAAGCGATTGTGCCATCAACTCCCCCTCCTATCCAGACGACCGTCCAGGATAAACAACCGCAGTAACGCAGCAACTAGGAAGTAATGGGTAATAATGGGATGTAATGCGTAATAGCCTAACCAGGAGCCTTTAGGGGCTCCTGGTTAGGTATATGTACGGTTGATCAGTATTGCGGTGGAGTCGGAGGACCTGGAGGTGGCGTCTCTGGTCGATCCGTCGAGCGTCTTTGTTGATTGGTATCATTCGGGTTAGCCACAAACCCCGACATGGCGTTCTTCAAACGATCTTGCACACCACGCACTTGCATGATGGTGGAAATGGTCTTGCTGGAGTTCATGAACGTCCACGCCACCACAATAGGACCGACGTTGGCGATGAACATGATGGTCTCGGAAGGCCACCCGTTTCCACCGGTTACGGATTTGTAGGTAGTGTAAGCGTTTACGATGGCGATGATGCACGTAGTTACAGCCGCCAGGATACCACCGGCATTACGCAACATCACCGACCACATACCAAAGACTTCTCGCTCAATACCAACAGGAGCGACCGTCTGTGTAATCTTCTTAACCGTAGCGGGCTCTACGGTCACTACAGCGGCTGGTTGTTCAGCAAAGGCTGGGGTTGGTTCAACTGGTTCTTCAGCAGGGCTTACAGGCGCTTCCAGGACGACTGGGATCTCTTCGACCACAGTCTTTACAACCGTTCCCGGAGCACGCAGCGGATCTACGACCTCCTCCCCTGGTTTTACAGGTTCTTGGGTGCTCATTTCCATACTCCATAATTCTTGGCGATCTGGATAGCACGGTAGAGGGTAACTGCACCAGCGTCAATGGTGTGCTCATCCGCTAAAGTGAGATCGATGCCATTCCAGTCCAGCAAAGGGAATTCCAACAACCCTTTGCGGACATCTTCCTTTTGAGTGCCTTTGAAGTTGGCACCCACAACGCCTTTCGCCAGATTGGGAAGCACCATACTCACATGAATGCCCCGCTCAATATAGCCACCGGTCAACAAGCCCACAAACTGAATCAGTTGTTTGAAGGTTAATGCCGACATCCCCAGGAAGTTATCTTCTACAATCCCAGTATCAGGTTCATAGATATCGATCAGGGTGTTGTTAGCGCGCGCCAATCCATAGCTGCGCGCCAAGACACTTGTACCCGCAGTGTCGTCGTATTGCACGGGAATATCGTAGATACACTTGTCGCCGTAAATCGTGTTCGCATACACCAGTTTAAAAGGGGCAGGCTCGGCGATATTGACATCTACGATAAACGCCCCCATGTTCGTAGTGGACGGGTCGTTTCCTTGGACCCGTACCGCATCGGGGGACTTTACGTCCTCAGGCATATGAATCCTTTTTGTTCGCCGTGCAGGATCTCGATGATTGCCACCATTGGAGATGGGTCCATCGGGAACTCTGCTGGCGCGTTTTCACTTGAACCTTTATAGACCAGTCGGAAACCCCCCACTGCTCGTTCACCCAGAGTGCCGGAAACCCAGCCACCGATGAATTGATAAGCATTGAGCAGGTTCTTCAGGTCAAAGGCTACGTTGTTGTCAGTGCCGGTGGTAGGGTAGGTGTTACCCGAACCTACCGCATCCAGAAACTCCAGCTCCACTGCTGAACTGAGGGCAATGACAGGTCCCATCAATTCAGCAGGCTCTACGCTGACCAAAGGGTTGTCCAGCTCCAGCGGACCATCCACTGTAACCGGCGTAACTTTGGAAGACTTGTTAACGAAGTTCGCAATGACTTCACGGGTCTTCGGATCGATCAAATCGATTTGTAGAACCATCTCGGCGTTCCAGAAGGTTTGCGACTTCTTGAACAGAGAAGGATCCAACGACGTCTGATAGAATCCGTTCGCCAGTGTAATTGCCTCGTCACTGGTCATGCTTGGGGTCAGGGGCACATGGGCCCCTTTAAGAATCTCAGGAAACTCCATGAAGCCTCCTTATGCCCCGGTGGTGGCGTTGGTGTGCAGCAGCATTGGTTCGCTGGCGCCGTGGTCGAAAGCGTACTGGATGCGCACGTTGTTCAGTGCAGCACGGGCATCACGCTCGGTGATGTAGTGAGCATAGACCGCGCTCAGTACTTCGTCGTAACGGATGGTTGCACCCTGGCCGATAGAACCGTCGGTCTTGGTGTCGATGCCGTAGGCCACGCCCACTTCGTTTGGAGCAGCCAGACTGGCGTCGCCGTATTTAACCCGGCAGGCATTTTCCATTTCGCGCAGGTCGGTTTGATCCAACGAGCAGTCCAGGATAGCCGAGTTGTTCATGTACTGGTTGCTGATCGGCACCGAACCGGTACTGGTGAAGTCCACAGGCTGTGGATTGAACAGATCGTCCTTCACCGGAATGTACGGCACAGGTGTTTCGTTGTTGTCATCATCGCGAGTGATCACAACCACTTGAGGGTTGTAACTGGCGAAGTTGATCACCTTGAGCCAGTAGAACGCGTAGGCAACGCCGTTGATGTCTTCAACAGTACGCATACGGTACTTGGCACGGTTAACGGTGTTGAAGTCGCTATCAACCGGACGGCAGGCGAAAGGAATCGGTACGAACAGGTTACCGTCTTTCGGCTGGTGCTGGTTGACCTTCAACAGGGTAGTACCCAGGCCGGTCTTGCCGATCGCATCAGCACCGCGGATACCGATACCGAAGTACTTCAGCGTGAAGTCGTTACCGTTCTTCAGGCCGATCGACTCTTCTGCCAGGATGCCGTGGAATTCGTTGAGGGTGGTCCACTGCGGCAGAGTGAAGTTCTGTTTGGTATTGGAGCACTTTGCAATCAGCCCACCCCAGGCTGTGTTGGTCACCGACTGAGTAGGAACCTCAGAACGGTTCTGGTCTTGAAGTTCGGTTGCAGAAAGAGCCATAATCAAAAATCCCTATAGTCGGGTTATGCGGAAACTGTTCTTAAAGCGCATAGAATCCGGGGCTAACGTCACCACGACTGCGCTTTTTTCCAGAGTTAAATAACGAATATCTTCGGGCAGAAGACGATGCCCGGTAAAACGGTAAACCCAATTCGCGATGAAAGCTTTGTTGGGGTTACTCTCCAATTGCAGACGGTAGTCGGCGGGAATGTCCATCGCACGGAAAGCAGTAAACCCACTCATGTCCGTGCGATGGTAAACATACACCTCACCTTGTTTGCCGTCATCGACATAGAACACCGGATCGCCGTTGGGCTGTACCTGCGTAAACGACAGGCTAACCGAATTGCGATCCTGAATCCTTTTGTCTTCACAGTAGCGCTGTTTTACCAGCGCCAAGACTTTTCTGTTCAAGGTGTGATCCTCAGAGATCGCCGTTAGGCTTCAAATCGCCGTAGTAGGTACGAGGAATAACTTTAGGCGGCACCACTGGATCTTCTTCAGGCGCCAAGGTGCCGTAGTAAGTGCCAGGGATGACGTACTCTTCAGGTTCCAACTCACCGTAGTAAGTAGGCGGAATCACCAGCGGATCCAGAGCGCCTTCTGGCAACACACGGAAATAGCTGTTGTCATACAGCTTAACCGCATAGGCCGCGAGGTTGTTGCTCAGGTTAACTGGCTTGAAGATGTCATGCGTGATGATATCAATATTCATCTCGCTGTCCGCCACCAACACCGGATCAGGGTTGCTGATGATAGGGATGTTTGCTTCCAACGCATGGATACTGTCCATGTTGGAATGCTGGGTAATCATGACATTGGTGAAATCGCCATAACTACCATTACCTACCCCTACCCAACGAGAGTCACCAATAAGGGTCTCGTTGATCAACTCAGTCTGGTCCGTACCGTCATTGATGTCTTTAACGATGTGAATCGTGTAGGACGACAACTCAGACATGATGTCAATCAGATCGCTCTGCTTAACCCGTGTCGACGGTGTAGCGTTGGTATCCCACCCGGTAATCCGTTTAAAGATGTCCCAGGAGAAGTTACGTGCCTCTTCAGCGGTGTAGTCGGTGAAATCCAACTCATAGCTTTTCAGCAGTGAGTCGTAATCGGTGAAGTTACTCAGGGTGACGATGCCCGAGTCGTACATCAGCTTACAGCTGTTCTTCACCCGCGCCCGTTTGTTCAGATCGTAGAACTGGCTGTAGAGCTTCTTGTGCTTCCACATGGTCCGGTAGACGTCAGTGGCGTACTGGATCAGATAATCCGGTGCCAAGAACGGTGCTACTGGGAACCAGAGCTTTTGGATATCAGCGGCAACATAAGGACGAATGAAATCGGGACCGCCGATATCAATGATCTCGTCAATAGTCGGAGGCTTGAGTTTCAGCACGTTCTGGTAGTAAGCCGGTTCGATTACCAGAGGGTTTTGGCCCTTGGCATATTCCACCAGGTACTTCCAGATGTAGAAGGCGTCACCCACGGGCAGACGGTACTGCTTACCGCTCTTGGGGTCTACCGTAATCACCTTGCCGTTGAAGATCTTGTTGCCTGCCAGGTAGATCCACTCGTTGTACACCACCTTCATCAATGTATCGATGTGTCGGTTGGTGTAGTCCATCATGGACGATTCAAGCGCCTTGGTAGGCAACTCGGAGTGGAGGCTGTACCGACCTTTAACCAGGGCGTCATCCAGGTAGAAATCAGTCTGGTCGTAGTTGTCCTTGGCCATGATCTGTTGCTTGGCGATCATAGCTTCGGTATCAATGAACGAGGCTGTACGTCCGTAGACCTCAGACAGGTTCATTTGCATACGACGGTACAGCGGTGTAGGGGTCAGGTCTTCGAGCTGTTTCTCAGTGCTCTCAACCATGTCAAACCGAGCCAAAGGAATATTGGCTTTGGTCAACAGGTTCTTCATCAGCTTGTCAAACGTGTACTGTTGTCCTGGGTTATTACGGATCCAGGCAATGTTACGAAACAGCCACATTGTTTGTTCGCGAGTCAAGCTGGCCTTGTACTGCGAGAAGTTACCAAAGGAGTCGATGTGACTCCACACGAAGAACTCGTGGGTATACCGCGTGTAGCAGTCTTCCAGACGAATGGCGTTGATGCACGCAATAAGGAACGCGTACTTCTCTTCGATCATCCAGGGCAGCCACAGGTCGTCAGTAGCGACGTAGTCATTCTTTAGCGTATGACTGGCGTTGCTATCGATAAACTGCTGCAATTTCGGGATGAGCTGTTCCTCGTTCCAGCTCACTAGATTCTTATTGTAGCGCAGAATCTTATAGTCTTTGGCCTCGATGGTTTCAGAGTACGGGATCGGTGCGAGTATGCCGTTAATCAGCGCAGACTGCCCAGGGTACACGTCAACCAAACGGTTGAACCAGTAACCACCCTTACTGTACTCTCGATTAGTTGCAATGTGCAACTTCAGATTATCTTTGTTGAAAATAATCCGCTCATCAGTATCGATGGAGTTGATCCACATTACTTCATCAGTGGGGTGGTAATCCCCATTGAGGTTCATGTAATAACGCCATGTCGTTTTGTCCGAAGACACGGAATACCCAGCGTTAGTTAACACCAGGTTATCTCGTTCGGCCAAGGCCTCGATTTTGATAACCATGGTTCGAACTAGGCTGAAAGTGTCCGTGTGATACTTATCCAGATCGACACTATTCATAGTTTAACTCGTGAGGTTTATATGGGTTTCGAAACGCGCGCTGCGACCCGTGGTAACACAACGGTCGACTACACCAAGATTCGTGAGAACATCAAAAACGTTCCCCCTGCCGTGGCGGCCACCTTACGCAACGCGGTACCTAAAAATGGGGTTGCTCCTGATCGTGAGGAGGCTGGCGGCACTAAGACCGTCAACGAATACAAGCTTAATCGACTGAGTAACATTATCAGTAACAATATCAACTCGGCCTATGACCTGCGGGCCATTACGCCGATGATTGATAAGGCCAACTTGATCTGGAACACGATCATCCTCTACCCTAACGGGAAACAGGACAAAATGTTGACCTACGACACCCAGAGCACCAAAATTAAAAACGCGGCTTTGCACACCAGTCTGCTGGCCATCTGGGACGATTATTACACCAATGACTATAAGATCGAGTCGCTTTTAAAGAAGATGCTCGACGATATCATGTGGAATACTGGGTCCTACGCGATCTTCAACTTGAGTCGTCCTGGCCTGGATTACCTCATCAACGGCTCTGAACTCGACCCTTCCAAACGGACGGGTAACGAGGAATTCAACCGAGCTAAAAGTGAGCTGGAACGCGAGTTTGTTCATACAGACAAAGGCAAGACTCTGGTCAAGAACAAGGGTCGTTTTGTTCGTAACCCGTATGCGGCTAAAACTCCAGGGGCTACTAACAGTTCTGTGAGCGGTCTGGAGGCGTTATTTACTGCCGGTTCTGACTTCGTTGAGAACGAATTCCCGATCTTCGACCCCGAGTTCGATACGGATAACCTGTTCAACATTACCATTACCGATAACCCGGCTGTGCTGTACCTCCAGAAGTTCCAGGAGTCACGGCGTGACCAGGACATCAAGTCGGTCATGGGTGCAGAGAGTTTTGATAACATCATCTCCTCTGCAATGAAGTCTCAAAAGCAGCGGGACGACGAAGCAGCTAAAGCTCAGGAAGAAGCGGACAAGAAAGGCGGTAAAGACAAGAAGGAACCTAAGTCCTCCAAGTCCAAGCCTGAGTTGGCGACCACCCAAAACCTCAACGAAGAGCAACTGAACTCGTTGAATGCTTCGGTGTTCCGTTCTCGCAATATTCGTTCACAGTCGTTGCAGTTCATCAAGTCGAACGATTCGTTGAGTGTTGCGCCTTACGGCCGTGGTCTGAGCTGGCACATTCCGTCTGAAGCGATCTTCCCGATCCACTTCAACGGCAGTAACGGCAAGATCGATGACTACATCATCCTGCTCGATCCAGAAACTGGTGCGTTCCTCAAGAACACTGACGACCCAGAGTTCTACCAGTCGCTGAAGAAGAATAAGGAAGGCATCACTAACAAGAACAAGATGGGTAGCGATAACTCGCTGATCTCCAGCTTGCGCAATGTGCAGTCGGGTAATCCTTGTGACTTCGACATGTCTGAGTTTGCCGACATGGCCGAGAAAAGCCTTGTTCGTCAGTTCATCTCTGCTGTTTATAGCGACAAAGGTAGCAGCATCAGCATTACCCTTGATGAGGAGGTCAACAAGATCTTCCTGTCGCGTATCTTCAAGAAGCAGGGCGTTCGTTGCCTGTACGTACCGGGTGAAGCCGTTTCTTACGGCGCCATCAAGTACAACCGTCTGGGGATTGGTCAGTCCTTGACCCAAGCGGCGAAGATGCACATTGCTCGTCTGGCGGCCTATGACCTGGCTGACGCACTGGCTAACCTGGAAGCAGCGCAACCTCATACCGAGATGGTTATTAACATCGAGAAGGAGGATGCTGACCCAGAACAAACCATTGCGGTTGCACGGGCTACCTTCTTTGACACCAACCCTAAGTTGCACTCTATCCTGTCGACGGCTCAACTGTCGGTTCCTCAGGTAGTGGATGCGCTGCGGGAAGCGTCTCTGTCGGTTAAGGTGAATGCGGGTGACAACGTTCACTTGCCTACACCGGATATTAGCACCCAGGGTAAACCGAAGGATAACTTCCAGCCTGTTGACCAGGCCAGTCGTGACGCGGTAATGAACTCCATCTCCAACTACTTCAACCTGCCCCGTGCATGGCTGGACGTGTCGGACGATCAGAACAACTTCAAGATTGAAGCGGTTACTGAATACGAGATGGTGTTTAACCAGGCCATCAGCTGGCAGGAAACCATTTGTGACTTCTTGATTGACTTCATGCGTAAGCATACCCGAGTCAACGGTCCTCTGATGCAAGACCTTGTTCAGTGTATTCTGGACAACAAGAACCTGTGGAAACCTGATAGCAAGGAACCTTTGGAAGGCAGCGATGAGGATAAAGTCAAGGTTATCTTGGCGGACTTCTTTACCTCGATCTACGTCTACCTACCAGTTCCTACCAGCACTGAATCGACCAACAAGCTGAAGGATAGCTTGGACGCGGTAACTGCGCTGGTGCAGGCTTGGGAAGAGGCTGCGGGTAATAACGGTGTACTGCCTCAGATCTTGAAGACGCTCAACATCAACTCCGAAGATTTCTCTGACACCGAGATCAAGGCTATGGTGAAGTCTGCTCTGACCACTGAAGCTTTCCGTCGGTTTAACTTGCCGATGCCGTTTGATGAGATTGTTAACGAGGGTAAAGGTGGCGGTATCGCATCGCTTGTGCAGAAAATGCTGCATCAGCGTATCAACACCGCGGCCTTCGCAGCAGAGCTCATTAACGGAGTGGTTGACTCCAACAAGAAGCTTAAGAAGCAGTACGAAGAAAAGCTGGCCAAGAAACTTGCGCCTGAAGAACCAGAAGGCCTGGAAGGGGGTGAAAATGGTGGGTTGCCTGCTGATGATAGCTCGCTTACTGGATCTCCTGATGATGATCTGGGCGCGGGTCCGGGTACCGGTGATCAAGACGTTGATAATCCTCTCGGGGATAACAGCGATACTGACGCTCCTGTTGTTGACGATGACACATCGCCTGTTGAAGATGATACTTCAAACGACGATGACACGCCTCCGGCAGATGACGAACCGGGTGGTAAGAACTACAACCCGTGGGATGGCAAAGATAAAAGCTAAGTAGCAAAAAAGAAATAACCGTAACTAACCCTCCTCTCCCGTAAAGGAGAGGAGGGTTAGCCTTATGGCTGCTTACTGTTGTTCAGCGGCTTGTTCTGGTGCAGGTTCTTCAGCCGTCTTTTCAACTGGCGCCTGAGCAGCAATGACGGAAGCACGGATGCGATCGGCCATGCCCACGAGTGCCAGCAGAACTTCTTCGCCATGACCGGCGCTCAGAACTTCTTCGAGTTGTTCGAGGCTGTTGATGCCGTCGTAACGGGCAACCAGGTCGGCGTCGGTTGGACCGGCAGCGGGTACTTCAACCCGTACTTCTTTCTCGACAGGTTCGATGGTGGCGGCAACAGCCGTCAGTACGCGAGACTTCAAATCACCCAGCGCGCTGGAGAGTTCATTACCGGCCGCCAGTGGCGCTGCTTCGATCAGCAGATCGGCGAAGTGCGCGGTCAGGGTGTCAAGGTCAGTGACCGTGGCAACGTTGTTCATGGCCGCTTCAGGGGTCATGCGGGCAGCTTCTGGCGCTGCTTCAGCGCCAGGCTTGTCGGCGACAGCGATCAGACGTTCTTTGGCCAGAGCAATCAGACCGTCGCCAGTAGGGCACGGATCGTTGGCGTAACGCTGAGAGCGTGGATGAACTTGCGTGAGACGGTGGTCGGACAACAGGTTGGCGACGTCACCATTGGTGAGATGCGGGTAGTTAGTAGACATCGATTATCTCTCTTTGGTTACAGGTGGGTTTCTACAAAGGATGTTAACGAGGGCAAAAAATAAAGAAGGTTTACCGTGCCGGTAACCCGGCACAGATGTATCAAATAACTTCCTTCAATTCACCTTTCTTCGCCAAGAAGCAGAAGATAGGTTTAAGACACTTTAACGCCCGCTCCTTATTGATTTCCATAAGAACTGGGTTGGTTTCTTTACTAAAGACAACGCAACAATCGCTAGGGAGCAGTCCAGTTCTCGCTAACGTGTCGATACCAGCCATAAGGAAGACGGAGAACATATGCGACGCCTCACCAAGGGAAGGCCAGTAATCCGGGAGGTTATTACTGACCACCAATTTTTCATACATCGTTTCAAATGTCCGGCGCATTTGTTCAGGCGTAGTTTGAAGAACCTTATCCGGAAACGGCATGATCTGCGGGAGTGCGAACTCCAACAAATCTGGCGTAGGGGATTGACGACGTTCTACCGCTTGATCCCAGCTGAGGTTAGGTCCCGACTTCTTTAACCGACGTTGAATCTCGTAGACCAGTTCCAGACCGGTAGGTACATCTACACCTTTAAGTTCTTTGGGGTCGTCCTTGAACTTAATGACGCGATAACCGCCCAGGAGAATACCCAGGTCTTCATCGGTCAAATGCTTGTAGTTCTTTTCTGGTAAATCAGTCATGCAATTCTCCTAATGAAGCGTAGGGTGAGAAGGTGGTGTACTATCTTTAGAGAAAATATACACCGGATCAGCAAGGTGATTATCCTTGGGTTTAAGGAGGATCACCCAGTCCTTGAAGGGTTGGTGTCTATAGAAGCTTGCAAACGTCCTGGGGAGCGCCTGAGGAGTTCCTACATAGAGGAACGCGTGGTGGGTATTCAGTGTGTTGGCGAAATCGCTCTCACTTACTACAATGTCCAGTTCAGTGATAATATCCCGCGTGCAACGAATGTCAGCAGGCCAGGCCCCTGTAACTATTAAACCCTGGAAGTAATCAATGATCTGATCAATCGCAGGTATGCCCATTACTGACTGCGGATGAAGTTTGAGTAACATGTTTATATCCTCGCAAAGGACAAAAAATAAAGGGAACCGAGGCTCCCTTTATTCATTCATCGAACCCCTATTACTTGGGCTCGTTTACGAAGCAGTCCACGATAGAGCAGACCGTGCTGGCTACACCCACGCCGAACAGGCCGGACATGGTGCCAGAGATGATCTTGCCAGTGGCGTTAACTTCGGCCACACCCCAGAGGGTACCCACAGCGTAGCCGGCAACACTGCCTGCCAAGCCACCTACCAGACCGCTAGCCAGAGAACTGCCCTGATTAACGCAAGCTGCTGCGCCGAGGAGTGCACCAGCAACACCAGCGATTTGACCGATACGTACACCATCGTCACGCACACCACGGAAAGATTGTGCAGCGGCGGCGCGTTCAGCAGCATTGAAAGAAGTCATGTTTGTTACTCCCATTGGGGTTAAGTATGAAAGACTTAATTGTCTTAATCACCCAAGTAATATAGACGTGAGAAACTCTGTATCTTAAAAAATCAAAAAAAAAGAAATAGGCGTAACCTACCGGGTAAATCCCCGGTAGGTTACTTGCCTTAAATATCTGCGCAGATATTTAACTCAGCGACAACAAGCAGAGCGGCTTTTCACGCGATACGAAACGCAGAGTTGCAACGTTACGATCGATCGTGGAATAACTGAACAGCCACATACCGCCGCTTTCAGAGAAGCGCAGCAGTTTGTCAGTCACGGCGACGTCATCATCTTCCGTCATGGTTTCATCGAAACCGTCTTCAATCATCTTGAAGTATTCCGGCCACTTGCTGCGTTTGATGCGCACCGGTACGTTAGCTTCAACGTACGCTGGACCCGTCCGCTTGTTGATCACATTGACATACATGTGACGACCAACAGTCAGTTCCAGTTCGGTCTTGAGCAGATCAATTGCCGACGGCTCTTGACCTTCTGCCAGCACGTACGGGTTGTTGTAGTCGAACATGCGCACCGCCTCGTTGAGGTAGTTTGCACGATCTACTTCCAGCAGGTGCAGAGCAGTTTCTGGATCACGCTCTTTCAGCCAGTCGATCAGCGGACGGTAATCAGTCAGGATGTTGTTAACCGACAGATGACCGTGGCCGTTCTTGTTCGGGTTGTAGCCCGCGCAGTTAATGAGCCAGTTGTTGATGACTTGCGTCAGATGATCACCGATGAACTTGATCAGTTCACCGCTTACACGTTTCTGCTCGCCATAACGATTAACCGCTGCTACAGCATTGACGAAGCTTGCACGAGTGTCGTTGTCCTTGAACAGGAACGTCAGATCACCGTACAGCGTGTCTTTTTCTTCCTTGCTCTTGCAGATGTACGTGTCCCAGTTAACAGCGTGGAAGCCCACGGCGTTGACTTTGGTGAAGTGGGATGCAAGACGACCGTTGACGGTGTCGATGGTGCTTTCCAGTTGACGACTGGAGTTGCTGACGATCGGCTCTGCAACTGCGATGAGCGGAACGGCTTTTTCCATCTTCTCGACGGTTTCGATTGGAATGTCCATGGTCTTCTCGACCACAACGTCTTCCAGCGGGAACGGCTTAACAACCCAGGAGTCATCCAACTCGTCAGGGTTTTCCAGCAGGGGTAGCAATTTAGCTGGGTCCGTGAGGACAGTTTGCATATCGAGGCCCTCTTTGCGAACGATAGTACTGAACCAGCCACCGTCGCCGTCGAGATCGATAATGACAATACGGAAGCAGCCCTGGAGGACCGTTTCTTCTGCCTTCTGTTCTTCATGGCGCCGATAGGCGTGTTGGATCTTCTTCCAGTCACTCTCCGCGATGAAGTAGTGATTTGGTTTACCGATGTTGTAAAAGAACCGGCTGAGTCGGAACTCGCTACGGTTGTCTGGGGTCAGGTTGTTGAAGTCACCTCGTACCTCATCCCAACTCTTCATAATCTCACCTCCAATCACAAGTGATTTGTCCTGGGTCGGTCGGTGGAACTGGCCCCGGGTGTTTGCGTTATTATTGATCATCTGATAGATGTCGCGCATGGCTTCATCTTGATACGCTGCCGATGGAACCACCTGCGGCTCAAACGAACGCTGTACATATTCAGACGCCGGACCGTAAAGCATGTTGTAATCGGTACGGGTCGACTCAGGACGTTTGAACTCCAGGTTGTTGTATGGCGACGTCTGGTTAAAGAGGTCGTATACAGCAGCAGCCGCTTCCTTAAAGTTTTCCAGGTTACTGATTTTCACCTGAATAGCTTTAGTCAGCCGATTGGTGTAGCGTCGGCCGTTTGGCGACTTCATCAGCCAGTTGATCATTTCAAAGAACAAAATGTTGCGACAAGCAATAAACGCCGTGTTCAGGTACTCCGCCTGTTGCAGCTGATCCCGGTTACCATTCCGCAGCAATTCAATCAGACCCTTACCAAAGAACGGCATGGCATTGATTGCAATGATGCGGGTGAATTCGTGTTGTTTACACACGTCTTCAATATAGGCATTACGGATTTCGTCAACCTGCTGCATCTCGTTCAGACGGAAGTCTTCACGGGCTTTGCGGTACTCTTCGAAGAAAGGACCTGCACGGTGGTAAACTTGTTGCAGAAACATTTGCATTGCACCAGCTACCCGATCGATCAGATAGGCGTTGCTGGTTGGGTCGCTTTCCTGACTGGTGCGCAGCGAGCGGAGTGCCTCGTCTTCATAGAGACCACCACCAACGTTACCCCAGTTAAAACCACCGCCAGTACCATTGTTACTGTTCAGGTTTTGCGACATGATGTTGCGGATGACATCCCCGGGGGAAAGGTTGGATTGTTGCGCTCCCGGGGTGTTGTAACCTGTGCGATTCATTGGGTTCATGGGATTGTTCATCCCCATGTTGTTCCCATCTGGTATCTGCACAGCAGCTGGGTTTGTTGGTTTAATCATTACACACTCCTAACACCCCCTGTCTTAAGCAAAGGGTTCACGGTGGCGTAGGCGTTTATCCGTTTTCAGATACAGCCACTTCAGCGAAGGATCCAGCGCCGTTGTCTTGCCTTGAACGAGATAGACGCATGGGTTGAGATAGCCTCGACCGTCCGGGTAGGGTCCAGTTACCCGAAGGAAGCTGTTTACAAATGCAATGCTCGCGTGTGCGCTGCCTGCACTGTCTGTGGTATCAAACTCACCACGCTTCTTCGCTTTGGTCGAATTCGTGTAAACACGATGTTGAGGCATACAACCCAACACATAGTCCACATACGGGCAATCGGTTGGCGTCGCTTCCTGAATGAGATTGGTTGTGCGCGAATTGTCAATCTCCTTAATGTGAAAGTTGTTAGTCAGGAAACGAGCTACCTTTTTCTGGTTAAGCTCGGAGTTGTTTTTGATTTCGTGCTTGAACTTGTTGGCGGCTGTAATCAGCTTGTCCAACGTAAACTCCAAACTCGCCAGTTCCTTGTGGAACATGTCAGCCCGATCCGTGGTTTGTACAATCTCACTACGGTTGGCGATGATGTAGTTAAACAACTCAAACATGTTGCTCACTACGATCGACTGACTGGCAAACTTCTTAATCGAGTCTTCGTCGAGGTACTCGTTAATGGAATCAAAGTGCTCATTCATCAAGCGCATGATGTAATCATTACTGTCACCGGCTTTAACCGAGCAACGACCAATGATCAACTTCCAGTAGTTCGGGTTATCGATGTTGTCAATATCGAAGTACGACGAAAGGCAATCGACTACAAACAACAGAGCACTGGCATACTGCAAGCCCATTGCACTGAGTTCTTTCCGTTTGCTTGATTTGTTGCGTATTGCGATGCCGTAGTCATGAGGAACAAACTCCCCCAAGTACTTGGCATTACCAGAACGGCTGGCGCGGGTAAAGATCTCCCAGCGGTCTTCCGGACGGCATTCAGACACCAGTACGTCTACCGGCGCGATCTCATAGTCGCATTCGCCAAAGAGATCGATCGCCTTGCTGAACCCCATGTCAGCAAAGGTATACCATGCCAACAGCGGCATAGGTGTTTTGGTGTCTGTGATCTTGCGTGACTCAGTGGGGCTGTAGAAACGGTTGGCTGCCAGGTTCAACTCGGTAGTCTTGTACGTCAGGTTACCCGTATCGGTGAGGACTTGGGAGAACTTGAAGTGTTCGGTACCAATCTTGAACTTGAAGCCCAACACCTTAACGAACAAGGCGTTTTCTTTTGTTACCGGCAGCCCACGCTCAGCCAACACAAACTGCAAGCTGTACTGCGTACCACGCAACCACAGGTCTCCGTAGATATCGGTATACGGCAGCATGGTGTACTGCTGCATCTCGATGATCTCACCAGCTCGGTTGACGTATTCAAACTTCAACTTAACCGGGTACAGTGTTTCCTTGTGGATGTCAAACAACTTCGTACTGCTTTGAATCAGGTGGCTGATATATTCGTCTGGATCAACTTCGTCCACACCAATAAAGAAGACACCGCGTTTTTCGATACTCTTGAAGATCATCTTCAGAGCATTCTCATAATAGTAAACAGCACCCTCGAACTCGTTCTGATGAAACCCCTCGGTTATCGTTGTGTTAAACCGTGGCATTGAGTTATCAATGGCTCTGGCTAATTTGGATGACATGGATGCTCCGTTATGCTGTTAGCAGCTTATACCCCGTGATTGCCACACCTGCCAAGGTGCCTACGGCCTTCGCAAAATCCCCCCAGGAGTTCTGCGCGCCCTTCTGTTTTACAAGCTCAGTGTTCGCCTTGTTCACTGTGTCCTTGATACGCGTCTCGAACTTGAACAGGTCCGAAGCCATCTTGCCGGAATGCTTCAAGGTGTTAGCCTCAATGCGATGTTCCAGTTTAATGGTGTTCAGCTCGATTTTGTGTTCGTCTTTCAATTTTGTCATGTCATTCGTCAGGCGAAAGACATTGGATTCAGATTTAGCCAATGTCTCAGACAGGTTTTCAATCTGGGTACGCATGCTGTTGATGTCTTTGTTCAGCTCTCGGTTCTTGCTCTCTGCCGTCAAGAACCGTTCCGTATTTCCTCCTGCGTCACACTCGGCTTTTGTTTTGAACAGACCCAGATGCGTTAATTTCTGATCGTCCAATTCACCGAAGGCGTAATATTGGGTCCCCCGTGGTTCAATACCGCGAGAAATACCAACATACAATCCGGGTTGTTTGTTTGCATCATAGTCAATCGGGACCTCAGTCGATTTACCCATGATGTTCGTATAGAGTGGTTTACTGACCCGATTTGGGTCGTTGATGTACACAAAGTAGTGCAAAGCAGCTTTGCCCTGGATCGACTCATCACCAGGATTCTCGAAGAGTTCCTGCATGGTAAAGGCCGGAGTGTTCAGACATGGTTGGTCCATGTTCGAACTACCCAGGTACAGCGTAATGCCCAACAGTTCGCTGTGAATCGCATTGTTGCGTTCCACCATACCCTGGTGCAGATCCAATTGAACCTGCAACGTCACTGGCATGCGAATGTGGTAATCGCTATTCGATTTACGCAGGCGCTCCTGTTCCTTACTCATTTCCGCTAATATGGATTTATCGAGCTTGGTCAGGGCGGCATTCACGTCAATCATCAGATTGTCCAGATAGACGTTCTCGATGACCACATGGATTTGTTGTTCACTGATATAAGTGGCTTCTTGACCACGTTGCACGATATAACTCAAACCACCTTTGACTTTCACAATGATCTCTTTGTTAGAGATATTGGTAACCCGGTATTTGAGCTGGAAGCTATTCAATTCAGTAGCCATGGCGAGAACCTCTTTCGACTTCCTTAAAAGCCTATTTGTAATACGTAGTCTGCTCTAATAATGTAGGTTTCAAAAATTATAATGAAAAGACAAAATGCAAAAAAGAGACATAACCCCCTCCCCCACCCGAAGGCAGAGGAGGAGGGTATGTTCATTCCCTTTACAGGGGTTACCGCAGCCTTACAACACCACGGAGCCTACTCAGGATCAAGAACCCCGTAGTAGGCTGCCGCAACCCTTATTACGGGTTTACTGGTGCGTTACCTTCGGTAGCGGTAACCAGAGCGTTGATGCCGTCGGTCAGACCTTCGACTTGAACGATCTGTTTAGCCAGCTTGGTCAGCAGGCCATCGTCACCCAGGAACTCGTGAGCATCTTCGATGATCAGCGAGCCGATGATGACGTTCAGCGGCCAGTGACGGTAGGTAGGCATGGTCATGACCACACCGAAGTCCTGTTGGTCACGAGTCACGTTACCCTGCACGACGATGTTCTCTTTCGAGATGTTCACGCCGATGCCGCCCAGCGGGTTGATGAAGTCGTTGGTGGAGGTGTTCTTCGGAACGATCAGCAGTTGGCCGATTTGGCTGTCGAAGTTGGTCTCAACGATTTGCATCGGGGTCACTGGACCCAGGGAACGAGCGTCGCCCGAACGCATCAGGAAGCGCGCCAAGTTCTGGTGAACCACAACGGTCCATTCGATCTTGTCGGTGCCGCCGTATTCAGCGATCGCAGCCAGGCCGGACTTGGTGTTCAGCGCAGCGGTGATGTCGCTGATTTCGTTCAGGAACACAGAAGCAACGTTGTCGAACACGTCGATCGAGTCCAGGGACGATACACGGTCCTTGATCTTGAACGAACGGTTAACGGCCGCAGCCGATACGTAGTGCTGACCTGGCAGAACGTTGGAGCCCTGCTGGTTACCAACAACTGGAGAGCCGTCGATCGAGGTGATGTACTTCAGGTGTTCCTGAGCCACATCGAACGCTTTCTTCGAGCACTGGTTGTTGATCGCGATCGACATCTGCTGAATCGCGAAGTCCAGGGAACCCTGGTTGACGTCGTCGGCCGATACTGGGTATTTCACCGATACCGGGCTGTTGCGGCGTACGGACAGACGCTTGTCAGCATCGAATACTTCGATACGGTAGCCGAAGTTACCGCGCGAGGTGTTCGAAACGTTACCACCCAGGTCGATACCGACCACGGCGCCGTTCGTCAGGGACTTGATCAGACCCTTCTGAGTAGCGTCGGCTTTGTGCATGGTGATCACGTTGCCATTGGTCAGGTCGCGCAGACCGTGAACAGTGACCTGACCTGCGTTCAGACGCAGTTCGTTGGTCTGGCGCTGGTAGTTGCCGTTCATGCTGATGTTCAGCAGAGGCTCGTAACCGGCAGTTTTGAAGGTAGCGAACAGGGTTTCGCCGACGGTAGCGCCGGTTTTGTCCAGAACGCTGAAACCTGGCAGAGCGCGCAGGTGCAGGTTGACTTCACGGTCGTCGGAACCTTGGCCTTGGCTGGTAGGGCCGAAGGTGTTGTTCGAGATCGAGAAGGTGTTGATGAAGAAGTTGACAGCGTTAGCGCCCAGCTTGGCGCCGACGATGACTTCTTTGACCACGAGGCTGTTCGACTCGAGTTCGTCAGTGCTGGTCCATGGACGCTGGCCTGGAACCTGGGTCAGAGCCAGAAGGTTCGGAATGGTGTTCGGAACTTTCAGGTACTGAGTAGCGTGGGAGCTACGGTTGTAGGCGTCTGCTTCCGGGTAGGTCGCAGTGGTACGAGCAACGATGGCTTCGTCGACGAAGAAGTCACGGTTGTCGTCAGCGCTGTCTTCTGGGAACACCGGGTGCACGGCCAGGACTTCGTCCTTGAACATGTCGCCGGTACGCAGCAGACCGAAGATCGGACGCAGTTCGGAAGCCGACTGCCAGGCGCTGTTGCCGTAGGCGTACGAACCGATACCCGCGGCGCGGACTACCAGGTTGGCGCCTTCGTCTTCGTAACGAACGGTGATGGTGGAGAACAGCGCTTCAGCGCCAGGGGTTTGCAGGTGCGACTGAGCATTCAGCGTCAGGTTCGCAGCCTTGATGTCCATCTCGCTGCCTTTGAAGTTCTGGAGCGAGAAACCCTCGATACCAGTAACTTCGGCCAGAGCCTTGGCGGCTTCGTTCATGATCGCCATTTCGGTGCCAGGAACGCCGGAACGATTCAGCGAGCCTGCGACGGCGTCGTACGACTTCGGAGTGACGGACTTGAACAGGGTCATCAGCTGATGGCTTTCAACGCCGTCGATCTTGCCGATACCCTCTTCAAACGTTTGGAAGCTCTCAGCCCCGATGACGGAGTTGAGCGATTGGTTGCCCAGGGCGCTGCGAACGGCGCTGAAGAGGTTTCCGGTATTCTTCAGAGACGCGTTGATTTGTTTAAAGGCCATGACTCGAATCCTTTACTGAGGATGATTGCAAATATATATTTGTCTGTGTATTAGCGCTACACATAAAATACAGTGAAGTTACGGGTTTTGGATACTAACCAGTTTGTAAACCTCAGCCAAGGTAAACTCACCCTGGTTAGGTTTTGGGATTTTGCCATTGTGGGATTCCATGTACCCCACTTTAGCAAAGATCGTTTCCAGCAAAGCGCTGGAGAAAGTGGCACACTCCAGCGTGTCGAAGCCAGGAGCCTTAGGAGTGTTCTCCCCATTAAATAGAAAGATGATGGTATTCATGCCAGCATCGATGCAACTGAATGAGGTGCTTTCCTGAATAACGCCGGATAAGCTTTCACCGTCCAGGCTATTAAATGCAGCTTCAACCATGCCGGCGTTGTAGCCCTCACCAAACACATGTTTGGGATCGAGCATGAGTACGCCGAGACGTTGAGCCACCAAATACTGGAATTTCAGGATGCTTGCAATTTCACCGAAGGTCAACTTCTGATGATATGTTGACAGCTTTGCAAGATCGCTGTAAGGAATCGATTGACTGGCCAGCAAACGTTGCATATCGCTGGTCAGGTAAAAAATACGGACTGACTTCCCTTGTGGGGTCTTAAGAATCATTTTCAGCTCCTAGGAGTTTCCTAATGAACGATTTATTGGTACTGGTTAAGTTGTTGTCTGCGCTATATCAGGCTAAGAAGCTGAAGGACACCAACTTAATCACGGAACTGGTAGATACGTTAAACGATTTGCCTGTCCCTAACTCCGATGTCTTTACTCAAGACAAAGGCATCCGGGATAGCATTCGCGCAACTATCCGCTGGCTGTTGGAACAGCCCGAAGAAGATGTACTGGTCATAAAATCATCGTTATTGCAACGTGTCAGCATGTTTGTCAAAAATGATGAGAGCCTCAAGGAAGCAATCACCCACGGTCTGGAAGACTATCCGTCTGATGAACAGACGCGAAAGGTTATCTACCAGCATATCTCTGAGATCCGTTTGAACTCGGAAGGTGAAGAGTTCTCCAAGAAGTTCAAGAAGGCCATCAAGGACTTTTACTTCAAAGATATCAGCGACATGGGGAAAGACGATTGGGCTAACCTAATCGACTTGGTACAAGCTGGCGTCAACCAAGGTCTGGAAGAACGTCAGTCTGAAATTGTTGCACAGGTTACTTCTGAAACACCTGACTCGTTTAATGCCATTATTGATATGGCCAAACGCGAGAACAGCCTCGAAGGTATCATGAAGTCAGGTCTTCATGGTTTGAACCAGTCTCTGAATCCTGACGGCGGTTTCCGTCGTGGCAAGATGTACATGATTGAAGCATTGACTAACCGGGGTAAGTCTCTCGCTACAAGTCATATGGTTGCCAGTATTGGTCTGTACAACAAACCGATGCTGCGGGATAAAGCCAAGATCCCTACGATCCTCCTGGAGTCTGCCGAAGACACCATGGACCTGATCATCATGCGCATGTATAAGCTGGCGCTCTCAGCCCGTCACGGCATTGCTGCTGACTTCCAGTCTGCTGAGAACATGGACATCGTTGATGCCATCGTTAGCTGCTTTAAAGAAAATGGTTGGTATCTCATCATCAACCAAATTGATTCCAGTAAAGACTCGGCCAACACCATGTTCGCCCGTTGCCGTCAACTGGAACTCAAAGGCCACGAGATCATCTTCTGGGCCTACGACTACTGCGGTCTGCAAAACATCGACAAGATCCCTGGTGAAACAAAGTCCGACAAGCTGCAATTGCACTTCCGGAAGATCAGGGGTTTCATCATTGCTCGCGGTATCTGCTTCCTGACCCCTCATCAACTCTCGCCAGCGGCGAAGATGAAGCTACAGGAATCGGACGAAGAATCCGAGGTGTACTTCGCTCGAGAAGTTTCCGGTAAGTCGCTTACTGAAACCTCGACCAAGATCACCAACGAAGTGGATGTGGTTATTACCATCCATGTGGCTAAAACAACCTTTAAGGTTTACTTCACTTGGTGTGTGGGTAAACAACGGGGCGAGGGTTGTTTGCCAGAAGAACGGTTCGGCATCTACGACCTGCATCCCGAGAAAGGTTTGGAACACGATATTGGCAAGAAACCAGCATTCCGACGCAGCTTGACTCAACGACTCAACGCCAATGGCGACCTTGAAAATGATTTCGATCACTTTGATGTAGCAGCATAAAGAACTCTAATGGAGCTTAATACCCTATCCGCTCATAGGAGCGGATAGGGTATTAATATAGCCGCTATAACAGCCTACAAGACGCGCAGAGCGTTTTCAATCAGTTTGTCGTGTTCTGGCTTGGCCAAGGCCGCGCGAGCCTCTTCTTGCTTTTTGGAGGGCTTTGGGAAGATCAAATCAGAAAACTTGATCTTTTTCTTGGTAAGGTCGTTTAACATAATTGCTAATTCCCCTTAAGAACAGAACAAGGAAACCCTTACCTACGGTAAGGGGCTTAGTTTATATCAGCCAACTCGCCCTCTGGGCCCCCCTGGTTTCCCAAGAGTTTACTCTTTCGAGCATAGGCATAGGGAGTCGGCTGAAGATTTATTCCGCAGGAATCTCTTCATCGGAAATGAACAGCCCTAAGAGAGAAATCTCTCTGAAGGTAGGTTGCCCTGCGCTTTGGGTATCCATCTGCCACTCGGTCTTGATCACATGAACAGTGCCTTCCCGATACACCAGGTTATTACTGCCGCTCATGTAGTAGTAACGCACCGGCATAGCCGGATCGATCAAGGAAGCATCAGAGTTGTGCCAGGCTACCTGTACGAGGTTACCGTCGTTCTTGGCGTTCTCAGTTAACAGCTTGCAGAGGTTGTTGGTAGGTTCCGAATGGTAACCCATCACTTCCTCGCCACTGGCACGCTTAGACGTCTGGTACTCCGACAGAGAGTCAGCACGGGTGGTCATGGCTTGACCTTTGTTGTAATACACACCGGTTTCTGCCATGGCTGCATCAGACGTGATTACCCGCTTACCAGTACCCACGTTTTGTTTCTTGATGTCACTACCATCCTTGGTAGCCCCGCCACCAGTCGACAGGACCGTCACCACCTTCCCTTCAACGTAATACGAGCGCTTCAGAGTAGGGATAACGTCTTCTGGCACTCGGTATACGTTCAGCACCTTTGGAGCCTTCTCGTAACGCCCTGTGCGGTACAGAGGGTAGATCCACCACATACCCTTCCGGTAGTAGCAACCCAACCCCGTACTGTAGAAACCAAACTCGTCATGTTCCTGTACCCACATAGCCAGCTTAGGCAGTGGAACCGCAGCAGGAATAGCCACATGACTGAAGACCCGAGTGTTGTCTACCGGCTCTTCAATATTGACCCCTTTGAAAGCATCAGCCCCCGTCAACGTCAATTGCTGACCGTACTCCGTCAGGATCCCGTGCAGCACATCCTTAAGAGTCGCCATCAACAGGGTGTCTGCAACCAGTTCGTTCTTGAGCAGGGCATAGCCCGTTTCAAACAACTGAAAGGTCACGGTAATCATGTTGGTTGCATCTTTGGTTGTCAGGTCTGCCAGAGCGGAGTTACCACCCTGCATCTCCGGGTCTGCATCTCCCAAAGGAACTGCACGCCAACGACGCATGATCTGCGTGATACCTACCCGTTCAACCACCTCGATAAAGAGGTTGTCTTTATTGGGCAGTACCTTACGCATGTAAACACCCGGCTGGATCTGGGCCTTGATACGAGCGTTATCGCTGTGAGAGACGCCACCCCCATGAGCAGGACCAAACAACGCCAAACAAGCAAACCCGTTAGGGATCAACAACGGGATCTGCTCAGTCGGGGTAATGATCGTCGCGTCAACGGTAAAAATCTTCTCATAACCAACTGCATCAATGGCATTTGCGTGCGCAATGATGTTGGCTATCGGCTTTGGCATTTCCATGACTTAATCTCCTCTGAAAATCCAGTCATTGTTGTCTTGTGAAACATCCACGCGAGTCAGACTGTCAGAAGAGATCTTGATCGATGGGAAGAAGTTACCTGGGTTTACCGGACCGTTGTCGATAGCAAACTGCGCTTTCTCATGACCGTCCAAGTCATCCAGGTGACTCACAAAGCTGATATCGTTACCCGTGCCCTTGTGGAGCATAGGGCTCATGGTAAGCAGCATACCAAGAGATGCCAGACCCATACCTTCTTGCTGCCTGCTGTCCTTAGCGGCATCACGAATAGCCTGGTTGGTTACAAACGGCTTAATCTTCTTGTAAGCCGGAAACAGCATGTACGCCAAATGTTCCAGCAAGCGCAGTTCTTCACGAGGTGGTGATTTGAACTCTGGAACTGTTCTGATCATCTCGCACCACAACGCCAGGTACTCTTGAATGCTTTCGTAAATACCCGGCACTGTTTCGTTGGCTTTGTTAAACCCCAGTTCATCCGGAGACAAGACGTTAGGGAGGAACCCCAAGATCTGGGGCACCTTCATTTGACGAAGCTGAGGTTCGTCGTAGTAGTTGTGATCGTTGGCAAACCCCGCTTGGTTGTTGTGGTACCGCCCACGGAGGTCTTCAATGGTCATCAAACTCTTCGGGGCCACCCAGACCCCGTAGACGCGGTTATTCAAAACACCGTACAGTTCGATCAACCGAGACCGTACGGCTCCGTAACGAGGATAGAGCATTTTCATAGAGGAGGTCCGAACTTACGGCTCACCTGAATCAACAGCAACAGGATCGCGCCGTGGTAAAGTTGTTGCCACTTGTCCAGTTCAAAGAACCCCTTGCAGTAGTTCAGGAGTTTCTCCCGATCAACCAGATGGTTCTTCAGGGCATCCACCACCAGACGTTCGAAATCAGTCTGTGGTTGGCCCTCGTAGAACTCAGGGGTGAACAAGTAGGTAGTTGTGTACTGCGGACTGGAGGCTAACAGTGGGAAGCCATCCATGTTGAAGTACGCCCGTTGAATCTGATAACGTTCTGGGTCAGCCACTACCACCCAATCAAACTTGCTGGAACGCAAGTTACCGTATTGACGGGTATTGATCAGGCGGTTGGTCGACACGATCGTTATCGTGGAGTTCTTGGCAACTGGCAGGAGATTGAAATCCCCACGCATCAGAACTTCCCAGATATTGATGTCACCGAAACCACCGTACTCCCGTCCACCGTATTGGGTAGAGAACAGGTTGATCGGTGGATAAGACGTACGTAGGTCCGCTGGCATTTGTCCTGCCAGGAACTTAACCAGGTACTGGTCGTAGATCTTCCGACCGTTCTTGTCTTCCCAGGCAATGGTGCGCTCAGGGTTCCAGTAGAACTCGTTCATGATGTAGTTGGCAATCGTCAACCGCCAGTTGAACAGTTCCTTGGCCGTGTTGAACTCCGGCTGAGTAATGATGGAGATCCCACCATGCAGTGCCGAGTCTTTCGAGTAGACCAGTTCTTCAACAACACGGATCTCCAGCTGTGCCATGATGTCTTCGGTAAGGATACCGAGTTTCTCAAAGGTGCAGAGGTAAACCTTGTTTGAAGTATCGTTGCGGATTTCTGGTTGCTCTTTGATCTGGTAGAGCCCAGCTCGACCCTCGCCCGCATCCATGATCGCCACATCCCACTGAAGGGGATTGAGATCGAACGCAAGCCACATTTCAAAGGTTGTCGCACTTTCACCCTTGGTAGGGTCAAATGCGTAAGCCCCTGCACCGTCCTGTTTACCGACCAAATTCTTGATGCGGGTGTAGCTTTGGTAAACAGCAGCGTTATCCGGTTGGAACTGGCTGAGTTCTTCATCTGGCATCAGCTTGCGCCGGTAGTACTCCATCAATCGCGGAGTACCGTCCACCATCGACAGCAGACTGGTCTCAGGTGTATAGGCCGAGTCTACGATGGAGTGTTTATACGTGTTACTGTAAATCTTGGGGCGTTCCGGTTCTGGCGGAATGACCGACCCCAGCGGCGTGGCCTTGAGTCCCATTAACGTTTGTCCTCTACCAATACATAACTGTTAAGCCCGAGGTTCATCATGTACCGGGTAGGATTATCCCCCGGCAGGCCTAAGCCTTTGTCGATGTCCTTGCGGATTTGGTTGATGTGATTCAGCCATGGTTGCGGAAGTTTATTCCAGTGGTACCATGGGAAGATAGCGGGCAACAGATTGAGGTCCTGGGGGTTCTTGCTCAGATCGTCCCAGAAGTCGTCTGTGTAGTCGCGTATCGAATAATCAAGCGTTACCACGATGTGGTGCACGTTTTTCATCGTAGGCTTGCGAGAGAGCGTTACAGAGCCTGTCTCATCCATACTCAGTTGAGTAGGGAGAATGCGCAGGTCATTACTGTACACCCAGATCAGGAACGGCGTGGCATACTGGGTAAACGCCACTTTGTGACGACGCAGCATGTACGCTTTAACCTGTTCGCTCCATTTAAAGCCAGGGATGTCGAAGATGTTAACCAGCTCCTGACCCTCAACGTCTTCTACTGCAAGACGTGCCTGAATGATCGGCTGCACGAAAGGCATGCGTGCCATAACCCAAGGATCGTGCTTGGGTAACTTCAGGAAGTAGGGGGCTTCCGTTTGGCGAGTGGTTTGGTTAGACAACCCCCACGCTACTTCTGGAGCCGTCCGTACGTTGAAAGGACGAGTGAACTGTTCATTAGGAATAGGGATCCATTTCTCTGGGATCTCATCCTGATAAACGTCCAGTGGGTAGAAGAACTCCCAATTGGTGAATTCGTTGAAGTAGAAGGAGTATTTAAACTCGGCTTCAAACTTACTGGAACTACCACGACGTGCCCGTTGGATTTCAGCATCAGAGAACTGAATGCCAATGTAGTCCAGCCGCTGAGGCACTACCAGGCGTTTGTTCTTACCCGCCACGTTACTGATCGTGGTAAAGGGAACACGGCAATACTTGTTGAACCACAGCCCAAACTCTGGCGTGGCGGGGTCATTCTTGAGGATCAGCGCATGGATGTCTTGCATACACGCAATGATGCTGTTGTTAACACCCAGGTGGACAGTGGCACTGAAAGCCATATCTGCCATTTGGTTGTCACGCAGGCGGTTAATGCGACGCACGTAGTGGTCTGCCAGCTTACTGCTGTTAAACGACGCCACGACTGACACGTTAACCTTGACGCCTGAAAAAGCCGGGTAAAGACCCATTGGCTTTTCTTCCTCGGTTAACCATACCGGACGTTCGGTCGGTTCACGACGCTGGTTGGAATAACCGGTGTTAAATGGGGTGTCTTCTTTTTCTACCACAATGAACAGCTTGTTGCGGAAGATACCGTCAGTGAACATATCACCACGGAGACCATCATCGCTGTTACTGCCGATCAGCTTAGCAACATCATTCTCGCCGTTGTAAATGATTTGCGAGGCGTTATCCAAGCTGTAGTACTTAAGAACTTGTCTGAGAGAATCCAACACCGCAGGGCGAAAGAACGATGCGTAGTCATCCTCAGACATAACGATTGATTTCAGCATCATGGCGCTATGCTCAATAAAGAAATAAAAAGATAAGTAGTGGAAGGTATCCCCTTCCACTACAAACCAGTAAGGATGTTACTTCCAGCGAACAGGTGTAACCAGACCGCCGCTCAGCTGGAGAATGATCAGGTTGGAGATACCGTCATTCAACTGGCTGATAACTTCAGCGTTCTGGAAGTCGTCTACTTCCAGCGACAACTTAAAGCCGAGGGAGTTCACAAACTCAGCGACTTTTTCTGCAAGCTCTTGAGAAAGATGGTTATCCACACCAACTGGATCGGCAACCTGGAACACCTTACCCCCAAGAGCCAGACGAACCCGCTGTTCTTCCAGATCAACAGCAATGCATTCGGCAGGGCGTGGTGCAGCAGCCTTGTCTTTAACGGTAAAGATCAATACCCCGCTCAGGCTGATACTGGTATTCAGCATCGGCACAGAGACCAAGTACTGAGGCTTACCGCCAAACTCAACCACTTTGTCTTCCACGTCGTAATCCACCTTGTCCAACAGATGGAGTCCGTATGCGTCGGACAGCTCCTGAATCACCAAACTCAGAGAATCCCCTTCGCTGGCTGAAACCTCGGGTGCCTTGTGAGCCATAACGCGCAGGAGATTACCCTTGCTCATTTTGGCCTTTTGCTGAACACCGTTCTTTTCAACGGCGAACACGGCGCTGGTTTCAGATTCAGATTCTGCACTCAGAACCGTGTAGCCTTCAGGGAGCTGCTTTGTAATACGAGCAAGCACCTCTGGGTGAACGTTTTCCAAGGCCATCTCACTACTCCTTTTTAGCTTTAGGTTCAGCAGGCTCTGCCGCAGGGAAGATCTTGGTGTTGATACCAGCAACGGCCTTACGGATGCCGCTTACCAGCTTCTTGTGGGCAGTAACCTTATCCTTAAGACCCTTGAGGCTATCCTTCGCAGCAGCGACCTTCTCCTGGGTCGACTTGCGGGTAGTGGCGACGACTTCCTTGTTGGACTCATCTTTACCAGACACGTTACTGGCCGCGGTCTTCAACTCCGCCAGTTTTTGCTGGGCCAACTCCATTGCCGCACCGAGTGCTTCGCCGTAGCCACTCTGTTTGTTCAACAGACCCAACAGCTTGTCAATAGCGGTGGCCGCGTCGGCTTTGCTATTAAGACTACCCACGATGGTACTGAAGGCACCAGATGGGTCAGCTTCGGCAGCCAGCTTTACCAGCCCGGCCTTGGCAGCAGGGTTGATCTGATCACCAGAGGTTTCCTTGGCCGCCGCCAGATCCTTCTTGTTGGCATCACCGGAATCTGCTGTGGCTTTGTTTGCATCCTTCTCATCGGAGGAAGTAAACCAATCCTTGATAGCCTTGAAAGACGCTGAGATCGTTTCCCAGGCCTTTGTAGCCATTTCCTTGATACCGTCAAGGATTGCGCCCTCAGTACCCGTCACAGCGCCCATATGAGCGTTACGTGCGTTTGCAACGCCAATGAGGTAGTTGGACGCAAAGGTGTCCTCGCCGTTCAGGTAATCTTCCATGCCCTGAATCAGTTGCAGTGTGTGGTCGAACTTGCAACCGCAGTCACAGTCGTCATCACGCTTGCAGTCTTCCGGCTCATCGAAATCTACTGCTACAGCTTCCGGCAGGTCTTCGAGTTGGGAAGGAGCGTATTCCTCTGCGCCCATCAACATGCCAAGGCGGCTGGTCACAAACACGTCGATGATATTCAGTACCCGCTCCGCATATTCCATCATGCGGATGTTGAACTGAATACCCACCATGTTCGGTTGTTCGTGACCTTCGTAGATCTCGAGGAAGTAACGCAGGTGGTTGTTGGCAAATTCGATCCAGTCGTTAACTGCACCACCGCCCATGTTCTCGCTGGTCTTGTTACCCAGCGCGCACACCTGCATGGCGATATTGCGCTCTGGAGTAATACCACCGTTCTTGGCGTCGTTCAACAGTTCGTTGAGGAACTGAGTGACCGGCCAGTTGACTTCCAGCTCACTGCCGTCGAAGTAAGCCAAGCGGTCTTCAATTGCGGCAATCACCGAGAACAGACGTTCCTTAACACGATCCATCCCTTCTTCAGTGACATTAACTGCGTAACCCAAACCCAGGGTATTGAGCAGCTCGATCATGTGTGCGTTCTTTTCGGGGTCCAGCTGTCCGGCCTTACCGGACATCAGCATACCGAGCAACCCCAGTTCAAAGTACAAATTCATTCCCTTCTCCTTACTGATACTTGATGACTACGGTGCCGCGGTAGTAGGTGGCTCGGCGAGCAGTTACGTGGAGATAGCCGTCGCTCGTACCCAGCTCAACTTCGAAGCGAGTCAGATCGCTCAAACCCACGAACCGTAACCAGTTAAAGAACAGGACACTCATTTCGTCAGCAGCGTCGGCATAATCCACGTTATCGAGAACCACCAGACTTTCTGCTACGTGACTGTCCACCAGATCATCGATAGGTTGCAGGTTGGCGGTTTCAGGTGCACCAAAGGTCAGACCACTGATGTCTTGGGGAATGCCTTTGAACAACTCGCCCAAATCCACCTTATCGATCAGTAGACCAGCACCGGCACTACCTTGCTCGACATAACTGAACACATTGTCGCTAACCGACCGCCCCGTACCGAAACGTGGATTCAATCCATCAATCCCCTGTTGCTCCATGGCCATCGCCACCAACAAGGTTTTGTTAAAACAATTCAAGCGCATGATGAATTATCCTTTCACGTCGATGCTGCTGGAGACAATGCTGGTGGTCGTGTTGTAGACCTTGAACACCAGGGTCTCCAATACCTTGATCCCAGCCATGCCATTGCGCACGATCTCTTCGAGCGCGGAAGCGATCGCTCTTGCCGATGCCTGATTCTCTTGCTCAGTTTTCTTGGAGAAGGAAAGGCTACTGTTAAGCCCTTTGATGAAGACCTTTTCCAACTCGACCGATTTGTTGATCATGCTTTCGAACACGATGTTCATCGATTCCAAGCTTTTGGCAATCGAACGGGTGGTCGATTCGCTGCTGATAAAGCCCGCGTTCTTGTCGGACTCCAACAGATCAGGATCTACCTTCAACGACAGCTTGCCGTGAGCAGTGATCGAAACAGTGGTACCGCCAATGAAGGGAGCAGGGTCCTTACCAAAGATCTTGATAAGCGCTTCATGGTGCTCTTTGAAGAGCTTCTCCATGGCTTCCTTGGTCTGGCTCAGCTGCTTGCCAGTAAACAGTGCTTCAGCCTCACGAGCAGTGTTACCCACTTCTTTGATGTAAGCTTGCACCTTGCCAGTGGCTTCATGCCAGCCATCAATAGCCTTAGGCATCCAATCCAGGTTCGCTGGGATCTTGGCCTTACTGGCCCACAGGTTCATGTAACCCTGGGGATAGTGCGTGAAGTGTTTCTTGACCCCGTTCTTATCCAGCTTATCGACGAGATCTTTGTTCTTGCGAGCCGCCACTTCTTTCTTGCCGGTGAAGAAACTGAACACCCACTTGAAGAAGTTCTTTACAGCCGCGATCAGCGAACTGACCATATCACCAATCCAGCTCATGAAGCCTTCGGTACCTTGAACGGTATCGAGTTCTGGCTTACGAGGGATTTGGGAAAAGACGTATTGATAGTAGAGGGATTCGTTACCATCAACTTTGTCGTATTCGTCCGACAGGTCGTCAATCTTGTCATCGGGTGCATCCACAACGCTCTCAGGATTCTCGGCGTTGTAGAGTGCTTCAACAGTTGGGGTATTGATAAAACGTCGAGCAAGCACTGGTTGCGTCATGGTAGAAGTACCTGTTAAAAAAGGATATGTAGCAAAACCTATAGCATCCCTTGAAAAAACAAAATGCAGCCATAAGACTACTAAGGGCGATTGCTCGCCCTTAGTAGCTACCTTACGGTGTTACAACGACCAGCTCAGGCCTTGTTAGACGTGAGCAGCAACGCAGTCGAGGGTGGCGCCAGCAGCGTTGACAGCCATCTTGGTCACGTTGGTGGCCATGGTGGAAGTCGAGCTGTAGATCGCCTTGATCAGGGTAACCTGACCGTTGATGTCGGCGGCCTTCTCGTTGTCGCCAGCCTTGATGGCGTTCAGGGAACCCACAACGCGGTCACGCTCGGCAGCGCTGAACGCTTTGGCGACTTTGGTGTTGCGGATGAACGCGCCGATGGTGCGAACTTCGGTGATCGCCTTCAGCAGACCGGCTTTGTCGGTCTTGGCTTTGACTTCGCCGCTGGTCAGCTTCTTGGCTTCAGGGTCCTTCATCACGACCAGTTTCAGGCTACGAGCAGCAGCAGCAGCTTCGGCCATGGTCTTGAGTTCGCTGTCGATGTACGACACTTGGATACGGATGCCGTTGGCGACGCCGATCAGGATGTCCTGGTTGCCAGCCTTCTTCTCGTTGTACTTGCCGGCCGCTTTCGCGTCGGTTTTGACAGCCGAGATCAGACCGCTGTAGGCCGACTTGAACTCTTCCAGAGTAACGCCGGAAACGTTCTTGCCCAGATCGCACAGCTTGGCGATCGCGCCCTGGGTGGCTTCGAAGCCAGCCGATTTCACGGAAGCGATGCCGCCTTTGGCGTAGTCGATGAAGACGTTCCAGCCGCCCAGCTTCACGGTTTCTTTCAGCTTGGTGCTGTCTTCGACACGCTTCTTCAGGTTGTCGCAACGACGCTCCAGGCCGGCGGCCTTGTCGAAGATCGACACGAAGAACGCGATCACGGAGTTGAAGATGTGCTTGATGAAGTCAACGGCCTTTTTGCCGTATTCCTTGATCGAGTCCATGATGCCTTCCATGCCCTGGCGAGCCATCATCTCGGCGGTCGACGCGTCGGTGATGGATTCAGCGCCCATGCGCTCGCCCTGGATGTTGGCACCCAGCTTGTTACCCAGCTTCACGCCGCGGTTGTACAGCTGGCTGAACGCCAGGCCGTTGAAGTTGCCGGAGTTGATCAGGGATTCCATGCCTTCGACGACTTCGGTCGCTTCTTCGACTGCTTCTTCCAGATCTTCGACCTGGTCGACCAGCTTCTCGATGGCGTTGGATTGTTCTTCGATGACCACGGTCACTTCGGCCAGTTCGGTCTTCACGACGTCTTCGACTGCGTCAACCACCGGGCCGCCTTCGCCGCCTTCCAGTTCCAGTTCTTCGGCGCCTTTGAACATGTTCAGAAAGTCAATACCGCTCATAGCTATGTATCCTTTTTCGTTAACGAAGGAAAATGTTTGTTTGCAAACGGTTTAAGCGAAAACACCAAGCACACCATGAATGTACCTGTCGGTGTAGCTGACCACCCGAGGAGTGAATCCGCTATAGAATGCCAAGGCATTGGCTTCACCGGAGAGGAGTTTCTCACCCTCTGCCATGGCGCTCGAACTAACCTTATCCAACTTGGCCAGGTTAGCGTCGACTGACTTAACCATCTCAGACCAGCTCTTGATGAAGCTCAAGTAACTGTCGTACGATGTCTTCAAGCGCTTGTGCATAGAGTTGATCTTGTCCAGCTTGGTCAGCAGAGAACTGACTTCAGACTTGGATAAGGTCACGGAGGACCCGGCCTCAGCAGGCGCGTCTCCACCTATAACATATTTAGGGTGTTTGCCGTCACCGTAAACACACTCCCAGACCTTACCCCCTGGCAATGGGTCAGAGAACGTTGTAGTGCCCTTGGAATGCGGCAGCTTAAACGTAGGGTACTTCAGGGCCTCGAACTCCTCTACAACCGCGAAGATGTTCTCAGCAGACGAAGCACTCTTGAGTTTACGGGCGACGATCAGCTGCTTGTCCAGGTAACTCAGAATCTCTTTGCTGTGCTTATCCAGTGCATCCAACGTGCTCAGCAGAGTGTCCATATCATGCCCAATACGGTCAATGTCACCATTGGCGGTAATCAGAGCAATCGTGGTTTTACTGAGGTTCAACTCGTGATCCTCGACCTTGCTGAAGTTCTGCAACAGCTTTTTGATCAAGGTGTCGTTGTCACTGAAAGCACGGTACAAACCAGAACCAGCCGCACCGAGAGCTTTGCCAAACAGATCGACAGTCTTACCGCCAACCCACTTGCTGACTTCAAAAAGACCCGCCCCCAGTTCTTTGGCGTTCTCCATAAAGTCTTCATTGCCCTCGACACTGATCTTCATCCGGTGTGGAGCAGCGAGCATGAACTGGCCGGTTTGTTCCAGCCCTTTCTGCTCCTCCATGGTCTCCAGATGATTCTCCAGGCAGTTCTGGTACATACGACGGGTAGTGCTCATGGCTAGCCTCCTTACGGCGTGTTAGCCTTAACCGAGAGATTCGACAGCTCGATCAAGCCGTGAATAACCAGGGTCAGGTAGGAGGTCACCACAGCCCGAAGGTTCAGCAACTCCATTTGGTTGCGACGAACGATCGACGAGAACGCACTCAGGACTTTGTCCTTAAGCTCGTCATCCATCTGCGACTCGTAAATACCTTTGGCAACATCGTTGTAATCGCTGTCCGCCAGTTTGTACTTATCGCCGGCCTCGTAGACCTTGGTCCATTCCTTCAGCAGTTCTTTCAGGTGTTTTGCAATCACCTTGATCTGCTGACTCGAGAGGCTCTTCGTCTCGTTACCCAGTTTCGGGTAAACCACTTCAGAACTGTTCTCGAAGCCCGTCATTTCCTCATTGAGGTAAATGTGCAGGAACTGCTCCACGTCAGTTACCGTGTGCATACGGTAGTTCGGCTTGGTTTGACGGATGTCGATGAAGTACGCCCCGCCCATCAGCTCTACCGACTGTTTCGCAGTAACACGACCAGTGGTGAAGTCCTTGTTGGGCTTGTTGCACTCTTTGAACGGAGTCGACGGCAGCTGAGACGGCAGGTCGAGGAAACGTTCCAGACCCAGCTGCTGATCCAACCCGGAGAACCCGCCAAAGAAGCTCAGGATCGCGTTCATGTTGTTCTTGCTGTTCAGGTAGTAGTTCGAGCTCACCGCCGAAATGGTGCGACTCAACTTACTGACATCACCCGTCCAGTCACCGGAGATCTGGCCGTTAACCTTGAACAGGTTGAACAGACGAGCACCCAGCAGCAGGTTTTCACGGCCTTCGTCGAAACGAGGGGTTGCCTCGATACCCTTTTCCAGCGCCTCAACAGCTTCCAGCAGACTTTCCTGGTTTTGCGTGAACACGATATACGCTTCACGGAAACCGTCGTTGATACGACCTACGACTTCCTTCGACTTGCGGAAGAAATCGCCCAGGAAGCTCTCACAGCCCATCAGGCGTGTTAAGAGGTAATCTTCCGGTAGAAGGGAGCGGCCGAGTGCTTCCGCGCCTTCTACGGCGTCCAGGCCCGATACAGGAGGGATGTCGGCATTGGCCCGCACCAATTGGTTATCCATCGCCGTTACCAGCTCTGGTGTAACCTGGTGAGGTTCGGTGCCTTCAAGCACCGTTTTAACCAGAGCCACTCGATCCTTGCTATCGTCCAGACGGTTCTGGAAGCGATCCAGGTCACCGGTGTCTTTGGCCAGGCTGACGATCTCAGCAGACTTAACAGCAGAGATTGCCGCCATCTCAGCAGCCAGTTGCAAATCCTGGTTAATTTGCCCCATAGTAGTTATCTCCTCCGAGGAGCAGGAAGATACGTCCGACGACACCCGCTCCTACGCCTGCCATAAGGCGGTAGAGGTCGTTGTCATAGACCTTGTCCCCATCCTGCAAGAAGGCCGCATGGCCACCTGTGCGAACAGTGGGAGTGTAAGTACCATAACGGGTACTGGCCGCGTCCTGGAGTTTGTTCTCCTGGATGCTCAATGACGTGATCAACTGGCGGTGACCGCAACGACCGTTGAGGTAGTGAACAATGTCACGCACCAGATCCGACAGCGGACCTTTGCCGTTATCGAAGTTGACTTCCATCCACCCTGCAAAGGAGGTGCCGCACAGGGCAGTCACTTCACGCAGGGTTTCGATGGTTACGTCACCTTTCATGATCAGCTCGAAATCCTGATACGCATCCTGACGGAGGTGTTTCAGGTTCTTGAACATGGTTGCCAGCTCGCCATCACTGAGTTGAGCGCTGACGTACCCGTTGTTACCCCGGCGAAATTCAGGCATAGTCGGCCTCGATCTCTGCAATGGTGTGGTCGTTGCGAATGATCTTGTCCTGGTAGATCTCGATACGACGATCGAGCTCAGGGTCATTCGTGCCGTTGCGCTTGTTGATCGCCTGAGAGATCTTCATCGCAAAGTATTCGTTGTCGCGACGCATCTTCTCGATACGCAGCCCCTGGATCTTACTCCAGCCCAGGCCCAGCCAGAACATAGGCAGTACCAGGTGAATACCGAAGCCCTTGTTGAGCAGGTCTACCTGGGTTTTACCGCCGGTGGCTTCCATGACGTCCAGCGAGGTCTGAGTGATCTCGATGTCCGGCAGGTTTTCCATGTTCTTCATGATCGAGGCTGCGCCGCGCAGCAGGTCGACACTGAAGTTGTTGTAGAACGACGCGGTACCGTTGATGAACTTCAGGTCAATCGGTTGCAGGTAACGCGCAGGATCAACACCCTGGTTGTTCATGGTCAACAGTACGTCGTAGACCATACGGGTGTAACGGATCCAGAAGTTCAGGAACTCGATCACGTTCAGCAGGTTGGCCTGCTTGACAGTCATCAGCTTACCGTCCCACAGGTTTTCCTTGTAGCTGTTAACAGCTTTGGTCAACGCAGTGGTCAGTTGGTCGATGGACGCCAGGTTGTGCAGGGTAATGCCCAGCAGATCATCACCGCGGAAGCCTTGAGCGGTTACCGCTTTCTTCAGGCTCTTGGTGATGACCCAGTTCTCGATGTGATCGCTCAGATCGATGTTGTTGCTCTTCAGGTTTTCCAGACCCGCTTTGAGGTCCTCACCGGCAACCTTGACGTTCAGGATGGATCCGAGGATCTCATTCTTCTTTACCGTTTTGACTTTCCCGACGTAGGAAAAAATGTCCATCACATGCCTCCGTTGAGCAACTTGACCAGATCCGCCAGGGTGTTAGACCCGGAATCTTTCTTGGATTTGATGGCGATATCCTTACGGGTGTAAACTTCAGGCATATCGCTGCCGTGGGTGTAGAAGGTGTAGATGCCGCGGTCTTCGTTGCAGACCACGATGGTGTTCGCCACCACAGCCTTGAAGATGGCTTCCCGCGACTTGGGGTCACGGAAACGTTTACCGATATCCAGTTCCAGCTGAGTAGCCGCTTCCTGGGACATGATGAACGAGTTGGCCATGCTGTTGAAGCTGACCACGCCGGTACGCACAGCAGTGAGCTTGTTACCGGTTTCACGACGCAGGGCTTCTTTGTAGTAGCCCGACATCTCTTCGTTCTTGATGTTGAAGCGTTCCTTGATGATGTCACGACCACTGAGGAATTCAGGGCTGGTGATCTCTTTGGTATGGACCATATCCAGGCGAGCCCAGAAGCCTTCCTCGATCTTGGCGGCCGAGAAGGTACGCTTGAGGTCCTTGGTGGTCATTGGAACCGGGATCTGGCGGAAGGTCAACGGGAAGTCGATCTTGCCACCACGTTCGGTATGCAGCGTGGCGTTAACCACTTTACCGATGGCCAGCGGGGTGTACTCTTGCAGGTCTGGCATGGACTTGCCGCCCACTTGGACGTAATCCTGCTCAGGGTTCTTTTCCTGCTTGTCGCTGTTCGGGATGCTGTTGTCGAAAGCTTCACAGCCCTGGATCGACATCATACCGGCGCGGTTCGGGTTGATTGATCCGATAATGTCCTTGATTTTGACACCCATCGCCACAGAGCCTTCCAGCGCCAGGTGAGTCAGGGTAGCGACCACGTCACGCATCATGACGATCTGCATGAGGTCGGCCATGAATTCCTGGTGCAACAGCGACTGTTCGATACCTACCATTGGCGCAATGATAGCGCGGTTAGCGCTCTGATGCACCGACGTGGTCGAGACCACATTGTATGAACGTTGAACCTGGCCCGCCACCTTGGCGGCGGAGTTTATGTCTTTGCTATCGGGATAAAGCTTACTTGCAATGTCCAGCAGGTAAGACCCCAGACCTAGTACGTTACCAATCATTTTTAATTACCTTCATTAATGGGAGCCAGAGAAATGGCGGATGATCCGAATCTGTATAGCGGGTGGTACGACAAGACCCCAGGGAATGAAGAACCCACAAGTGATCTGAACAGCCAGACCTACGAGGACTGGCTTGAGTACGCATTTCGAGAAAACGGCGGACCGGGTTACTCAAGTGCACTGATCAACATGTTGAAAGGGGTCCGAATTCTAGGCCCTGGGAACCAGTTGGCTCCCATCCCCGACGACACCATAGGATTAGTCTTCATTAACCGGCCTTTGTTGAACTTATCCGATGAAAACGTGATAAAACATCCTCAAATGTTGCCGTTGTACAACCCAACTCGCAACACCCTACAACATTACGTTAAAGGGTTGTTGGACCCAGTGTGGGGACGGGCTAACAGCGGTAACAGTGAAATGCTGGATCCGCTGTATCCATGGATGGGCTGTTTGACCAACCTGTGTAAGGTGTCTTCGGGGTTTCCAGACATCAACATGCCGGTAGAGAAATCGACTCCCGGTATTCGTAAAGAAGTCTACCAGTACCCCAATGGGATCCTGAAGGTCAACTACGATTACGACATGCGGTTGACCTTTCACAACCCCAAGCCCAACGTGGTACCGTTTATCTTCGACGTGATCAACCACTACATCGAAGGGGTAACGCTGGGCGATGAAGGGATGGAACCGTACAGCGAAGCTCTGATCCAGAATTACCGTGATTATGATGTGCGCATCTATCACATCATCATGAACAAGAACATGCGCAGTATTGAAGGGATCTACTGCAACGGTTACTCCTGGCCTAACACTTATCCGTCGGGTGCTTTCAGTACCATTGACCGCACGCAGAACAGTTTGCGCGGCCAGGGTCAGGACGAAGTAGAGATCAACTTCCCAAGTGTGATCTTCCGTTATAACAACATGCGTCTGGCGGACATGTTTAACCGCACGACGTTGTTCTTCAATCCAAACATGAACCCAAGCGTTCGGGAAAACAACTACCGCAAGTTGAAGTTCAGTGAGTACTACGCAGCTAACTACGCGTTGTGCTACCCCTGGATTAACCTGAACTCGATGGAAATGGAATACTGGGGTGCTAAGTAAATGGCCGACATTACACCAGCTGAACTTATTGCATTGGCAAACAACCCCATTCGTGGGGTTAACCGAATCGTTAACCAGGTAGAGGAAAACTACTTCGGGCGTTCGGTAAAGCTCAACAGCAAGACTCACCCGTTTATATTGGGTACCGACATCATCCTGGGTACCGCTCATGGCCTGCTCAATCGTTTCGACGACGCAGTGGCCAAGATGTTTCCCGCTCACGCTCGCAGTACTGCCGACCTCAGTCGCCACATGTCTGAAGAAGAGCAGGTTGGCATGTTCGGTACGCCATCGATCATGGACCTACAATACGCCATCAACACCACTGTGTTCATGACGTTGGCCAAGGACGTAACCGTTACCCTGGGCAAGAGCACCTTCACGTACAAAATGCTGCTGTTGCCTAAGGACAGCGAATTCACCTTTGGTGGCTACGTCTTTGCAATCGAGAACGGCATTGAAATCCGTTACAGTGAGCAGACGGGCTTCCAGGTGGTGTACGATGACTCCACCAACAACCCCGTTAACCCGATCTCCAATAACCTGTTGGAGAAACGTGTTACACCGAACGGCTACCTAACGGTTGTGATTCCTTGCCGTCAGTTGACCTGCAAGCCTACCGAGAACATCACATCTAACCTGAGTTCCGGTTGCAATGGCGAAGTGGACTTCCCCGACTATCTGTATTCGGTCCGGGCCTTCATGACAGCCAGTGGTGTCAAGACCGAAATCCTCGTCACTTATAACCAGGACGTATTCGACCCTAACACGGTCACGCTGGCGTTGAACCTGGATGTTAGCAATCAGAAGTACTACTTCAAGATTCCTGACGTCTATATCGCCAACGGTCTGGGTATCGGTAGCATCGACATCTATACCTACACCACCAAGGGCGAGCTGACCAAAGATTTCACCCAAACAGCTATCGGTGATGTGGGGGTTAACTACCAGGACTATCGTTTCGGTGCTGGTACCCTCGGTCCTTATTCGTCCGGTCTGAAGTCTTCGGGCGGTATGGCGTGGCGTGCTATGACTCAGACGTCTGGTGGTAGTAACGCCATTCCGTTTGAGCAAATGAAAGCTTCGTTCATCTCGGGTCGTCGTCAGCGTAATCTGCCGATCACTGAAAACAACCTGGTCGGTACCGTGGAGAACTACGGTTACAACTCGGTTAAGTCGATCGACTACATGACCAAGCGTAGCTACTCGTTGACCAAGGAACTTCGCATCCAGGACAACAAGAAGCTGTTCGCACCTATGGCATGTTTCGTGGGTAGCTATCTGGCATCGGTTAACAGCCTGATCGGTAGTGGGGTGGTGATCGATAACGGTCAGCGTGTCACCATTCCGCACAACGTGTTGTTTGACATCAGTCAGCCTACAACGGTGCTGATTAACCAGGTCACCAAGAACAGCTACGAAGCGAAGAGCAACGAAGCCAAGGTCGATCTGATTGCCGCTACCACGCTGGTCTACACGCCGTTCTACTACGTGATGGACCTGACCAACAACCAGGCTGTGCTGCGTACCTATCACCTCGACGAACCTAAGTTCAAGAGCCAGTTGTTCAAGGACGAGAACAAACTGTTGGGTATCGACGTAGGGGTTGGGACTGCGGCTATCGAGCAGACCGATACCGGTTATCTGATTACGCTTGTGACAGCGTCAGGTAAAAGCTATCAGGAACTGGATGACTCCACTGTGGGCGTTCAGTTGTCGGTTCAGCCTGAAGACACGAACAGCCTGGCCAGCATTGCAGGTACGCTGTACGGTCTGACCGAATCGGGTGAACGCATCTGGCAGTTTACGTTGGACAGTCGTTTTGATGTCGACGTTAACGATGTGATCTACTTCACCAACTTCCGTCAGTTTGGTAATACTCAGCCTACTACCGGCGTTCCGCTGGAACTGGACATGACGTTCATCTTTACCTTCCAGGGCGATAAGAGCAACACTGGAACGGCTTCGGATGACAAGATTGACCAGAGTCTGTTCTCGGTGCCGATGGTGGCAATCATCGAAACTCAGTACGACGTTGTGCTGGGCAAGAAGCTGGGTAACCTGTACAGCCGTATCCGTCCTCTGGTCGGTGAAGCGCAGTACAAGAAGTATGGGGTCGATATTCCATTGACCTACACTGAGACCATCTACAAGCGCAACGAGAACCAGGAGATCATCTTCATCGATGGTGTGGCTCAAGTAGAGCACCAGGTTGGCGATATCATGTACGATAACAACGTACCGCCTCGCATCATGCTGGAATACACCAAAGACGATTACATGATGGACGCTCAGGGTAACTACATCGAAGTGGCACCTCGTGAGAAACTCTATCACTGGGACTTCATCGGCTTCGATGGGGCTTACTACTTCAGTCATGACGCTTATGACGAACAGTTTGCCCAAGAAACCAAAGATTACTTCGTGAACGTGATCAGTCAGGACATGGCTTCCTTTGCATCGTCTGCACTCGATCAAACGAGTCTGGTATATCAGCCGCGTAATAAGCTGGGTTATCAGAAGGTTGTTGTAAACAGCAACTACACGTCGTACCTTCGTCAGGACCTGAGTTTCGTAGTGACGTACTACCTGACCAAATCAGGTATGAAGAACCTGAGCCTGAAAGACTCGCTGGATGCCAGCACTCCGCAGATCCTCAACACGAATCTGTTTGGTGCAACAACAGTCAGCGTGAACGATCTGGTGTCCAAGTTGAAGGACGGTGCTTCTCCTGAAGTGGTGGCGGTTAAGCTGAGTGCTGTGGCTGGTGATAGCACGGTGGATGTAATCAGTAACGCTGACAGCCTGACAGGCTTCAGTATCCGCAAACTGTTGCAGGTGAGTTCAGACGGTCTGCTGTCGATCAAGGAAGATATCGACATCGTCTACCTGCCTCACGATGTATCCATGGTTAACATGGGTCCGGTGTAAAGCGGCTATAAGCCTACCCTACCTCCCGCAAAGGAGGTAGGGTAGGTCTATGGCCGGTGTAACTTATTCAGCAGACTGTTCGAGTGTTTCGCCAGGATACTTCGAATTGAGGTACTCGGCGAACATGAACGGTAGCTTCAACTTGTTGCACATGTCGCTGGTGCGCCAGGAGAAGTCCTTCAGGCTGTAGCCCGACAGCTTCACATCTGGTTTGAACGTACCTTCCAGATAATCAGCATGGGCTTTCGACAAGTTTGCCTTGAACTCGTTGACGAACAGGTAATCACCATTGATCACCACATCCGGCACACGGTTGAGTTGATCCCACGAAAGCAGCGAACCGTCTTTCAACATCTGCTCAGCTTCGTAGAAGTAGTCACCCGTGTACGCGATGTATTTCAACACCTCGCAACGGAAGTCATTCAACCGTGATTGGTTTTCGACAGTGAACTCGGCCGCCACCAACCCTTTCATGGTGATGTTTACCACCTGATCGATGTAGGTGTAGATCAGTTCAAAGTACTCGCGGGTTTCCTTGAGCTCTCCCAGTTGCTTGCGCGCTTCTTCAGCTGGCAGGCCGGCGTACAACACCACAGACTTGTTGGTCTCTGGGAAGCATTCCGACAACTGCACCATCAGGGAGTTAGCCCGAGAGCTGTTACCCCAGATACCGCGGATGAGCTTTGCGGCAACCGGCAGTGGCAACCCACCGTCTTCCATTGCGTTGATCAGGGATTCGAGTTCGTCGATGTACGTCTGGGTAGTAACTTCCGCCACACCCTTCAGCTTGACGATCTCTTCCCACATGGCTTGTCGGCTCATAGCAATTTACCTGCCCCGATTTGCTTGGTGAAGTTGTTGAGGCTGGTCTTCACCCCACCAATATCGTTATGGATTGCGAAGTTCACGTTGGCCGTCAGCTTCTCGCCGAACGTCTTGGCGTCTGCGTCCTTGATGAACACTCGGCCTTCGATGATCGGATTGAGACCTTTTGCACGCGCTTCATTGACAGCCTTCTCGATACCCTCGATGTCACCGAGAACACCGCTGTAGTAGTAGGCGTGGATACGACCGTACCACTCGACCAGGCTGACGATCTGCTTCTCGACCCGCAGTACTTCTTTGTTGATCGAGTAGCACAGCTGAGTGAAGTTACGCGTAGCCACCGAAAGAGCCTGGTAGTCCGCCAGCAGCTGAGGAGCACTGTAGTAGTTGGCCATCGAGCTGATCTTTTCAGAATCAGACTTATCGATGATCTCACCCAGTGCTTTCCAGTTGACCTTCGAGATGTCTACCTCGTCGTCCATCAGTTCCTGGTAACGAACGTTCAGACGCTGGATTTCCAGCAGGGTAGCCGAAACATCCACACGGGCCACAACCGAAGCACTGCTGACGACTTCAGTCTTCAGACGGTTCTGCACTTGGTCGAACTTGTTGGCCAGCTCTTCATTGGAGAAGTCGAGGCTGTAAAGATCTTTGTACAGCTTGGTCATCAGACCAGAGATCTCTTCAACACCCAGGGTCAGCACCGTTTCATGCATGGCCTTGGAGATGACCACCACTTCGCTGGAGGCTTCGCCGTTCACACGGTTACCGGCGTTGGCCCGTACACGCGAACGGTTGTACTCGTCCAGGATTACTTTCTTCAGGCGTTTCTGGGCGATCGTCACCTTGTCAGTGGATTGCTTGACCTTGGCGTTCAACTGTTGGATCAGCGGAACACAGGTCGCCAGCTTCTTGACTTGTTCGATATCGCTATCGAGCTTGTTCTTCAGCAGGTAGATCTGAGCAACACGATCCTGACCCTTCGGCAGATCGCCGAGGAAGTTCTCGACGTTGTACTCGGCCACATTGAAACCGAAGCTGATCAGCGTGTCTTCGAACTCTTTCTTCAGATCGCCGAGCGAGTCATCGATGGCCTTGGTGATACGTTCCGACTTGCGGAAGCCAAAGATCCCTTTGACCATGTCGACGACCCAGTCGATGGCCATGCGGATGTAACGAATGATGGTTTCGATGAAGTCTTTGAAACCGTTGTAGACCGCACTGAAGAAGCCTTCAGCGCCCATACGAGCGTTACGCTCCGAAGGGAAAGGGTCATAGTTCTCGACGCCCTTGAGTTTGAGGTGGCGGGCAACCTGCTTGGAGAAACGACCGAGGTTCAGTTGTTCAGCACCCATCACCATAACGGTGGCGTTGTTCTGTTCACTGACCTGGTAGTATTCCGTCAGGTCGATACGTTGTTTGTTTTCACCTGGTTGATAAGAGTCAACCGGATTCGAGTTACCAATCTGTTGGTAATCATCGATTTGCGAAGTAGCGGAATCACTCACGGTTGGCCTCCAGTTCGCGTACCAGGTAATCGGTGAGGACGGAGCAGGAAGGCAGTTCACCCACGTCGATGTCGTTCACGATGGAGGTGTAGCCTTTCTTGCACGGCAGAGTACCGGTGTTCATCATCGCGCCGTTCAGCATGTTGATGCGAACCTGGGCTTGTTTGTGGATCAGCGCTGCCGGGATAGGGGACACGGAGTTCCACTTCTCCAGCATGGCCCAGGTGCACTCATCCATTGCGGTGGTCCAACCACCGAGACGGTACGAACGACGGATCAGGGCGCGGGTGAAAGGTTCGGCCAGCAGCTTGCTTTGCTCGATCGGGCAGGTGATACCCTTCTCGGTCAGGGCTTTCTTGAATTCGATGACATGGATCAAATGCGACATGGTAAAGTTCCTTGCAAGGGGAGGGGTTAGAATTCGTACGTCTTGTTTTCTTCCCGACTTTTGTCGGTTCCATCACGACGTGCTTTAAGGTTGGCCAATTTAACAGCGATGGTGTTCACCTCATGGTTGGCGACCACAGAGGTGTAGTGTTCAACTTCTTGAGCCTTGAAGTCAGCCTGGCTGAACACCCAACCCATGAAGCGATGGATCACGGTACTCTCGTACCAAGGACGCAGGGTATTGGCGTGCGCCAACAGTACCTGAATTTCATTAGCCAAGGTGTTCTTCTCGGAGGACGGAATCTTGTCGTCTTCTTTCAGCTTTTGAATCAACTGGCGAGCAGCGTCTTCAAAGCGACGGTGGTCGGCGTTGTAGACCCCCGAGTAACCTTTGCTGAAGTAGTTCAGGACAAAGATAAACATATAGAAGACCAGCGCCATGAAGAACGCACCTGCCATGCCGACAGAGACCGTCATGGAGATCCAGGCCGGCAATGCGATGATGGTGGTCACTGCGGCGATCATCAAACTGTTTACCACAGTCATGATGCAGCCCTGGTCAGTCAGGATACCGATAGCGGCGATAATGCCTTTATCACAACCCATGCGGATCGCGTACATGTCGGCCACTACTTCGGAAGACATAGCTTCTACGCCCACTGACAAACTACGTCGCATATTACGTTGGGCGATTAATTTGTCGAAGTAGAGGAAGACGGTTTTGTCGTCACGGTCTTGAGCCAGTTGTTGCAGCTCACCTTGTTTGGCTGCCGGTACGTCCAGCAGGGAAGCAACGTCCTTGAGCACCACAACGCGATCTGAGACGTCTTCGGCTTCTCGGTAGTACCGTAGAGCACTCTTAAGATAAACGTTGTCAGAAGCGATCGTGAGCAGCATCATACAGCCACTGAACACATGACCCATTTCATGAGCAATGGCGCCAGACAGAATGCCGCCCAGGGGAACGCCGAACTTTTTCACCTTTTCTGCGGGGAAGGTTGCGTGGAGATCGGGGTTGATCTGGAAGGTTACCGGAACAGTCTGGAAGCTACCGAGCACTTTGCCAGTGCTGTAATCGATGCCGCCTTTGAACACCTTGTCCTTGTTCTGTACGAACCAACGGTACATGGTGGTCTGGGTAGGCTTCAGGAGCTCGTCTACCATGGCGTTGTTCAGCACATGGTTCGGCGAGAAGTAACCGGTGTCAACACTCAGGTTACCGCTCTTCGAGAATTTCATGTCGATGTTCTTGAAGCCAGTGAACTCCTCGATGAGTGCTTTGATTCCTGGAATGGATTCTTTGCTCAGGACACCGTCTGGACTGATCTGACCTTCAAGGTACGTCGACATCTTGCGATAAAAGTCAGTTGACTGGAAGTTAATGAACTCCAGTCCTCCAACAGGCCGTTTCAAAAAATCCATCGAGATCATGCACCTGTACTCCTCAAAGATATTTAATACTGGGACGCCATTGATATAGCGCTAAAAGCGGGCATAAAATGCAGGATAAACCCATGACACAAAATCTTTCACCAATTATCGCGAAAGTCTGCAAACATGCTCATTATTCAGAGCATCGCTGGGACAAAACCAAAGACCTCCTCACAGCGAAGATCACCAACATCCATGAGGACGGTACTCGGTCCACAACCTTCAAGTCTTACGAGAATTACAAACAGCCGTTCTGGATCATCAAGGAACAGCACCGCAAGTTTCAGCAACCTAAGGATTACATCGAAGAGCGGTATGTTCGTGAGTATCGTTGCAACCGTCGCCAGATCCCGTTTGAAGTAAAGAAGCAGCTGTTTGGGGCAGCTGACCGTAGCTCAACGATCTACGACATCAAATCGGGTAAAGGTATTCAGTATGTGTTTGGTCTTGATCAAACACCTGCCGTGCATTTGAAGCAACAGTTCTTTAAACGGTATGCGGAATACCAGGAAAAAGAAAAGTACACCATTGCGGCATTCGACGTTGAAGCCGACATGGAAGCAATCGGTGAAGTGAAACCTATCATGATGGCTTCGGTCACCATGAAAGACAAAGCTTACTTCGCAGCCTGTCGTGGGTGGTATCAGAGCCGACAGGACAAGATCGACCCCAAGATACGATTAACCGACTTTGCGATCTTGGCTGAGTTAAAAGCGGCCGAGAAGAAGTATCTGCAAGAACATTTGGATCGTCGAGGCTGTACGGTTCAGTATGAGTTGTTTGATACGCCGGGTCAGGTAGCGTTTGCGTGTATTCAGAAGTTCCACGAGTGGGAACCAGACTGGGTACTGAGCTGGAACGCAGCTTACGATATGGAAGCGTGTGAGCGTGCATTGCGGTCTGAGGGTTATAACCTTGCCGACGTGTATTGCGATCCTCGTGTTCCAAAAGAGTACCGGATGTACGAACTCAACCTTGGTCGTACTCACAAGGTTAAAGAGAACGGCGACCGTACTCCACTTGAACCGCAAGAGAAGTTCCCAACTGTTCGTTGTGTGGCTACATGGCAATGGGCAGATGCAATGTCGGGCTATGCCATCAAACGGTTCTCTTCGGGTAAGCTCGAGAGTTACTCGTTGGAGGCGACTGCACAACGGGAGAAGGTCAAGGGTAAGCTGTATACCGAAGAAGGCATGGATAAGCTTCCAGGGTCTCCTCAGTGGCATCGATACATGCAGAAGCATTATCCGTATCTGTATTCGATGTACAACATCGGGGATAACTTCCCGATCGAAGAGATCAACGAAAACACTCTGGACTTTGTTCTGTCGATTCCAATGCTGTTGCGTTACTCGGAGTATTTCAACTTCGTTTCGCAACCACGTTTGATCGCTGACACCCTGTCCTTCATTGCGCGTGAGCATGGTTACGTCTGGGGCAGCACGCCTGCTAAACGTGATAAGACCTTTACTGAACGTCTACCGACACTCGACAACTGGATTGCCCTTCTCGATACCGAGAAGAACGCGGACATGGGTCGGGCTATCTTTATCGGACTGGATGACGTTATCAGTGCGGGGCGTGGTCTCACTGACGACCTTGACGTTGAGGGTGCATACCCAACTGGCACACTTGCGGCGAATGCTGCAAACAAAACAACTCAGATGGAAGTCTATGCCATTCAGGGTGCTAACGACATGAAGTTCCGGGAGATTGCCGTGAACTATGCCAGCAGTACTCAAGCGAATGCCATGGGTCTGAGTCATGACCTGTTCCGTTTCCCACAAGCAGACAAACTGCAATCCGACTTTGAGAAAGGTTTGGAAGAACTGGGTTACGGCGACATGTTGAAGCAACTGCAAGAAAGTGCTGCTAAAGCAAAAGCAGAACGAGAAGCACGTCAAGCCCAAGCTGTACCAGAAGCAATTAAAGAAGCCGCGTAAAGCAGCTATAAGCTCTCCTACTCCCGTAAAGGAGTAGGAGAGCTTATATTCACGATCGACGCTTATGCAGCAATACCAAAGACCTTGTTCAGGGCATTGGACGCATCGGTAACGCGGGTGTAGTTGGCTTCGATCAGCTTGGACACCTTCACGCCAGTACCAACGATCACACGCAGAGCGGCGATGTCTTTCTGGAGTTCAGATTTGTCCTTCGCATCTTTGGCCTTCTTCATTTTCGCTTCGGCCGAGGTCAGCAGTTTGTCGATAGCCGACTTCTTGTTCTTGAATTCGTCGGAGAACGCTTTCAGAGACACGATGTTGGCGGCACAGTCTTTGCTGAACTGGATCGCAGCGGCCGGCTCGGTAATGGTAGGAGCCTTTTCCAGCTTGCTCAGGAACTGAGCGTCGCGGGTCATGAACTTGGTAACCATACCGGCCATATCGACGGCGTTGTCGGTGAAATCGGTATTGCCCGACAGGTGAGCAGCGGCCTGCTTTTCTTTATCGCTACCGTCAGCGGTAGAAGCGGTGAGGAACGCCTTCTTCGCCTTAACAGCAGCAGCCACAACGTTGGCCAGGGTAGCCTGAGCCTTCTTGTTCATCTTGCCCATTTCTTTCAGAGCGGCCTTGACAGCGTCACGCTTCTCTTTGAGGCCTTTCTTCTTCGCGGCAGCAATGTCCTTGGCGGTGCCTTCGGATACGTTGCCGGCCATCGCGTTCAGTTGTTTGTCAGCGGTGGCTTCGTCCTGGGTGCCCGAAACAGCCGCTTGCAGTTCAGCAGCGTTTTCGTTGCAGGCTTCTTTGGCCACTTCAGCGTCTTTGGCGCTGTCACGGCTGAAGAAGAAGTCCCAGATGGACTTGAAGGTTTTAACGATGTAGTCGTACACCGCTTTGAAGCCGTTGCCGATGGCGGAGAACACACCTTCGTTACCGGTCACTTGAGCACCGCTGATAACGCCAGCGGACATCAGCACGCCTTGAGCGTAAACCTGAGCCTGGGTCAGGGAGAGGGATTCGGTACCCGTCACGTCTGCGTCGATTTGATCGGCAGAGTCTTTGAGGGCCTCGAACATGATCTCGACATGCGGTACATCGGGAAGACCAAAGCCGTCGCCATCAGGTTGGTAGGAGCCTTCTACGTATTCCATTTGTTCTTTCCTTGCAAGGAGGGGTTGTGTGAATTTGACGGCTGTGGGGGGTGGTTACACGTTGGTCAGGTAGCGGAAGTACTGAGTAACGTTTTCCTTACCCTTGCGATTGAGGTCAGTGATGACACTGGCCAGATCGATCAACGAGTTCAGCTTGTACCGCGCTTCCCAGTTCTTGGCGACCATGCTCAGGAACTGAATGTACGTGTGGTACAGGCGAATGGCCTGAGCCGGATATTTCTTGTCCAGACCGACGGTGTAACGGAAGGCCAGACCACCGGAGAACACTTCGGGGTTGGCGCGGACGACGGTGAGCAGGTCGTCGGTAACGATGGCGAACTGTTCGAAGTCCAGGCGCATGGAGTTACCGATCGTCTCGATGAAACTGATCTGTTCGTCCTGCTCTTCCTTCTTGTCCTTGAAGCGCTTACGCCCTGCCAGGAATTCCACGTGACGGTTGATACGCGCAACCATAACGTCGGTGGTCGCATCGCCTTTGGCGTTAACCATCTTGGCAACGTTGATGACCAGCGGCTCTGCCTGGAAAGTAGCCTCGGCAGGAGCAGTTTCTTTTGGCGCGGTATTGGCGAGAATGAGAGGAGCCGGTGCTGCGGATTTAGCAGCGACCGCTGGGGTCTCTTCACCACTGAGATCTTCGCTCTCAGGTGGCGTGTAATCATTTTTGCTCATGAAAGGGCCCTTTCGTAGAGAGTTATAGGCTACCATTTAAAATGGTTTCAGCATAAAATACGGCCATACCCCCAGGGCCCGGAGGGACCCTGGAGGCAGGCGGTAGTTAAAGCATTTTTTTGTCCAAACCCAGTTGTCGCATTATTTCTTTCAGATCGTTGTTGCTATCCTTCATGTTCGGCATCTTGGACTTACCGGAAGGATCAGGTGGATTATCGAAGGTATCTCGCTGCACGCGTCCCTCAGTCACCCCTGTGAGCAAATCATCGAGCATACACATGGGCATCTCCATGTAATCCCTCAAAGGAAGGATCTCGTGAAGTTTGTTATACCCATAACGTTTGCCGACAGATTTAAACGACCACTCATGGTAAAACTCGTTCTCCCCAGGAATGTAAGCAACTGAGGAGAACGGATCCATGGTGGCAGGGGTGTAGTAGTTCATGTTCAAATCATGCAACATGGACTCGTTAAACGACATAGCCTCCGGAGTAACTTCCGACATGGACTTACCCAAGAGGTTATTGTTAACCTGAACGAACACAGGGCTGAAAGGTATTCGATTGTTGACCCTTTCGATTATTCCGAGAGGGCTTCGGACTTGACTTTGCTTTGTACGGACGTCTGCTTGAGGATTGCCCACTGGGTGAGGGTAAAAAAACTCATAACAGGGTCGATTGGGGTGTAGCCCAACTTCCGATCCAGCAGACCTTCAGGGTCTTCCAGGTCACCCATGTTCTTCCGGCACTTCGGACACACGTAGTTACGCACACCCATAAAGGTACGCGACATGTACGGCGTCTTGTTCAGGACGAACTTGACCAGGTTGCGGTTGAGGTCTTCCTGGTCGCGCAGCACGTCCATCAGACCGCCGTTGAACTCAGCATCCGGAATCTCACTGCGGAGGAATACGGTTTCTTCCTCGTCGGTGTTTTCCGCCGGCAGGTCAACTTGCTTCTGCACCCAGTGGATAAACTCGGTAGAACCGAGGTTGTTGTGGACCATCGTGACCTGGGTCTGGTATTCCGCCGGGTCGATGACCTTGGTGCGGATCTCGGCCAGCTCAGGGTTGATTTCGCCGATGAAGAAGTCGAACGCAGCAAAGGCTTCAGCCAGAGTAGGCGGAGCGCATTCCAGGTACATCGAACGATCGTCGTTGTAGACGCGGTTGCTTTCCAGACCATAGGTCGAAGCACGGCTCATCGCACGAGTTTCTTCCATGGTGTACTTGGCGTGGCCGTTGATCAGGTTGGCGTAGATAGCTTCATCTTCGTCAGACGTGATGTGGTGACGTTGACGCAGCAGCTTCGACGCCTGCACCAGGTTGAAGGCTTCCCAGTCACAGCTGCCAGACAAGCAGCGCAGGTTCAGGTTGATACCCTTGCTGTTGGTGGACTCGATCAGCGCAGTGATGATCGCATCCATGTCCGTCAACAGGATCACGTTGGCGAGCTGGTTGAAGTCTGCCAGATCCGTTACGCTGGCGTTGGTGATGCGTTTCGCAATGAAGTTCCAGATTACCCGGATCGAAGCGATACGTGCCAACACAGCACTGTTGTTACCGATCTGCTGAACGTAGCCGGTAATGGTGCGACGGATGTCGTTGATCAGAGAACCCATCTCGGTATGGTTGGTACGCGAGAAGGCGAACAGTGCAAACGAGTCACGGCACAGCACGTCGTAAGACAGCTTGTCAGAACCGCTCGAGGTTTTACGAGCAGCACGACGACGCATGTTCTCACGATGCGAGAAGCCCTTGGTCGAGGCCGAAGGTTTCTTACCCACGATGTCGCCAGTAACCACACCACCACGGTTGGAGACGTTGGACACACCAGCCTCATTGAGGATCGTGGTGCGGATCTTCAGTTCGTCCTGGACTTCCGACATGAAGGCGTACAGCTCACTGGCGTGAGTAGACACTTCGTCAGAACTTTTACCAGGGAAGGTTGCTTCGATGAATTGAAGCCAATCCGCTTCGGCCTTCTTGAACACCGATTCAGGCATGCGCTCTTCATCGAACACCGCCTTGGCGCCGCTGTAAGCCAACCAGCGACCGATCAGACCTTGGGCCTTGAGGATGTCTTCTTTACGGTTACCCAGGAAAACCGTCAGGAAACCGCCGTCACGGCGCTCTTCTTCGGTGAGGTCACGGATGACTTCGTTTTCAGGGACCAGTCGTTCTTTCATCGTGGTGTTGGCAGCAGTATGCACATCACGATAGGTAGGTGCTGGAGCTGGAGCAGGTTTTGCGGCTACAACTTCAGCCGGCGAATCTTGTTCCAGTGGATCTTGAGGGAGATCGGTACTCATGTACTACTTCCTTGCGTAATGGTTAGTTGACTTGTTTGGCGCCGATGTCTTCGAAAGCATCTTCAGGAAGAATGGTGCCTTCGATTGGTTTCTTGACAGAAGACGGAACTTCACCGGCCGGAAGGGTGCGGTACACCGCTTGGACGCGGGTGATACGCTCGCCGTGCAGGCGCATGCCGAAGGTGTAGTTGTCTTCGCCTTCGTGTTTGTGTTCGCGCACGTACTCGTTGATGATTTCTTCGCGAGGACGCAGCACCTTTTCCATCAGCTCAGGAATGCTGAACTCGGTCACTTCGGCCAGGAGGTCGGTGTAGTGCATGAAGATTTCGATGTACTCTTCGACTTCTTGTTCTTTGTTGATGAACTCGAAGATCGCGTGGATGTCTTCAGCGATACCCACAACCTTGCGATCGTATTCGTCGATCATGCCCTGCTCTTCGGAGGTCAGGGTGGTCTTCTTCATGTCGACGAGTTTGCTGGTGACTTCAACCACACCGTGGATGTTACCCAGGATTGGGATCATCTGGTTGATGCCTTTCAGCACCTCGATGTTGTTCAGCTTTTCCTTGGTCTTCTCGAAATCCTTCTTCAGGTCGAGTGCCGTTTGCAGCACGCCCTTGGTGGCGATGTCGTAACGCAGCTTGGCTTCGGCTGCCTGGATACCTTCAGGGGTCTTGGCGATACGCGCCATCTCACGACGACCCAGGTTGAACTGAATGCTGTTACGCTCCACGTTGGCCCGTTTCTTTTTCTGTTTGGAGGCCTGGGCGCGTTTGGCTTTCTTTTGTACTTGCTTAGTGCTCATGCTATGATTCCCTGGTTAACTAACGGTAGGAAAGCCCCAATGAATATTGAGACTGACGAAGTAGTGGTGATGGGTGCGGATGAAGATCTCGCCGCTACTCTCATCGGTGGTATTTGGGTTGACTTCAAGGCCTCTATCCCCGACCCTCAAGCTAAAATATTGACCGACGGGTTCAATTTAATTCTTTTGAATGTCCCCGAGTCCCTGTTGCAAAACGTCATCACCGAAATCCTCGTAGATGAAACTTTTGATACCCCCCTCAAAAAGAAACAGATCTACGAACTGATCACCAACAATATAATCGATGTGTTGACCCGTCTTGGTTTTATTATCAACCTGGATGAGGTCACTCACGAGCGTGCTGAGGAGCTGATCAATGTCGGTAACTTCTTCCACGATATGGACCACTACGAAGACGTCATTGGTCTGGGTGACATTCTGGATTCTGTTGACATCCCCCCTGTGGAACGGTTTCTGCTGATTTTCCAGAAATACGTGGGTGACAGTGTCTCTCTCGTTAATTACGAGTTGCTACTACAAGATGTTAGCGAGGTAACTTTAAAGGCTATCCGCGACAACCTCTTGACCGGTGATGTAGAGGAAGGTATCCCCATTACCCTGATCAAGCGTATACGGGCCAACAAGGGTCTTATCGAGAGCACCCTGGCGTATGAGCACGTTATCCACAACGGCCGCGTAGGGAGCCCTGTAGAGACCCTCCTGAACTTCTTTAAACCGGATCTGGCTAAGCTCCTCGACTACCCGTCAATGGACAACCAAATCGCTTACGGCAAAGAAGTCATGGGTCTTTACCTCATCAGTGAGTTGAATAGCGATACCCTTCGCGAGCAGCTCCTGGTTCTTGTCAATAACGTCATCACTGATCACCTGGCTTTGCTGGCAGTTGAGAAGATGATTGGTACCCTGGATCTCAGCCATGAATAAACTTGACTACTTGAAGCATTGGTTTAACGACCTGGGTTATACCTACAAAGCCTCAGTACAGTCGATCATCTCGATCCAGTTTGAAGACGAGGAATCATCCGGACTCTTTAAACACGTACCGGGAGCTGTCTTTGTAGAAGGCGGTAAGTTCCACGCCATGATCGATGGCAAACAGGTTCAGCTCGACGGCAATGTGAACGAACCATTTGCTGTCATGGATGACAAGTATTCCTTCCCTGGTGACTTCCACCCTGTGCTCAAGGGTGTAGCGATGGAATCCACCTTTGGTTTGATGCTGTTCAACATCGTCCTCTGGTGGGAGCCGTTCAAGGGTAAAGTGGATTATGTTAATCAGGGCTTTACCAAGAAGTTGATTGAAGGACATATCAGTCGACTCATGGTCGATAATCCCAAGGAAGGGGAGTCGGTTCCTGACGACAAGGCTTCTGTGGACGACTGCTTGAAGTTTACTGAGAACTGCTACTATCTGGAAGGGTTGGGTTCGTTCTTTGTTAAACCTGGTGGCGTAGATGCCCTCTCGGTCTCTCCTGCGGTGCTTAAGCGCAAAGCTGAACTCTTTGCCAAGCTGAAGGCCGAAGGCAAGATGAACGACGCTGTAGCCTTTACAGCGGCCGTTGAAGAACTGGTTCAAATGGACCGGGAAGAGATGCTCAAAGGCAAGAGCAAGAACTTCTTCATCAACGACAAGTTCATCAGTACCGCGCGTAAGCGTATGTTCATTGCGTTCGGTATTGAAGAAGATCCTTCGGGTAACGGCTGGATTGCATTGCCTCGCAGTCTGGATGAAGGTCTTGACCCTGAACAGGTTGTTGCTCAGACCAACGCCGCGGTAGCAGGTGCGTACTCTCGCTCCATGGCAACCGGTGAAGGTGGTAGTCAGGTGAAAGAAACCCTGCGTCTGGTAGGTCGTGGCAAGGTAGAGGGTATCGACTGTGGTACTCCTCGTACTGAGCCGATCATGTTGACACCTGATAACCGTGGTTGGATTGGCGGGTTCTACATGAAGGGCGAGACGGTAACGGCAATCACTCCTGAAGTGTTCCAGACCCTGATCAACAAGAAAGTCAACATGCGGGTTCCTCAGTTCTGCTTGTCGCCTGACGGCAACTACTGCAAGACGTGCTTGGGTGAAGGCCTGGGTAAACTGGCGGCTCGTTTGTCTGCGGAAGTGGTACGGGTTCCTACTGAGTTCATGTTGCAACGTATGAAGGCTCACCACCAGGCGGGTCGTAAGCGCGCCAAGTTGAACCTCAAAACTTCTGTCAAATAGCAAAAAAATAAAGCTGTTATATAACTCTACCAGCCCTTTGCGGGGCTGGTAGAGTTATACAGTTTCAGCATGGGGGTAACATAGGTAATCCGGTTAACATCGGAGCCGTAGGTCCAATGGTGGGCATACCTAACTGATCTAACGCATTGGGCGTAATGTTGAAAACAACGCGATCCTTTAAATGCAGGGTGGCAAAATTGAACCGCTTCTTAAAACCAGGCTGCGACAAGATTCTCTTAATCGACTCCATTTCAGAAGGGTCGTTCATTGCACTGAATGCATCGACCGTAACACCCAACTTGCACATGATAGCGTCTCGATAACCTGGATCGTACTCCACGAGATCGGGATTAGGCAACACGATACCGTCCAGTGGATTCTTTTCAGCCAAGACTGCCAGCAGATACTCTACTGAAGCCTCAAACTGTGAATCCGGATCATCCGCTAGGTATTCGATATCGTCTACCAGTGGATAGTCATATGGGTTCGCCATCTGGAAGATAACGAAAATTGCCTCCAGCATGATCAAGTCAAGGAACTCTAACGCAACATCCGAATAGAGTTCCTCACGGGTTTCAGGATCGAGCTTAAGGATAAAGGACAGCATTAACTGACCGGTTCCTTGTCCTCGATCGTCAGCATCACCTGAACGCCCACGTAGGTTGTGCTAACAATCTGGAACATCGCATTCTCGTAAGGCTTCAGCTGGAGAATGGCGTCGTGATACTCCGGAGTCTTTTCAAACTCCTCGAACGTCTTGAGGATGGTTTTGGCCATCTCGTTGTTGTGCTTGTTCACCTGTTCCGGGGTGGTGAACGTCGTTGGGGTTTGCAGGAAGTTGGTCACCAGGAAGTGGGACTTGTCCACAAACGAATCACCCTGGAGAATCGACCGGATACGTTCTTCGATCAGTTTCTGGATGCAGTAGTAGTGCGGCAGTTGCTCGATCCCCGGTGTAGGGATAAAATGGGACTTAACAGTCATGGTTGTCTTCCTCTCACAAGAAGTATAAGCTTATCTTTGAGGTTCAAACTACTCACCGTGATCTCTTCCATAGCCAGACTGGAATAGAGCAGGTTAATGGTTTCCTCGTTCATTCTTGCAATGACCTCGAGATAGTTGCTTACCTGTTGGCCATACAACATTACGTGCCCGTACGGGTCTCGTTCGAACATCAACTTCTCCTGTTCGGAATACCACCAGGAGATCACTTCCCCGTCGTCATTATAAAGACGCTCTCTTAGAAGTGAGTAGTACCACTCATCATCAATACGACAATCAACATCTGTCAGGTTGAGCAGGAAATCAGAAATGGATTCACCAACAACGGTACTTACCAGATCCCCGGCCAAACCAAGGCCGGGACAATCCAGTATCACAGCCTTGGTGACAGTCTTTGTACCACTTGCAAACTTGTGCATATCAACTGTCCGTTATTAGGGATACTCGCCTATATTAATTGAGCGAGCAGTTAGATTCAATAAGCTTGAAGCTCTTTTCCTTACTGGCAAAAGCAATACGCCGCTTCTGGAAACACTCCTGGTGCTTACCGATGTCGTTGCAGAACGCGAAGATAAACATTGGCGTGATCCTGCCAATGAAGTGGGAGAACTTGCCGCGGAACTGACGTAGCCGCCCAATCATCTGTTTGTTCCGTTGGGTCGAGAAGACCGTATGGAAACAGAACGTCCTGACCAACCCAGGGATGTCCTTACCCGTACCGCAACTGCCCGGCGTGGTAATGACGATCTCATGCTCCAGATACTTCGTCGGAGTCTTCTTATCTTTCGTACCGAGGAAGGTACAGAAGTCCAGGTGGGGGAATGTCTTTTGAAACATCGCCAACATGGTCTCGCACATTTCAATACGCGAGAAGAAGAACAGACACTTGGTACCCGGCTCCCTGATGGGTGGTATGTACCCCGGTTCTCCTGGTTCACCGATACCGAGGTAATACTCGATGAACATGCTTTTCGCAATCTTGAAGTAGAACTCAGTCAAGACAGGACTTCGCAGAATGGACGCCTCCAACGCCATGTCGTTATAGCTACCGAACTGCATCGTCTTCAAGAAGAACTTGCGCTGACACAAGTGGTACATGTAAGCAACAATGTCGATATAGTTTTCAGGTTCAGGTTCCTTAAGCCTGAGACTGATCGGTAACATGAAGTTGTACATCCGATTCATGAACGGGTCATCACCACTCAACGTAGCTGAGTTGGTAATCAACTTCTTAACGTTACCATGGAACAGCGACAGACAGATCTCATGGAACGATTCATGCCCTTCGTCCACAATGCGGAGACCTGGGTTGATCTGTTCAAAGATCTTGCCAAGCGGAACCGCATCCGGGTCTTTACGGTTGTTACGCAAATACCCCGAAATCCTGGAGAACGGCACGATAACGATCTTAGGATTGAGGAGTCCCTTTTCGATGTTTTCTCCCAGTAATGGCAACGACGAGTTTTCCCACACAACCACATCGCCTGGTTTCATGATCAACGTTTTATCGATGTCATTGATCCAGGTGGTGATGTAACGCGGTTGTACCGTAATGAGAACACGCTTGCCGAGTTTAACGGCCGTATAGAGACTCATGTAGGTGTTGTGGGTAACGATGTAGTCCTTTACCACAAAGCAGTGGCTCGGGTGCTCTACGGCAATGCAGGTGGTCTCGGTGGGGTTCGATTCGACGATGGACACAATCTTCAGTGCCAGATCACGATTCTCCGAGTTCCGTAGCTTGTCCTGTTTTGCCTCATCAGTGAAGAGGATCTCCGGGGTCCGATGACGGAGAATAACCGAGTTCTTGAACTTCCTGAACTTGGCCTCAGCAATACCGCCAATGCTCCGAACCAGGTCACGAACCATCTTGGCCGTAATACCGTATTCGGTCTTGAAGAGGATCGAGCCGTCAGCTTGTGGCTCACCACCGTTATCTAGCAGACCGCGCAACAAAGCCATCCGCTGAGAGTGAGAACCTTCCAGATATTTCTCGCCGAGGATACGGTCGGTCTTACCAATGAGGTAAGGTTCGATGATATCCCCACGATCAGGATTACGTTCACTGGCTGTTAAAGGAATGTACCAAGTCTTCCCACTGTCCACCAACTGCTGGGTAGTGCGAACCTGCCACTCAGTCTCTCCTTCTGCGCGCACTTCCCACTGGTGGTTAGGGCACGCCACAACGCTCCTACGGTCTTCAAACATCAGATGGTAGGTTGGGGTTCTCCCTTGTGGGAAAACACCTGTAACGTACGTCATAGAGCCGTCAGGAGCCATGACCAAGTCATTGACCTTGAGCTGCCCAATAGGACGCCATCCATGCACGGTTCTGACCGGTGTATCGTTGGCTAACGCTTTACCGCCGCCCGTGGGGGCGTTGTTGATTTTGATCGCCCCCTCAGCCAGTTGATATTCAATCCATTCCTCCTGCTCAGGCAGAGGGGTGGACATTTCAGGCCGTAGTTCAAATTCGCAATCAGCGCCTTCGATCTCTGGCTCTATTTCAATTGCAATCCGGGCAGGGTTGTAACCCCGGTATTGTGCAAACTCAATGAATTCCTTCATTAAGCTTACGGGAATCCGATACTCAGTTTTGTCGTGGTTAGACTGAGCGAACACGTGGGTTACTTTCCAGGCCTGTTTGTTGCTACCAGGCACTGGGACTTTACCAACCTTGTACAAATGAGCACGGCAGAAGGGAATAATAACCTTTGCACAGAAATCGCCGTAGTACCCAAAGATTCGCAGGTAAGTGTGACCCATTGATACTGTAGCGACTTGCCTCATACCAAAAGCCTCAAAAACATTAAGAGGGGACCGAAGTCCCCCCTAATGGGAGGACTCGGAGTTTATGACACCGCGTGTTGCAGGAAACATTCCAACACGCTTGGTTGACGGTCTTTAACCGCGAAGGTTTTCGGAAGGTTCAGGATGTTTTGCTGCCGTTCAAAGATCGACATCGTACCCGAACCACGGTTATCCACACAGGTAACAAAACTGGAGAAGTACTTATCGCCAGGTCCTGTTGCCAGCTTATACGTATGTTCCGCTGGGTTCTTGGTCAGCGCACAAGCCAAGATGACCTCGACGTAAACCATGTTGATGCCTTTAGTTTCAGCATCGATCAAGGTCCAGAACTCCGAGAGCACCTCGCCGAATACTTTCGGCGTAACGACTTGTTTCTTCCACGCCGCATTACGTTTGTTGAACGTAAGGAAGTTTTCCACCCGAGCCCGGTGTGCATCCAAGTCCTCACGGACGTAGGGTAACACAAACATTGGGTCGTTGGGATTCCACTTCGAGAGGTCCACCGAGATGAACTTCTTGTCCATGGCTGTCCAACTGTTCTCCAGTATGTACTGGAGGAACCCCATAGAAAAGCGGGCACGGCGAGAAGACACAGACGTCTGCGCTGGATGTTGCTGTGTGGTGGTACCGCCCACCATGATGTCTTCCACCTCATACTGGAAGGTCACTTCACCAAAGTAAGGCAACTTGCTGAGTGCGATCTCGTCCATGATGTCCAAGGAACGCAGGTCAGACAAATCTTTCACAATGGTCGACTTAAGAATCAGTCGAGTACCTTCTTTGCACAGGTCTTTCACGAGGAAGATCTGATCACCGTTGGAGGTGATGATTTCTTTATCCCGATGATGAGGCACGAACTTCTTGCTGGTAGCGTTGCGGATAAAGTGTTTGGTCGACAGCATTTTCTGGCCCAATGGGTTACAGATCGTGGTGCCAGCAAACATACCAACGTTAGCATCTTTCCGCATCATCCGGTTGTACGGGATCGCAGACTTCATCGATCCATAACACACACCACACGGTGCACCGGTTGCGCTGTTACAGAAGCTCACACTGCGCAGGTTAACCACTTCGCCTGCTTTGATCGACTTCACGTTCTTAACGCTGATCAGATCAAGTGTACCGTCTTCCAGGACGCGATACTTGCCAAGCAAGCTCTTAGCCATCTCAGTCGACGCAATACGTAGAGGCAACGTGTCAAGCGACCCACAGTCCTGCTGGTGACCGATGGAATGGATAATCGCCGTGAACAAGTGAATCTTCCGGTGAAACCATTCCGAGTCTTTCAGTGCCCGGCCGTTACTGTTGAGCGCCTTACCAGCACCACGGTTATCACCAATGGCGTCCGCCAGGTTGGTTACACCGTCCGCATAGCGAGTCATGATCGGGTTAGGCATGATGGTGTTATCGAGGTCGAATACCGCCCCTCGAATAATCGCCGTTTGATACGCTTGGTTGATACTCACACCACCCGTACGAGCCAGCAAGGCTACCGTGTTGTAGTCCAATGTTTCGGACGTCTTCAGGTAAACCGAGAACAGCTCTTCACCTTCATCGATCGTGACTTCCTTGTCGAGTACCTTGCGATGGATCTCACGAATACCCGGGTCTTCAATCAGGTCGTCTACCGATTCTGCCATGGCAGAGATGACCGACGTCTCACTCATGACCACGATCAAGTTATTCAACTTGGTCTGCCACATGTGAATGGTCATCTTGATGGCATCCCATTCGACTGGGTCGTGGATGTTCGGGCCAATCTCACCCATAACCCAGTTCATTGGAATGGCGAGCGTCTTGTTGTTATACACGACGCTCTTACCGGTTGGAATGATCTCCTTTACCGAATACGGTACGTTGTTGTACTGACGGTGAATCATCATGCCCTGCCAGGTTAACAACATGGCATAGGTGTCACTCTTCACTTTCTCGCCATGGTCATCCGTGACCTCAACGGCCATACGGAAACCACGCCAACGCAGCACCTGGCTTTCGCTCAGGTTGGCAAACTCCCGTAGGTTAATTTGCAAGGCCATTACAACGTCTCCTTATGCAAAAAGTCTTTCTCGAACTCATCGTCAGCACGAAGTCCGGCAGGGTTAACAGTTCTGTTACCCGGTAAAGGTTCATCCAGTCGCGCTCTTGGAATCAACGCATCCGGTGCTTCGTAATCCGAACGATCAGAAGGCAGTTCGCGACGCAGGGTATAACCGGAGTCACTGAGCATGCTCCGCGACATTTGCACTGCCCGGTTCAACCCATACTCTTCAGGCTTGATGATCTGGTTAATGTTAAACCCATCTTCAGCCCGAACAATACGTTGCGCCATCCGTGTCCGCAGCTCAGGAGCATAGCCCATTGCCAACTGCTTAACGGTTTCTTTCGCACCCACTTGACTCAGCGTCAGGCGGCCTTCGGTTTCACCCTTGTTACGGTTCCAGACCATCCGTAGCCAACTGGAATACTTGTTGGCTTCGTTAAGCTTGGCTGGCATACCGAACGGGTTAGACATCGGCAGAGACTGCGCCGACATATCCGTACCGAACTTGTCCAACAGCATGAAGTGCTGGTTGGTGATCAGTACAGGGTTAACCGACCGAACCATCTCACCCAGGGAATCCCGGAAGGTGATGTGTTGAGGTTTGTAGCTGTACACCTTACGCAGGGCCTTGATGATCTCAACGCCGTAGAGCTTGGTATCGCTACGCACATGCACACTGATCTGAGTAGCCGCTACTTCGTTGACGTACTCGATGATGTCTTCGCGGGTGACCATCGTTTGCTGTACCAACTCCGCGAACTCTGGGAACCCAGTTTCGTAGAACAGCATGAGCTTTTCCATTGCCCCGACGTAATCGCCTTCTTTATGCAACTGCACCACTTCTTTGTGGATGTTGACGTTGATAAAGTTGATCGACTGTTCCATCAGCATGGAGAAGATCTGACGGCGGAAGGCTGGTGTGTTGTTAACAACCACGTCACACACAGTACCGTCATCATAACGAGGTGCGTCAGCGTCTGGAATAATCCGAACGATAACACCTTTGTCCCCGTTCATACCCGACATCTTGAACTTAGCACGGCCGGATACGATCTCACGCAACCGGATAGTCACACTCCAGTCTTTAACACGTACACGCTTCACAGCACGGAACAGCGGGTTAGGCTTACCAGTGTTGGCGTTGATGGTATAGTTACCCTTGGCGAAACGGATGAACCGGTTCAACGGACGGGTCATTGCGATCTTGTTGCCGCGGTTAGCCGCTACGCGACCACTGTGCCAGCGGATGACTTCGTTCCACATGTCATTCTGGCGACGTTCATAACGTTCCAGCATATTCGTGTGGGCTTGTTTGATGTACTCGGTCGAACGGTTATTCGACTTGTTCTTCATGCGTTCACTGATCACTTCAACCGACATGACCTCAGAGTCTACCGGCGCCCTGAACAGGATGTCGTGAGTCTCGTCTGGGATGGTCAAAGCTTTCTTGGTCAGCGACACCAGCGCGTTCGCAGAGACACGGCGACGGAAACCCATCACAATGCCATCTTCACGAATACGCTCACCACTTTGCGGGAATGGGCTATCTCCGTACAGAGTCAGCGGAACCCACTCATCTTCGTTCCAGCCGTGAGAGCGCATATGCTCAAACATGCAGCGCAGTTTGGTGGCGGCGCAGCTCTCAGTAATGCCGATACCGTCCTCTTCGGTATAGTGGAAGGAAGCCGGAGCAACCTTGAGGTCCATACCAAACATCCACTCGCCGTCTTTACTGATGCGAGGTGATTTGGCGAAGATTGTGCCTTTAGGGAACACGGCGCCCTTACGCAGTTTGCGCATGACGTTCATGTCATACACATACTCGAAGCCGACGTAAGAGTTTTGTACGTTATATCGTGGAAACTCCATGATATCGTACTTGCCCTTTTCCTCGTTACGGAACACCACATACACCGGCGCCCATTTGTCGGTGTCACCCTCACCACCGTTGACCGATTGAGCGTAGAAGATCTCCTCGACTGTCATGTTCGATGGTGCTTGAATGCAACGGGCTTGCTTGGCGTACTGATATTCGTTACCGGTCTTCAGTTTACGCTCGCTGGCTCCAGAGGTCACTACGGCCTTTGGAATCATGTTGCCCACCATGTAAATACGGGTAGGTGATGATACCCATGGGAACACGACCAGGTTTGCGCACACGCCCATTACTGCTGGATGGAGTTGGTTCTCACCCAGGTAAGCCCATTTCTTAAATCGCCCCAGCCCAACCTGGGGGACCTCTACAGGAGAATCCTTACTTTTATCACTCACAATCTTTCTCCTATTATCTTAAACGCGATCTCCGAAGAGATCCGACTGCCTATTCTCAAAGATGATATAGGTTTAAGTTTTATTAGGGTTGCCATATCGCTTATAGCAATAAAGGATGGGGCAGCCAGTTAACAATTAGCTTGGAGATAGCAATGCCGATCCCAAACAACGAATCCGACAACGGTAAAGAGTTCTTCTATACCGACGCCTTCAAAATTCTAGTGCGTTCTGAAAAAGAAATACTGTTGCGTACGGCCCAGCTGATGCCGATTGTTGATCGGGCGATGCTTTACGCGTTCCGCACTGATTTCTATCGTGTAATGCGATCGATGAATATTCCCGCCCATCTACGCTGGGCTACGGCGTTTATCAACGACATTAACGATCCCAATCAGGATGTCTCCGATCTCCATTCGTTTATGGCCATCAGTGAGAGCGATCTCAACAAAGCCATATCTCGTAGCAATACAGTTAAAGGGTAAAAAAGAAAAGGTATAGCAGCCCTGGGATTACCCAGGGCTGCTAGCCTTATGGCTGCTTAGTACGTAGCCACGCTGTAGTCGCTGGTGCCAGCTGGAGCGCCTTGGCTGGTGCTAGGGCGCATCATCTGTTGCAGCTGCTGTGGCATTACCGTCATACCGTTAGGCAGCAGGATCATGCCGTTGGCCAATTGCTGGCCGCCCATCATGTTCATGCCACCCATGCCACCCATCCCCATCATGCCCATCATGCCCATGTTGTTCATCATGTTGCTTTCGATACGACGCAACAAGTTGGCGTAACGGGTGCACTGATAGATAACCTGGTTGCCGTTGTTGTTGACGGCGTAGTGGTTGACATGACCGTTGGCGTAGTCGATCTCGGTCTTCAGGTAGTTGTCACCGTATTCCATTGGCGGTACGGTGGTGTCGTAGCTACCGTCGTTACCGTTGGTCAGGTTTACGCGACCGCTGTTATTGTTGTTGGAGTTGTTATTGTTGTTATTTTGGTTGTTGTTATTGTTCTGGTTGCGATTGCCACTGACCGAGAACAGATTGGTGTTGTTGCGCTGGTTGGTGTTGGCCTGCTGTTCTTCGTCCTGGGTGTTGTGGCTGTTGTAATCCAGCGTAGGCACTTGACGATAGATTTCAGGCAGCTCTTCCAGGTGTTCGTACCAGTTGGTGTCGATTGGGTAGACACCGGCCTTGTCGAAGTCAGCACGGAAGGTGTTCTGGATGCGGTTCAGCTGCTCGGCGAGTTCGTAGTAGCAACCCAGGTAAGCACACAGACGTGCGCCCACTTGACTGGTCGACTCGACCTCGAGATCGTCCGGTGTCTCCACGACCGGCAGGATCTGCTGGAACAGGTGAGCAGCCAACTTCAGTGCACCGATCGACACGCTGTAGCCATTCAGCTCAACGGTCTGATTGTCAGACTGACCCTCGGAACGTGCCAGGCGTTTGATGATCTCGTTGTAGAACGGGAACACCGGCTTGGCTTTGTAGTAGACCTTTTCACCGGTCTTACCACGGCCGCCGCCTTTGGTTACCTTGATGTGCAGGAAACGGTTGTCCACGCCGTTGTCGTTGACTTCGACTTGCATCTGCTGGAAGAGCTTCTTCAGCTCGTCACGGTAAGTGCGCTTGGCCGACTTGAGCGGTTCGAGCATGTCGAGGATGTTCTGACGCCAGGCTTGCTTGGTCGTCTTGCTGGCCACGCCAAACATGATCGGGACGTACTCGGAGAACGTGTTCAGGAGCTTGAGTGTCGACAGGCGACGGATCACCTTGAACACTTCGGTTTCCTTCGAGGTCACGTTCTCACAGGCCGGGTGGAAGAACACCTTGTCGATGCAGTTGCCGTCCAATACTTCGGACAGCGGCAGGTACATGTCCATGTCGTCGATACGAACAGGGATCTCGTCACCATTGATGGATACCACGATGCGCGCGTCATCCTTGATAACGCAATCCCAGGCCATCAGCATGGCTTTATACAGCTTGTTCAATTCATTCATGACGGATCCTTATTTCGTAAAGTAGTCGGTGATGTTCTGCATGAAGTTCTGGGCTTCAGCCAGGCCATCCACGCTGTTCGTGATGTTGGTGCTTGTCCGGTTGATGGCATACGTAGCATTGACGTACGTCTGTTGTTTGTCCTGCTCACCGTTGAAGAACACGGTAACGCTGGTTTCACCGAACAGGTGGGAACTAACCTGAACACTCAGCAGAGTAGCGGTGTGCACGAACTGAGTCGAGTACTTGCTGAAGAACAGCCCCCGTAGCATTTCCTTGAAGCGTTCTACCCGGTTGATAGCATGATCGTCATGATCCAGTACCGAACCGAAAGTACCCGTCACAACTTCAACACCGGAATCAGAACCGGCCAGGCCGCTGAAGTGGTGTGGGTTGTTAGTGGCACTGAACACCAGGTGAGTCAGACCGCAACGGATGAGCATGTGCACGGTCAGATACGCCAATTCTTCCGCGATCGTTTCGTAGCTGTTAGCCCGGCCGTATTCCTGGGAGATCAGGGTGTTGTCTACCGCTGTGGTGGCCGCTGGGTTCAACAACGTGATGTTCATTACATCCGGCAGGTTGGTGAAGACCGAGTTGATCTCAGCCACGCTCCAGCCCATGAAGTTCGCCATGGAGAAGCTGCCGTTGTACGACATCATGGTCTTGAAGAACTCGTTGCTGGTCAACGGCGATTCACCGATACCAGGACCGACCATGGCGTCACCAATCGCGTTCGCGATACCGGTGTACTGACCTTCAGTGGTAGTGGCTGCCGCGATGCGCAGAAGCTCACGAGCGTGGTGCGTTGGGTTGAGGTTGTCGGTCTTCGACATCACAACGTTCTGACGCAGGTCTGCTGCGAGGATGCCGTCGAACCCGTCGTTCATGCCATCAGCAGAACTGGCCATGTAACCCAATACTTCTTGAGCCATGTCGAGCGGACGAACCGATTTCAGTTCATCACGGCCAGTTGGGTCACCCATCAGGAACTGGTGGGAGCCGGTGATCACTGTCGACGCCATCGGCAAGCCCATGTTGTCGAACTTCTGCGTGGTGCGCGTGTCCCAGCAACGCACCGGCACGAACATGGTCTGAGGCTCGATACCTTCATGACTGGCACCGCCGCCAGTCAGATAACCCAGTACCGACAGTTCGGCTGTTTCAACCGAGTTATTGGTGATGAGGAAGTTGCACATGCCGAGACCACGACGGACGTTCCAGCTATCCTCGATATTGACGTACCCTGATGGACGAGTAGTCAGACCGCCAGACTGGGCAGCGATCGTGTTCAGGGTGTTTGGAGTAACGCCACCTTGATGCTGCTCCATCTTGATGGTGTCGATGTTCATCGTGTTCATGTCCAAGATGTTGTGACGATGAACGTGGTCTTGGTTGACGTTACCCATACCGAAGACTGCTTTAACCAGCGTAATTTCTGCCATGTTGCTTAACCTCGAAGATAGCTTGCTCTGTTTAATTAGGCGTTTACTTTACGGTTCAACGCCATGAATTCGTTCTTGACTTCTACACTGATTTCCAGAGCAAAGAGTTTGCCTGGGCGCACCAATGCATAAGTCTCCGGCGTATCCAATACCCCATATTCCAAATTGGATTGCCAGATGCCACGGCCAAACTTATCCAGGAAGGACTGGGCCGCGACAATCGCTTCGTTAAACGAGCGACCTTCGTTGTTACGGGTTTGAATCTCACAGATAGAAGACAGATACTGACGATCGTCCTCGCTCAGGTTCAAACCATCTGGTAGCGACAGTTCACCGTTAGGATCCTTGATCGCACCAATCACCGACGGCAAGTACTTGAAACCTTGCTCATGCAGACGTACCTGTGCAATACAGATCGCCGCCATCAGTTGATCGTAGCCTGCCGCTTCAAAGGTGAATGGAGACGTTTCGAATGCAAACACCAATTGCAGCAGCTTGAGGATATGATCTTCCAACTCGAAGTCCCAATGAGGCGACAGGTTGTCGTAGATCTTTTCCACCAGCTCAACGTTCTGCACACCCAATGCCGCACAGGTGTACTTGAAGCGATCCTTGTAACGAGGATTGTCTTCTTCGTCGAACAGGGTAAAGCTGAAGAACTCGGCCGCTACTGTGTCGTCGGTGGAACGAACTTCTTCGCTGATCTGGTGTTTATCCAGCATCGAGCGTTTGTCGTCATCCGACTCACTTGGGTAATCCCGTTGCATGAAGTTACCGCCCAGCGACTCGTGTTGCTTAACCGAGGCGTTAATGGCAGTGGCGATGTTCTTGCCTTCTTCTGTTTCAGGAATAGCGGCACAGCATAAACGATTGAAGATCGTGTTAAAAAGTACTTTGTCAACAAAGTTCTCAACACTGGTCACGCTGTCTGGCTGAGTTGGGATACCGCGCTTGTCAAATGCAAACCTGACATACGTGGTCAACTTGTGCCAGCCAGGCATTTGGGTGATCCACGGATTATCCTTGATCAGGTTACCGCAGGCCAGATCACTGAAACCACCACTACCCATCGCTACTTCGAATCGCGATTGCAGGCCGAAGATGATCGGGAATACTGTACGAACCACGAATGCCATCTTGACCATTTCAACATAGTCTTGATCGGTGATGGTGGTCTCTTTCGGATAGTCACCCTTACTCGCCGCTTCACTCAGGTCCCGTGGGATCTGCATGTATTTCGAGTAATGAATAAACGAACAGTACTTCGGCGGATTGATGAACTCGATGATCTCATCGGTGATGGGTTTCAGTTGAGCCAGGTCTTCGTTGTAATCCTGGAACTTACCACTCTCAACAATGACGTACGCGCGGTTGTACAGATCGAACAGATGTTTCTGCTGATCGTGATCCATGGTGCCTTCAATGTAGTCATTGAAGCAATCGAACAGGTTGTAGGTGGCCTCGCTACGATCCTTGATCGTGCGTTCCAGTTTGATGGCCGCATCGCCGTTGAATTTGATAGTTTGATTATTGAATGTGATCAGGATCCCTTCAAACTTTTTGCTGGAGGTTCGGCGAATCGCTAACTCAAGCATGTTACTTAACTCCAAACAGTTTTATTGTCTACAAGGGGATAATGTAGGTTTTAAATCTTTTTACCCATAGCGAGTATTCTCAAAAATCGGTTATCAGCTATAGGGTTAGGCAGAGCAGAGGATTACCCTCCGCTCTTATTCGCATTTGGACGATTAGAAGTCGTCATCGAAAGAATCGGTGCTGCTGCTCGAATCGTTGCTGCTGTAGTCGTTGTTACGACCGCCACCGCCACCGCCGTTGTTGGCATCACCACGTGGCTTCGGTGGTTCCCAGCCTTCGAGTTCCATACGTTCCAGAACCGGCTTCATGAAGCTGACCCAGTGACGCACAGCCCAACGGGACATCACGCCTTTGTCTTCGTGCACTTCGCCAGCGGCGTTGCGCATCATCACAGTCATGCTGCGAGGACCCTTGAAGCGGATAACCGCCTTGTAGTCACCCTTGGTGTAACCCAGAGTGATCTCGCCGTTATCTTCGCGGGTGATCACGAAGTTGCATTGCACGACCGGTTTATCGGACATGCGACCCGAACCGCCCTGGAACACGAACTGGTGACGAGCCGGGGTAACCTTGGCTTGTTTGAAGTTCGGGCTGCCGGTCAGGTCGGCGGCTTCTTTCAGCGCTTCGAACAGCTGACCGCGGTCGTACGCATCGAGTTCGACTTCTTTGTGAGTCGACTTGCCTTCGGAGAACACACCGTCGTTGATCTTCAGCACGATCTGGCCGGTGATCTTTTGCTCGAACATCAGTTGAGCAGGGTATTTGCCACCATTGATCGGGGCGTCCGTTGCAGGGTGTGCCTGACGGTAATCGTTCAGAAACGTCTTCTTGCGCTTCTGGCCGCTGGGTGCACCGTTACGTTGTGGTTGCATAACAATCTTCCTTCTTGTTCAAACAGAGAATTTGGTGGTTTGCGCCTATAAGGATGGACGCGCAGTGGTATTTAAAACGGTGCTAACGAGCGACGTATTCGGGCATAGGCTGGCCGAGGAAGTGACACTTGATTGCTTCCTTCAGCCAGGCCTCATGTCCAGGTTCGCCGTGTTTGATCTTTTCGAACAATTCCGGGATAAGGTGCAGCATCTTCAACGACGTTTCCAGAGGAGCCGTATCAACATCGTGGCATTGTGCGCTGCTGATACGGTTGTCCACCTCGGCTGTCAAATCACGGATAACTTTTTCCAATTCATCGCGCATACGCAATCCTTAAATCATCATCAGCAAGCCAGCTTTGTCGACTGGGTTATCCAGATTGTTAATGCTGTTCCTTACACGGCTCATTGACGTGGCTGAAGTCCAGTTGTTATCCAAGGCAATCTTCTTCACAAGATCTTTGATCGCCTTAGTAGACGACTTGAAGTTAGTGGAGCGATCACCAAAGATCTGGATAGTGAGACGATTAAACGGCATGTAATGCAGTTCTTCCCCACCGGTCAGCTTGGTGTACCAGGCTGTGAAAGGTTTTAACACTCCGGTGTAGGATTCCAAGAGGAAGAGACGACCGTAGCCCTGAGCCTCTGCCAGGTCCACCACATGGTGCGTCATAACAATGCCGTTCCCCTTAAAATCAGGCATTCCCACATCGGTTTCGACCAGAATCTTTTTGTGCTTGCTTATTAAGGCTTCTGCAACGTCCTTAGTAAGCCTGGCAAACTTCTTTTGTTTCTCGGTGCCGTTGTCGAGGAAGTCGGTTAGGTCAGCATGTTTGTACTTGCTTTTCAGACCGCGATAAGACGGGTAGTAAACCACCATCTGGATCGGTTTGCCTTTACGCAACTGCTCCAAGTAGTGACCTAACTTAAGCAGATCTTCCTCAACATCTTTGGCCAAGACCTTAGCGTCATTGGCCCCTTCATCATCTTTCTCGTAAGCCGCGTGAGCGTTACGGATCAACGTTCTGAGATTGAACAGCAGGGTATCCGCAGAACGGATAGCGTCCCCGCCGAGTTCTAATGCCAGTGAAGTCCCCACCGACATGCCTAATGCACCCAGTGCTCTCATTTGAACTCCTCCAGCACCTCAAACGCTTCTTCTATCGAGATACCCAGCTGGTCCAACCGCTCGCTGATTTCTGGTAGTAGAGAATCGTTTAAGTTATCTTTAATTAATGAAACCCCTTCATAGCGTTTAGCGTCAAACAAAGTCTCGTCAACAGTGACGCCTTTCTCGACTTCGTTCTCAGTCTTAAAGCCAATCATGGGGTAGTCTTTTTTCATGACTTCGACGATCGGGTTAGCGACCTCAGCAAGTGCACCTTTAACCCTGATCTGAGAAAAGGGTGGAAGTTTACGTGCTGCAATAAATGTGTGTATTTCTTTGATCAACTGCTCTGGCGTAATCTCCGCCGTTACGGTCATGGTAAGATAAGGAAGCGCATTCTTGTTTTCCCAAAAGACGGGAGCAAAGATGTTCTTCTTCTTATCCAGATCCACCACATAACCACCCTTGGGATGTTCTTCACCGTGCTTGTCACGATCGAACGAACCCGAGGTATACAACTTGCCCTTCTGCACTGGCTTGTGGATATGGCCAGCAAAGATCCCGTAGGTCACAATGGTTTCCCATCGCTCCAGCAGGTGAGCGTGCTTTTGAGCAGCAGCATGCAGCTGGAAGGTAAACCCGCCGTGAAAGGCAATGAGGTCAACCTTATCCATGCCGTTAGCCTTTAAGACCTGGAGGGCACGCTCCCAGATCTCATCCGGCGTCATCTTGCCCATGTTGTCTGGAACAAACATAATGGACAGATCGTCTAACTGGTGAAACACCTCAATCGACAACGTGTCGATATAACGTACATCCATGCCCCGTGGTGCGAGGTTTACAAAGTGACGCGGTTGCTTGTTATCGTGAGACTCAGTACCTGCAAGCCAGATGGCAATCAGGTCCTCGTTAGCGTCATGAGCTGAGTGCAGGAAATCGCGACCCCAGTCCTTGACTTTAAACATGTCTTCGTTAGGGGACTCAACCATACGCTCAAAGAAGTCGCCGCCAAACAGCACCATATCCACTTTAGCCAGATCGTTTTCCTTCATCAGGAAGCGGGTCAGGTTAGAGAGAATATGGGGTGTAGGTGTCACTGGGTGCAACGTGTGGTGATCAGAGCTCCATAGAAAACGCACAGATAAATCCCCTAATGATAATTAGCACTCCAATGGATCGACTGGAGCTTCTTTTTCTTCTACCCCACCAGGACCTTGCTTGGTACCCAGCTTAACGCCCTTGATGGATTCCTCGTTGAACTGGAATTCCATATTGCCGGTCATCAGGCGGTTGACCTGAGCGACTTGTTCGGCAGTAACTGGCTCTTTGCGATAGTTTGCATAGAGGATAGGGCGGATAGCGTTGATCTCTTCGATCGGACGCTTGTTGTTGTTCAGGGTGTCTTTGATGTAGACAACCTGCTTTTCGACTTCGGGGATAACGCCCCACTTGGCGTAGAACTCGGGAGCGATCATCTCGGTGAGCGTCACACGTTTCTTGCCGTCGAGTGCCTTGGTCAGTGCCTTGGCCAGACCCAGGTTTGCGTTCGGGTCGTTCTTCTTCATGGTGTCGGCACTGTGGCTGTGAATCATCCGGCTGGCTTGTTCCAGCATGCGGTATTCACGTTCGCTCAGGTTGTGGCTGATCATCGGCGCAATGATCAATACCGCCTTGTGGTCGTCATCCACCACCATTACTGCGCGAGTGCCGTTGCCGCTGATGGCCATCCAATCGTTGACTTTGGAACCGAAGTAGTTCTTGCCATGATCGTTACCGAGGGCAAACGCCATCATCCAATCACGCACGAAGTCCTTCTCGTAAAGCACAGTCTGAACGTTGAACGGAAGTTCGCCGTCGCTCATCATCAACTTGCCGTTGATTTCCTGTACTTTAACGTTTTCAAGGAAAGCAAAGTCTTCCTTGAGAATGTCATCGCGATCCTGCTTTGTCATCTGACTCATTTACCTAGCCTCGCCTTATCCAATACTTGATAGAGATTGCCTGTTACCAATACTACTTCAGACAGATCATAAACCACACCATCTACTACCGAGCGTGCCGATAACAATAGATGGTAGTTATTGAGTTCGTTTGCTACAGTCTGTTTTTCCACCAACACTTCGGTTTGTGGGAACAGTTCTTTCATGTAGGTTTCGAATTCTTTTTGCGTCCGTTCGACCATGGTTTCTGGCGTCGTACCATGGGTTGCCCAGAGAAAATAAAAACTGGGCACTTGACCGATCACTTTACCCTGGTCACGCCGGGACGTGAACCAGTACATGAAATGCAGCGCCATCGCTTCCTGGGGGGATTTAACCTCCCATCCTGAGCGAGTGGACATTGTACCTACGCAATAGCTGCTCATACCGTTTCCTTTATAGAAAGACCCTCTATAAGAATAAACTTACAGACAACGCTGTAAGATGGCGTCTACCAAAAAAATAAAGCAAGAGAGGTGTTACCCTCCCTTGCCTATCCGAACGGTCTTATTCGGCGTCTGAGGGCTTCTCAGCACCCTTCAACGCTTGGTTGGTTTCACTGGTGATATCGAACAGAGCTTTCGTCCGATGAAGACCAATGGCCGCCCAGGTTTTCTGAACATCGACTCGCTCACGGAAGGACAATCCACCGCCTGAACTTTCCAGGTAGTGAGAGTGCTTCAACCGAGACAAGTCATCTTTGGCTTCGATATGCAGCATACCGTTCATTGCGCGACGCCAGAAGATATTCTCCTCGGCGATACCAACGTTCAGTGGGCTGAAGTTACCATCGTAACCGCTGATCTTTTCATCCAGATAATCCTGATGCAGACCGGCATGCGCCATGATGTAGTCGCGCATGAAACCTTGTGCACCTTGCAGACCGGCGACAGAACCCAGATAACCGACTTCAAATCGACCAACGTAATCGCCGTCCGAGTTACCCAGGAGTCGTTTACCCATTTCCCATGCACGAGACGTCAGGAAGTTATTAAACCCTTCCAGTGCATTCGTGGCCTGTTGTGCCAGCCATCCACCCGCTTGTTGAAACGCCTGAGTGGAGTCATTCACATACTGGGCGTACTTCTGCATTTGATTCTCGGTATAACTACCCGAGACCGCGTAACTAAATGCCTCAGCACTGTTCATCGTGTTTACCTCTTAACCTGGGTTAGGCTGCGTCGATAATCGGCGTCTGCGCCATGAGCGTATTAAGGTTCATGAGGTTAGTCGCCGCTTGACCAGCGTAGTCACCCACTGTAAACGGAATGTTGCGGTCCAACGTTTGGTGATGACCCCACGCGCCGTAAGCTTTCGCTTTGGACTCGTTATCGGCCATAAGGACGATATAATGGTTGTCGCCGTCAAAGTCGGTGTTCGATTCACTAACGGCCAGAATCGGTACCCGGATACTTTCGTCTCGGAGGTCCCGGTTAACCCGCAGGAACGCACTGCGCAGACTGAGGAACTCAATCGACGGGTTACGTCCACTTTGGATAATGGCTTTGTTGTTATCTTCCATGTCGCGGAAGAATTCGTCAATCAGCGGGTCGATCCAATACGCAGCTCGACTGATCCGTTGTGCGGCCTGATACGGCGTATGACCGCGACGATACAGGAAGCCCGTGATGTGGTAGTCCAGAATGGCCAGACACATCTTCCACGGAACCATCCACTCGTCTGGGTTCAGAATACCCGTTACCGACGTCACTACGGAACGACCGGTGAACGGTACTGCACCGGAGGCCACATGCTTACGGTTGATTGCCGGCTTACCAAACAACGCTTTTGGGTTGTTCACCTTACGGTATTGGTCTGCCAGTTTAACCAGGTTCTTACCGACGATGTCACAGTTACGTCGCTTATCAGCGGCGCTCAGCTTTACCACCGAGTTGGAACGCTTGGTATCAGCGATCGCGATATACAGCTGCGCCGTGATTGGCTGGTGAGGATAGGCGTAGGTGTCTTTACCCGGCTTCTCCAGAACCGTGGCATAACGATTCGGCACCTTCATGTACTTGGAGAACGCGATGTGCTTGTACTTCTGGTAAACGTCCATCAGCGCCACACCTTCATGCGAAGTGGTGCAGTGACGTCGACCATTGCCCACCAGCATCCAGTGCATGATGTCATCGCAACGTTCCTGGAAGCTATTCATGCTAACTTCCGTGATCTGGAGTTCGTCCAGCATGTTGCGAATCAGGTTGACCGTGGTGTTCTTCTGCTTGTTGATCTGCCCCCGATAAATCGGATCGATAAAGTATCGAGGTACACAGACCTTTGGACTGCCAATCCCGATCTTGTTAAAGAAGGTCGAAAAGAAACCTAAGTTAACGAAACCGTTTACCCCTTCTGGCAGCTTCATCCACAACCGGGTATCTTCACCACGATCGAGGAAGAGTTCTGGAACTTCGCCACACTTGGGACAAGCTTTGCCCTGCTTCAGGCGATAGTTGCCGCGATAGTAACCACACGACGGATTACAACTGGCGACGGTGTCAAACGAGTTACCGTTGAACTCCATTCGCGTTAAGCGCTCGATTGCTTCCCGATCTTCCTGGATGTTGAAGTCGAACTCATTCAGGTAGATTGGTTTGAACCGGCTGGTGTCGTGCAGATAGTCGTAATCTTCGAAGTCCCAATACAGCGGCTCCGAATAACGAAGATCATCCTCCAGTGACTTACCGAAGGCCGCTGCGTACCGGTTAAAGAACGGCATCGGGTCCAGGTTTTCTTCACTATACTGCGTCAGCTTTTCAATAGCTAACTTGTTCGACGGAGTGAGTTCCGGTAGATACATGTTGCCCATGGCCTACTCCAAAAACAGAAAAACAGAAAAAAGAGACCAGCGAGCAAGAGGGTGTTACCCCTCTTGCCCACCGATCCATTGCAGGCTGTTACATGAACGGCATGTTCATGCTGTACGCCACGCCCAGACCGTTGCCGGTGGCGTTGTTCGAACCAGCACCAACCAGAGTCGCCAGACCGATGCCAGGCGTCGAAGCCAGGCTGGTGTTGCGCCAGCTGCCCAGGTTGTTGGCAACGTTCAGCTGACCGATGGAGTCCATGGCTTTCGACATGGTGGCCATGAAGTCAGGCGCCCAGATGTGAGGCTGAGCCCAGCCGTTGATGTGAACCTGACCGTCGAACAGCGACGAACCGGTTTCCACGCGCAGCTTCTGAGCACGTTGCTTGAACTCTTCGCCCGGGACGGTGCCGTACATGGTCGACAGCAGGCTTTCGGCTGCGAGTTGACCTTTCGGGCCCTTGATGTGCGAGATCATCATCTCGTCCAGTTCCTGGGTGTTGAACTTCTTGCCGGCGTACTCGGCCAGGCCGTTGACAGCGATCATGCCGGTTGGGATCAGTACCGGTTTGGACGGTACCCAGCCAGTGCCAGCTTTGATGTTGTCGCGGATGGCTTCGGACATGCCGCCTTTGGTCATGGCATCGATCAGAGCGATAACAACTTTGATTTCCGCCGCGTTCTGACCTTGTTTGGCCAGCTGGAAGAAGAAGTTGTTGATCGACGCATTTGGACCGGCCGGGATCAGGTTGATCTGGAAGGTTGCGTGCGGCGAAACGTTCTGACGGATCCAGTTGTTGACCAGCTCGGTGTCCGACATTTTCTTCTCGTCGAGACGGATACGCGCTGGGCTCTGGAAGCCACCAGGGATCTGACCGACCATTTGATCGACACGAGTTTCCAGGTCGGCCAGGTTACCGCGAGCACCAACGCTGTGACGGCGCAGAGCTTCGGACCAGACGTACTGGTTGTTGGTCGCCATCAGCGAGTACAGACCGGTGAAGAACGGGAACAGACCGCCGTTGTTGCAGAGTTGCTCGCCGGCCTGAACGGTGCCGACGGTGATCACAGGACGCAGTGGCTTGAAGCCCGACGGGTAGACACCCATGCCCATGGAGTTGCCGAGGAACTGTTGCAGCGCGTTCATTTGCTCTTGCGAGCGGTGCGACATCATGAAGCGCTGGTGATCTTCCCACGACACGCCGTTCAGGCTGACCGCAGCGGTAACCCGGATGATCTCTTTCGAGTTCGCCTGGAAGTTGCCGGAGCTCTGGTTGTTGTTGTTGATCGTCGAAACGATCACTTCCATGTTGTCAGGAGTCAGGGTGCCGGCCTTGCTGGCGCGGAAGCTGATTGCGTTAACGCGGGCTTCGGCGCAGCCGTCTTTGCCGTATGGCTGGTCAGGAGTAGCGAACGGAGCCGGGATGTTGTAACCCTTGGCCACGATTTCGCGAACGGTCTTGACCATGATCGCTTCTTCCCACTCGGAGGCGATGTAGTTCGCCTGACGGTGAGCCCAGTCTTTCGGATCGCCGGCTTCTGGGTGGTGCAGCATTTCCAGGTCGACGACGATCATGTTGATGACGCTGACGTTCTTCACGCCCTGAGCTTCGGCCACTTTGGTGTAGTGGGAGGTCAGCTTTTCCAGGAACACGTTGTTCGGGTACTGAGCCGGGGTCAGCGGCGCCGACATTTGCTGCATGATGTTGTTGGCGTTGACGGTGATGCGCTCGACGCCGATGCTCAGCGTGCGGTTGTAGAACAGCGCGGCCATTACGTACATGGTGCCGTCGAAGACAACGTACAGACCGACGCCCGGCAGTTGAGCCGAGATGGACGGGGTCAGCATTTCAACGGTCGGAACGATTTTGCGTTGCAGCTCGTTGGTGGTGGATTTCTTGGCATTCTCGTAAATGCCTTCGAGTTTCTCGATGGTCTCGGCCACTTCCTTCAGGTTGCGGTTGTCGGAGGTCATCGAAGGAAGACGCAGCAGGCCGGCCAGACCATCCAGCGGAGCCATGGTGCCGGTAGCACCTGGAGCCTGGTTGGCGTTTTCGGTAGGCTTGTTCTCGTTCCAGGAAGTGCTTTCGGAACCGGTATTCAGACTCATGAGTGTTTTCCTTATTACGAAGATAGTTTGCTATAGCGAAGTTGTATTAACAAATGTCAAACATCTGTACTACCAACTACATGAGTAATATAGTCTTGAAAATTTCTTACCCCAACAGAAATCGCCCCCGCCTTTCAGCAGGGATGATATAGAGTAATCGCTTTCAATGCCATATCACAAATTCTCGGATTGCGCAATGGTCCCCAGTAGAGGAACTTTCCTCTGATGTGACTTGTTCACATATAATAGAGAATTGCAGTAACACTTTATTTTCCAAATCCCCTCATTTGTTTCGGACAGCCATTATGACTATCTTTGCCTATCCCGCTGAGGATATCAGCCGGAAGTACCCCCGCAGCAATTTCACTGACCTGGGGAATCTGCATCGTGTTACTGAATTCAACCGCCAGGACTATCGGGCCTATGTAGACCGTACACCCTTTCACATCGAAGACCAACACAAGCTGGTAGGGATTCTTCGTCACCTGACGATTGATCCAACGTGGAGCTTGCAGGAGGTTGTAGATAATACACGTTTCCGTGCTAATTCACTGTGTACGATTTTCAAGATCACTTCGATCAATCGAATCGGGTTTGCTGAAGCCGATGGCTTCTACCGCCGTAACGTCAGAGAGCACTGGGTGCTTCTGGATCCGTTTACACAGTACGACGAGAAAACGCTAAAGCTGGAAAATCTGAAAGCGGTCATACCTCTCTACTCAACAGTATTGGAGCGCGGGTACAAACATACTGTCGAGAAAAGCATGAATGTCAGCAATGATATCACCGATGTGGCGATCATTGGCTTGGACATGGTAGCGCTGGCTGTAGGCTGGTGGTTGTTCATGCGGGAGAATCGTGAAGCCAACAGTGGCATTGCGTCGTATGTCTGTCAGTACCCGTTGTTCCACGCCACGCTGTATCAGAACCAGTTGTCGGTCATCAACATCCTTTACGAGTTCTTTGTAAAGGAGAAAGAGCTGAACGATCTGATCAAGATCGAAACCGTTAAGTTCACGACCCTCAATGAAGGGAAGTTGTTTAAGGGTTTCCTGCTCTTCCTTATTGATGCACTGACCGCCAGGCGTCTACAGGACCTGTGGATGATGCTGAAGCAGATCGACAACGTGTATCGGGTTCCTTATACGAACTACGTTGATCCACAAGACCAAGCGTTGTTTGCTCAGACCGGTTGGGCATTTGAACCTGCCATGCTGAAAGTGTGCGCGATCTACCTGTCGATCGGTAACCGGATGAAATACAAGTGCTCGGACATTAACGTTGATTTCGATCGTCTCTATCGGCAGATTGCGCATCGCCAAAAGAACGTTCCTGAGGTGTTCTTCAGAAAACATTTGAGCGATTTGCTCGAAGAAGTAAAAACCCTGAATGACATCAATTATCGTTAAAAACCATTGTACGGGAGGAGACTTAACGGTCCAACCGACGAAGTGCTCCCATATTTCATTCAATAATTCAAAAAATTAGCAAAAAGACTAAACCTCTACTAGCCCTTTGCGGGGCTAGTAGAGGTAGGTCGACTTAACGTTATTTATCGGTTCGGTAGATCTGCATATCGTTCATGCGTTTTTCGAGCCTTTCCTTCTCCCGATCAAATACTTCCTTGGCTCTTTTGAATTCGGAGTGTCGCCAGTTGGTTCGATACTTGGCGGTATCCACTGCATGCTGCAACATGTTGGTGGTAGGGCCTTTGAACCAACCAATAAACCAGCCTTTCCAACTCTTGACCAATTCCTTGCGTGCGTCAAGAGCCGCTCTTAACTCAGCCAGCTCCTTAGCACTCGCCAAGTATTGCTGGAAGTATTGATTGACGATTGCTCCCGTCTCTTCCAGCGCCTTGATTTCATGGTCAGGAAGACGTCTTTTCCTTCTGGCATCGGCCAGTGAATGAATGGTACCCACGATGACTAACTCCCCATGCGGTCAGGACTGCGTGTCCAGGAATCCTCATGCGCTTGACGTTTAATGGCCATCAAGTAATCGTAGTATTCCGGGGCCACTACGATCGAAGACTCGCGGCCAGGATGCAGTGCCTTTAACAGCTTTGGAATTTCTTCCGGCTGAGCGATGTAGAAGTTGTGATCATGGTCACAGTAGTTAAAGGTAACGAAGACGCCTTTCTCAGCATCCAGTTCTTCACTTAGGGCTGGGACAACAGTCGGCTGCAACATGATGCCGAAGTTATCCTCATACAGAAAAGCACCCTCACCTGCAAACACCAACCCATTCTTACTGTCACGGAAGAACAGGAAGTTATCCGCTTTAGTTAGTTTTGTTCTCATGCTCACCTCAATGCTCGTCAGATACGAGACGGGTTACTTTTGCGTTCATGATGTACAAGCCCAACGATTCAAGAATCGCGTAAATGGACTTGAAGTTCTGAGCAATCAACAAACGTGTATCTACAATCGGTAGGATCTCTTTCGGGATACCCCCAATGGATTCAATCATGTCTGCTGGAACGTAGATCGCCGACATCCCGCCCCTGGTTTCAATATACGCATTCATGCGCTTGGCTACATCATTGTCCCCGTGGGTTTCCATGTAACGCTTCATCTTCGACTTGTTGTCGGTGGTAACGTTTACCTTGTACGCGCGGTACGGCAGTTCAGGGGCGTCGCCGTAGGTCTCGGCAAACACTTGCTTCCACATCTCGTGGTAGAAGTAGATCGACGAATCAGCATTGCTGTAGGCTGCCTCTTCTTTGATACCGTTCTTAACCAACCAGCTCCAACCACCTTTCTCCAGCTCTTCAAAGAGCGCACGCTCCAGATCCCCAACCCCTTTCAACAGAGCCGGTGCATCCAGTTGCTGTTTGTTGTAGATGGCATTGAGTACGTCTCGCATGAGCTTGTTCGTAAAGTCCCGAACCTTCTGTGCGATCTTGATGCCCCTGAGGTGGACGCCTTTAAGCTCCAACTTAGGATCATCGTACATAATGCCTTCAAGCATCAACTGCAACGCGTAATAGTGCTTGGACATAGACGTGGTCACGTACGAACTGAAGAGGTACTCGTTCTTCATGTTCAGACGGTAGCGGAACTTCCGCGCCACGTTCATGTTGGTACTCAACCGTGCGTGCTGGTCAACTGCCACACAACGAATGAAGTACGTCAATACACCGTTAAACGCCAGGGCGTCTTTCTGATCCGTGATGAAGTCGTCGATAACAGCATCGATCGAATAGATCATGGAGTCGGTGTCAGAAGTCACTACGTTTTCACGTACCAACTCTTTGACGTTGAAGATACCGGTCGGCGGAATGTCTGCCTTGAGGAACGCCTCAATGAAGTCACGCCACTTAACTTCCAGGCTGACGTGGTAAGCGTTGAGATACGCCGATTGTTCAGCACTGGCGCCTTTACCCAGCTTCGTGGTGCAGAGTGTCTTGTAGTCATCGTTAGCCGCCTTGATGGTGGTAACGTTTTCAAACGACGCAGGAAACTCTGGGACCTGGCACCATTCGTCGAAGAACCGTCTAACCAGCTCTTTGTTCGTGGTGTACAGACCGCGCAAGTCCATCGTGCACAGGATGATCGTCAGCTCCAGCGGCGACAGGTTCTCCATGAACGTACGGATAGCCGCGATGCCGGTAGCGTTGTTCCAGTAATACGCCGAGCAACGTTTAACCATGTCCATGACTTGGTCAAGTGTCGCATAGTTCATCTGGTACTTGTCGATAACCGCTTGAATCTTGTCACGCTTAGCAAACGCCAGGGTACTGATAAACAGTTCCATGGAGCTGTTGAAACTGAGAAGTAGCCGGTTACCTGTAATCAACCGCTCGTTCAAGAGGTTAGCGGTAGAAGTCAGGCTACGGCAGATCGAGGTCAGGGTGGTGTGACCCGACTTGTTCGTCAGCGGAGTACCCGACGACGAGAACGCACCCGATTGGGCGTTGTTAAAGATCTTCAGTGCTTTCTGAATTTCGTCGAAGGCTTGAGTGGCTTCTTTATCGCCAATCGAAATCGCTTCCTTCATCTTGCCTTTGTAGAGGCGACGGAATTCAATAAAGGTTTCAGTACCAATCGAGTTAATCGACTGTTCCTGGTTGGTGTGCGTGTATGCCACGAACGACGGGGACAGGTGCCAATTATTGTCCTCAACCGTCTTGAAGAACTCACGAGCCGGCATGATGTCTGGGACACGGTCGCCGTACTTGTTCTTCTTGAATACTTTAAATTTGGCTTCCTTGTAGCCATTCTGGTTTGGAATGAATACCTTTTCAACCAGCTCCAGTACTGTGTTGTAATCCCACTTGTAAATGGCCGTCAGATAAGCGGCAGCCATGTAGTGGTAGTTCTTGAGCAAGTCGCGGTTCGGTTTATAGTCTTCTTCTAAGAAGGGAGACAGATGTTGGGCCGCAGCGGTCATCTGGACAATACTCTCTGAATAAGCAAATAAGTGACAAAAGAAAAATCAGATTGCAAAAAAGAAAAGGGCCACTACACTCCCCTATTGATGAGGAATGTAGTGACAGTTTACCCTTACTTGTCGAACACAGTGATCGTGTAAGCCGCACCGAGACTCTGCATGAAGGTTTGCAGAGGTGCCCGGAAATCTTCTCGCCAGTTGGTGCAGACGATGTTCGCATTACGGCCGTCGATGAGCTGGAAGGTTGAATCGTTGATCCAAGGGATCCCGATAACCTCCAACTTATCATTACGGCCGATAAGCGCCAGATAACCGTAGACGCTTGGATCGTCAACGTTTTGAACCTTGTCTTTGAAGTACGAGTACAGGTTTTTGTGCTTAATGGCCAACTGGGGGTCGATCAGCCTGGCCGTCGAATACTGCATCAGACCGTCGACTTTTACATCAACACGATCGTCCCCGATGATGCCGTTCTTTACCAGCTGGAATGAAACGATGTCACCACGTGAAGGATTCGGGGTTGCCATACGGGAGGTCTCCTTGAGATTCAAGTTCGATAATAACGAGCGGAAGCTTCAAAGGATGGCCGTTCCGAATTACAACCGTGCCAGGCAAGCTGGTCACGTGCATGCATTTAACCGATCCATGGATGTGGTGTTTAAACAAGATATCTGTCAACACTGTGTCTTCGCAACACTCGCCCTCTTCCATGATGGCTTCCACATGATCGATCAAAACATTCTTGGACATTTGAAAATCAAATGGCGCCGCTGGCCAGTCCATGCAATCCATCGCATAAGACGCTAACAAATGGTCGGCCAGTTCTTCGTAGTCAATGGGTAGTATGCGTTTCCACATAGTGTTCTCTTTATGCTGAGGACAGGTCTTGGTAGGTAAAGATGAACGTGACCGTGCTGTTACCTACCGTAGCGTTGATGCACTGTACAGAACCGTAGATGTTCTTCAGGTCCTGCAATTGGCGGAAGAACTCAAAGAATGCTGTGGTCAGTTGCTTCTGGCATTCCTCGATAGGATGCGTGAAACCGTCAACGGAATCGAACGTGTCCATGTTGTGCGGAACTTGCATCGACTCCATAAGGTTGCGGTACACACCCAAGAACTGCACAACGTCGGTGTTAGGTGGAAGTGCAATTGTGTGCGTAATGGTTTTGATAGTCATCGTCTACTTCCAGCAGAATGGTGTGAGGGTGTACTACATAACGTTGCAAATAACCGGTGGCGGCTACTCGTCTGAATTGCATGCCTACGTCGACCAGAGTCTCCAAGGCGTCCAGGATAAGGATCTGGGCATGCAGCGGGTCCAGATCCATTTCGGTACGGATGAATTCCGCAACCACTCCTGGAATGTACGGTTCTTCGTTATACCGGCACACGCCCATTATCAGTGTAACCAGGTTGCAGGTCTCATTAGGATGGAACCCGCGACTACCAAAGGCTATCGGAATGCAGCCCAGGGCCAAGCCATACGTCTTGCTCATCGCCGCATTCCTCCTCTAAGGTGTCTGTTGCCAGAGGCTCGTAGTCTCTGACGTCCATGCTTACCAACAAATCGCCGTTTGCAAGGATCTGGTATAAAAAAGGATGATCCGGTGACGTTTTATTGGTAGCACTTATAATCTGCGAGATGATGTGGGTGAAGATTTTGTCTGTCTCTTCTTCCAGCTTATCTGCATAAACAAAACAACGCGCCGCCTTTTGGTTATAGTGGCAGTCGAAACGATTCAACCCTTTTGAAAACCGAAGCTGCTCAACAGCCATCTCTAAAACACCCCACGCCATCTCTTTATGAAGATGAGGGACGTAGTCGTTAGTGAGGGTACCGATCTCGGTCAAAAGGTTCTCTAACAGCTGTCGGTTGTCGACTTGAAAGGTTCGGAGGTCGCCGAACACTCCGACGCTCAGCAATTGTAAGGAATTCATTGAGTGCTTCCTGACTTGGATTATCGTTAATCGTATCGGCCGTTACCTTCTGCCGCGGCTTACGCGCAGTCTTAGATTTAGCCGATGCCGCCAACGTAGCATCCAGGTCCATCTCAATATGGGCCTGATGGAACGCGTGGGAGATCTTCTTAAAGCTAACTTTGACTTTAAGTCGGCCATCCCACGAACGCCGTTTCATTTCTTTTTGCAGTCGTTCTTTCACTTGAAGCATCACGAGATCTGGTGTCAGCATATCGTAGTGCTCTTCGTACACGTTCCCCAATTGGTCTAACAAACGATCCGTCCGTTCTGGATGATTCATCATCTCTACTACGGCTTCCAGCATTCGTACAGCAATTGATTCCCTGACAGCGGGAATGTCGTCCTTTTCCATTACTAAGCTATTGCCTAAGTTTAGGACATCGAATCTGATCACTGCTGGCCCCTTTTAGTATTTCAGTGTAACCAGTACTTGTTGCCGGAGTTTACCAAAGCCCTGTATTTTGACCACAGCGTCTCTAGGTACCCCCAACAGCTTGTTAGCTACCTGATCCCTTAACGCGTTGATGTCATTTCCCCAGATCCGGTGATAGATTCTGGGAAAGTCGAATGAGTTGAACCCCTCGTCAACGAAAATGGAATGTAGATCCATCGACGTTATCGTGCGGCTCAGGCAATTTTGATCTATACCCAATGGTACGTCTAGGGTATAGGATTTTAAATCCAGACAGAAGCTTCTAGACACCTTCTAGACCCCTTTATAAAAACCATGCCTCATAGTAATGAAGCCGGCGGTGGAAAAAGATATCAAAAAACAACATAGCAGCTATAAGGTACCGAGGATCACTCCCCGGTACCCTACGCTCACTACGCCGTGTTACAGGAAGAAGCCGTTTGCATCCGCGCCGGCAGAGAGATCTTTCTGCTGGGTGAAGGTCCCTTGAGTTTCGACCTTGCGGGTTTCCATGGCTTCGATGTGTTTCTCCAGCTCTTTCAGAGCTTCACCGTGGTCCAGGACCATGTGCAGTTCTTCGGCATTGCTTGGGCGCTTGACGCCGTCGGCGAACACACCGGTGGAACGGATCACGGTGCCGTTGAAACGCGGGATGACCGCATCGCTGTTGCTGAACAAAGACGATACTGCAACCGGCACTTTGCCTTTGAACTCGGCAACGCCCTTCTCGTCGTAGAAGCGAATACGCGACATGGACGGTGGAACGCCGTAGTGCTTGCTGAAGTTCAGCAGGTTCTTCAGGTCGGTGTGGTCTTGTTCCTTGTTGTCGTTGGTCAGGAACAGGCTGGCCACATCGAGCTTGTCGATGATCATCTGGTTGACTTCACCGCGAGTGTTGGTCAGGGTGTTGTCGAATTCCATGTACGGCACGACGCGGTTCAGCGAACCTGGAGTGGTCAGCGACGCGTACGAACGGTAGCTGTTCACGACGTTGATTTCTTCGACCTGGGAGGTCTTGTCGTTGACGAAGCACAGCACGACCAGGTGGTCGCGTTCGAACAGCATGCGCGCCAGAACGAAAGCCAGCATCGAACCAGTACCACCGCCGGTGGAGCAGACGATGATGTTGTAATCGCGAGGTTTGTGCTTGGTCAGGAACTGGGTGATGAACTGCTCAGCCTGCGGGTAGTTGGTCGCCTTGACTTTACCCGAGCCTTTGGCCTTTTGGTCAGGATCGTTGGCAACGGCCATCTGCACGACTTCGAAGAGGTCGTTGGAGCTGTTGCGGTCCGAGGAGTCCAGGCCGACGAAGAACGCGTTTTTGTTGTTGTCGGTGTGAGTGCCTTTCTTGAGCGCTACGCCGATGTTGATACCGGTACCACCGCAGAGGAAATACGCCAGATCAGAAGTGTTTGCATTCATGTGAAATGTTCTCTTTGAGTTACCAGTTGGAAGAATTCGTTAGACCGTTTATGGCCAACACACAAGTAATGTAGGCTTGAAATCTTTTTACATGACTTCAACCCATTGCCTCCATCACTCAAAATCCTTATCGCAAGTGAAAAATAAACCCCTGCTGCAAACGAGGCCGCAGGGGCTGTCCTCAGAAAAGACGTAAACACTTGTGAGAAGTACCTGCGAACCGAAGGACAGTAGGACCCACCCCCAATAACACCATCCGGTAAACCCAGCTACGAGAAAAACCGGATGACGTGTGCAAGTATAAAATATATCTATCCGGTAACAAAAAATAAAAACGCGAAATAATCCCACCGCACTCAGACCCCGGTTAGGAGGACTGAGCACGATGGAAATATCTTTGGCAGGTGGAGCTTTTCCCAGCGATGTATTGCCAGGCCAGCCGATCGTTAATGGGGGACAATCGACTGGTGCGGGTAGTGGACTCCAAACTATTCCCGCGGGTACGCCAGGGCTAACTATCTTCAAAGCAGGAGCAAACTCACGAGTTCACATAGCATAGAAAATTACGACCCCTTGACGGTCTCAAGAACCTTCTCGGCTTCCTCGAGGAGTTTTTCAACCTGATCAAGTTTAGCTTCGGTCGCTTCAAATGGCGCGTCATCCACCACCGTCTCCAACTCAACAACCTGCGGTTCAGGTCGTTTCGAAGGTGTCTCAGGTTTCGGTGGAACTTCGAACGACTGAAGATTGCCGTGGCACTCGATGCACAGGTTGATCGCCGCCTTCACCGCCGCACGGGCCGACTTACCGATGGACATCACCGCTGTTGCGAATTGATCGCCTGGACCGATGGCGAGGTATCCGGTAGCCGGGATGATGTTCAGCACAGAACGTTTGTCAGGTTTGACAGATTCAGACATCATGACCTGATAGGCGACCCCATTTTCGCCAATCACGATTGCGTCGAACGTATTATCAAACACCATTGCGTCAGAGGAATGGGTCATCCCTTCTTGCAACAGTTTACGGAACTGTGGATAAACCACGGGCACGGCGATCAACGCAAAGGCGATTGCTTTGACCCCGCAGATCTCCCAGTACTCCCCTTCGTCTGGTGTGTAGATCTTGCGGAATTCACTTGGGCTGATTTGACCGTCGGTGGAGATCGCCGAGTCGGTGACCAGAAGTTTACCGTCGAATGCTGCTACGGACATGATTTGTTTTCCTGATCAAGCGGGTGTAGGTTCGGCAACCACAGGTCGTTTAGACTTGACGGCTGGTTTTGGTGGAAGTTCCCAGATTTGCAGATCGCCGCCCGAGTACTTATCGTGTCGGCAGGCTACACGTACAGCAGTTTCAGCGTTCTTGCCAATCGACAGAACACTCAGTGCAAAGGTTTGGCCAGATCCTGCTGCTGCCGGTGGGAGCAGTTGGAGCAAGTCCATGTGAGTTGGTCGTCCTTGGCGTTTGTTCATCTGCCAGCGATAGCACTGGCCTTCTTCGGTGATGAGCAAAACGCCGAAAGCGACTTCATCGAGTTCATCAACCCGGGTCTTGTGGTCGATCCCGGTGCGAAGTTTTTCTTTGATGATCTCGATTGCTTTACCGTCGCCAGAGATGCCGGCGGCGATAACACGAATACCCAAGACATCCCAATACTCGCCTTCTCCAGGCTCGTAGATTTTCTTGAAGTTACTTGGCTGGATAATAACCCCAGCAGTGCCCTGTGAATCACTCACCAGCTTGATGCCGTCCCACGCGATAGTCGTCATGTCTACTCCTCACTTACGAATTTCGTTTTTCTAGAATATGGTTCTCTAGGTGACAAACTAATGATTTAGGTTTGAAAAGTTCTACCCTTCTGTATACCTCGTGCGTGCGCACGCGTTTCTTTGCTTTTTAAAAGCTTTAAAAGCAATAAAGAATATTAATATATAAATATATTAATAGGTTCTTTAGCGCACGGAGCGCGTGCGCGCACGTGTACGCGAATAATGAAGGGAAAAGAATTTCCTTTGAAATTAGCCAATTGACAAAATAAAAACTTAACAAGTTTTCCGAAGGAACTGTGAAAAACAAAAATATACCCTTTGCCCCCCGGCCGCCGCGGCCGATCTCAAATAGAATATATAGGTGAGATGAGATTTAAATGGGAGACTTTGTGGGAGGGTTTATACTGACCCCTGAGTTCATCTCAAGATCGATTTTAACCCACCTAGGAACGTTTCCTAGCAGCTTTCTCCATGCTGGATACCCTAAGGTACCAGTTTGAAAAACATCGTTGTTTAAGACGATTTTAGAGGGTCAGTACCTTTCGGTTAATCACTCCCGAAAGGGATGCTATGACCCCTCTTAAACCAAATTATTTACACCGTCTCCAGGAGTGACACGTCATGAGTAATGCGGTGGACTATGCCATCAATCGGGTCACGAACTGTGACATCGACGACTACCTGCTTAAACTTGCTTTCGAAGCCCCCAACGGTAACTTCGCAGGCAACTGGTACAACCTTGTGAACCACACCACCGTGGAGCAAGGCATTCGTGAGAAAGTGATTCACCGTACTGTACTGCCGGCTTGCAATGCCAACGGCGGTAAGACTGAGTTCATTGACCTGAGCGGCGCTCGTATCCGCGACTTGGGTAACGCCTGCATCGAAGTCAACGTACCGGATATCGTTACCGGTGGTCGCAAGATCATTTCGGTTACCGAGATCTACCTGGGTTCGATGACCTCGTCGACTGGTATGCTGGGCATGAGCACCAATACCAACGACATGTGCGGTCAGGGCTCGATCACGGACATGACTGAAGCGTTGATCGACAGCCTCAGTTCCAACCGTCAGATGCCGGTGACTTACAACAACATCCACATGACCGGCAACAACTGCTTCGTGATCTTTGGTTTGAACTCGGGTACTTACTCGATGTCGGCCAAAATGATCCTGGAGTATGACGAAGGTTTGAGCAGTATTTCGACACGCCAACATGAACACTTTGCTCACCTCGTGGAACTGGCAGTTAAGGCGTATATCTATCGCACCTGCCGCCGACCTACCCAGGAAGCCATCATCCGTAGTGGTGTCAGTTTGAGCGACATCAAGGACGATATCTTGGAATACCGAGATGCCTGGAAGGACTACCATGAATACCTCACGACTGAATGGACCAAGCGCATGGCTTACAGTGATCGTCAACGTGTGACTGACGCGGTACGTCGCTCTGTTCCAAGGAGATTCTGATGTTCGCCACTTTACCGAAACAGTACAACCCGGAGGACCTCAGTAGCAATCGAGCGGCCGAATCGGCTGAACGTGAATACTGGGATCGTCTCAACTATCTGAATGAAGACGTACTCAGTCTGTTCGAAGGGATGGAACAACACAGCATCCTGGCGCAGGGTGGTCTTTACCTGTATCCGTTGGATAACAACGAGATCCAATCGGTAACCGGCGCCGAGGCTCTGCTGAAGGACGTCAACTTCGAAACCAACCACGCCATCCTCGACATCTGCAACAAGTTCGGCGACTTCTTGGTTGTGGATGAGAAGTGGGCCAAGGCACTGCGTCGTTACGTGTATGCATTCGTAACCCGCAGCGTGGGCGTGGTCAGCCATATGGAGTTCTTCGGTTCTCCCTACCTGGGACTGCACAAGATCACCTTCACCACAGCGGACCGTAACCAGTGGTTCTCTGAGATCTTTGACGTCGACGAAGAGGAACTCAAAGAGAACCTCCACGCAGCCAAAGCGGTGAACAAGGAATGGAGTGTTGTGGGTGATACCTTCAACCTGACCATTCCATACCTGCTGTACCGGGTCAACAAGTCGAGTCTGAGCAAGGACACCAAGCACCAGGCGATGATCGATATCTTGTCGATGTATCACTACAAGTGTTTGACCTCGATCATTCACAACGACTATCCGTTCATGGCTCGCAAAGAAGTCGTGATGGAGACCTACAACCGCCTGAGTCTGAAATACGACATCAAGCGTTACGGCAGCTGGCGGGCATTGATCGAGGCGCGGGCTGAGTTCATCATCAACCCAAAGACCGGTATCCACTACGACGCTTTCACCAAAATGGACGACGACAAGAAAATCGTCTACATGGTCGGGGATATCCAGAACCGGTTGCGTCGGGCGATCAACGACATCAACAAGGTCTTCCACGACGTCAAGAACAAACTCGACATCGTGCGCATCGACGGGGCTAAGGTAAACCTGGGCGATGAACTGGCGCTGAAGTCTCAGACCAAAGAAGTTACCCAGTACGGTCTTTACCTCGATCGCATCCTCACCGAAGAAACCTCGTTTTACAAGGACGAGCTGATCAAGTATTCGGCAGATGCGCTGGAAGGCACTCCTCGGGATAAGTTGGCGTATGTGATTCAGCAGTTTCCTGCGCTGTACAACAACCCGAAGAAACCGGAATACAAACAGTTTGCTGATGCAGTACTTCAGCACATGTTTGAATACCTGCACACCAATGGTATTAAGAAAACCAACGTGTATGACGTCTTGGTGAAAATGCGTGGTGCCTACGGGGCTCCTCGTAGCAAGAACGATACCGTAAAGGTTATCCGAACCCTTGGCGACGAGATCGTCAAAGAACGTACGGGCGTTAAAACCCAACAAACCGTGCAACTGGTACGCACCGCACTGTGTCTGTACATTGTGCTGCGTATCCTGAGCAAGGATTATTTTGAGTAAGGAGTGTTTCAATGCATTACTTTAACGTGGATGGTCAGAACGACTTGACCGTGGCGGCCGCTATTGACCAGATCAAAGACAAGCTGACCCTCGAAGGTAAGACTGTTGGTATCTGTTCTGACGTTGGTGTGGGATCCAACGCCCTGTCGGACGACCGTGAACTCTGGATGACCCTCACTCACCCCGATAAGAGCAACGAAGAAAAGATCGTGGCTCTTCTTGAGGCACGTTCAAAGTTCTACAAAGAAACCCTGCTTCCCGCTCTCAGTCAGTACGAAGTTGTGCTGGTTAAGGGCGGGTTGATTCATGACATGCGCTGGATGGATTACCGCATGGACTCCTTCCAGACTGTCTTGAAAGAAAACCTGGAGATGTTACAATCCCTGGGTGGGGTCGCTTATCCAGCGGGAGTAATCCTTGTAAAAGGAGTGGATGAGGTCGACCTCGTTGAAGGTTACTTCGAGCTGTTTGAAACACGGGCTCAACGTATGGGCGACGCCATGTCTCGTTTCAAGTACGTACAGTACGAGTTTGGTAACGGGGGTCGCTCTGATGTGAGCATGCTACTCAACTCTTAACACACGGAGACCAGTCATGGTTCTTCAACACTTCGTAGGAACGAAAATCGTTAAGTCAGAGCCAATGACAAGATTGGCGTACAACGATTACAGAGGCTGGGATCTCCCAGCTGATGAAGATGGCACTGATGAAGGCTATTTGGTCGAGTACCTGGATGGAGGGAAACCTAACCATCCTAATCACGAAGGCTACATCTCCTGGTCGCCCAAGGAACAGCATGAAAATGCCTACCTCAATATGGGCGACATGAGAAAATACACTCCAGAGCAACAAAAGGTTTTCGCCAAGAAAGTCCAGCTGGAGCATGACATCGCTGCACTGAAAAAAGAGATCAATGACGTGGATACCTTTCACGTTACTGAATGGGAAATACAGCTGATGGTGTCACAACTGTCCTGTATGGAAACCATGCTCAACGTGATCATCGAACGTACGGAGTGGTTCTAATTTTATGTAACTCCTCCCCTAACTCCTACCCCTAGTCTTAACGGGCTAGGGCGGGAGTTAAATTCCTTAATTTCGATACGCCCACTAATTGCGAGACCGTCATGTCTGTTGACATCAGCAACTTTCTCATTGCTACACCACTACCCGTTTCAGATACCAACCCGGTAGCTCTCGAAATACCTGGCCTGGAAGCCCTGGAACGCTGTCCTGAGGTGATTCGTTTATTGGAAGACGGATCTCTCCAGATGACCGCCTTGACCCTTGGAGCATCGAGTAAGAGCGTTAAACGCACACGCTGTGAATGGAAGGAATCCGCGTACTGGTCTCTGAGTAGTACGGATCGTCACTGGAGCCGCCAAGAGATGATCCTGGAAAAGGTCAACTCGGCGCAAAAGGTTGTCATCGCCCAGATCCATGTCAAGGACGCAAACACCCCTCCACTGAAAGTGTTCTGGAACCGGGGTAATATCACCGCTGGTTTCCGAGCTAGCTTTGATCGCCCGGATATTGAAAACGTTACTGTTTGCGCAGGCGTTCCACTGGGCACCAAATTCAAACTTAATATCGGGGTGACCCGAAGCGGTAAAGTGCAGATCAATGGTACTTGCAACGGGGTAGCATTCGAACCGTGCAATCTGCAAATGAACTACTCCTGGCAAAGACAACTGCTGCAATTTCATGGCGGCGTCTATAACCAGGTCGACTACTCTGATACCACCGCAGCTGATGATGGGTCAGTGTGCGTTATCAAAGCACTGACCGTTACACACAGTTCAGTCGAATAACAGCCATAACCCTGGAGCCCCCGTAAGGAGGCTCCAGGGCTTAGGTGTTTACGCGCGTTTACGTTCCCGCAGCATCCGCTTAGCCCTTTCGAGTTTAGCGTCTTCAAGGAGACTATCTACGGTCAGGAGCTTAGCCGTGTCTGGAGGCAACATTCTGCTGAGCTTGTTAATCTCAGCTTCCAGACGCATAGCCAGGATATTGTCGTTGGTGTTCAACAACTCTTCCGTCAACTTCTGTACACGTTTCTTGATATTGTCCATGAAGGAGATGATGCTCGGATCCACATCAGGTTGATTCTTCCGCTTACCAGCATCCAGCAGGTTAACAGTGTCCGACAACTGAATCCCGGTAGGGATCCCGTACATCGGTTTGTTCTGCCCCAGCTTGATGAACCAGTACGTCAGCAGCCAGGCGATAACCAAGTCATCGTGCTGTTTACTGTCGTGGTCAATACGGTCTCCCTTGGTTTTGAGGTTGATCAACTCATCTGCAAGTCGATCGTAGTTCAGCCCATACCCTGTTACCCCCACAGCTTCCTGAATCAAACCGTACAGGGTCTCACGGGATTTAGCCGTGGTGTTGAACCCAAAGAACTGTTTGTATTTCAGGTAGAAGCTCTTACTGCGGTGGGCGAACTTGGTGTGCTGTACCGCCTCATACTCTTTCGAGTGGTTGACCGGATCCTGGAAGATCTGGTTATAGATCTTGGCGAACGGATCCATCCCTTTAGCTGGCAACATCACCAGCAGGTTATCGATCATGTGGTGAGCATAGTTACGCTCAATCACCAGCAGACTGTTTTCCAGAGTAGACAACATGTCGACGATAATGCCCGTCACATCGTCCAGGAACGCCAACTGATAACGACCCACCCCAATTACCTTACCGGTTCGCATACTGCGGATAATCAGCGTACAGGCGTCCTTGTTGATAGCCGATGAGGTATCCACCCCAATGAGGAAGAAGTCGTTATGGCTCTTCTTCGCCATCTCCAGCAGTTCTTGCTGCGTGACAAAGAAGTCTACAAACAGACCCGTGTCACGATACTCCTTACTCCAAACCTTATCCCGCTTCACGTTGTTAATCGCTTCACGAGTGATGTCGTCGAACACACGGTTCTCACCGTCTTCAACCCACATCAGGAGCAAGTCGATCTTCGCCTTAGCCAAACTGAGGTTCAGGCTGTCAATCGTTTCGCGTACCCAGGCTTTGTCTTTACCCAGTTGCAGGTAGTTATACACCAGAGCCACAGATGGCGACGTGGTCTTCTTCGGAGACGCTTTCAGCAGACGCATCTTCAGATGACTTTCGCTGTAGGAGTCAAAGAACTTCTCACGCCACTCGGTGGAGGTCATCAGCTTCTCGAACATGAACTCACCGCTTGGGTGAAGAGTCGTGTTCGGTGTCGTGATGTAACTGATCCCGTAAGGAATCCCACTGTCACGACAAATCTCCATCTCTGTCAAAGCAGAAGGAGAGCATCCGTTGATGATCGCCTCGATCCAGTTGATGTAACCTGGCTCGTCGTAGTTCGTGGTGCCTACCGTGAGACCCCGTCCAAGGTCACCTGCGGCGTCTTCACCCATCTGTGGTACCGAGATGGTCAGGGTGTTAACGTGCTCCTCCCCAAACGCTTTATACGTCAGGTAGTTACCCGCATCCTTGTCCTTCCAGGTTGGGTTAACCAGGTACTTCGGCAGACACGTCCGGATCTTCTTGATCGCGTCAATGAACTGAGCCCGGTTATCCGACTTCAGGGTTACCAGGTGAGACTTATAACCTCGACCCATGATGTACGTCAGCCAGAATGCAATCACCTGAACCGATACCGTGTTGTGGGTTACCAGGAAGTCATCGGTAACGTAGAGGTGTTCCTCGTTATCCACTTCAATGCAGGTACAAGGGGCTTCACCGTAGTACTCGATCCGATCTACAAACAAACGGTTCTCGAATACAAACTCGTCCTCCACAGGCTTGTACTTAAACAAGGCCATAGATGCCGGCAGAGTCACGGTAAACTCGCTACCCTCTTTCAGAGCAGTACCACCAAGGCCACGAGCAAGGTATTGCACATGACCGCCTACAAGCCTGCTGGTGGTCTTGTAGATCACACCCTCATCGCCGACTACCCCTTGATCCAGAAACGCCTGTAACAGCAGCAGACGATCTTCCCAGGCACCTTCCAGGTACGCAGCCGGCACACCCATGTCTGGATCAAACGAGATCTTGACGTTCTCATCAGTGGAATGGATTTCCCGACGATTACCTTTGCAAACGAGTTCCAATCCCTCAGGAAGATTCTCCATGAGGAAAGCATCGCAAGCATCCGAGACTTTCTTGATCAGCAGGAAACTGCCAATGCGTTGACCGCCAATCAAAGTCCCCATGACATACGGATGAACCTTGAAGTCCTTGGCCTCACCTTTCTCGGTTTCAATCAACGGGAACTCAAGCTTAACCCCATCCTTGAGTTTGGTGATCATCTCGGCGGTACTGTAGTCGTCCCAGACAGGCTCACCGTTAACACTGCGGCTATGGTCAGCCAACGTCCACAGGTGTTCTGGACCCGCACTTACATAACGACCATCGCTGGCGTATACCTTGTACAGACGCTTGATACCCTGAGCATGGATGCCAATGACCGTAGACTTCTTGCCATAACGGTCAATAACCTGATCGCCTGCTTGCAGGTCGCCAATCCGCGACCAGGTCCCGTCCGCCATGCGAACCTTATCGTTATCGTCCTGGTACTTACCTTGCTGGCGAGGCATGATCATGTACTGGGTGATATGGTTCAGGTAGTTCCAGATAAAACTGATGTTGCCGCGATTCGCCAGGAACTGGCGGTCAGCCCGCAGCTTACAAACTTCGCGGAGGAAGTACCAGAAGTTGTTTTCGCATTCGTACATGATCATGAGCTTTTGCTCATTGGTCAAGTCTTCGGCATAAGGGTCTACACCGATTAGCGCGGGGTTGTTCAGTTGCAGGATGAAGTTGAAGTTCTTAATGCCCTGCTGTCTGAAGATCTCAGCAGTGCGAATGAAACTGGTGTTACGAGTAGTCTTGTCCGGGATAGCGCCGTAACGAGCGAAGTCCTTCAGGAAACGAACTGTCTTGATCTTGAACAGACTGTCTTCATTGAAGTGAGCCATGACCAGTTCGTCTTCGGTGCGCTTCTCCCAATCAATTCGGTTCTTACGGTCGTCGATCAATTCACGTGGAAGGTTCTGTGCCCCAAGATAGTTCATGAGGTCTTTGGCAAACTTGAGCTTACCCTCGTCTACCGTGTTAGCGGTTGTATCCATGGTAGGTTCCTATTACACATCAAAAAAGAAAAGAACTCAATTGAAAATAAAGCAGGCCCAGGGTGTTACCCCCAGGCCTGTTGTAGCGGGTTACTTCAGGATCGACGCAGGGACCCCAACTTCAGGATCCACGGGTTCTGCTTCTTCTTTCAGGCGCTCGTACGTCGCCACAGCACGATCGTCGTAGATCAGTACTTCACGGCTTTCGCCGTTTTGCAGTACGAACTCTTCGATCAGGCTGTCGTTAGCGACGTTGAACACCTTTACAACGACTTCCTTGTTGTCAGCACAGTGAGCATCAACCTTAACTTGCGATGTCATACATTTCTCCGATGATGGATTACACGTATAACATTAAGGCGTCAGCTCCACCGTAACACCCGTCATACCGAGCTGCAACTCAGTGCCCGACGCATCTTTGTTGATCCAGTCGAGGTACCAGGTCTTGCCCTTCTGCATGGCGATGGTGATCGCATTGGTTTGGTTCCAGGCCGTAATCGGGAACCGCCATTTGCGACCGTCTTCATGCATGAGGTCAAAGTGCGTAGGTGTCGGCGCTTTATCTTCGTTGAAGATGTCATAGCTCGGGTAGATCGACCAGTACATCACGTTCAGCCATTCATCAATGTGATCCTGACCGTTGGCGATGGTAAACGTGGTGTTAGCCCCGTTGTTATTCGCCACGACATTCAGCGCAGTGTAGGAAGGCTTGCCGTAGGAGTAGTTCACACTCCAGCGTTTACCCGGACCGTTGACGTCCTTCAGCAACACAATCTCGGTATGCTGAATGAACGGCACACTTTCGTACGTCACAGCGACGTCTTTGAGGTTGATGTTGAAGATGAGCGCCTGAGCCAGGCCGTACGCCGACGGCTTGTAGACCGGGCTCTTGTCGTTGTAGGTAACAACGGCAGTGACGTCGGTGAACGTCTTGCGATCCAGGTCGTACAGGAAGTGCTGCAAACGGTAACCGTTCTGTGTCGCATCCCATTGAGGGTAGGTGAAGATCCGCGGGCTGTAAGCGCCCTTAGACGCACCGGCCTCGAAGGTGTACGTGTGCCGAGCAAAGTTCGGGTTACCCGGCTGAGCCACGTCATGCTGCTCGTTGGGAGCCAGTTTCTTGACCAATACCACATCAGCAGACTGGCCAGGGAACTTCGGACGATACTCTTTAACGCCGTGCAGTGCGTACTCGCCGCCGTTAACCGGAGCAGGTTCAGACGTCGAACCGTCAGAGTAATGCGTAACTGCACGCAGCTCAACAGCCGACAACTGGACGTTGACCGGAATGATCAGACGGTCGCGATCGCTGACATGGGTAAACCATGGCGACAGCAGTTCAACACTGGTGACGTACTTGACACCGATGTTGTGATCTTTCATGTACGACGAATGCTGAACCATCAGCGGCTGAGCAGGAGGAATGAAGTTATCACCCTCGAAGAATACCAGCCACGCACGAGTGCCGTCAGGCAGCGCCAGGTCGTTCTTGGTAACACTGAACGGACCAGTGGTCATGATCGACTTGTTGGTGTACTCGTTGATCAAAGCCAGTTTGACTGGAACTTTCTTGCTGATCATGTTCATCGACTGGTCGTACTGAGCCGAGATGATGTTGCTCTCGACAGCCGAACTGCCCAGATACACGAAGGCATGAGTTGCACCCGGACGCATGATGGTGGAATCCACACGCGCTACGTTTGGACGTACCGAGTAGTCAATCGACAGCAGGGCTTCACCTGCCATTGGACCACCTTGCAGACCGTAGATGTAATCCTGGTCAGTGGTATTACCGTCGTCGACGTTTTGCAGGCGCCAAGGCACCAGCGTCGATTTCAGGGTAGCCTGCCAATCCACTTTAGCCACAAAGTAGATCATCCCATTGTCGGTGTCGAACACCAACTCCCCTTCTTGCGGAACCACGTACTTCGTCAGATCACTTGGCGGATGGATATCCGGGTCGTAAACGTTTTCGATGTAGTGGAAGTTTCTGCGTTCGCCGGTATTGAGGGGACTGATGTTCGTCCCCGCAACCGCAGCAACCGCGTTAGACAACGGCGACTGGTCAAACATTGTTGTTCACCTCGAAGTAACCTTCAACTACACAGACCGATTCCAGGAAGAGATCGTTAACCTGCTTGAAGAAGATGAGTTGCTTATCCGACACGGTAAGTTTACCGTAGTTAGCAAACGGGGTAATAGCGAAATAACGACGGTCAAACTTGAGGGTCACAGGGTCGTACTTCAACCACCAGGTGTAGGCTTTAACCGCATCCTTAACGTCCTGGTCGCTGTAGTAAGTTTCCCCACCGGCCTTAGGAGGCAAGACGATCAAACCATTCAACACACCGTTCACCACCACGTTCAAGAACGGACTGTACAAACGGTATTTGTCTTGCAGGTTTGGAATCACCGACACACCACTGCCGTCTGGACGATGAGGATCCCCATTCTCCCAGTGAATCTCTTCGTCATTGGTTTGGGGCTTCGGCAACCACAGGGTGAGGTAGTCACTGACCCGCTGGTCGGTTTCACGGCTACGCTGACGATAAGGCAACTCGTCGTAGTCTTCCACGAAACGGATTGGACACCAGTGGTGCTTAACCATGTACGGCTTACCGTTCAGAGGGTTAGCGATGTCATCAGGAACTTCTCGTTCTGCCCGAGGTACTTCATCGGTCAGGTAAAGTGCTCCATTAATAACCGTACGAGTGACTCGATCACCGCGCAGATTGTAGCGATCGACGCGGCCAATAACGCCGCCATCCACAAATCCGAGTTCGGTGTCAGAGTTCGGAAGAACCACAGTTTTGTCGAGACCCATCGCGCGGACAGTAATCGTCTGAGGACCGTCAACGAGGAACTCTTTGTTGTTGATATAGCAATACTGGTCCTCATAAATCCAATCCACCTTGTCGATCAACGGATGACCGTTAAGCCAAATGTCGATCTGTGCCCAAGTCAGGTCAGTCAGGTGACCGCCGTCCTCGTAAATGTCCGTGATTGCAAACGCCAGACTGTGGTCCAAGTGTTCCAGCTGGAACTGATAACCGAGGATCTTCTTGTTGCTGATGAGGATCCCGCGTTTATTTACCCGGTCCAAACCTTTCCATTCCAGGACACCATCAGTGATGACGTACATGGATGGATCACCCGTTACGTTGGTCCATTCGCCAACGAGTTCGTTAAGGTTGATGTTCCACGAAGCCACGTAGACCTGGTAGTCCCAATCCTTGGAAACCTCGACGTCCTGGTTGGTGATCAACGTATCGAGTGTTCGACCCGTGGACCCCATGGTGAATTCAACCATGGCGCAGGCTGGATTGTTCGGAGAGTAGTACAACACCCCCGTCATGTTCCGCCATTCCAACAGCTGACCGTTCTCATCGTGTTCCCAGGCTGTACAAGCCTCCTGGTAGGTCACAGGGATGTCGACACCGCGGCTACCCAGCAAGTAGGTGGCCCGAACCGGAGTCTCGCTCAGAACGCGTGTGGCGGCGTTGTAGCCTACCGACAAGATAGCGTCTTCACGCTTCACGTTCTTCCACTGCTTACGCAGCAACTGCATGACCGGACCTTGTTCCAATTGCTTGGCAGTCCACTCCGGCATGTTCGCCCGTGCATCCACCATGGCACGCATGATGTCGATATCTGGCATCCGATACAGGTAACGAATGCGCTGATGCTCATGAGGCCACTGGAAGGTCCAGGCGGTCTTACGAACCAACACCAAGATTCGGCAGTCAGCTGCATTGGACAGATCTGGGTGGTACTCAGTTGCGGCCTGCAACACATCATCCGCAATGGCCACGTCGACATGAGTCAACTGACGGATAGTTTTCTCGTCATTGCGATGCAGGTACACACCGCGACGTTTACCACCCATCCAGAAGTAGTCGTTGTCATCGAAGTAGCGAATGGTGAAATCACCCTTGATCTTTGGAGGATGCAGGATGACCTTGTGCTTCAGATCCATTTCGGAGTAGAAGGCCTGTAACTGGTTGTAAGCGTACAACTCAGTGCGCAGCACCGTAGGGTCGTGCCAGAACTCGATCACGTCACCAGGAGCCACAGGGTTGATCACAGACGGTGTTCCGTTGATGCAGACACCGTTATGGAACAAACCGGTATAACCAGGCCGTGCCTTGACTGCCGCGTAACGACCCAGGAACGTGCTGTACTCCGCTGGGTTTTCGTACACGCAGGTTTCGAAGATGAAGGGGTTACCCGTCTCATTCGTTACCAGCCGGCTCTTGTCCACCAGTACCGAAGGGGTGTAGCAACGGAAGTGCATGTCGTCACCATTCACCACAGGCGTTCTTGCCAGCTTCTGAATAGCGATCAACACCAAACCGTCGTAAGTCACCATGATCCAGCAGTGACTGCGGCTTTGCATGTAGCCCTTGGTGGAGTAGACATCCGTCAGCAAGCCACGAGACTTGCAGAGCATCCCCAAGTTAACCCAACGATCCAACGGATTGCGTCGCAGGGTGTTGTTCTTGAAGTTCCAGTATCCGGGATGCAAACCCCCTGCCGAGAACACATGGAAGAAGGTATTCTTCTTCGGCAAACTCCGCCACTTGTTCATGTAGCTGAAGTTGGAACTGTAACCGTATTCTTCGGTAATGCGATTAAGCTTTACCTGGTACTGCTGGTTTTCTTCCGGATTAGACCAGAGATGATCGTCCGTGTATCTGACCAGCGGCGTATTGTCTTCCGGTCCACGAATACCCATGATGTTTACCCGTTGAGGTCGTAGGTGTAGTCGATGTGTTTGGTGAACGACTCCAGTACACCCTTGTTGAATTTAGGTTCCAACGCCATCCCCAACGGGAACTTAGCGTACATTTTGAAACGCGCTGCACCGTAGACCATTGCAGTCAACAGGCAAGGTGCTTCGGCCGCCGCAAGGACGATCTTGCTGCCTAGCGACATGAAGATGATGCTACCCAGCAGAGCCAGGAAGTCTTTGAAGTCGACCTCGCTCATTTGGAACAAACCAGGTTGTGCCTGGATGGTGTTGTACAGTTCTTCAAGGGTAGCGATCTTTGGCTTGCCCTCGATTACACCCAATACGAAACCTTTGTCGCTGCCGTAGATGGAGCGAACCATGTTCATCACCACCAGTTCCAGATCCGTGGTGTTGTCTTCCGTGATGGAGACAAAGAAGTGCACCAGAAGCACTTTGAGGATCATGCCGGCGTTCATGTTCAGACTACCGCGCTTGATCAGTTTGGCACCGAAGGATTCAGCAAATGCCTTGGCCACCATCAAACGGCAGTTCTTCAAAGGGGTCGTATCACCGTCAGCCACGTCGTGTTGCAGGAACGCAGCCAGACGCATGATGGTGATTTCACTTGGGTTCACGACACCGTTGCTTTTGTTGCGAAACAGTCGTTCGTCGTAGACCGTAATCCGTTGACGATTGAAACCCTCCATGGTGATAGGGAAGGCGAAAGTAGGGACGAGAATGTCCGATTCATTGGTCACCACGAACACCCCAGGCTTCTTGGTGGGGGTCAGGTTACGGGTCACATGAAGGGTCTTAATCGTGCTCTCGACCTTGTCAGTGGCCTTGAAGGGTTTCCCGACCGTAGTGTCATAGGCGTTGATCAGCATGGGGTTACCTCTAAAAATAACATGTTATGTGCCAGTGGTATAACACACTGTACGGCCCAGAAATGGCTAGCATACGATTGTTTTAGGACCCACAAACAGGACATCTACGAGGTTCTCCATGACTGTTCTTAACAGCATCATTCCGGGGAAAGTGAATAATCGTGGTATCAACGACAAGTCGATCCCCGATTACACCATCTCCGAGCCGACATATCCGCTGCACCTTCCAGTGATTACCATGGTGACCCCCGTGGGTGATCTGGCCGATGACAAAGGCACCCAGTGGATCGCTACGACTGACGTTACCAAGAAGTTTGGCAACGTTTTCGACCACACCACTCCGTTCTACAACCCGAACGCCGCGCTGATCAATCAGCTCGCTTTGGGCCAACAGGCCACGATCGGTATCCGTCGCGTTTCTGCCAACAAAGAAATTGCCCGTGTGGCGATCTCTGCGTTCGTTCAACTGGTGACACTGCCAGACTACGAGCGTGACATGTCGGGCAAGTTCAAGCGTGACGCCGACGGCAAAAAGATTCCTACCGGTGAAACCTTCACCACCGCCCTGAGCATCGAGATCAAACCTGATCCTGAAGCGAAGAAAGGCGTTGGCGTCGGTCAACTGGTTCGTCGCACTATCCCAGGCACTCCGGCCAACGGTGAAATCCCGGCCACGCCTGACACCATCGTTTACCCGCTTTACGAAGCGGTAGCCGGTGTGGGCGACGTCTACAACAAAGGCGGTCTGGTTACCGGCGTTGCGGACAACGCTATCAACTGGCGTCAGATTTCGGACTTCGTGAACGCAACGGGCGTGTTCCCGTTCGATCTGAAGATGTTTACCGAAAGCGACACCGGTATCCGCACCTTCGCCAAGACGCCAAAACGTCTGGAAACCGTTTCCTACACCTTGTTCAAGACTGAACTGAACAAGACCAAGTACGGCATCAAAGACGCCTTCGGCCAGTTCACCGGCACCAACGTAAACCGTAAAGTTGTTCCGGTTCAACAGCCGTTCAACTCGGTTCACGTCTACGAAGAATCGATCACCTCGCTCTGCCAGGCTATGTACGCGGTTGAAGAACCGAACAACCCAAGCCTCGTCGACGTCGGTCAGTTCCCGTACCAGCAGATGAACCCTTTCACCTGCATGAACCACACCGGTGCTCCTTACTACGCCATCGTCAACGCCGGCGCAGTGACCTGGGACATGACCGGTTCGGTTAAAGCGACCGGCGGTATCTCGCCGTTCCTGGACGCCGATGGCAAGCTGCCTTCGTACGTGACCCTGCCTGAACTGGACGATCCGTTCAACGTTCTGGCTAACGCCAAGTATCCGATCACCAACGAACAAGCCTGGCAGGTGAACAACCACCTGATGGCCGTTGACATGACCGAGTACCTGGCCGGTACCGAAACCAAGAACTACACCAAGAACCGTCAATCCTTCTACTGGGACGTTGGTTTCTCCCAGGAAGTGAAAGACCTCGCGGTGGAGCTCCTGGCCAGCCGTAAAGACATCATCGTGATTCCAGATGCGACGGTGTGGAAGCCTGGCAAGACCAACACCCTGGCGGACGTGTACTCGCGTTTCACCTCGCTGTCGGCTCAAGCCAAGCTGTTCCCGGAATCCCAGTACTGGGGTACTCCAACCTGCCGTTCGGCCGTCAACCTCATCGAAGCTTACGTGATCGACGAGAAGAGCGGTGAAGCAATGTCGGGTAACCTCGACCTGGCTTACGCGTTTGCACTCTTCGCTGGTAACAGCGCTGGTGTGATCCGTGCGGCGTTCTCGCCGGACAGCAAGGACAACCGTAACCTGCGCACCATGCACTCCCCGAACATCGAGTTCGAGGAAGACTTCGTCGCTGGCGACAACTTCACCAACGGCGGTATCACGTTGCGTCCGCGCAACACCGAAACCCTGTTCCGTCCATCCCTGGTTACCCTGTACCCGAACGCGGATTCCGTGCTGAAGGACCTGGTCACCAACTTCCTCTGCGTGTGCATCGAAAAGATCGCACAAGACGAGTGGAACAACGTCTGCGGTGACACCTCGTTGTCGGCTTCCGATTACGTGGCGAACTTCAAAGACGGTGCGGAACGCAAGTGCCGCGATCGCCTCGGTGGCCTGTGCAAGTCCATCACGTTCGTGCCGACCTACGACGAAACCCAACCGGGTGGACGCGCGGTACTGAACACCATCGCCCATGCTTACTTCAACAAGGGTAAGTACATGATGAACCTGGATCTCTTCGCTTACAATGAAGAAGATCTGGCCACCAACTCGTAAGGAGTAAGTAGTTATGGCAGCTGATACTAACTACCCGCACCGTACAGACACCACGCTGATGCCGTCGAGCGATCCGTTTGTCGAGGCCCTTGACCTCGGTAATCGTCCCGTTATCGATGGCGACGCCGGTGGCATGTACGGTTGGGCCGGGAACGTATTCGAGTACATGTCGGCTCAGCCACATGTGTCTCAACAGGGCTGGTGTATCGTCCTGAGCACCCCGGGGTTCTTCTCCCGTCTGCCGGGCGGTAACAAACTTCATTCCCTGTGCAAGGCGTTCTTCGAGAACCGTTCGCAGGAATGGAGCGGCATCCGTGACTCCACTGAAATCAACTTCGGTTCGATGGAGTGGACGGGTCACAAAATGTCGGTGGCAACCGGTGCTACCCGCAGCCTGGGTAGCGTGACCCACAAGGCCTACGACGTGGAAGGTGAAGTATTCACCCACATGTTGAAGACCTGGTCGCGTTGGGGTGTAATGGACCCCGAAATCCTGAACGCCAAAATGGTGATTCTGGACGATCCGGGCGACATGCTGCTCGACGACACCTCGTACTCGGCGATCTACTTCGAGCCAACCCGCAACATGAAGGACGTAGCTCACGCCGCGATCCTGGTAGCGGGCCAGCCGACCACGACCGTTCCGATCGAGATCAAGCGCAACAAAGCCGATGAAAACCAGATCCGCTCCATCGAGATGGAATTCACCGGTGTGATCGAAATGGACACCCTCGCGGTGAAACAGATCGCTCGCAAAATGCTGCAACTCCTGCCACTGTTCAACCCTGACGCAGTGACGGCGCCGGTAGGCTTCCAGGAACGTACTTCGGTACTGGAAAACCTGACCAACGCGGGGACCATCGAACGTATGACGCAAGCGAAAGCGACCGTCGAAAACGGCGACTACCTGGGTTAAGCGTAAATATAAGCCCTCCAGCCCCGCAAAGGGCTGGAGGGCTTATAGCTGCTTTTCAATAAAAGCCCTTACCGTCGCGATTGTCAAACACAAAGATCTGACCATAGACGCTGATCAAAGCATTGTTGTTTCGATTAACCACCTCGTTGAAGATCCAAAGGTCTTTTGAGTGAGGTGTCTTATCAGAACAGAAAGGGGCGTACATCCTGATGTAGTCACACATCTCCTTGTTCGTGTAGCGAACAGGGAATCGACATAGCCAACCCACAACGTTTCCAGAAAGTTGCGGCTCCTTTACCGTTATGTCGCGAACCATTGTTACTGTCCCGGCGTAGATTCCCAATCTGTACCAGAACGTCAAACCATCGTCGGTTAAAGTCAGACCATAGAGCAAACCACGGCGTTCCTTCTTCCTGACTACCAGTAAGACAATAACGGATAGCCAGATCATGACCGTTATCAAATCCATGATGAGCTCTGACATACCTATTACCTTCGAGCAAAAATGCGGTTATAGTTATTCTTCACAAGCCCTCCGATATACTCAGGGTCATCGGCTAAAGCTTGGAAGTTTCTTAACTGCTCCTGCTTGTTGTTAAGGACCATGACTGGCAGCGTTTTCCACGCCGTTCCACGTCGGCCATAGCGTTCGGCAAAACCACTCGCCAACGCCAAGCACCATTCATCAGGGTCCATGGGGGCGAGATTAGGCGTAGAATTGTTTCTAACGAAATCGACCACAACCTTTGCTGGGTTTGGATAGAAGACATCTGTTAACAAACGAACTTCATTGGCGATAACGGCGACGGTGGTATCCACTGAGGGACGTAGGTTCATCAAACTGACACGACGACAACTCTTGTAAATGCTCTGAATGTCTTCGTCGGTAAAGAAGCCATCAGCTCGTTCATTCAAGAAAACCACTGCAAAGGCTGCTGAAGCGTCAGGAGTGACTCCGTCATATCGCTTACCCGTCTCCATGAGCATCGTCACGGCGTACATGATGTGAAGAGTACCCTCGGGTAGGGAATGAAGAGAAGACAGCTCCTTGGTGGCACACAGAGCGTTGTACAGCCACTCGTGATCGTATCCCTCTGGGTTCTTCTTCATGTGATTGAAGATTGTGGAAATGAAGTCCAAAGGGAGGTAGTTACCCACAATAGTAAGAATGCCCTGAAAGAGCTGGAAGTTTTTTCGGTCCGCGGCACGAAACCGGTTCATAGGTTACTCCTGTAAATTAGGGCAAAAAAATAAAAGAAGTCAAGGTGGGGAGGAAACCCTCCCACCTTTTAATCGACCTCAGTCATGTTGGCGAAGTGCTCAGAGAAATCAAACGCACTGCTGATACTAGCCGCAGTACACTTGTCCGAGATCAACACCGTCACGCCTGTTTGCAGTTTGTAGTACGCCGAGAGGACACCGCCCTTATCCATGTAGCCCACTGTAGTGAACTCCTTTCCATCCGCCGAGTAGATCTCTCGAGTGTCGGTTGCTTCCGCCGCTGAATGGTGATAGGAGGTGCCCATGTCGTTGCCCTGCTTAACGATGGTCTGCTCCGGCTGGATCAAGTCCTTGCCGTAGAGTATCGTGAAGGTGTCTGTCTCGGTGTCACGCAGAACTAGCAGGCTTTTGGCGGCTTCTGTGTCACAACTTAACAGAACATCTTCTTGCTTATCCTTAGGAATGCCAGCCATGATTCCGGCATGGGCGGTTACCGAAACAAGGATAAGAAACAGCGCGGTAAGCAATCGCATAACTAACTCCTTTGATGAAGGGGAATATTTCTAATCCCCCAAAAAATAAAAGACAGAGGATCGCTCCCCTGTCTTTTAGCCCGGTTACAACAGCGTTACGTTGTTGATCAAGCCACAGGAGAAGCGATTCCCATCCATGGCTTTGTTGTACGCAGCGATGCCTTCTTCTACGGTCACGTTCCGCGACTTAGGCGTATGGACCACACCGGCTACTGCACGAGTAGAGATGTGAGCTACGCCTGCTTCGTCCAGATACACTTCGTTGAGCGAGAAGTAGTCGTCGTCGATCAGAGCGATAGGAATGGAGATACCATCTTTATCCAGAGTCGCCACACCGCACAACTTCAACTGACCGCCGATCGAGGCGCGGTGATCGTCCATCACCAGGCCGTTAACCGACCTTACTGCTTCTACCACTTTTGCAAAGCCGTAACCTTGTGCATTATTGGCCAGTACAAGGGGACGATCATCAGTCGATACTTCATCGTCAGGCACCGCACGCGCAACAACGCCCTTCTCTTGCGCTGCTTTGGAGGCCAGATCAACGCTCCCGGGAATGCGCGCTTTAACGCCTGCGTCGATCAGAGCATCAACGTGTTTGCTGATGTTTTCTTGCGGGTAGTAGGTGCAGACAATGAAGTCCAGCTTCTCAGCGGTCAATGCCGGATCGCCGATGAACGAACGTAATGCCTTTGGTGCATGCCAGGTCAGGATGAACGGTTGGTCCATGTCTGGCGAGTAACGCTCGAATACCACTACGGTACCCAGCACAGTACCGATCAGGATGATGCGACGTGCCGTTGTTGGACAAATCGTCTTCACCACGTTCCCTTTCATTACCCAGCAATCGACAGCGTGGTCAAAGTAACCGGTGCCATTTTTCCATTCTGGGTTGAATGGGATTGCAATATCGAGCTTGTCGAAAAGGGAAAGGAAGTTACGTTTTACAACAGCGCTGTTAAAAGTAGTCATGGTAATACTCCGGAGTATGAAAGACATAATTGTCTTAATCACAGGAGTAATATAGGCCTGAAAAAGAATGTATCTTAAATAACCCTACCCAGCCTGTTAAGGGCTGGGTAGGGTTATTAACGGATCACTTCTTCGGCAGTTGCAGTTCCATGCCGTAACCGAATTGCTTAGGCGGTTCAGCACGTTTTACAAAGTTCGGATCTTCCTTGAGCCCATTAGGACTCCAGGGTTGACGCTCTGGGGGAACGGTCGAGTAGACCTTACCCAGTGAATCCAGGTGAAGTCGTTGACGCATTTCGTCATCAGGTGTCATAGCCATATCCTCTTGTTGACTATAGCATCAGACCCTTAAAGGTTTCACCTGGGGTTGGATATTTCACCATCACCGGGCTGTCACGGTCAACCGAAGGACGTCGCTTAAGTTCATTCAACTTCTGCATCAGATGCGGAAGGACTTGCGCGTAAACCTGTTCTTGGTTCTGGGTTGCGTCGATCAACTTGTAGACCTTCGACGAGCGATCACAAGAATCACGGAACCACTGACGCATCCGTTCACCCTTTTCAATCTGGAGCTGATCCAGTTTATCAGGCTCGCCACGATCAGCCATGCGCTCTGCGAATACCTTGGGGTCACCGTCCATCATGATAACCATGTCCGGAAAGAAGTTACAAGCCGTTACGTGAATCCGCCACAAGGTTTGAAAGTCCAAACCACCCGCCCCGCCTTGGTAGGCAAAAGTGGAATCCATGAAGCGATCACAGAGAACGATCTTGCCTTCGGCCATGCTTGGTTTGATCACCTTTTCAACGTGATCCACACGTGCCGCATTAAGCAACATGGTTTGAACCATGGGGGAAATTTCATAATCCCGCAGTCCGTGGAACCCAAACTTCAAACCGTCTCGTAGATGTTCAGCCAGCGGCGTACCACCCGGCTCACGTGTACGGACATACGGTACGCCATGACTGGTAAGGAACTCAACCACTTTATCCATCATCGTGGTTTTGCCAGCACCGTCCAGACCTTCCACTACCCAAAGTTGCCCCTTCATTGCTTTACTTCCTTCTCAAGAGAAATAATTAACGACTCCACTGCTTCCATGGCGTCTTTTAATAAGTGTGGTTGGGCCACCCAAACAGAACCGTCTGGGTAGAAGTCTACAACCTTGCGTAATGGCCGCGATGGTCTGTAACGATCACCCACTACCTTATCGGCTTCTTTCTGCACAGACAGAGCGCCATTGCCCCAACTGTCGTGCAGCGTAATAAGGAATCCTGCCACTTCTTGAGGACCCAGCGTCTTCAACTTTGATCGAGCCTTCAGCCTGGCATGCAGTCCTTTATAATCATAAGCCTGTTCGGTCCCCATAGTTATCTCCTTAAGCTACTGTTTCTTCTTTAGCCGGTTTAAATGCGGATAGTCTGGTAACCAGCTCGATGTTTCGATTAACGTAATGCTTGAAATCACGTATGATGGAGTGCTTGTCTTCTTCGAACTCGATGTCGAATTGACCTGCGGTGTAAACCTTACTCAACTCCATTACCAGCTCAAGGGATTCTTCAGTAGCTTCCATCTCAATATCAGCAGGAAGACCGTAGCCGCACATGATGCGAATATGAGCGGGGATATCGGTCAGTGGAACTTCCCAATGCTCACGCATCTCCATATCCAGTTGTAAGCCCAGTTCTTTGAGCTTGTGAGGATAAGCGTTGTACACCACCTTGTTCTTTTCAGGGATGACACTCGCCCGGCCATTTACCACAGTCAGATTGCGAATAGACGGCGGGAGTATTGAGTAGATCTCTTTCTTGGACTTATTCCACAGCGGTAACCGGAATGGAGTCTCAAGATTGTCACCATTACCCAAACGACCAATAAGCTTGGGTAACAGGTTTACCATGTCGTCGTAATCTTGCTCAGAGTGATCGTACTCACAGAAAGAGGATTCGGACGCATCTTCTCTGTTCCACCCAATCCAGGTTCCTGGAAGACTATTACTGTTCATCCGGCGTATATTGGCCATACCGAGAACAGTAGCAAACTGCTGAACAATGCTGTTGCAAACAGGGGTTTCGGGACCACTCTGCCAAGCCTTGAATGGTGCACGCATGCCGTAGGAAATCTTGTCAATACCGCCGTTTCCTTTGAACTCCATTTTCTTTACTTCGTCAACAATGCGCTGCATGGCATAGGCTTCGAACATTGTTGTTTCAAGAATCCCCGACACGTTGATCATGTGCAGGTTAACCCGAAACCCTTTACGCAAAGCCATGATTAGCAAAGCGGTGGAGTCAATACCAGAACTGAAAGCAATGTTTACCACTGTCATTAATAAATCCCCCATTGAACAAAAAATAAAACACCGCCCTCCGAAGAGGGCAGTGTGCTGCGGTTAGGCCGCTGGCGCGAAGTGCGACAGGATGTAGTCTTCAACCGCGTCGATCTGATCAACGATCATTTGCGACCACGGCTCGAGCGGACACTCAGGGTTCTTGAACAGCACGTCGTTCTTGAGTTGTTCGGAAGTTGCCCAGGCGACGGCGTCGTTTTGAGGCTCAGCCATATCGAAGGTTACGGCTTCAGAAGCATCGATGGCGTACACCACACCGTAGTGGATGTTGCCGACGTAACCAGGTTCTGGTTTGCTGTCCATGACGAAGCCGATCTTGTTGAAGTTGGCTTCTTTGGCATCGATCATGACGATATCGGTAACGTTCTGGCCGTTCTTGTCAAACAGCTTGACTTCTTCGCAACCTTCACGGTCAACGGAGTCGTCGGTGGTCTCGTCCATGTCGATGATCGGAGTACCTTCCAGCAACTCGTCAATCACGATCTGGTGGTAAGACACGTCGAAGCCTTCGATATGGCCACCGGCGCCCAGGCTCAACTTGGAGACCAGCTGGCCTTCGTTGTTGGTCTTGTTACGGCGGTAGACCATGAATTCAACGAAGACGTTGCCGCTGAAATCACGTTCGATACGGTAGAACAGGATGTAACCGATACCTTGACGCAGCAGCTCGAACTTGGCGTTCAGGGCGCGCACGGAGCCCATGGTGATATCGTCGAGTTTGCGCAGTGCGGTACGCAGCTCTTCCTGCGGCAACAGCGTGAACGCGTTGTCAGGGACGATAGCGGCCAGGGATGGGCCGTGTACACCGTAAGTGAATTCAGCGCCTTTAGGGATAGACTTCAACAGCATGGGTATTACTCCTGATGGATAAAGCGATTAACAGATAGTTTTCAAACCTTGTTCGCGAGGCGGAGTCCAGTCCTTATGACTAACCCGCAACGCCTCAACAAACTGTACCGACCACGGACATAGTTTTTCAAACGTGTTAGGGTCTGACAGCAGCTTTTTGGCAGACACCCAGGCATTGGGGATATAACGGTGTTGATCGCCATCGCGAGAGATGTTGTACTCACCCTCGATAGTCATGGCGATATGTAGTGAACGACATTCATGCCCCAGAGTAGGGCTAGCCAACAATCCAAGAAAATAAGGATCTGGATTAGCCACTTCATGTCCGCCGACTCGGCGCAGGGATACTTTATCCACGCATGCTTTGCTGGCGTTGTTCAGAGAAGTGCGAACATTAATCACCCCAGAGTCACCGCCCTGGGTGAGGTGCAATTCATGCAAGGAGATGTCGCGATACTCAACAGCACGCTCCATACCTAAAGAAATGCAGTCCAATTTCTCGTCTTTAAAGCACGCAAACATCAGCTCATATTCGGTGCTGCCGTCATGAACAACAACGGTAGCTGGTTTAGCAATAACGCTAAACGTAGAAATGATTTGAGCGGAAGAATCTTCGCCCAGGTTACGGCTGCCTGCCATAACAGCAAAACCATCTGGCAGGAAGAAGCAAGTGGACTCACCACCTGTCAGATCGTCCTGAGTGGCGTACGTTCGACCATCCATCAACTTTCTAAGATCACTGCGTACGAGCCCTAAGGTAAGAGCCAGATCTTCGTTGTAATCATCACGCATTATCATGTTTGTTTACCCTGTTAATCGTGACCGTGTTCACGGTAGTATTCGTTGCGGGCTACACCTACCTGGTGAATCTCCTCCCAGGTCTTGCCCCCGAAGTTGTAGAACATACAGATAACCCAACCCAGTGTAAGATGACCGTTGCGTTCACGCTCACAGTTCACCAGACTGATGCTGTTAACCGGACGCAGAGGTTCACTTTCCAGGGCTGCAATCAATGCACGGCGATGTTCATCACCCTTGGCACCCAGAGGAGTTGAGTAACGTTCACGACGCCACACTACCCAAGGATGGTCATCCACGCCCACAGCTTTCTCACCAAAAGGACTGGGCTCATCCTTCTGAGGTTTGTAGAAGAGGCCGTGGAAACGCAACTTCTCTTCTTTCGCCAAATCGGCGACAGCATCGCGATAGTTAATACGAGCCATTTTTGGATCTGCTTTGTTAGGAGTAGCGGTCATTGGTTCCATCCAGTAAAAAAATGAAAATGCGTAATAGTGGATGACTAAGGATCTCTCCCTAGTCATCCTTACTACTGCGGGTTACTTAGCCGAACAGCTTAGCTGCCAGCGAGGTAGCGTTGTCACGATGTTCTTGCAGCCAGTCGGTCTGCTCTTCGGAATGGTAGTAGTCGATCGCCGTGCTGGAGATGCCGTGCAGGAAATCGTCGCCCACCTGCTGTTTCAGGTGATGCTGGGAGTTGATGGTGAAACCGCCGAAGTCCAGGGTGCCGTCGATGGTGGTCAGCTTGTTGTTGTCAGCGAACTGATCACGAGCGATTTGCGAGGTAGCCACTTCAACCTGGCCGGACAGCTGGTTGATGTAGGTCACGTGCGCCTGCATGGATTCCGGAGTGATGTCTTCCGGCAGTTCCAGTTTCGAAGCATCGAACACAGCGTGGTTGGTGGCCTTTTCGAAAGTGCTGTTTTCCACCAGTTGTTTGACGGCTGCGTTTTGTGCTTCGGTGTATTCTTGATTCAAGCTCATTGTAAACCTCGTGAGTACAGGTGTGTGAAAAATAAGGAAGCAAGAAGAGGTGGTGTCCACGTCCCCCCAGACGGTAAGTCTGTTGCTCGGGAAAGTAATATAGGTTTGAAATATTCTTACCCAAACAACAGACCTGGACCTTACTCGCTCAGCGGCTTATCGAGCGTCTCACCGGCGAAAGCCATGCCTTCTTGTACGTCAGCTTTGACTTGCTCAGCAGAACCTTCAGCACTGACCCCCACAGTCAGAGAGGAAGCACGCATCGCCTCTACTACCTGAGGGACCGACAGTTGCGCCGTCGACAGAAGTTGGCGCACATCATCCGGCAGCGGAGAAACAACCCCAACTTGCACCGCCGTCGGCTCATCGAGGTTCAGATCGACTACGCCATTAGGCGCTACGTACACGACGGCTCCATAGATCTTGCGGAGTTCAGCGATAGTAGCCTGGGGATCCGGATCATCTTTGTCGATGATCACAGTGTGCACGACACCCAGCGTTGTAATTGCTTCAGACAGCGAATCGAATGGAGCATCGGTAGCCAGCATGTCGAGCAGGTCGAACGGGTTGTCCAGCAGTACAGTACCTTCGGACACCGGCGAGTGGTAGTACGCGATTACCCGCCCGATAGTTTTCAGGTAGTACTCGTTGGTGAAGCCGTTCTTCTCGAACATGGCTTCGAACAGGTCGATAGCGCCGAGGTATTCGGTGAGTGCGGTTTCACGGTTTTCGGTGAGGTCGAAACGAGTGGCCAGGTAGGACACCAGCGCTTCTGCTTTAGCCCGCGGCGTTTCAGCCATGGCAAAGGCAATGATGCCGTCATCGTAACCGAGCAGACGACCAGCAACCATTTTGAACAGGTCGGTATGTTCGTTGAAGTCGCCAGCGGAGATACGGTTGGAAACAGCGACGTTGGTATGGTTTTCGGAACCAACAGTGGCCTTTGTCCAGGCGGTCAGACGGTTGCCCACGGAACGCATGTTCTGCGCAACGATCTTGGCGATGTAGATGTGAACGGCGTCGGACTTCTTCGTGCTTACCGCAACACCCTTGATCAGGTGGTTATCGGTACTGGCATCTTTGGCGTTAGCCCACTCCTTGGCGGAGGTTTCCAGCAAAGCGTGAACCACATTGATCCCGCCTACGGTTTCGCGCAGCGTATTTACGAAAGACAGCGCTTCCAACAGCTGGGTAGCTGCACGCGATTGAGTATCCATTACTTCATCCTCTTGGTTTTAACAAAACGCACTAATGGCTATATCTATTGCCACACCGTTAATAAATATAACCTCTACCAGGGCTATCCCTGGTAGAGGTTAATGATGCCTTACTTGAAGACAGACAAAGCGCTGGAACGAACGATCTGAACCTTCTTGTCGTGTTGACCACGAAGGCGTTGTTCTACTTCACGGATCATCGAGGTAACCCGTTCGAAACTTTCAGTGCCAGCAAAGCGGGAGAACGCCGCGTCGCTACCAGCCTTCTGTTTGCACATGAACAGGAACTCGTCTACCGTTGTTTCCACTTCAGCCGGAGTCGGGTTATACAGCGCAGAAGACAGGAAGTCTTCCAGGCCGGCGGTGCGGTATTTGCAGGCTTCCAACATGCCCTGCTCCATAACCACATCGTACCCTGTCCAGAATTCAACTTCACGAACACGATCACCCATCTGCTGCGGCTTGGTCACCGTACGGATGGAAATGGCCGTGTTCATGTCCGGATCTTCGATGCTGTCCTGGAACACTTCCTTGAGAGGGCCGAATGAACGGATCTCTACTTGGTTGTGCACCGGGTCACGATCACCACCGGTGAAGCGGAAGTGAATCTTCCGGATCGACGCACAGACGTTGGGTTCCAACACTGTACGCAGGCGGTGGATCCACTGATAGAGCTCAGTGATCGGCGTTTGAATGATGCGACCGTCTTTACGCTCCCAGAAGTACTGCGGAGGGTGCCCCAGTTCACACCAGAGCTGGTTCTCGGCGGCACGACGGTTCAGGTCGCTGTCTGGGTTGATGCACTCTTTGATGTAATCGTTGAGGCGATAACCCACACCACCACGGTTGAGGATGTTGAAACCACCTGCGTTCATCAGGTAGTAATGACCGCCGGGTTCCATGGGCTTGAGGATGCCCTTCTTACCCGTCTGCGGCAGCAGGGTGCTGCCAAATGATAACGTCTGACTCATACGGGGACCCCTTTAATAATCTTCTCCAGATCAGTAACGCGGTCATCAGGGTTCACAATTGCCGCCACCGTGTTATCACGTTGGTAACCGCCCATGATTTTCGGGAAGGTCCCGTCGATCAATAGACCACTGTTATTAAGACCCACAATTACTGGAGGTCGTCCTTCCAACATCGCCTTACTGTACCGGTACGGCTTTTCCAGGTTGTCTGGATCGCGGAACATTAATGACATGTACACACGCATTACCTGGGGACTGCTACCCACCGGATCGCCGCTCTGCGAAGCCGCCAAGTCAAACATCGACGACAACGCGTTTTCAGCGACATACCAAGGACGTTTGGCGTAGTAGAGGAACTCCATGTAATACGCGTACGGCTGATTGGGCTCTTGCAGTACGTTGGTGTTTTCGATGACCGTGTCACCTTTGGTAAACTCCAACACCAGATACTGAGTGCCCTTGATTGCAACTTCACGAATGCTCAGCGGTACGAGGGTGACATCCATAAGTGACATCAGGGCAGCGTAACTCTCCCCCGGGATCACCAACCCAAGCACCACCGGCGTTGTGACTGTTTCGCCGACCTCGGCCATGCCGCTGTCTACAAACCGTTTAGGAAGATGGATCTCGAAATCACGTTTAGCGATAACAGACCCATCCTCCATTTCAGTCCACAACCGGTCAGCAATGTCAGGATCATGCTTGAGGTTGTCGATTTCCATCGATTAGGCCTCGAGCAGACGTTTCACGAGCTCGTTGATAACAGCCACGGTCAGGCGTTCGCGCTTGTCCATGACGTTATCTTCTTTGCTGGTGTCCACGAAGGTGGCTTCGATGACATCGGCGGTCAGAGTAGCACCACAGGCGCGCAGGAAGGCAGGAACCAGGGTGGTTTCCAGCAGGGTGTCCAGACGAGGATCAGCACCTTCAGAGCCCGGAGCGATATCGATGACATCACCACCACTGAAACGCTCAGCGAGGATGTAGTGAGCCTTTTCCAACTCACCGGCAAACTTCTCCTGCACCCAGGTCTGCAACATCTGATTGCCACCGCGTACGGCATTGGCACGAGCCAGCAGCGGACCGGTTTCGGAGATGAAGTCGAAGATGGCTTTAACACCACCTTTGATGAACAACGCCTTCGACTGGGTCGTCAGTTTCTCGTGGATGTGGTCGTAGTAGGCTTTTGCATGACCACGGCCACGGCTCACGTCGGCAATGAAGTCGACGATCGACATTGGGGAGCCGGTCAGCGAAGCCCAGTAGTAACCCATGATGGCTTCAGTAAAGCCCACGTTGGCTGCCTGGATCTTGTCCAGGATAGCGTTGGTGTAGAACACCTTCAACTTGGCCTGCATGAAACGAGTGTCGCCGAACTGCGACTGGCTGTGCACGGTCAGAGACGGTTGCTTCTCCGGCACGATCACCAGTTGACGCTGACGGTAAACCTGGACGGTCTGTTTCAGCTTGGTGAGGTACAGGGTCATGCCGTTCCACAGCAGGCTAACAAAGCTGCGGTAGGTCGACAGTTCACCCGTTTGCAGCCACGGCGCCGGATCTTCGGAGAAGTACATCTTGGTCAGCAGTACGTACATCTTCAGCAGCAGGACGAAACGCACCGACTTAACTTGCGAGAAGTCGAAGATACCGTCTTTGTTGACGAACAGGTTTTGCAGTTCGCCCAGGTCACTGATACGGCTGCACGCGTCGCTCAGGCTTTCATCGTCGTCTTCGAGGATGGCTACCAGATCACCATGGGAGGCCGCGATGAAATCGAGGATCTCCTTCTGGTCAGGCCAGCGCCATTTCAGCTGCTTGGCCGCGTTCAGGTCCACACCGGTGTAGGTGAGGGTCTTGTCGCGCACTTCGGTCGGATACAGCGGGGACTCGAAGAAGCCGTTGTCGACGTTGACGTACTGCACTTCAACCAGTTGCTCGGTCAGGCTTTGCAGCTGTTGACGCGAGTACAGCAGGCTGGTGTCAGCCAGAACCTTGCGCGCCATTGGAACGCCGTAGTTACGGATGTTTTCCAACGACTCACGGATGATCTCCGCCAGACGATCCGAACTGGCTTCCAGCGCTTCGGTGTGCATGTTGCCTTTGGTGGCATCCATGATTTCCTGGCGGAAGTTGTCGGTAAACGCCAGAGCGCCGCCGGATTCACCGTTGAGGCCGGCGATAACAGGACTTGGACGGAAGCTACCGCCGCCTACAGCGATCAGTTCAGAAAGCGCAATGCTGGATTCACGAATCATTTCGACGCTCCTTGGACACGACCAGTGATGGCCTTGCTGATCTTTTCATCCAGCACCGACTCACTCAGAGGGGCAAGGAATTGCAACCCTACTTTGGCGAGGGTCCGTTTAACCACCTCCACGGTATTCGCACCCGTGATGATGTTGGTGATGAGTTGCTCTTTATCAGTCATCGGACCGATCTCCTGGTAGGGTTAGAGTGGGTTAGGACTGGAGACACGGTTCTTGACCGACATCCCGGTGTAATACGTGTCGTAGAGACGAGTACAGATCTCGCCTACGGTGATGTCACCATCCTTGTTGATGTCGAACCCGTTGTTTTGCAGGTAAGACTTGGCAATGATGGGCACCGGAGAATCTTTGCTGAACAGAACTTCGTCTGGACCTTTACCCACCGCAGCAGGATAGAAGATCGTCAGATAGAAGTCTTCGAGGCGCTTGTAAACCTTGCCGCGCTTTTGCCACATTTCGAAATACTTGAACACCAGATCGAGTTGATCCAGTTGGCTCATGGCCTTGACGTCGTCCAGGGTAATCTTCAACCCATAGGTTTTCGCCAGGTCAGCGACTGCGTCCTTACCGAATTGGATCAGACCCCAGTAGTTGCTGCCGCCGTTGTTCTGCTTATCAGGGCGGAAGGTACCACCCGATTCGAAGTGCATGCATGCCATCAGCGCAGAAGCCGCACCCGGGAACATGTTGTTCTTGGTGCACCAGTCACGAACCTTCTGAGCGAAAGCCGGAGGAACCAGCTTACTCCAACCGAGGTCGTAGAACGGCAGCTTGTTACGCTTGACATAACTGAACAGCAATTGACGCAGACCGCCGATGCTGCCGTTACCTGGGATGCCATCAACGGCACCCGAATAGAGACCTACCAACTTCAGGTTGCTCTGGATATCCTTGATCGCTTGTACTGCAACATCGTAACCAGCTCCTGAGGCAACAGGCAGGGGCACAGAGCGCCCCCCGTTGAGGAACAGGTGGTAGTCCTGAAACAACTTCAGGACCCCATCCCGACTTCCATTTCCCCAGACACCGTCAATACCGCCGGGGTAGACTTGGCCCTCACCGAGAACCACTTGAATGTCTTTAACCCCGTTGACTGTCCGGAAGCTCATCTTTACTTACCCCTGTAAATGGCAATAGCCTGTTTGGTAACCCCAACCGACAGTTCACTTGTACCCAGTCGATCACGTAAGCTCAATACCATGCGGTTAAAGCCGCCTTTAAAACTACACTTGACGTCCACCACACGACCATCTTGAGTCATCAACGGTTTCTTCATCACACCGTTGACGGTACCCTTCATCTGGTTACCGATTACGTACTTGTCCGAAGTCGTAGACCCGTCCATCGATTCCACGTAGACAGTAAACAATACCTTTCCTGGTGACAATACAGGTTTAGCCACGTTAAGGTTGTTACCCACGTTACCTGTTGGGAAGCTGCCATCAATCGAGGACATGCGCTTACGTTCTTTGTCGCCAGCGACGACCAGTTTACGCACACTGTCAGACATGTTTTCCATAGGCGAGTTGTAAAGCACTTCGATCTTGACCACCTCGCCGTGGTGCTTGGAGCGGTGTTGTTTGATCCCCAAACGGTTGATATCGTCGACTTGCGTGGAGGCCTCTCCCACCCCCGCCAGGTGGCTTTCTTCAATCTCGCATAAAATCGCGTCGTAGTCGATCTGGTCACCTTGTTTAACCCGGAAGGTCACAACTTTATCCACATCCACTACGAAAGTGTTCTTCGTAATAAACGGGGTAATCGATTCTTCCATAATCGCTTTAGAAACAGCGATGGAGTCCTCGTAGGTGTCCTGGTCTTCTACCAGCGCAATACGAACTTGACGGCCGTTAAGCCAAGTCACCTGACCCGGGCAGAATGGGTCACGTGCAAACCACTGCTTGTCCCAACCTACCACATCACCCTTAACAAACTTGTCGCCGACTTTCAAATCGGTAACACGGGTGTGACGATGGTATTCACCGCTCGCTTCACCAATCACCAGACCCAACGGATACTTCTCAGCAGTGCCGTCAGTGTAGGTAATCTCCAGATGGTCAGCTTCAACCGCAGTAACCTTACCGTCCTCTTTAGCAACCTTGCTGTAGAGTTCGGAGGTCCGGTGAGCAATGATGTTATCATAGCCCGTGCGGGTAATCGGCATGGTGTAGTTTTCAGCGCTTACTGCCTGAGACGCCTGAGTCGAGGTAAACATCCCCCGCTTGGTGTCATCCTTATTCATACCGAATGCCAGGTTACCCGTGACCGAATACAGCGAAGTCGGAGACGGTTCACTCTTGGTGTCGATATTGCCACGGTAGTCAAGAACCAACGGGTCAGAAGTCGTGTAGGTTACAAACCCTACCTTACCGCTGTCCTTGTTCGCCTCAGAGACCTTACCGCGATAGGTAGGCAGTTGTACACGAGCACGTTTAACCACAGTGATTTCGCTGCGCCCACCAGTACCGCCAAAGGTCAATTCTTCCTGATCCTTCAACTGGTGGATAGGGTTCACTTCTTCCACACGGTTCACCGAAGTGTCCTTGAGGATTGCCATGATCACAGCTTCAGGATTGATCTCAAGCTTTTGCTTACGACCCTTACCCTTGTTAAAGAACTGACGTGCAGCCCCCACCATGACCTTGTAGAAGTGCCCAGCAAAACGTTCATACCCGACAAAGCGTTGTTCCTCGATTTCTACCTCATGACGGGTATAGTCGGTTTCCAACAGTCGAGCAGCATCGATGAGCAAGTAATGGAACGACTCGCTGTAACCCATACCAGCCAATTGTTTCTTGGTGATTGGATCGATGAACATTTTGTAAAGCAGGTTCATTTCCAGGAACTGACCCGGCCGTACCTTTGGATCCCCCATCAGAGGGCCCCAGATGTTTTGGCTGTTCAGATCACTTCGGCTGAAGTTACTGATGTTGGTCAGCTTAGGCATCCCGCCAAAGATCAACGTCGTCAACTTCTCACGACGGTTAAAGATCAGGTACTCGTCGTTGAACTGGATGGCGTACTCGTCATCAGCCAGCTTTGGACGGGTTCCCATTGGCACAGTCCGGGTGGTAGCCTTGATGACTTTCAACAGCTCATCAATCCCGAAGTAGTAGCACAGCACAACACCCAGAGGGAACGGATAGCCGCTGATGTTGATCACGGCGTGTTCGTTAGGCGCTTTGCTGAAGTTGATCCCCATCAGCTCTTCGAAGGAGCTGAACTCAACACCGTCGAGGTAGAGATAACCGTAGCTGTCAATGGTGATCGGCTTCTTGTCCTTGACCCCCACCAGGAACATGTCTGTCTTGGTGAGTTTCTTGAACTCCGGATGCTCCTCCAGCAACTTGTCGATGCGGAAGTCCAGCATGTAACCGCCGACATTGATCCACTGGAAGCTGCCCGCCAGGATGCTGTAGATGCGAGGACCGATGTGTTCGCGACTGCGACCGGTACCACGACTCAGAGTGATCTCCTTGTTCGCCATAGCGCGCAACAAGATCTGCTTCTTCATCCACACGCCCAGGTCGTCCACCACCTTCTTGCTACGGGTCACCATCAACTGGCGGTCGTAGTGAGATGTCAACAGCACAGTGCTTGCATCGATCTTGCGGATCGGCAGCTCCATGCGTTGCAGTTGGAGGTGGGACTTAACGCCGTCGACCGTAAAGGAAGCGTCGTCGTTACTCACCTTAGGGAAACGAATCGGGTGAGTCGACTGTTCGCCATCAGGGTGATGAACCTGAATAGTCAATACATCGTAGGAACCTTCAGGGCCCTCTACCACTTCATGACGATAGTCGTTCAAAGCAAAGCCGGCGTTTTGAATGCCGACTGCCATGGTCGCGTAGTCCTTATGCAGGAACTTGTTCACATAGCCCTGCTTCAAGACCTTGGCACGACTCTCAAGCATAGACGTGTCGTTGATCGTGGTAAAGTTACCCTGGATCTTCCCGTCCGCCTTAAGCGACTTCAGCTCCTCAGGTTTGATCTCCATGAATTCAGCCAGACTCTGACCGTTACCCATTTCGATGTGATAAACCTGAGTACCCTTACGCATGAAGAACTGTTGCTCGGCGACAGTCATGCCGCTTTCGCGGGTCTTGGCTTCCAACGCTGCCTGTACACCACTTTCAAGCTTTGGAAACGGATCCTTCTTGACCGAGACCTCAGCAACCACTTTCTCTTGTTCGAGCAAGCGGTCATCTACATGGGATGTCCAGTCTTCAGTGCTTTCAGGATTTGCTCCGTCTCCCGCTTGTCCGGCCCCTTCATGAACTCCGTCGTCAGCTCCTTTACCACCACCGAAAGCATCACGGAGAGGATCAGAATGAGTAGCAGCTGGCCGCTTGTCATTTTTGCCAGGAACCGTTCCTTCTCCGGATCGATGGGGTGCTTGACTTTGCCCTTTCGGAGTTCCCGTCTCTTTTGCAGCCACATGCTCAGCCGACGCTGCTTTTTCTCCTCGTTCATCCGACTCTCCTTCTTTTACCACTTCCTCCTCCGAGACACCACCTCGGGTAAGGTTAAGCAAGGCTAAATAAACACGCTTGGACGCGTTCAAACGTTTACTGTGCTTTTCTCGCTCGCTCTGTGGCGAACTCTTGTCGGATAGTTTTGCCTTTGGATCCAGTTCGGCATCCAACCACCCTTTCAGCGTACCCAGGTGAATCACCAGTGCACGGCTGTTGAATACGAAGATCAGGTGGAAATCTTCGATCGCTTCAGCAGACAACTTGTTCAGCAAGCTGTACTCGTAGTCGCCAAACAGGAACGCCATCCAGTCCATCAACCAGTAGGAGTTCTCTTGCTTGGTGGTCCGTACGGTCTTGTTGCTGGCCAGCGGCAAGCCGTTACGGAAACTCCCAACGTAATGGTCGTAGTCGATCATCAGGTCGGTAAAAGACGGCATGTGCAGCGGCAGGTCAATGCGGTAGAACTGCTTACGCCGCTTTGCCCGAGTAGCTTCTTCGTTAACGCCATCCATCAACAGGTTGAAGTGGTTGTAATACCGCTCGAAGTTGATGAACAGAGAAGCCCGTGGGTGCCAGAGAAGATCGGCGAGGCCGTAGCTCTTAACAACCAGCACCTTCTCTTTGTTGTAGACCGTGTTGATGTCTTTGGTCCAGTTGTACTTGTAATGAGTACCACGGTAACCGGTGATGATCTTGCGGGCTTCGATCTGTACAGCACGACCGTTACCAATCACCGGGGTGTACTTAGCCGGGAACTCGATGAACACGTCATCTGGATAGTTGCTGATAAACGCTTCAGAAACCGAAGGACCGATCTCTTGTGGATTGCTTGGAAAGAAGTGAAGCAGCGAGGAACGTGGCAAGATGATCTCGCCAATCCCGATGAATACAGGGGCGATCAACTCTTGACGCTTCCGCTGCACGAAGGCGCGGTAGAACTGGGGGTACAGTGCTTCTTCCCCCGTTACAGCGTCTAGGGGACTCAGCGTAATCGCCGGTGGGATATTCATACCTTTAACTCTCCATACCGCTGGTGGCGGCTTTGAGCATAAACAAGATGGGTTCGTTCACAGGGTCATACAGGAACCGACCGCTGCCACTGATGTAGTACTCGCGCTTACCGAAGAGATCAGCCACTTGAGCTTTACTGTCTTCAGCGCACACACTGTTACTGTTGAGCATGTCACCGTCGTGGTCGGAATCAAGACCGGCTTCACGACTTGGGTCTACCGACATGGCGTCATAGTAGTCCGGCTTATCAACGTTGTGCGGATAACGCAGGCACTCTTCGACCTCGTTCCATTCGGCATCCCGAATCATTCGCGGTTTAGCCCCTTCGATACTGAGGAGGTTAACTTTGGCCGGGAAGATCGAACCGATACCGATTACTGGATAACGCGTCTGCTGAGAAACTTGCTCACCAATAACTTTGTGGCAGGAGAGATAATAAAGTTGCATGTAGGTGATTGGAGTCACCAGTTTGCGATCTTTTCCTGCTGGCAAATCATTGATGTCACTCAGGACACAAACATCATGACCGTCGTCGTACACCAGCGCCAGATAGTGCCCAGAAAGGATGATGGGCTTGGAACGGAGTCTTGCGTTACCAAATCCGTTAAAGAGTTTGGAGATGCCGGTGGCAGTTGACCACTTTTCGACAACACTTGCTGAGACTTCGACATATTCGTACTCCAAGGTCTTGGTGTTAACCAGCTTGACGTTTTGGGAGCCCGTGGCAAAGATATCGCCAAGGTACTTGGTGAGCAGTGCATGAATACAGACGTACTGGAAGTTCAGCAGCGCCTGATAGAGACCCATGTCCACCGAGTTGGGGTTTACCCCGTTCCCTTTGTACAAGTGCTCTCTGGAGACCTTACGCGCGGTAATAACGTTACGTGTACCCGACACCACACCACGTGTCGAAACACGACGTTGGAAAAGACCCGACTTACCGTCCATCAAATCGAACAGGTATTGATCGATGTCGTTGTAGGAGTTTTGCAAACCCCAACGTACGGTATCGTACAGTGGATTCTCCGCATCCTCCCGAACACCCAAAGTGACCACTCGGGTACGGAACAACAGTTTACGGTAGAGGTCGGTGATTTCCGGCTCCACAGTAGACCCGTCCGGTTGGAATTCGATATCCCGCAAACCAGCTGGTGGAACCAAAACCTTTGCAGCCAGCGCAATAGGCTTGAACCGCTGCACCAACTCCACCTTTTGCTTACGCTTATAACTGTCGGTCAAACTTGGCATCAGTTCTTTGAAATGACTGGCAAAGAAACTGAAACCGGTCTCACCTTCGATGAGGTTGGATTTTATGAAATCTTTGGCCTGTGGGTCCCAGACGGCATATTCCGTGCCTTTGAGAATTCCGAGGTAAAGCGACTTTGTTTGAATCATCGCTTTAAAGTAAGTTGGGTTGAAAATTTCTAATTTGGTGTCAATGTACGCTTCGGTTTCGTCGCGTTGTTTGCTACCCATCTTGCCAAAGATTTCCAACGAGTACAGACCTTCGTCATTGAGGTCTTTGGTCATGCCTTCAAACGCGTCAGTGGACGTCACCGGCTTAAACACAGGTGGCCCGATCTTGTTAAAGTCCAGCAACGTAAGGTTTGTGGGTTTCATTTAAAAATTATCCCTTAGGAGTTAAAGATGGCCGATGATTTCGATTCATGGGGTGAAGATCCCTTTGATGGCGATCTAGACTTTGACGACGATTTTGATAAACCCAAACATGGTTTTGTCAGAAGCTTCGCAACAGGCTTCCTGTCGGGTGTCGTCGGTAAAACGATCGGCGATACAGACGCCAGGATCAACACCCTCAAAATGGCTTTGCCCAATACGTGGCTCGGGGCGTTCAGTAACGTTGCTCAACTGAACCAGCGCCGCCGCGAGGTGATGGAGGAGATTAAGGGAGAAAGTTACCAGACGGTACAGGATCTCCAGTATCTCGCAAAAAGGGCCGCATCCAAACTGGGTAAAGGGGGTCCTAATAAAATCTCCGATCAACTGATGAAATTCAGTGATCACGATTTCTCTGACTGGGAAAAACCCGATATTTCGAGTGGTGAAGAGACTCCTCGGATGGAAGGTACCAGTGAAGAAGAGATCAAGATGGTGCTCGAAGCCGGCGAGGCTAACTCGCTGTTAGAGCGCGAGACCATGGAGAACATCGCAGACCGTACGATGAGTATGATGTCTGAGGTGGGTGGTCGTACCATCGGTGGCTTGAACACCTTGAACCGTGCGTTGGTGCGCAATAACCAACTCATGGAACAGCTGATCGATCATCAGCGCCGAGTGCAGGCACGCAACGACGCCATGCAACTCAACGTCATGACACGGATGTACTTGACGAACGCTAAATACTACAAGTTCCAGGAAGCGGCTCAGCACCGGGTTATCACCGAACTGAAGAGCATCCGCGAATTCTCGAAGATGTCCGACTATGAGAAGACCTCTCACAGCCAAGCCATCCGCAAACAAATTCGGTCTGAGTTCTTCAACACCGTCAAGAGCAAGTTTGGCGGTATCTCTGACTTCATTAACGAGAAGTTCGGTAAGGACGCCAGGGGTGACTCGATACAGGCCGTAGGCGACGTTGTAGGCTCTATCCGCATGGCTGCTGAAATGACTGAGGGTATGAACCTCAATCTCGGCGACATCGCTGGTAACGCGGCGGCTGGATTGTTCATCAGCAACCTCCCTCGTCTCTTGAAGTCTGGTAAGGCGCGTGAGTACCTGGCCAAGTTCAAGAAGAACTATCCGAAACAAGCGAAGTGGGCGGAAGACGCCTATAAGCGAATGGAGGACCTGGGTAACGTCGCAACCTACACCACCGGTAACGCGACTGGCTTGATCAACGCCATGCAGCGTCACTACGCCGGCGACATGGACCTGAATGCTCATGCTGACTACGATGAGTACCTGGCGTCGCTGGCCCCTGGTGTTAAGCCTGTTGCCAAACTGGAATGGGAAGTCCTGACCGGTTTGAAGAAAGCTGGTAACAAAGGCCTGGGTTCGATCTATGAAAACACTTGGTCCAGCAGCGGCAACCGTTACTCCCTGACTAACCGTACGCTGGCTGACAGCTACGAGCAAGCTCAGTGGAACCGCCGCAGTGACCGCACGCTGAACGAAATCATTCCTCAGTGGCTGAGTCAGATTCACTTGTCGTTGGAAAAACAACGTACTGGTGATGACCGTCTGAAGCCTATGTCGTATGACTACGTGAAAGCGCGGTTCATGACCCATGACCAGAAAGTTAACAACGTCGTTAACAAGGTTCTGGATCGTAACAGTTTCAGTTCGGTGGCTCAGTCTTCGAACAACATCACCGACACGATTGATCAACTGGGTATGGGCACGCTCAGCCCTGAGGCCAAACGTGCGCTGGCGATGGAACTGATCATGGGTAGCGATAAGGAAGAGGCGTTCACGCCTTGGAACTTCCTGAAGCTGGATGAGCATTCCGATGTCTCTCCAAAAATCGCTAAGGAAATCCGCCGTGCCATGAAGGCTGCTTTCGACATTACCGACAAACACATCAACGACTTCGAAACGGGTAGTGATGTGGACCGGATCAAGATGGCGGGTTACCTGCCAACTGAAAAGGCCCGGAAGAATGTCGTGGGTGTGGCTGACGCTGTTCGTAGCCTGGGTAACCTGGTTCCGGACATTGCTGCACAGCTGGACATCCATAAAGGCACCGGCAGTTACGACGCACTGAAAGAATCAGGTCTGATCGTCACGGATGAGTATAACCGTGATGACATCAACATGGACATGATCAAGCAGGCGATTGCTTCTTACATCGCTGATCCAAGTCGTCGTAATAAAGGTGTTCCTGATCAGGCACCTCTACCGACTCGTGCAGGCGGTTTTAATGGCATCCCTTACGCAGTGCCGCAGTTCGGTGGTAGAACGCCTGTAATCGGCGGAGACGAAGCCGCAGAGGGCATTAAAGTCCAAGGAATGGACAAGCTGACTGAATCCCTGGCGTCAATGGGTGATTTGAAGACAGCGATTCACAACATGGGTCCTAGTCACCCACTGGGACAGTTGCTGGACCTCGGGCCGGTTACTTCGGGCATCGGCAGTCTGAACGACCAGGTTAAGCGTTTGGTGGAGATGGGTGGGGAGCGTAATGACCTTCTGACTCGCATCCTCAACAGCCAGCCTGATAACAGCAAGAACAGTACTCCAGAAGCCAAGCGGGACATCGAAGCCGGTAAGCGGTCGATCATCGATCGGTTGAAAGCAACGAATCTGAAGGACATGTTCAACAAGGGTGTGGGTAAACTGCTTGATGCAGAACCGCTGATCCTGGGCGGTCTGTTGGGCGGTCTGGCAACCTACGCCCTGCACGATCCAAAAGCCGCTGCTTTGATGGCGGGTGGTGCGGCCGTTGCGGTGGGTTACAGCAAACTGCGCGGCATGGCAATGACACGGGCGGCCAAGGATACTGAAGATCTCTACGAGGAAGGGTCGGATACCCCTATCCTGGAATCCAAGCGACTCCAGGACGGTCAGTATTACGACATGACCAAGAACAAGATCATTAACGCCTGGAACGAAATCACCGGCAGCATCAAGATCATCAGTACCGATGCCTACAACGGCGTTGTGATTGGTGCTCGTCGTCTGTCGGCGAAATTGTTCACTGCTGAGAACAAGGAAGTGCTCCTCAGTGGCCTGAGCAAGATTCGCGACTTGACCATGCGTGCTTTCCGTTGGGCTGATCCATTTGGCCGAGCCGTTGCGCTGAAGGACAAGATCGTTAACCGTTTCCACCAGATGGACGTTTACAAGGAAGGGGAAAGTTCACCTACCTTGGTCGGTAAGCGCTTTGCCACTGGTGCTTACTGGAAACGTGGTGAAGGTGGACAGGCTGTACAGCTGACCGGCTGGCATGAGATCGACGGACCCGTCTATGACGAGAATGGCGAGATCATCATTACCCAAGAGGAATACGACCGCGGTCTGAAAACCTCGATGGGTGTGAGCATCAACAAGCTGGGTGCGGCTGGTAAGAGCTTCGGCTCTATGGCCATGGGTCTGTTCAACAAAGCCAGGGCTAAAGCGGCTCCTGCCTTTGGTAAGGCTAAGGACGGCGCTGCAAATGTCTTTAAGGCTGACTATAGTCCGATCGTTCACTCGGTTGACCGTATCTACCACCTGATGTTGAAACATTGGGGATACCAGGAGGAAGTACCGACTGCTCCAACTGCACCCGCTGTTGTCGACGGGGAGGAAACCACTATCCCCGTAACACCAGTCAAACCGCCTAAGTTGAAAGTTAAGCTGAAAGGCTCGGCTTATGACAAGAAAGACGGTAAGGGCGATCCACTGGAAATTCCGAAGAACGCTCAGCAACAAGAAGTGAGCCCAGAGGAAGTGGAACGTCGGGAAGAAGCCGATCGGAATGGTAAGGGTGGTGCTTACGGTTCTGTCAGCGAAGAAATCAAGAAGCGTGTTCGCGAGCAATTGGGTGAGCAACCCGAGCAAGACGTCCGACTGAACTCTCGTGCCGATAAGGACGCCAAGGCTAAAGAGAAGAAGGACAGCGACGCCAAAGATGCCTTGATCAAAATGAGTCAGGGTATGGGGTTCTTTGGTGGGGGGAATAAGAAAGACAAGGAGAAAGGTCAGGGCATCTTCGGTCTGTTGAAAGACGGTCTGGGTGCAATTGCCGGCGGTATCTTCGGTCTGACTAAGTTCTTCACCGGCTCGTGGTGGAACAGCTTCAAGATTCTGGGTAGCTTTGCCAGTATGGGCCTCAAGACTCTGCCGTTTATCGCCACAGGGATCGGGGCGATTGCTAAAGGGATCTTTGCCATGGTTCGTGGCGAAGGACTGGCAGGCGCTGGTGGTGATGCTTTGGATCATCTTCGTGGTAAGAAGCGCACCAAGGCTGAACGCGACAGGATCCGCGCTGGTCGCAAATCCCATTACGGTCGTTTCAAGAACGGCGGTTTGAAAGTGGGAGCTGGTCTTGCGGTGGGTATGGGTGTTGATGCTCTAGTCAGTTCTGGCGTGATCGACGAAGGCGGGGCGCTGGAGAAGATTGGGGATATTGCGAGTACGGCAACTACCGCCTTGGGTACTTACCAGATGGCAGCCAGCGTTGCTGCGGCGGGTGGGATAGACATTGGGGTAGGTGCTCTGGCGGCAGGTGCAGGGACTGCGGCTTCGGCTGCATGGGGCATGGCCGCTCCTCTGCTGTTCAACCCGATTACGCTGGGTGTGCTCGCCGTCGGTGCGATTGGTTACGGCATTTATCGTTACGTGAAACGCGGTTCGGGTAAGCAGTACGAACTCCGCATGACGCAATACGGTGTGTCTGACCCAGACAGCGATCTGGCGAAGAAGATTCTCCAGGTTGAAGAGAAGCTGAAAGACTTCGTGGTAATTGGTAATGGCAAGGCATCGCTGTCTAAGGATGCGCCGTTGCAAGAAGTTCTGCAAGCTTTCATCCCCAACGCCAATGACAAGACGCAGATCGGTAGCGTGTTCAGTTGGTTCAACGGTCGTTTCAAACCTGTCTTCATGACCTACATGGCTTGCTTGGATGTTATCAAGTTGAAGTCATTGAAGGAATATGACGACGCGGTTAGCCAAGACGTCTACAAGGTGGCTAAGCAGGTCCACCAGACCCTCGGTTCAGTGATGCCGTATCCTTACTCGATTGTGGCTAAGATCGATCAGGAGACCCCGCTGCTGGGCGAGAAGGCTACCGTTGTCCGTTGCAACAACTTGCTCGAAGAGTTAAAGCAATACATCGATCGCAAGACCGATGCGAAAGCTGATGATGCACCTATCAGAACTCCTGAAAGTGTCGCCATGCTGCAAAAGGAACAACAGACACTCCAGGATAAACTGAACGGCCCGCTGAGTGCTTTCGGCAGTGGTAACGAACGTATCCAAAACGTCGATGCAGCGAAGAAGCGCCTGAGTGAGGTGAACAATCAGCTTAATCAGCTGAACAGTACCTACAAGGTGTCTGCGGTTGCAGCTCAGGTCTTTATCAAGGACTTGCTGCCTGATAACCGTCCGGTGGATATGCTCACCGGTATTCGTTTGGCGTGCTACGGTAACGACCTCGATCTAACCTGGCGCGTAGAAGCCGTTCTGAAACTGGAACGCTACTGCGAATCCCTGATGGTGATTTCTGAAGGGGGTGCTCAGTTCAAAGGTCAAGTCGGTGACATGTTCGGTATCTTCAAGGATTCCTTCCGCCTTGATGCAGGTGATGCAGACAACTGGTGCCGGTGGTTTAAAGACCGGTTCATGCCAGTACTCATCAACTACTTCAACCTGATGCAAAACTACCGTCGGGGTAACCCGGGTGTGGTTTGGAGAACGCTGTCGGTTACTGCACGTTACGAGATCGCCCGAGGGCTGGTAGAGACTAAGGTGGAACCAGGACGTGGGCTGTTGGTACCGATTTGGGTTGTCAGGGCTGCTCCGTTTAAAGACTCCGTGTCTCCAGGTAAGCCAGACCGGGTAGACCGGATGCTGAACATCCTGGGTGAGGCGAGTACAACGGCTAAGCTGAAGGATCCAGAGAAAGAAGCTGGGAAAACCAGTACCAGTGCCTGGGCTAAAGAAATCTCCCCTCGCAAGGTGGGTGGTGACTTTACAACGAAGCAAGCAAACATCGATGATGTGAGCAAGGCTAGAAATAGTCGCGACGTTGCCTTGGGCGGGCAATACGGTACAAGTACCAGTCGTGGTTCAGGTACGGGCAACACCTTTAACCTGGGCGGTGCTTATCAGACCCCGGGTAATTCCTACGGCTACCAACCGCTCACAGGCGACAGCGACACCAGTCACCTGGACTTGAGTGGCGTGCAGGCGGCCGATGGTAAGGATAACGGTGTTAAGGTCCCTAAAACGTTGGCAGAACAGCTCATCATTCGCGAGATGTTGAAACAGGGCTTTACTGACCCTCGCGCTATTGCTGAGATGTTGGCGCTCACCAACTACGAGACCGGTGGTTTTGGTCGTACCGTAGAAAACATGAACTACACCACTCCTGAGAACCTGATGAAGACCTTCCGTGAGGTCACTAGTCTGGCACAGGCGCGAGCGCTTATTGCGGCTGGTCCTGTGGCTATTGCCAACACTGTTTACGGTGGTGGTAAAGGTCAATCGTTGGGCAACGTTGCCCCAGGGGATGGGTGGAAGTATCGTGGTCGTGGCTTGGTACAACTGACGGGTCGGGCGCAGTACGCACGCATTGGACAACAGCTGGGCATTGACCTGGTTAACAACCCAGAGCTGGCGTCGAACGATCCAAACGTTATGGCAGCGATTGCGGTCAACTTCTACAAGAACAGTAAGCTCCTGCAAAGCATCACAGCAGACGGCGACTTTGGTCGTGCGGCCACCGGCTTGAATGGTGGTAATGCATTGCCAGGCATGCCTAAGCGCTTCCAGCTCTACACTGACTACCTGAAGCAACTCACCAGCGGTCAGTTGAAAGCGGATGATGCGAGCGCTCAAGGCACGAACGTTGCACCTACCATGGGTGCGGGTTCGATGTATGGCGGAGGTGGGGGTCCAACCATTGGTGGGGGTAACACTCCAACGATCGGTGTGGCTCCTGGTGGCGGTTCGCGTAACGCGGCGGCCTACGGTACTCCTCCAAGCTTGATGGCTCCAGGAGGCGGTGGTGCGGACTACAGCGGTGGTATGGCGGGTGCCGGCGGTGGGGCTCCTGGTTCTCTGGTAGGTGGCGGTACGGGTATTAACTCGAGTGGCTTGCGTCTTAAGTCAGGAGAGGCCATTGCGGGCGGTAACGCTCACCCTGGCATTAACCGTCTGGCGCAACTGATCCAGACTCAGGTTCCTAACTTCCGTTACTTCTCTGCGTTGAACGACGCGTACCATCAACGTGTAAAACCTCAATCCAAGCACGCGCAAGGATTGGCGTTGGACTTTACCTTGACCAACGGTGCAAGTGGTGCTAGTCAGGCCATGAGCATTGTAGCAGGTATCTTGCGGACCGCTAACCTGGGGCCTGCTGACTTCCTGTTGCTTAACGAGTACGCTAAAGCTTCGGCTGGTGCTACTGGTGGTCATGTGCACGTGGGCTTCAAGTCCAAAGAAGCAGCTGACAGGTTTGCTCAAGCTGCCGGTGCTGCTCAGCCAGCAGGTCAGGATACAACAGCGGGCGGTACGGTAACAGCCAAAGATCAGCAGTACGATCCAGGTCAAATGCCGTCGACTCCGCCAGACACGACGACCACTCCAACTCCGGCAATGAAGAGCAATGCCCCTGAAGCAGGTGGTACACAAACTGCACCAGGAGCGGGTGGGGGAGCAATCCCTGGTCCATACACCAACCTGCCGTTGCCAGGCGGGGCCAGAACCACGGATAACCCTCAAGGCCCTGTGGCTGGTCCTAACGATGTTCCTCAGGGTAATCGTCAGCCTCTACCAGAAGGTTATGGCAAACAAGTGCCTAAACAACAAGCCAGTAACCAGGAGCCTGCCCCAGCAGATCCAGGTGGCTTGATGGAGAAACTCACCAGTGCTGTCGGTGAGGGTACAAGTAAGCAGAGTGACACCAACCAACTGTTGGCTGGCATTCATAGCCTGCTGGAAAAGATGGCGAAGAACTCAGAGCCTGCGCCTAACAGCGTAAACATCTGACTGTATAGGAGGTGGGGTCACACCCACCTCTTCTTTTTTATTTTCACAAACCAGGTATTTATCAATGGCCGTAACGATTCGAGATCGAGACATTGTCACCAAGTCGTTTCGATTGCTTACACGTGGTGTCCAACCCAGTGACCTGCTACAGCAAATGGACTGGGATCGTTACTTCAACGTGTTTAGCAGCGCGACAGGCGACAACCGCTACGTTAACCCTATTCCTCAAAGCAGTCCTGCCACCGACCCTCGCTACAGCCGTTTCCTGAACTCTCAGGAAGGCGGCATGGGTAGCATGTACAAAGAGGTGTACGAGAACAACGTTACCCTTCTTACCCTTACCCCAAGTGTCCCTCAGTTTGCAGGGTTGCTCAGTTTCATCACCAACATGTTCAGCCCTACAGCGGCGATCATTGCTAACAAAGGCCGTGCTCCAGGTACTGCGTTTTACATGGGTCAGGCAGCAACGGCTATTGCATTCTGGCCAATGCAGCTGATCAGCATTGGTGTGCAGTTCCTGTCGTTCCTGGCAGAATCACCCAAGAACAACTTCTGGACCTGTAAGCCAGCAATGGGTGCATACACCATGGCGGCCACCGGTATCCTCAACGACCTCATGGTTAAGTTGGGCTATATCGACCCCGTGCTCCCTAAGCGTAACCAGGAACAAACGGACACGTTGTACGGCCGTAAGCCTGATTACGATAACAGCAAGGCTGTACAAGACCTCAGCCTGCTGATGCCTGACGTTATCAACGCAGACGGCACGATCGACTTAATGCGGTTGATCATGAAAGGTACTCGTAAACATCGAGTCATGTTGAACAAACTGGCGGCGATGGATAACGAGGCACTGACCACACCAGAAGAGAAATTTAGTCGCGCTCAGCAACTCATGGAAGAGGTTACTTTCGACGATACCGTTTGGGCGGGTGATCCAACCCAAGACTTTATCGAGAAAGAATTCGGATCGGTCGGTAAGTACCGTGGGGAGGATGAGGGTAAGTTCATTGAACAGGACAGCTCTTATCTCAACGAAACTGCTTACAGCAACATCAACAACGCAGAACAAGGTGTAGCGTCGTTGGGTGTTGACCAAGCGGCCAGTGCAGGGGCGGCTGGCAGTAGTGCAGGTATGGAAAACTCCAGTCTGGGTGCTCCAGGTGCTACGCCTGGTATTAACCCTAACCAACAGTCTACCCGTCCTCAACCAGCTTCTTCGATGGTCGGTGGTAACTCCGCCATTGCAAGTGGCCAAACCATTTCGTACGAAGACAACCCGAACGACCGTACCTGGGCTGGCGATGTAATGGACCTGGTACAGACGGCGTTCTCTGGTGGTCTGGATGCCATTACGTTCCGGGTGGATGGTGCGGCAGGTCCTGTATCGGACAGCTTCTCCAACAGTCACTCACCTTCACCGATGGCATCGAAATTCAACTCGGTGGTTAAAGCAGCGAACGACTTCCGTTTCGACGTGGCCGGCGGTGCAACGGGTATCGGTATCATCGACTCGGTGGTCAACACTATCAAGGAAGGCGCTATCGGTGCGTTGTCGGGTTCTGTAATCGGCAACATCCCGTTGGCGTTGGTAAACAACAGCTACGTAAAGATTGCGGATCACTGGGATGGTTCGACCACAAACCTGCATAAAGAAAGCTACTCGATCACTTCGGTCTGCAACTACGCTCACCCGTATGAACAGATCATGAAGATCTGGGTGCTGCTGTCTTTGTTCCTGCCAATGGTTGCTCCTAATACCGCTGGTGGTTCGACGTACACCTCACCGTTTATGTTGAAGGCTTTCTGTAAGTCTCGTTCGATTATTCGTACCGGGATGATGGAAAGTCTGAACTTCACTCTGGGTTCTGGTGACGGTGGCTGGACACTGGACCGTCGTCCTCTGAACCTGAAGATGGATTTCACGGTTGTTGACTTGGAACCGCTGATTACTGTTCCTGTTGACCGCTCGCTGAGCATCCTGGATCTGACCAACCCTTCGCAGGTGGCCAACCGGTTGTTCAACGATGACACCGCGTACAACAACTATCTGGCTCGTTTGACAGGTGTTGATTACCTTGACACCGTAATGAAGTACGCTCGCCTCAACCGTAACCTGACCGGGATTTCCCTCGATCTGAAACAAAGCATCCGGGCTGACAACATTGCAGCCAAGGTGAACGACTCGATCGTAGGTGACCTGGCTCGTATCTTTGTAAGACCTGTAGCCCGATAAAAAACTCAGTGGTAACTATAACCCCTCCTACCCCGCAAAGGGTAGGAGGGGTTATAGCGTGTTTAGAACGCGTACTGTGCGGCACCAGGAAACTGAGCTCTCAGTTGGAACAATGCAGACTGGTCGTGGAATATACCTGCGGTACACAACAGGGGAACCAGTTCTTCCGACGTTTGCAGCAGCTTAATCAAATCCGGACTGGCAGAGTTCATCAAACCGAGATCCAACACCTTACCGAAGTAAGTCTGCTTCAAGTACCAGTCAGGACCAATCAAGTCAGTCAGAATGGCCAGCAGCTTGTCACGGATAGCCGGGTATTGCTCAGGGATTGCCGTCTTATCAAAACGGAAGTTGCTGAACAACACAGAAACGAATCGTGGGTATTTACCCAGCAACACGTTCTTGGTCTGTGTATCGAACAGTTTCAGCATGGCATCCATGGATTCGATGTCACCATTGGTGATCACGTTCTGCATGGCTTCCAGTGCAGCATCCCGCTTGATCAGTTCAAATCCTTTCGGATAGGAATCCCAGATCTTGCGGTAACTGTCAGACATGCCGAAGATGGTTGCGTTCTTCAGCACGCTGTTATAGAACGCACCCTTAACACTGACGTCGAGCAGGTCATCCAAGCCAGCGGCTTTACCCACCATGTTCAACGCTTGCTTACCCAGTTGACCCCGCCAGTTATCGTTGATACGGAAGTTGGTGCCGTTGGTGGTCAAGATGTTACCGATATTCAAACCAGTAATCTTCCTGAACTCCTCAGCCAACGATGCAGACAGTGCACGAGCAGCACCATTCTGACCACCGTTGATCTTGTAACCCGCCGCACCCGTTACGGCCGAGATAATGGCGTTCTCACTGAAGACCACCCCATCAGGACCCATCTTGATGCTTTTGGTGAGATCCTTGAGATTCAGGATACCGCCCGACAGAGAGCCGATAATGCCGTTCAGTTGTTCTACCGCAGTCGAGCGGTATTCACTGATGGTTCCCATTACACCAGTGTCACGACTGGTCTTTAACGCCACACCCTGTTTCTGGTTGGCTGTGGTAACGTCTGCCGGCGTCAAAGAGGATTCCTTGACCGACTTCATGGCAGTGTTGGTATTGCTCTGGAAACTGCTCACAGAGGGGCTAAGGTCCAGCCCTTCAAATAAGTTCATTGGATCTCTCCATTCAAACAAAAAAATAAAGAGGTTGAGGTGGGGCAAGCGCCCCACCTATACCGTACCGGTCAAGAACTTTCAGGTTCGTCGTCGCGTACTGGAGGTAACTGCGCACGGTCTTTACCGACTATGCGTTGTACTTCCGAAACGACATATTCCTTGCCCTCAGTGTCAGTTACCTTAAAGATAATCTCCACCTTGGCCATCCTTAAAATTGAAAGCCCCTCCAGAAACTTGTTAAACGTCAAACCAGGTTTCTGGAAATACGTGTCCTTGATGTTACCTGTACGGGTGGTTCGTTCCTCTTTAGCGGCGTCAGGATCCTCCGTCGTAACGCGCCAATCCAGATAGTCCCTGAGATAGCTGATCCACTTACGTGGGTTCATGTCCATCTTGCGCAGCAGCTTACGAAACAACCGCGCTGGCGTATCCTGGAGTTGGTCGTCGTCTACGTATTTATGAGAAATACTGTCGAGCTGATTAGCCCTTAGGTTTTTCTTTGGCCTCTCCATTGAGCACCCTTTGTTGTGAATGCACGATCAAGCGAGCAATTGCGATAAGATCTTCAGTTAACATTTTGAAGTGCTTGCTGCTCAAGAATGCATCGAGTGGTGGATTGAAGGAATTCTTCTTCGCCTTAGCCTGCTCAGGAGTAAGCTGCGAACTGTGTTGTTCACAGTACAGCTTGAGCAAGTTAACCCCATACGTAAAGAAGAGCTCCGATGTATACCCACTGCTGTACCAGTCCATGAACGGTACCTTTCTTCCCACATCAAAACTACGGAACGCATCCTCCACCTTGACGGGCGTACCGCGGAACAACCCTTCTAACAGCCTGTGAGCCTCCCCAGAGGTGCGCGTGTAAACACTTAGCTCTAGGGTATACAGCCAGTCGAAATCTTCCTTCAGCTCGAAGGCAGCGACTTCCAGCAACGCATCGTATAGAAGTGTCACAGAGTCAATAAAACGGACCTTTGCAGACCCGTAACCTCTTTGAACCTCATCGAATTGAGCCAGTAACATATTGCAGTGTTCCTTTTGTGCCCATTTACCCACAAAAGGAACCTTCCCCAACAGCTGTAACAACGAACGTTTAGTGAGTATCATGAATCCATGCTCCTTACTGCTCTCTAACTAGTAATATAGGTTTAAAAAATTATGGACACCACAGAAGAAGCAGTAAAAGTTGTCCCTCCAAAGGAGATCTCCCCTTTTGCGGACACGATGTCTGATCTTGATAAGAAGCACAAGACCGAAGACGACGAAGCCGCTGCCATGATGGAAACCTTGCGTAAAGCGCTGACAGCTGACCTGGAAGACGAAGACCAGAACAAACTGGTAGAGGCTATCCAACAAGGTCGCGCACTGGCGCTCAACTACGCGATGATGCAATACCTGTCCAAACCGAGCAGCGCCTCTCTTCTGGAAGGCGTCAGTTCTCTGTTGGGACACATGGAAAAAACCGTACGGGATAACCGTAAGGAAAAAGCCAAAAAGAAAGAAGGCGAAACCAACGTACTGGCTTTCAACCAGATGCTGGAAGCCATGAAGAGCATCAGCAGTGGCGCAGTAGCATTGCCGGTATTCGACATGTCCAACTTCTTGCTCGATCCGAACAAGTCACTGTTGGAAGGCGTCAAGGAGGTTGCTCCGATCAAACCAGAAGAATTGGTGCAGGGCAACAGTCTGGTCGATATTGATGGCAACGCTGTGTAAAAATAATAGACCGCGTAAAAGCTAGAGTGGAGGCTCACGCCTCCACTCTAGTGAGGATGACTATTTTTCAGAATAATCAAAGAACTGGTGCTTGATCGGGATCAAGGTAATCGCCGTACCAACCGACAGACTGAGACTGAAGATCAGATCAGATGGACTGCCAGTAAAGGTATCGAGTTTCTTGGCCAGGATGTCTGGCACAATGAACGCGGTATTCGGAATCGGCAATTTACTCAGCGACTCCATCAACAGCTTGGAATCCTCACCGATCAACGAGTCGTACTTAAACACGTAACGGAACTGTTTGTAATACGACGACGTCATCTTCGCCGGATCACTGCTGAACGTCTTGACCGTTACCAACCCTTTAAAGGCCGCCCGACAGTGCAGGATAAAGTCATCCAACATTGCCTGGTCAAACTCATAAGGAAAGGTGTTGACATTCAGGTTAACCGTCTTGATGGCTACCGGTCGTTCATCCAACTGTTCCAACTCAACCACCGTGCGGAGGAAGTCGTTGTAGAAGTTGGAGGGGTAGTACATCAGCCAGTCGCTCAGAGAACGCTTCTTCCAGACACCCTCATACTTCTCGCGATCGATCTTGAAGAACGGGTAGCTGAAGGTGTCGAATTCACGTTCCTTGTAGTTCTTGGCGATATGCAGTTCCCACAGCCGATCACCTTCGGCCTTACGCTTGGCATCGTCTTCGATACCCTCAGTCATCAACAGACTGAGCAAACCGCGACGGGGATCATAGATGCAATCAATCTCCGTATAGATTTCCAAGACCCGGTTCATTTCTGTTCACCCTTCTCACCACCTTTCGCGTTGTCAGCGGGAGGGGTGACTTCCAGGCGCATGGCGTCGCCGTAAACACGGACTGCCAGCAGAACAAGGTAAGACAGTGCTCTGTGGTCGTTATGCTGCTTGGCGATCTCTCCACCCGGCGTACCCTGGATTACACTCTGGAGCAGCTTTTCAAACTGATCGATCAGCTGTTCACGCTTTGCACCCAGGTCGGTGAGTACCTGCATTTGGAAGCCGATCCAGGCGTCGTAAGCTTCACCGTCGTTGCCGACGCCTTTGAAGAAATCGTCGTAGCCCTCACCGAAGCGAACCAACGGAACCAAAAAGACAGTCGACATTGGAATCTTCAAACCAGGGATGTCCTTAGGCTGAAGATCGATTAACGCGTTGTTGATCACCAGCTTAAGGTGCAACAGGTCATTCATGTCTTCCATGGTGCACCTTATCTCCGGGAATCAAAGTTGTTGTCGATACCACGAGCCCGCATCAGGAAGTGAGCGGTTTTCAACACCTTGGCGATATCGCCCCGCTCCAGACTGGAGTTGGTGTTGGTCTTACCCGTGGTGAGGATGTCGTTCTTGTACGCACGCAGGGCCTGCTGATCACCACCCTTGACGTTGTACAGCTCGTTCGCCATGATCGTAAGTCCGAGGTTCCGGAGTACAGTGATTTCAGGCTGACTGATACCAGTCGAACGGCTGTCACCCATGACCTGCCCTGTGAGGTCGTCGATTTTTGTGTCGTCTTTGGCAGCGGAGAACTTTTTTACCCACATCTGACGTTGCTTACGCAGTACATCAGTACCAACGATCGCGGTGTACGGAGTCATCGACTTGATGCCCGTTTCCTCGTCGTAGATTACCAAACGCTGTTCGATGGAAATCCCGTATTCCTTTGCAAGCTTTTTGAGGTTTTCCCAATCGATCATCTCATCCGGGTCATTGTTACTCCCCCAGATGGCCAGTACTCCAATTTCTTCAAGCTTGTCGACGAAAACATCCATCTGCTTGTCATTCATGGCTTTGAACAGGCGCTCGTAGATCACCCGGTTGCCACCGCCCTTGGTGACTTTACCCATAAAGGTCAGGATAAAGTCTTCGAATCCTTTACGGTTCTTTGCCATGATTACTTCCTCAGGTACCCGTACTTGGTGTAAGGCTTGTTGGCGTTCGTCACCACCTCACACGCCATCGAGAGGAAGGGATCGTTTTGTGCGATCGTGATGGTCACCAGGCGGTCGAACAGCATGGTTACGTTTTCCAACGTTTGACCGAACACAGTTTTGTTCTTGTCGTCGACCGGAATCACTTGAATGGATTCGTCAACGTTACCCAGACCGTACTTACCAGAAACAGTAAACATGGTAATGCCGTCTTCTGAGCGTTCAGCCAACTTGGCTTTCAAGTTGGCCATGTAACCAAAAGGATCAGCGCAGATGTTGATAAAATTACTGTCGGCAACCACCAACACGACGTTTCCACATTGTTCAGTATCCATGCCCGCAATCCCCTAAATAAGAATAGGGACTCGATGAATTGAGTCCCCTATACATTGCCGCGTTACTTAGCGGCTTTCTTTTCAAGCCAGTACGGCTTACGCTCGCCGAGCGCAATTTTCAACAGCTCCATAGTCGAGACGGTGTGCTTCTTGATCTCTGGGTTCGTGTGCCAGTAGTACACGGTGTTTTCCAGAATGTCGTCCCAGCTATACCCCTGCTCTTTGATCTTCGCGTAGAGTTCTTGGGGTGTGATGCGATAACGCTTCGGTGTATCCAGCCAGAAGGCCTGCATGTGCAGCATCTGATAGCAGATGGTCAACGCACGGTCCAGCTTGGCATCGATCAGGGTCTTTTCCCAAACGGTGGTACGACCCAGCTTCAGCTCAGGATAGAGTACGCAGGCGTGGCTGATAGCCGAACCTTCGAGACCGAACATGCCATTCGTTTTCATAGCATGATACATGGTCAGACCTTCCTGGATCCCTAGACTTTGGGAACCAATAAAGAAGAAACTGCCACCACTGCTGCCACTCTTGTTACGATAGGCAGTAAATGGGTAGAACAAAAGATCAGGGTTTTCTTTAGCATCTGCATCAACAAAAATGTCTCGTCCATACGGGTTGGGGTACAGCCATTCTTGGCCGTTCTTCAATGCGGAACCTTTGATGATCTCCCAGCCCACTTGTGGGATGCGCATCATCGACTTCGGCCCCTTGAGTTTCTTACCAGGACGGATGAAGACCGATTCCTTTTCCTGAGGACGGCCGGTCATGTTGATGGTGTCAACAACCTGAGCAGTCCAGAACTGTACAGCGTGGATTTCACCGCCGAGTACGTCAGCATCTTCGTAGACGATACGACGCATGTTACCGATTGCCATATCGCGAGTACGCTTCTCGCCGCCTTCGTCGACGTCACCGTCTTGGAAGTGTGCGGAGATCTTGTGGAAGTGCATCTCGGAGATCGAGTCCACAAAGGTAACGATAGGGGTGATCTGCTTGATTGGCAAACCATCGTTACCGAGGTACGGCGTTTCGATGTAAATGTCTTTCTTGGCCTTGATGTCTTCTTTAACCTTCGTGTTGAGGTCTTTGAAGAAGTTGTGAACCCAGGTGCCATCCACACCGGCGATCTCAGCCTTTGGATCCAGACGACCGAACGGGTTGGCCTTGTGGTCGTTACGGTTGAAGTAGAAGAAGCGTTTACCGAGAACGTGTTCGTTGAAGTAACCCGGAATACCACATTCACGGTCATACATGTCGGCCATACGTTTAACCGACAACGTGGCCTCGATGTCCATGACGAACGCAACAGACGTTTGATGTCGGAACAACATACGAACGATCTGTAAAGCGGCTTCACCAGTTTTCTGCGTGTTGTTACCACCGGTTACTGCGTTGTTACGGCAAGCACCGCCATTGAGGTACGTGATGCCGTCCTTGCCGATCACGTGTTCGCCGTTGATCATGTCGTTGATTGGCGACACATTATAAGCCGGAATCAGCGAATCAGATGATTTGATGTCGGCGATAAAAGAAAGCGGACTTGACATTGCGCTCTTCCTGATAATTTTATGAATTCAATCCAGGGGCCATCCGCCCAATCATTATTGGGCAAACTGCCCTCCCCCAAACTATATGAATACAGAGGTCAGTAATGGAACAATCTACCGACACCCCTAACTACTTGGCACTGGTCAAAAAACCAGAACCTTTTACTGTTCAAGGCTTTGAAGCCCTGAGCCTGGGTGAAAACTTTAATCTGTTCTTTAAAGAGTTCACTTCCTCGATCGACAACCGCATGGCGACCCTGAGCCGGTCGATCCACAAGGTAGATGCTTCAGCGGCACATCAGAACATCCGTGCCAACAAAGTGATGTACGTCAAAAATACCGGGGTGGAGCTCCTGACTCCTGAAGGTTACGCGGCCGGCATGGGCAACATGATGGCGCACACCAAAGCGGTGACTGACGGCATCTACATCGTGTGCAGTTTGAAAACCGAGGCGTCGAGACTATATGATTGGCTGAAGCAAATCATTCGTACCGGCCGTATCGATCGCAGCTTCAACTGGTCGATCCGCGACTTCGACAATGCACTGAACAAAACCGAAAACTTTGTTCGTCAACTGCCTACCGACAGCCGTAAACTGAAGTTTACTCTCGGTCAGGTGTACTTCAACTTCGACGAGTTCTTTGCCTGCATTGATGCCTTCAACGCCACTGTGCAAACGCTGGGTGCACGCGACATCGAGATTCTGGCCAAGCAACTGACCGGTGTGTACGAACTCGGTGAACTGTTGGTTCAGAAGATCAAAAGCAACGAACTGGTGATCCGCGAACAAGGCATCGACGACATCGAAACCATCGTCAACAAGTTTGTTGGCCTGGTGAACCTCTCGGGTGCCATCCTGGTGCTCCTGAACGACCTCACCGCGGTGTTCAACGAACAAGTCAAGACCATCTCCACCCTGAAATAAAAAGCAGCCATAAACCTAACTACAGGAGCCCACACAGGCTCCTGTAGTTAGTAGGCACTTTATGACTTTCTGCCCAACTCTGCTTCTGACAACACCCGAAGGTTTGCTCCTGCGCTGGTGTGCACGTAGATAAAGTCGTTTGTCTTTACCAGTGTGCAGTAACGCATGCCTTGTGCGTTACGGGAGTCAACCGCCACCCACACTTCCACATCAGGATCTTCGACCGAGTTAAACGCGTTACGCTCTGGAAGGTCATACCCTACAGACAACGTGAGCAGAACCGGCTTAACCGCATTACGGTGTTCGACCGGAACCTTAAAGGTTGTCTTCAGTTGGTTGAAGTCAGGATGCAACTTCACCTTGGTAATGCCCTTGCCGTTGGTTTCCTTGACGTAGATCATGTCCGTGATGTTGTAGAACTTGGTGTCGCCAAAGACGTTGTTCTCATCCTTCTTGAGGAAAGACTCGAGTACAATGTCCATGGTGTCCAAGAACTCACGGATACGATACGACATCAAAACCGGAGAGATCAACTCGATCAATACCGGCTTACCATTGCCCTTAGTAACAGGCGAGACAAGGTTATTATCTTCCTTAACAGCAGGAATGGTATCCAACATGCGAGCAACGTCTTTACTCGTCAGATTGTTGAGTGTTCCTGCCGACAGGTACCCGTCTGGGTTCGCAATCTTTTTGGCAGTAAACTCGAACATCTTGTCCAGTAACGTGATCGGAGTCAGTGTATACAACTTCGAGTACGTAACGTCAGGGGTAATCTTGCCGTAATAGTTTTTATCAGGTTCAACTTTACCAAAGCTGTAAACCCGATACCCGTGGAGCAAGTCGTAAAACTTCTCGAACTGCCCGGTTTCGAAGTACCAACGGCTGGCGCTGACTATCTTGTTAAAATCCGTCTCTGGGTTCTCGTATTCCTTACGAGACATTACCGAAATATTCGGCTTCTGCTCATGACCCCATACGCTGGATATTTCAGCAATTTCCATCTGCTTATGTGCAAGCCGGTTACCCATGCCGCCTTCAGCAGAACCCGGAAGATCGAAGAATAACTTGCGTTCCTTGTCGTTCTTCAGAATCTCCAGCTGTTCGTAAACTTCGAGACCGGTTTTGATCTCTTCTTTGGACAAGGTGTACTTACCAACTTTCACATCCTGCCCAGATACTACATTCCACGCGGGTTCCTGCAACTTACTGATCAGCTCCAGTTCCTTGTGGGGTGTTACAATCCACAGGTTCTTTTGCTTACGTTCGTTGGCTAGTTTCAGAACCTCCAAGAATCCTTTCAACAAGCTGTCAATATAACTGTGTGCATTGGGAACAGTCAGACTGACGATATCCTGTACTACAACCACGGTGTTCGGTTTCTGTTTGTTGCCGGTGTAGTAACCTGTCGAGGTGGCTACATCTTTGGCCAGTTTCTTTTTGCCCTCTTCGTTCACATCATAGGTATAACCATGGCCACCCAGGTAGTAATGATGTTTACGACGACCTTCCTTGGGTTCTAAGGCGTTTGCAATGAGATAAACGACCATGTTTATCGTGGGAATAATATCGTCCATTGTGATGTGCCCTTAAGAGGTGTAGTTACACATTAATGAGCTCCCGGGTGAAGATTCACATCACGGACTTTTCAGAACCTTCAACATCAGCACACTGTTGTTTTTCCGCAAGAGGATGTTCTCGTCCAGTGCTTGGATAAGCTGCAAACGCAACCAACGGTTTTGTTCGAGCAGACGAGCGTTAGTCTTGAGGAAAAGGATATTTTCTTGCTTTAAGGCCATGTTCTGACCTGCCAGCATGTCGTTGATGCGAATGAACCCTTTAATAGGCCCACCGTTATCCCCATCGAACAAAAGGTTAACTTTAGAAATACCCACCTCCATATCCGCCAGCTCTGTCCTCATGTTGAAGTTCGCAATCGCAAGACTGGTCGATACAAACATGAGTACGGTAACCAGGAAAATCAAGGTCTTCAGGGCCGATGTTAATTGCTCTTCAAGTGTTTCACCCTTTGTCAACGAGAGTACAAATTCTATAGATCTGTTGGTTAGCTCTCTAAAGACCGCTAACATGGGACCATTCCTTACTGAAGAGGTGAGAGTTTATGAGCGTTACAATGTTTTTGTCTTTCGGAAGTATATCACCCCTTTATAACAACAATCCAGAGAACGCTGCTCCAATGGGCGAACTCTCCAATAAATCCAGGAGCTATCAGAAAGACCCTGGTACCTTTACCCGTACTGACGCAGCTACGGTTACTGAGTTGGTCAACTTCCTCAGCCTGAAAGATGACGTTGAAATCAAGATGCCAAGCGATATTGCCTTGGTACAGATCAACATCAGCGACTGGCTGTATGCGCAAGCGAAGCTGGGTAATATTACCAGCAGTCGTCCAAACACTCTCGCCCTGCTGCAAGCCAACTTCTCGAACAACATCGAAATTACCGATGTTGGCGAAATGGTCACCGACAACACCATCTGGTTGCCAAGCTTTGTGCAAGGCGCGCATCTGGTAGGGGGTGAGCGTCAAGAGTTCTACCTGTGGTTTGCTGACGCCTATTTCCAGGATCAGTTCCCACGGGTCAAGTTCACCGCCGTCCACCCTCTTCCGCTGGATGAGATGGACTTCCTGATGGAAGCCAACTACAACCAGATTGAAAAACGGTTGAAGCTGGAAACCCCTAAGGTCATCGAAGACCGCCTGAAGACACTGAACAACGACAGTGCCTGGCCCTATACCGACCGGGATGTGTTGGAGTTCCAGATCATGGACCTCATTAACACCCCAAGCTACAACGTCGGTAGCTGGACCTATATCTGGTGGGGTAACGGTAAAGATGCAGAAGATCAGCTGTTCGATCAACTGCAACAAGAGATCCTTGATCACTCCATCTACGGTCGTGACCGTTGGGAAGAGAAGATCCCGGACCTGTTCAACCCGTTGGAATGGTACGTCATTCCGAGCTTTGACCGCTATGGCTTGCTGAACAAGGCCAACGGTGCAAAACAGTTCTCGCCAATCACCGATCGTGAAACCATGATGGTGTTGGTAGACAAGTACCTGACTCCGAACATGACGTCAGACCACGTCATAAAATCCATGCAGATGGTTCCTTTCATGTATAAGTCGCTCAACTGCGCCTTCGTGGCTAAGTTGAACAACCGTGCAGGAATGGAGAAAATCACTGCGTTGTTCCCGGATTATTCGATGATCTCTCCACTCGACCCAGACTTCGGTCTGATGTCTGACGTCACGATGGAATTCGTTCGTCAGATGGAGAACCTGCTGGCTGCTGCTGAAGTGGTAACCCCTATCAGCCTGCCGCCTCAGGGCATCACTCGGATCGAACGTTTCGGCAAGGTCTACGTGGCTCGTCGTATTGGCAAGGTGAAAATCCTGGTCATGACGCGCTGGCAAATGCTGCAAGACGGTGTAGTGAGTAACTAACCATGGCTGATCAAAACATGATCCCGGCTATTAATGCCGCGGGTCGCTTCGAGGCGGCAGCGCCGTTTGACCAGATTGTTAATCAGTCTACCTATTACACGGTAGAGGCTACCCGTACCATCCACGAGATGGAAGGCGCCAAGCTGGATGTCTACAGTCTGGTGTTTGCACCAGTTGGGGTGACTGCTGAAGACTTCCCAACTGTACTCAAACGTGCCAAAGCCGACGGAGCTATTATCTGCGCATTGCTGGACCGTAATGGGGTTCCAGTTTATGTTCCTACCACTTACCTGACGTCGTTCCCATTGGTAGACGGTGTGTCGTATGAGAACATGTGCATGGTCGCTTCTCTGGGCCCTGTACCGCCTTTCATGCGAGACGCCATGCAACAAGTGCTGGATCACACCAAGCAGTACATTGCTGCTACGCTGGGGGTTACGTCGACTATCCGTTTGGGGACCATTCCAACGGTGGGTTACGTGAGCCAGGCTCAAGCCGACGCGTATGAGAATACTCGTAAGGATAACATCACTGATTCCAGTAATGATGTAGCCAAGGTCCGAGCGTTGACGCAACAGATTGCCAACAAGGATGCCTATATCGGTAAACTGGAAAGCGATCTGATCACTACCAAGAACACCCTCGCTACAACCCAGACCAAACTCACTGCGACTCAGGCGGCGCTGGCAAGCGCTAACGAGGCATTGGTGGCGGCTGGTCTTCCACCTATCCCAGTACCCTGAAGCAGCCATAACGCCTCTAACAGCCCTTGCGGGGGCTGTTAGAGGTAGTCGTGGTTTACACCTGACGAATCGTCCCAACTTCAATGCCGTCATCGCCCGACACTACAGTGCGGTAGGTGTACGGACGAATGTACGGACTTTGCACATCCAACAGGTAACCGTAGAGAGCATCTACGAAGCTCTGCGTGTAGCTGTTGAGGATCTGCTTCTTGAAGTCCAGCTCTTCGTTTTCAATCGGAGTTGGACGACCTTCTTCGTGGTACTCGTAAACGACCCACTCGTTCAGATCCAGACCGATGTTACCGCCGTGAGCGTTCAGCTTGCCGATAACTTCGTTGGCGACTTCTTCCATGTACTTCACGCCGTATGCCGCAGAGAAGCCATACACACGGTTGAGGAAGTGACTGGAGGCCATCAGCTGTTCTTTGAGGTTGGTATCAAAGATCGCCTGAACCATCGGATGCGGGTTGATCATCGCGCGGTACTTCTCGAACATGCGGTTGATCTGACGCGTACCGTGGCTGATACGTTTAACGTTGACCTGAACCACTTTGCTGTAGTCGGTCCAATCGAACAGGTTGATTGGATCATCGCCCAGAACGATTTCACCGGATTCCGGCAGACGAGGATAAACGCGATCCAGCGCTACGTTCATCTTCTTCAGACCGTCTACCCCTTTGAAGCTGAGGTACAGGTCGTGGTCTTTCTGAGGGATCAGATCCGCCAGTTTCACCGCCAGGCGATTCAGTTCTGCCAGGCGCACACGCAGGTCTTCGTTCAGGCGCTCGTTGACCTCGGCAACCAGGATAAAGTCACCGTCAAAGAGTTCGTCCATCGGCCCTTTGCTGAAGTCCATCGGGAAGAAGGACAGCGGCAACTCTATAGGCGCCTGGGTTACATTGAGGTTGAAACCTTTCGCCGACTGACGACGTTGATGAGTCCACTTCATCGGTTCGTCACCACTCATTGCGGCGAAGAACGCAGGAACATCCTTGCTCAATACAACGAATGAGCGAGAGACTTCTCCGACCTGGAAGCGGAACCATGTCACTGGCTGATCACCGTCCATGCCCTCATAACGGAAAATACGCAGGTCGACCGGGTAGGCCAGCTCAATACGAGGATCGTGAACCACTTTGGTGAACGGGACGTCGTTAACCGCCAGCATGAAGAACTTGATCAGACAGCCAACCGGAACAGTAATACAGTTGTCGCGATTCGGGAAGATCTGTGGCAGGGAATGCACTGCTTTTGCAAGCATGCCGGAAATGTCGGCTTCTTTGGTGGAACTGGCGAAGCTTTCTACCTGGCCGACTGCAAGCGTGGCGGTGTCTTGGCCTTCTTTTGGCGTGGTCATTTCCTTCAACAGCTCCTTCGAGCTTTCAGGGGTGTGAGTTTCAACCTTGAAGAAGTCTTTGTGGACTTTTACCGGCTTACCGGTTTCTGGATCGAGCAGGATGAACGTACCGATGCAAGGTTCGCCGGCCGCTGCTTTGGCAATGGCGATACCTTGTTCTTCCGGGGACAGCGCGGTGATGCAGTTGTACTGGTCTTCTGTGCCGACAGGCAGCTGTACAAGATCAGCCAGCCCTTGGTCCATCGTAAGTGCTACAGGGATGCCACCCTCCATCTTTTCGATGTAACCTTCTTTCGGTGCATTGGCTCGGGTTTCTTCAACCAACGTGTGCCATTCTTCGTCAGTCCCTACAAAGCCATTCGCCATACCGGTCTCGTAGGAGGCATCAGGGTGGACGTAACCGATACTGGCATCAGCACTTTTCTTTTCTTCGCTCATCACTTTCCCTCTTTTTAAATGGGTGCCATCGGAGGCAGTTCATGTTTAACTTCTTTTCAGTTGCTGTAAAGCAAACTGGGGTGTATGTACATATCACAGGAGTTTCATACGGCGCACTAGCACGAGACATCGAAAAGTTCTACAGCAGCTCACTGATCACCAAATGGCAGATCCGTAGAGAGACCTGGGACACCATCAAGGTTCATAACTTCTTTCTGGTGGAATTACACATCGCCCTGGGTGAACTGCTAAAGGTTCGTAATCTTCGTAGTCGTCGTAGAGAGCTGGCAGAATTAAAACACCTGCTGGAAACTGAAACCTGGATTAAAGATACTGTCAACCCCGTAGGTAAACAGTTCGACTTCAAGAAACTGGAGCGTTTTAACGTTACTCCTTTCCCTAAACAACGTGAGTTCCTGGAACAATACCCCATCGTTAAACCCAGCTATCACCTTAAAGGATTGCTGCTGGATGCTGCGGTGGGTAGTGGTAAGGCAATGCCCCTGAGTACACAGGTAAAGGTACCGGGCGGCTGGAAACGTCTTGGTGACCTTAAGATAGGTGACCAGGTGATAGGACCCAAAGGGAACGTTGCCAATGTCACAGGTTACTTCCCCCAAGGTGTGACCGAGAGTTTCCGCTTTACCTTTGAAGACGGCCGTACTGCTGACTCCCATCCATTGCACCTGTGGGAAGTGGCCGAGTCAGGGTTTGACGAAGATGGTAATGCCGTGGGACAAACCCACGTAACCACTACCAAAGACATCGTTAACCACTTCGATCAGTTCAGTTACCATATCCCGTTGGTAGGGGATGTAGGTGACACAGTAGAACCATCCGGCCTGGACCTGGTACAGATTGCCACGGGTCTGCTGACTGCTGGTATACATATGGCACACCCAGTGACAGAACTTTCCTACGTGGATCGTCGTCAGATTGCTAAGCACATGATCGAGCAATCAGGGTGCCATCTGTCCGAGGTAGGCGTGTCAGTTATTACGGACAACGCTTACGGGGCCAGCAACTTCCAGAAGGTTATCTGGAGCTTGGGAGGGGTTGCTAACCTTGAACCCTTTGGAGACCTGTATAAGGTTAACTTCAAGCACCGTGATATGGTGTGGCTGGTCGACAGTTTAATACTGGAGTCGCTGGGGAATATCCTCGACGTTACCCAGTACATGAAGCTTAAGCTGAAGATCGTGGCCATCCAGCAGCAGCCTCAGATCGAAACAGCCTGCATCAGCATTGACAGTGAAGACCATCTCTACATTGTTGATAACTGGATCGTCACTCACAACACCGTGACGTCACTGATGTGGTCGGTGCTGGTTAGCGATAACAAATGCATCATCATTTGCCCTCTGAACATTGTGGAGGAAGTTTGGATTGGCAATATGACGAAACGCATGAAGGAGATGCCGCGCGTGTGGACGTCTACGTCGGGTCGTTTGCTAACAGACGATTACGACTACTACATCATCCACTACGAGTTCCTCCAGGGCAATCACTACGATCATCTGCGTAAGTGGTTCAATGAGGCGATGAAGCGTAACAAGGCGAAGTTTTCCCTTATCCTCGATGAGTCGCATAACTTCAACGACATTAAGTCTAAGCAAACTCGTCGCTTGGTTGAGTTAGCTGATGATGGGTTGTTTGAAGATGCGCTACCGATGTCTGGGACGCCGCTGAAGGCGCTTGGGAGTGAGATCTTCCCTATCACCTGCCTTATCGACAAACACTTCGACAAGACCGCCAGAGAGTTCTTCATGGCGAGCTATGGACGTAACCGTCCTGCGTTGATGGCATTGTTGGCCAACCGTATTGGTCGAGGTAAGTTCTCGATCCCCGAACTGGCTGGTATGGGTGATCCTCCTCCGTTTGAGATCATCAAGGTTAAAATCCCTAACGGGGAAAAGTACACGCTTGATGCTATCCGTCTGGAGATGCAGACCTACATTGTAGACCGAGTCCGTTTCTACAATGCACACATGGCCGACTTTATCGTGTTCTATAACGATGTTGTCCAGCGCTATGAGTTTACGATCCTCAAACAGCCTAAAGAGCTGGCCGCTCTACAACGCTACAAGGCGATCGTTAATCGGTTCCGCTCCCAAGGGTATAACAACTTCACGGACGCGGCTGACAGCGCCTTCTGTAAGGCTGTAGAGGAGGATATCGAGCGCGGTCTTAAAGGTCCTGAACTGGCTGAGTTCCGTAATGTGAAATCGGCTGTTAAGTACTTGGCATTGAAGATCCGTGGTGAGGCTTTGGGTAACGTATTGGGTCGTGCTCGCATCAATGCGATTAAAGATCTGATTGCGTACGCTGAGTTGCCTAAGTTCATCGACGACGTTGAGAAGAAGACCGTAATCTTTACTTCTTACGTGGAAGCCTTGAAACTCTCGGTTGACTATCTGTCTGCCCAGGGCTACAAGCCTGTATCGGTGTACGGTGAGAACAGCAGTGATCGGGAACCTACCATCAAGCAGTTCGATGAAGACCCTAAGACCAACCCACTGGTAGCTGTGTACAATAGTCTGAAAGAAGGTTACCCGTTGCTAATGGCTAACCAGATCATTGGACTGGATTCCCCGTTCAGGGAAAACGAATTGCGACAAGTAAAAGGTCGTATCTGGCGTACGGGCCAAGACGCAACTCAATGCTTCTTCCGTATGTTGGATATGGACACCGGTAACAAGCTCAACATCACCACACGCAGTCTGGACATCCTTGCCTGGAGTAAAGAACAGGTGGACGTCTTGATGGGTCGTATGGACGGTCAGGTGGCGTTTGCCAACGTGACGGGTGAAGAGTGCCTGGATATTAGCGACGAACCTATTGGCCGCCCACTGCAAATGAGCAACGGCGTCCTTTCCCTCTTTTGTTAAGGACTAAGCGATGTACGAAGAACTCCCAGAAGTAAGTCACGTAGAAACCATGATGGATGGCATCCTGGATTCGCTTACCGGCACTGAGAGCCTTGACCTCTCCCGTGCTCAACTTTACGTTATCGGCGTACTGGACGGTGCCGAGATCACTCGTTCTTCCGTAACGGGCACTGAGGGCTTCTTCAGTGAAATCGGTACGGGTATTGCCAACGCCTGGCAATACGTCATGAAGATGTTCAAGTCCATCTGGGACTTCTTCTTCGGCAAGAAGAACAAGGAAGATTCCGAAGCCGCCAAGGCATCCGTTAAATCGGTGGAAGACGCGGTCAAGGACGTTGAATCTCCTCAGGTGACTGAAGCGAACGTTAAACAAGTTGTCGCCAATATCGAAAAGAAAATCGACAAACTCCCAGAGACCTCCCGAAAGAAAAAGGAACTCAAGAAGAAAGTCGAGACTGCCAAAGCTGAAGCACCCGCCAAAGCCAAAGCTACAGCGACCCAGCTGATCAAGGAAGTCTTTGACGAATCGCTCATCGACAAGCCGAAGATGAATCAGGTGGCCAAGGAGTTCAACAAGCTGGCCGGTGATCTGAAGGCTCGTCAGGAAGAACTCTCGGCGGCTGATGGGGATCGTCAAGTGTTGGGTCGTGCCATCCAAACGTTCCTGAACGGCTTCACGGGGATGCAGGAGCCACGTAAAGGTTTGGCTGAGTCCAAGGCCTGGGTCTCTCATGCTAAGCGCTGTCTCGAAGCTACAGACAACAGCCTTCTGACAATCCGGGCTATGAAGTCTGAGCATGAGCATGCCATCAAGGATACTCAGGCGAAAATCGACGGCCTCCAGAAGAGTCAGTACAGCAAACAGGAGTTGATCGAAGAGATCACCGACCTTAAGCGCGTAATGGCGACCATCATGACGGTCATCAAGACTGCTGAGAGAACGCGTGAGTGTGTTAGCGAAATGGCTAAATCCATCGAAAGCTGCTGCGTGAAAACAAAAGAAAACTAATAACCAGAGTACTCCTCCTAACCCACGTGGGTTAGGAGGAGTATAACGGATTACCAGTTATCGATTGGGCCGTAGAAGCCAGTGTACACAGCAACAGCTTTGTCGATATCGCGTTGTGTTTCTGCCGCCATC